TTGCTACTCCTACAAGCCACTGGTATCCAAAGTATGACAGAAAAGACGAAGTTACTTCGTTGGAAGAAGCATGGCTTTACTGCCTGCATACAAACACAGTCCAAAAAGAACTGATTGATTTGTTACGCAAATATCTGGTACTGGACGCATCGTATTTCAAAGGTACAGTGTTCTACATTATATTCTGTTGGCCTGTTGTGCTGGTGCGTTTCATTTTAGGTGATTTCATATTGCGCCTGAAAGATTACTTCTTCCGTGTATCTGCCCGTTTGATGAATGCAGTATCACAAGCATTTACCTCACGTATGTAAGGAACACTGTATGTCAGACAATTCTAAATTTAAGGTCTTCGCTAATACAACTAACCCAGAAGGCTCTGAAAGTGTTGAGCAGTTTCTGGGTTATGTCGATAGCATTAGCGTACCGACATCTGCCGATAAAACAGTAGTTATCGATAGTGTTCCTGATCACTTGTTTCCGCATCAACGCAAAGCTATGGAGTTTTTGCAGAGCGGTAAACAAGTGTACGTGCAGCGTGTACTTCCTGGCGGGCACGCTGTTGTGGATTCAGACGCCGACAAAGAACGCGGTATCACTCTTTGGGGCCCTAAAACACTAATGCTTGATGTGCCTCCCAACATGGGAAAAACACTTTCCCTGTTAGCAGCAAAGGCAATAACGACTCAGGTAATTCACTCGGTAGATGAAGCTCCGTTTTGGCCAAAATCAGACGCAACAGGTGCGTGGCCTAATATAGAAGAATTCAGACTATCTGCTAAAGAAGTCGAAGAACTTCGTGGCTTATCTATGACTGAAGATACATCGCCAAGTTTCCACGTCAAAGATCTTACTAAGCTTGGGTACGGCAAGTTCCCTAATGCTAGTATGCGTCCTGGTGAAAACATTCCTGCAACAAAACCAGTCAGGCACGACAAAGTACGTGCCAGAGCTAAAGCAGCGAAGGTAGCACGTAAACGGAACAGGAGAAAGTAATGGACATCAACAAAAAGAAAGCAGAGTTTATTCTACAAAACTACCCAGTGGATATGCTGAATATCAAAATCGGCTCCACTGTCTGGGTATGGACAATGAACAAACTGTTCCGTATCTATGTGTTAAGTATGGCTCGTCCTGAATACAAACGTGCAAAAATCGCTATCGACAAAGGCGAAGTTCCTACAGCGTTCAGTGTTAAAGGCGTGGTACTGGATAAGCAGACAGGATTTAAGCAGCCTGAATTGCAGCACACCAGCAGTGTATATGCTGCCCGTCAACTTTATTTCAAAGCTAATCATGTACTCAGCGCTGAAGGCTTGCGTGTGGTATGCCAGCAAGAAGACAAGCCTGATGAAATACTGACGGAGCTGTTTCCTGATATTGACACTAAGCCAAACCTTGCCTACCGTAAAGCTTGGTCTACTGTTAGGGAATATGTCAAGCTGCATCCACAGTTCAAGGTATGCGACAGCTATGACCGTCCAGCAATACAGGCACGATTGAATCCAACACACACAATCGATGTCGTGTTTTCTTACACCGACAATCAGCACTCATATACAGCGGTACTGTACGAGGACAAGCAAGTCGTACTACAGTCAAAACCGCTCCCGTCTATAGAAGCTGCGCTAGTTGAGCTATCGACTGGCTATAAGCAATCTCTGCTATCCGTTGCATAAATAGGCTATTGACAGCAGGCTCAGTCCTGCTGTATAATACGCATATCAACTAAACGGAGTAATATCATGCCTAGACAAGAAACTGAATCAATGCGTTATGTACAACGAGTATTACAAGCCATAACTGACTTAGAACTCGACTTACTTCCACACAACTTCGACAAGAAGCCAGATTTGGTAATAGACTTGGACATCGAATACGATTCTAAGTTTATAATACAGGCGCGCAAAAAGATTCACCAGAACTATGCAATGCTTGCCCGAGAATATATTTCTCTGGAAGAAAGCCGTACCGTAGACCTTGAGCTTAACCTGAAGAAAGGCCCATCCATGACACAAGGAGAGTACAATGTGTATTTGGTTATCTCCCGTGTAGAAAGGAGTTTCTCAGTTCCAACAAGCCAAGATTTAGCAAACTTGTTGAAGCAGGCGTTTAAAGAAAATAACGGTGAGTTGTTAGGTAATACCATTCTTGCGATGGGTACTTATTACGCGTGGCAACCTCACTTCCGTACAATGTGGGCGCACTTATCCACTTTACTTAAAGGTCGTGATACACAACAAGCAATCAACACGTTGTTGACTGCTCACGGTCTGACTTGGTCGCAATTCATTTTGTCTTTGAGCATAATCGACCAGCGTAAATTCATCGAGTATGAAAAGACGTTCGGTCTGGACTTCAATGTATTCGGCTCTAAGCAGATTTCTTACTTGGGTAATGGTGAAGAATTAGAATGCTGGACGCCGTTGGCTCTGTTGAGTCCTGGCGTGAAAGTGGAGTTTAATGTCAGATACAGCAACGACAAAAAGCCGTACGTCGGAACCATTCAGTCCATTAAATCTGAAGGCAAGCGATCTGTTATCGTGTGTTATCCTGAAACACCGGATTCTTATGAACAGAGAATGTTTACTATCCCAATTCACGCTGTTAGTGAGCATGAAGATGCCGATGACATCGATGGTGTTTTTGTTCGCGTAGTTTAAGCAGTTTGATAGTGTAGGTACAGTGTTGCCTACACACTTGAAACTGTTTTGTCTGGCTCTGCAGGCTCAGACGCAGGAGCAGTGCTCCTCATTTGTTTTGGAATCACTGATGTTTTGCACTGCTCCTTATTTTATTAACCGAGGGTAACAATATGACTTACTTAAATGATGTGATTGGTTTGTTCTTGCTGTACCAGTTTTACGTGTATGCAATTGTTGCTGGATTCGTATCAGCATTCTTACGTGGCTTCCAGAACAAGAACGTGGCAGCCAACATGAAAACACTGTCGTTCGGCACAGGCTGGTTGATGGGTGTTAGCGATGTTGCTATCATGGCACTTGTTGGGCATGCTGGTGTTGTTATTGGACTGTTCTCTGGCTTTGGTCTTGGTGTAGGTTACGTTGTGTCAATTATCGTACACAAACGCCTAACACGCCGTGCTGATAAAGCACGTAAACAGAAAAAGCGTTCGCGTCTTGATGCAAAAATCGAAGACATGGTCCACAGAATCTTAGATGAACGGGAGACACCAAATGGCTGAGTTAAAACTGACTGAACTGCAACAGCAGGTAGTTGCTCGGATCCAGCAAGCATCGGTAAGCAGTAAATCTGGATGTGTTAAATTTAAAACGCGCGGTCTGGATGTAGTGGTGCCTGATGTATTCGCTGCCTTAGAAGCGGCATTTGCAAATTTATCAACTTTCCGGATTGTGTTGACACGCAAGTCAAATATCCGTATCCAATACTCAATCGTTTAGGAGAATCAACATGGGTAAAATAGCAGCAACAGAGCCAAACAAATCATTTACTGCCGCGCAGTGTCAGACGTTACTCAAGAATCGAGTATACGGTTCTAACGGTACAAACTCGTGGGCACTGAGTTTCAATCACCGCGATACTTTAATCGACGAATGTTTGGTGCCTGTACTGAAACTTATCTGTCCTCCTACAGCAGATATAGAACGAGCGCTACATAGCTTAACTAATACCGATCTAGTCTTGCTTGGAGCGCACTTGGCTCCCAGTAAAGGTCTGGAGCATATTATCCGTTTAGGTATTGTATGCCGGACGACCAAGCACCGTATAGCACTATCTATCGAGCAGTTGGTCGAAATACTGACAATGACACCGACGGCTTCGCATATCTATGTATCGAACTTAGATGATACTTTCCGCGACAAGCTTCCTGATCTGATTGAACATATCAAGAAAATTGATAATGACTACCAGGAAGAAGGCAAGTCAGTTTATATGTTTGGTAATATCACAGACAAAACTCCCGTCGAACTGGAAACAGTATGCAAAGACATTTATATTCCAGTTGACCAGCGTGTCACTGTCTCACGCCACACAGAAGGATACGGTGTAGAGATTCTAAGTTTACAGGAAAAGGTACAGTACCTTATAGACAACACTGTTCTGAACTTTTTCCGCAGAACAAGTGAGCAGCGCACACCTAAGTTTCTGGAATGGTTTGACCGTGAGACGTACTTGGGCAAATCAAACGCTATGGTATTCTCAATACCTCAGATGTTTGCCCATATCAAACTGGACAAAAACAAGGTAAATGGTGAAGGCCCTGATTTATCTAAAATAGCCGAGGAAAAAGTTGTGGAAAAAACAATAAATGTGGAAGTTAATGCTTCTGAAAGTCAGGATGAATTGTTCCTGAATTTACGTTTAGCTCTGATGGCGACAAACACTTTACCACGCGAACTCCTTGTAAAGGCAGATAATACAGCACTGTTACGTCTGGCGGCAGAATCAATAGATCCTTCATCAGCCGACATCACAGGCTTTATGCCGTTTTATACCTATGATAACGTAGGTTACTCGCGCAGTGCCTGTATTGAAATAGTGCAAACTGAGTTTGGCCTTAGCTTTAAACAGCTTGCTTGTTTGTCGGACTCCGAAATTACCGATTACATGAATCGGCATTTTGCTGAAGACGATGACGACGACTTCGACCGTGATGAAGCCATCGAAATGTTAGTTGAGTACGGCCATAAAAAAGCCCAACTGAAAAAGATGGACGATGCGGAGCTGAACGCTTTGCTTGACCGAGAATTATCAGAAGACGATGACGAATAATGTAAGTAGTAATAACCAACAAAAGGAGCCAGTCATGGCAGAGAAAGAAAGTCAAACACAATTGTCCAAACTGATGTTAAACATTCGTCTGGCACTGATGTCAACTAACAAACACCAGCGCTCTGTTTTGGCAGATGCCTCGGATGAACAGTTGCTGGTTATGGCGGCGAACTCTATCGACGGCACTAAGCAGACCTCTGACGTTTACTTCAAATGCGGCTCGATGCAGTATACGCGCGCCGAATGTGAGAAACTTATTCTGGACACATTCGATATTATGCCTGAAGACGTGGCAGCCTTCGACGAAGGCGAGTTTATGGAATGGGCAATCCATGCTGTCTTTATGGATAGTGTGGAAGACACTGAAGTTAGTGAAGCAGACCCAGATCCGTTAGAAGGTAAATCTTCACTTTCTATATCCATTCTACTGGAGAAGTCTTGGACACGCAAACAAATGGAAGACCACCTGCGTGTATATGCAGCGCTTGACAGTGATGACTGGAAAGAGGTAGATGAACTTGATGATCATGAACTCGCACACTACATAGCCGATATGTATGATACAGGTGACGAAGACAAAAAAGACGAAGTAGAATCGGTGTCTTACGGTGGTCTGGAAGAAACAAGAGCACGTATGGCAAATATTGAAAAGTTGAATCGCTACGGCTTCCGTATTTCTTTTGTAGAGTTTACAAACGATCAAATTCGAGACATGGCAACAAACGCTAGACCTCGTGCTGAAATGATGGAAGCGATTAAAGCAGCGTATCCTGGAAAATCGTTCCGTTCTTTATCGACGCTACGGGTATATAACAAGTACATGGGCATTCTTAAGGCATCTACAGTCTAATCTTGGAGGGTTCGCCCTCCAACTAAAGGAGTTTGTATGATTGATATGTTTTTAGCAGTTGTCGAAGCTGTGTGGCATTTCACGTTTTATCTTGGAGAGTACGTTAACCATACACTGGGTAAAGTGCTTGTTGGTATAGGCATTCTGGCGTTTGTCAGTGTGCTACTGTTTATAGCATTGTACCCGTTCGTGTTCTTGTCTGGTTACATGCTGTGGGTAAAACTACAGTTAGATAAACGGTATCAACAAGCAGGCTATGCTAAGTGGCATGTAATCTCCACTAAGTACAAAGAAATGTATCCACGCACTTACCCGTTTATGTACTGCCTGCGTCACTTCACGCATTGGGCAGGCAAAGACTTGCTGTGGGATAAGTTAGTTATGGGTGACGGTACTGTTATTCGTAACACTGGCTTGATTCCAAAAGTTACGTTTCCTATCATTCAGCCTATTAAGAAGGATGAAAGCAAATGATGTTATCTTCAGGTTCACCTACAGATAGGTCAGAAGAAATTCCTGCACTCTTTTTGCGCTTCTCAAAAGACAACTGGCTCCGTATCACTGACCCTGTTGAGCGGGCTAAGGCATTTATCCGAAGCAAAAGCTTTGTGTTCGATGCTTCTAATGAAGATGCTATTGTGGCCAAGTTAGTGGCTATTGAAATTGCTTTCAGGACTTTGGTATTAGCTAAACAGGATTTGACTAACAGCAAGCTGCTGTCTGTTGCATCTCCTGAGCCTGAACTTCGACAAGATGCAGATAAAGCCATTCGTTATTTCATGGGCATGTCGTCTACCGATTTATCTCTGGAAATAGAACACCTGATTCGTGCGATGGCAGCAACTGTAACAGACCCAAGGACATTGCTTAACATAGTCACAGCGTTTGGTATTTTGAAATCTGCGTCGTGGTTCGATTTAGATGAAACCCACTACAAAGGTAATATCACGGCGTTACGCCAGTCGATGTCTTCACAGAGTCAGGAGTTGTCACCTGATTCGATTTTCGTTGATTTGAACCTGTTGCAGTTGATGCTACATACGTCACCCATAGGCAACGACTTTATCAGTATTGTAGGACGCAGCCGCTGCAAGGATCACGATTTTAAAATCATCGTGTTTCCAAGTTCGTTTGACCTTTATGTGCGGCATAAAGCACTGCACACTGTTGAATTCCAAAGCAGTGACAGGATAACTCTATACCATCTGAAAAATAAAACAGACTAACTCTGTAAACTAAATAAGGAGAGTGTATGCTTCGGTTACAACAGCAACTAGATATGGACTACAGGAAATGTTCATGTGGTGCCAAACTGGAACGTGTTGTTATTAGCCAACAACACACGAACGGTCTGTGGAACGAAAAGCAGGAATTCAAATGCGGACGCATTGATGTGTTTGTTCCCAACTTCCAGGATTTGGTTCCGTGCAAACCTGACTCGACACCGTGCCCGAAAAGCCCAGAAGAAGCAGAGCGTTTAGCTGTTGAACAAAGGCAATTGGAAGATGCTCAGACTCAGCTTGAGCGCGATTATCCTCACTTAGGTCCTGTACTTGCAGCAAGTATAGCCAAAACGATTTTAAAAGCAAAGAAGGAAAAGCAATGAACTCTTTTGATTCATCCAAAGCAGCGCGTATTAACCAAATCCGTGATAGCCAGAACAAACTCAAGCGGAGACTGTTTGTAGAACTGGCAGTGTTCGTTCTAATGGCCGAAGATGAAAACGCTACTAATAGTACAGTAGTGCGGTTACCTCAAATTGAAATGGCTCCACAACTGGAACACGATGTTGCTGGTGGTAAACTTGTGTTGAGCATAGGAAGTAATGCCTGTCCTGTATTGCGTTTCACCGAAAGCAACGGCCAAGTGTTTATCGAAGGCGGCATCACTAAAGGCGGTGTACCCTGTTCGTTTAGATTTCCACTGGATTACGTTATTTGTGTGCGCGATCCAGACTCTGGTGAAATTGCTGCGTTTGAGCATTTGATGAATGTTCGTTTTTCTCAGGACTATCAAGAAGCACAAGCGAACTTCGAGCAGTCCACAGCAAACACCAAAAAGAAACCTCACCTGACAGTAGTAAAATAAGGAAGTAATTATGAAGCAGCTTCAATTGTCGCCTGAAGGAAAAATGCACTGGGCTGAATATACACGCAACGCCTGTATTAAGATCGAAGACAATCCTGTCACAAACAGTATGCCTACTTTCATTCCTGTTGAAGGCAAGAAAGATTTCTTCGGTATATTGGGTGCGTGTGGTATAACTCCTGACGGAAATAAAGCTCCTGCAGCTACAGCGGCGAAAGCACTAGAGACGGTTATAGCTAAAACGAAAGGCAAATATCCAGGCGTAGCGACATTGCCTTTTCTAGTCTGGGTTACTTCAGGTGGCGGTGACGTCCAACAAAAAGCCAGTATGTATACTGTGCTAAATAAAGCACTGGTCGACACATACATGCCTACTCTGATCAATAGGCTTGCTTTGCCTGAAAACAGAGAAGACTTTTTGGAAACACTGGAATCCATCAGAGCGGTTGATTCTGCGGCTGTTGACAACGGTGAGGCGGCTTTCGAGCGTGACAATTCATTCCCTTGGTCACGAGGAAGACAGTGTGATTTGATTTGGCGCAATAGAACGATTGGTTTAATATCTGACCTGTTGCGTGACTGTACGATAACGGTTAAAGATAGCACTATCCATCCTTCTACAGAAAATGTGATTGCTGAAAACACATTCATGTTTCTGATGTACTTGGCTATCACTGTGGGTCTGGTGCCTCAACTCGTTGCCTACGCACTTACTAATCTAGGTATGCAACGCTACTTACCGAATTTGATAAGCGGTCCATTACGTAAGCTTATGGAAGAACAGATGGTTTTGGTAGACGGCAAACTAAACCCAATCATCTACCACTACATAGCCAACGTAATGTACGACAACAACGTGGTGATACGTTATCTACTCAGCGACAAACCAAGCGAAGGAGAGTACAGCCAAGCCTTGTATCATCTGAAATTGATTGGTAAGAGTATAGATGAACGCCTTGATGCAGTATGTGATGGCAAAACAATTCTGTCTGTATTTGGATTCGACACTGATATAGGTACCGAAGTTCCTTCCACAGTAATGCGTATGGAAGAATTCTATGTCAAAGACAGTTTGAATTCCACTGTATCACAAATGAACAACTATATCTCCTTAGATAAGTTGAACAAAATCGCTACCATCAAGGCAATCTTGGCTCCGTTCCAAGAAGCGCAGATGTCTAGTGCCTTGCGTGTGAAATACTCACGTGGTATTAAACTGGTGCTGGCTGACATTATCGAATGTGCCGAAACACTGAACAGCACTCAGGTCCACGTCCAATCGTTGGTAGAAGCACTGTCGATTGCCTCAATCACTGAGATGGTCCAGAAACTGGCGGACATTGATAAGAATGTCGATGTCCAAATCCAAGCATTGGATATGTTAGTCAAAGAAGCATTATGGGCAAACGAAGAAGCCAATGACGTAACTTTGCAACAGGAGCCAGTTGCTGCCAAATCCGAAAGTGAACTTGTTGCAATGTATGAAGATGAAATTCATACTCTAACAGGTCGTGTGCAGGACTTAACTACACAACTGCAAGATGCACAGCAGAAGTTACAGAAAGCAGGCCAGTTGATTGCCGAACAGCCTACACAAGTAGCTCCTGTTGTTAAGTGTGACCACAACCTGTTACAACGTGCGTTGAGCGACGACCTGCGTCTGTCAGAAATTCCTGATATTGTCAAAGCTTACTTTAGCCATGTTGTGTTTTTGCCAGGCAGCACCGACGAGTTGAAGAACTCCATCTACAAGAAGCCTGCTAAAGTATTGGAAGCACTGATTCGTTTGTGTGGTCCGTACTACGAAACATTGATGTCAGGTAAGCCTGACTCAGTAGCAATGGAAATCATGGGCAATCTGTACCGTGCTAACGAAAGCGGCTTGACTATGGGTACTCCTGATTTGCGCCGTCTGCGTGAATTTGAAGTAAACGGCAAACGTGTGGAGTTTGAACAACATTTGGATATTGGTACACGTCACGGCGATGCGTATTGTATGCAAGTACACTTCCGTATTATCGAAGGTGTTCTTTACATAGGCCGTATGGGCGGTCACCTGCCTGTAAGCAAATTGCGTTAATCCTTACTGGGTAGAGGGCAAGCGTTCTCTACCCTTTAGTGTAAATGTATAAGTATAACAGCTATCTGGAGAAGAAAGATGCAAGAAGCTATACAGAGGGTCAAAGCAGAGTTACTAAAAGAAGGCATAGAGGCAGGTTTGATTGTATTCAGCCATGACCTTCCTTGGGCAGATGTAGTTATCGATTTGGATGTACGCGGCTACAAACACCGTGTGTCGAAGATAATGCCCACAAGTTGGTTCGATGCTGAGTCAATGCAGTCAATTGGTTATATTGTGAATTCTATAATCAAATGCTACGCTGCGTTACGCAACCAAACGAATGCACGTGGCATATCAAACACCGCATACTCACTGTCGGATTCAATGTTCTTTTTAGGCAAACTCTCAATCACTGATGGGTATATTTTGTCAAAAAACTTCGGCCGTATGATTATGGATGCTCCTCCACGCGACGAAGTTATTTTGGTAGAACGATTGGCTGTTCCTAACGGATTGCTATTTCAAAAGAAATCCGTTCCACTTTCAGAGCATTCGTATCTGCTTATCAGGTCGCATTGGGAAGACTTTGTTAATCCAATTCGTGAAGACAGTGTGCTTATCTGCAACCAACACAAGGTATTGTTGTCGTCAACTACAGGGAATTAGTATGATGGATTTATTAAGCGCGTACCGCTTACTTAATGTGAGTTTGGCATTAGTAAGTACAGCTACCGCTGCGTGGGTTCTTATATCAGGAATGATTGTAGGTCGCATGGACAGTATCACAGTCTCTTTATTGGACTATGTTACTAATGCAGCAATAGCTATCTTGGTATTGTATATGGCTCATATTCCTTTCTATAAAGCCATACAAAAATCCGCATTACGTGCCTATATAAGCGCCGAAGTATCGTATGGACTGATAGCAAGCGCTTTGGTTATAGTTGTGTTGACTTCATTCAGGATTACTCAATATGGATAACAGGGAAAAAGCAAAGCTTATGCTGGATGTTGTTGCTGTCGTTGCTGGACTGAGTATCATAACTGTTATGGTTGCTAAAGACCCGGCTATTCATTTCGACATCGACAGAACTATCCGTATGTGGGTACAAACAATACTGTGTTCCTTGTTCATGTTTGTAACGTATGTGTCCTACGTAACAGCGGACCTCGAAGAATGCCATAGTGTTAGCCTGGTAGAAAGTATTAAAGCCAGCACAGCATTGGCCTCATTTGTAGTTGGTGTCTTTTTAACAATGACACTATACGAAGCTGTTCCAATAGTCTGGAGTATCTTATGAGAAAGTATGAAACGTCTTTTAACGATTTCAGATCGATGTTCGATGAAGCTCTGGCCCGTGCCAAGCTATTAGGTAAATTCGGCTATGAAATAAATCGCTATGTAATCTTCGGTTGCGTTGATTTTTACATGCGTGTAGGTACCGACATGAAGACAGGTGTACTTTATGCGAAAGTAACAACTGTCACAAGTACCAATCCAGGATCTGGAGTATTCAAAGAGGTACTTCCTGAGCTACACAAAGTCGCTGTCGAATGTGGTGCCGACACTTTTAAATTTGATTGCGTACTATCTGAGCGCCTGTTCGATTTACTTAAAAACATGGGTTACTCTGTGGTAACTCAAATAGATGAACCTCGTGGTGTATCTGGTACACTGCATTTCAATTTACTGGAGAACGAAAATGTCACAACCTGCAATGCTTAACAAAGTCGAATCACAACCTACGGTAGAACACTTCCCACTTACAATGAGTAAGATTGGATTCAATGGTGTTTATCAATCCAAAGAACCTGGTTCTGTGGAAGTGTCACGTTATTTCAGTGTGTCGGTGTATGAGCAAGATAACGTGCGTCTGATGGCTGTCCGTATACACAGTGAAGTAAAAGTTCCGAAGTTGGAAGGCATTTTATCTGGTGCTACCCCAGTGACCGATTACATCAAAAATGCAATCGACTACACTGTAACTACTGAAGGTCATACTGTGCTGCGCTTCATCGCCGACACTACAGCTCCGGAAGAAACAGATATTGTGGCAGCGTACAACGATGTTCAGGTTCCTGTTATGCAGTGGGATATCCTGGACATTACTATGCGCGTTATGGCAGATTTGGGTTTTGATTTAATGACCCAGTATGCTGTTCGGGCATTAGTAAATCGCAGCACCGATGCGTTGCTGTTAGGCAATAATGTAGCCAGCGAAGAAACAGGTGAATAGCATGAGCGACAACATCTTAGCTTTGGAAAAACTGGACGAATCGTCAGCGCGTATCGTCTTGATGTTAAACGTGCCTATGTGTTTCAGCCTGAGACATGATCTGTCCCAGGACCTTCAGGACACACTGTTTGATTTCCTGAACGATTTAGGTATAGCGTTCGACTTCAAACCGTTCTTAGATAAACCTGATACACCAGACGGTCCTTACGACTCCGTTGATCCTAACGAACCGTCTACTGCCGTATATGACGAAGACGATGAAGAAGACGAGATTGATACTGAATCATGGAACGACTTCAGTGATCACTGCTACGCACTTTTCCGTGCTGGAAAACTTCCGTATTTGTTTATCGGTGTTGCTGATGTTCCTGTTCCCTTCGACGTCCGTAAAGATGCTGAAGGTAACATCGAAAGCTACAGCAGCAATGAATTCGGCATGTATCGTTCGTACCTCATCAAAGGTAACAACATGAGCGAGATGGCAGATTGTATTCTGGAGATTGAGAATAATCTTCTGGAAGAAGTCTGGAAAAAAGAACAACAAAACTAATCAAATCATTGGGGAAATGAACCATGAAAGTAATGCAGTGGATTGAGAAAAACAACTCTAAGTTTATGCGTTCGGTTATTGTACTGGCGTTACTGTTAACTGTTGGCGTATGGGCACACGTACTGATTACGTTGGACGGAATCAAACAAAGCTTTGAAGAATTAAAGACGTCACAGGTATCGTATGTAACTGACACCGAACAGAACTTACCTGAAGTAGCATCTATGCAAATAGATTCAATCGACCAGAAGCTGGCTACTAACGAAGGTGATGAACGTGTTACTAAGCACGGGCTTGATACGATGTCACCAGAACAATTGGACAGGCTTGTAGAAATTTACGCATACGCTGATCGTGTTAGTGAATATGGATTGACATTGACAGCTATTGCGTGGAAAGAAAGCAGAGGCTCGCGTTATCCTGTAAACTTGGACGACCCGTCGTGTGGTCCATTTCACACAAAAGTTAGCAACGTCCTAACACGCGAAAAGATTGAAGTGACACCGTTCAACAAAAACGTAGTGTGTGCTAAACTGATGCGGGACTTACCTTTCGCTGTGAAACACGCAAACATGGAACTCAATGTGTGGCGTACAAAGCACAAAGGTAACTGGCGCAAGATGGTCGAGTCCTACAACTCAGGACACGGCAAAAACAAATCTTATGCAGAAGATATTGCGGAGATTGTAGATATTCTCCGTACGTCCAACATAGATCGTTTATCTGAATTGTGAGGTGACGTATGTCCGGCCAATCTCAACAATGTTTGTTTTTGCAACTAGCGCAAGGTCGTGCATTGGAACTTTTGAAGTCAGTGAACTTCGACCAACAAAAAATCAGTGCTATGCTTTTGGACATGCAGGACATAGAGGCTATCAGGAAGCAAGCTTCTATTACGTTTGGTGATATTGTGCTGGACACAAAGGACTTAGAAGTGTTCGGTAAGTTGATTCGTGAAAATTTACGAATACTCAAAAAGCCAAACGTCAACCTCATGGACCCACTACGAAAAGCTGTCATGCGTGTTTGCTCTACTCCAGCATTAGATTTGTTTGATGCACACTTAGACGAGCATGTAGGTTCAGGTAAGTCTGTTGGTGTTAGCTTGCGTACAGTATATCCTGATTTAGTCACTCTTACTGAAACCAGCGACCTCACGTTCGGTGATATAAATATCAAAGTTCGCCGTGATTTGATGTATGATGGCCACGGAGCAAGTGTTGGATATTTCTATTATGTACGTGTGTCAGGTCGTAGGCATGTGAGTAATTCTTTCTGTGGTAAAGTTTCCGGTATGTATTACGAAGAAGGCCCAATAATGCCTGTGCTAGTCGGCGCTCTTGGACTGTTATTAGTACACGCCAAATTGGTCAATATAGGCCTTACAGGCCAGTACAAGAAACCTGATCAAATACTGTCGTTGAATAATCCATGTGAAGAGGTGCTACGCATTGGAATAGGATCGAGACAAGTTGATCAGATATTTATGCAAGATATGAAGCTCGGTGAGATTTTATTTAACGAGTTTGCTGATTATCCGGGCATATCATTCTTTGAGAGTGTCGCACATTACCAAAAGTCAGAAGAAGTTATTAAGCTTCTGGACAGTGTGCGTGACTGCAACAGCATTCTCCGTAAAGCAATCTTGATTGAAGGACTATTGTAATGGGATTTCGCACAACTGTTAAACGTACAATGTATTTTGTTGGAGTGCGTTGGTATAAGTTCTACACAGCGTTATTGTTGTGGATAACATCGCTGCGCTGGGAAGACGGCCGACAGAACTCAGGCTACAAAAAGTTTAAGCTGTGGTCGTTCTTGAGTTCCGACGGCTGGATTATCTGGTACCCGAAAGGCAGTAGTGTTCCTGTACACCGTGATGGTACATTCAAAGGTAAACGACATCGACGGTTGAATATAGTGCTGTACAACTCCAGCGATAGTTGTTTTAAGCACAATGCTCAGGCACCTTACTTGGTAACAGAATGGTTCTTCAACAGAATAGTGCTGTTCTATGCCAGTGAAGTAGATCACTGGGTCGATGAAGTTGACGGCACTCGCGTAGTGTTATCTTTTGGCTGGCTGGAGAACGCAAAATGAAACAGTGGATCGCAGTAGGCGTTGTGACTGCTTTAGGTTGGATAGTTTACTTTTCATTAAACGCTGTGCCATTAGATAAAGTCGCGCCTACAGTAATAGTTCCTGTCCAGGTTAAAGAGGACCAGATTGAAGTAGTCGGGCGTTACTGCATAGATGGAATTCGCGTTGTTCATTACAAAGTAAAGCGATGGTCAGATCGTTACGAATTCTACAACTACGTTCAGGCTCATGATGGAGCAATAACTGAATTCAATATTAACTACGGCTACTGTTAGGAGTGCTTATGGCAGGACCGTTTCGTGACCCAGAGCATATAAACAATATGCTCAAGAAAGACCCGAAGCTTGGATTAGGTGATTCGCCAGAGCTAGATATAAATGAATGCTACTGGTTTTCGATTCTGGCCCGTGTAGAAGAATGTCCTGCACTTGCCAGAAATGTAAATCTTAATTCAATGCTTCGTAGAGTTGAATCAGAACTGGGCTACAGATATGCTGCCCGTGTTGCTTCAAGGTTCTCCTGCTTACGCGGAGACGCTGGTGCTTTATTTTTGCGTACTGTACAGCAAGCAAAGATGGGCGTAAAATTTATGAAAGAGTTTGATAGGCATAGTGCCATATACCGAACTTGTAAATGTTGAGTATAGCTCAACTTGGAGTTGTGTATGTTGAATACAATGCGTGGTTTAGGTACCTATATCTTAGATGCTTATGTGGCTGCTCAGCGTAGCCACGTGACTCGTAAGAAAATGGGTAGTGTGATGGTCGGCCGCCGTGCAGATACAAACGTATGGCATATTATTGCCGACGGTTGCAACGGCGTTCCTCCTGGAAGTGACCACGACTTCGAGCGTGACGGTGTTACATTGCCTACAGTAATCCATTCTGAAAAGAACGTGATTACTAAGATCCACAGCATAAGTGAAGGCATAGATACGAAAGCTTTTGTACAGCAATTCGATTTGTTTGTACTGATTGTAATGTCCAGCCCATGCGCGTCATGTGCAAACTCTATCATCGGTAGCTTCGGCCCCGAAGGCAGTTCTGCGATAAAGCTGGACGCTGTGGTCTATCTGGAATCTTACCGTGATCAAACAGGTGTACAACACTTGTTGAACGCAGGTATCAAATGCCATAAAATCACTACCGAAGAAATAGAGCACCTGGTCCATGTTAGCCAGAATGTGACATTCGAGCTTCAGGTAGCTGCGTTAATTGGCAACAAGCTGCTGGAATCTATCTGTTCATTGACAATCTCCACGCGTATGGAAAATGAAGCGGAGTTTGAACGTAACCTGATTGACTTTGCGGCATATATGAATGATGAATTCATGGTACTTCGTGCTGAAGGCCTGGACAGATTACGTAGTGTTCGCTATGGTCTTTTATCTGTAGGCGAAAACATGCGTACTCTTGTCGAAGGTATTCGGGTTCACAACATGAGCGTAGAAGGTTCCAATCTGGAAGACTTCGCCTCTATTGTTGATCGTGGTCCAGGCCAAACAGGTGATGCTCCGAAGTTCAATCGTGTATTTGACTTCAGTACAGGTAAAGTCGGTGTGAGTGTTGGCTTACTTCAAAATGAAGCCACGAAATCCTGGCGTCCTTACATAGTGGCGTTCCGCGGTAAATCTTTTGAGTTTGCTGAACATCTAAACTAATGGCTAAACTGTTTATTGGTGAAGAAAGTAAAGTTCCTGAGCTCCTGTCTCAGGTTCTTTCGTTTCAGGACTCAATGGAGATTTACTTTGATTCCTACGATAAAAGTGATTGCTACGAAACAGTAGTCACTTGTTCTTCTGAGGCAGATGAAAAAGTCGCCGCTAAGTTTTTAATGTCACCTTATACGTTCTTGGCGTGCGTAAGTGACAACAAAACAACATTCCATAATGTCTTGGTAACAGGACTGTATGGAAACAAAGTCAGCTTATCTGTTAGCAGATCGATAGAGGCAACAATATGGGAAAACAATCTATTGCGTTAAGCTCTATGATTCCTACGACCAAACAAGAGGCAGAGAAGTTTCCTGAAGGACATTATCTGGTTCGTTTCAGGTCAGCGGAAGACAGCGAGTTACGCCTGGGTGTACTGGATGCCCACGAGAACTTTGCACGTATTGGTATGTATTTTATATTCGACGTACACTCCGTAGAATTCTACCTTCCAATAGAGGCATAGTTATGCTTTACTTAATGGGATTTTGTATGTGTTTTGCCACAGTGTTTTTGAAAGGGTGGCAGCACAACAATGTTATCAAACAACTGTACGTAAATACATTCGTAACGTCTTACCTGATGAATTTCCTAGATGTAATGTTGATTGGACTTATAGTAAAAGCGTCAACGTGGGAAATAGCTGTGTTCACTGGAGCAGGAGCTGCATTGGGTATGGTAAGTTCTATGTATCTACACAACATCATCTATGGCAAAAAGATAGGTTAACGGAGATTGTCCATGTCAATAATGTTACTTCACGCTGTATTCAATTCTATGGAAGTTCACCTGCCTCACATAGCAAAGTCTAGTGTTAAACCTGGCACAGAATACTTTAGTGCTAGGATGCGTTCGATGCCTGCAGGTTTTCTAATTAGCCGTAATCTGGAAGATACTATCAAATCCGGAAAAGAACTGGATTATGACAAAGGTTTTCAGCGGCCTCAGATGTTCTTACACAATCTGCAGGACCATGTAACACGTACAATCAAACGTATCGTAAACAAAACATCAGTGACAGGAAATCCGCCTATGTTTTTGCGGTCTGTAGATCTTACTGATTATCTACAAGCCGTAGATGTACGTGGCGGTCCTGGCTCTCTTAAATTCGGCAGACATGGTGAAATACATAACGCGGACAGCTATGTGCAAAAGCATATCCGTATCCAGGCCGCTGTTATGGCAGAACACACCTCAGCTTTACGTGAACTGTTATTGTTTGCAGGCCACAGCTTTGACAATGCACAGTATAGCCAAACAAACGATGCCGAAGCGCATGGAATTATAGCTTACACCGTTATGACTATAGCTTTGAATCTGATTCGCAACTCAGAGACAATCAAATTTCTGAATCCGGAAGTGGCAGCAAATGTGAAGTCCATGTGCAGCAGAATTGAATCAGGTTTTGGCCAATTCGCAAATATGTATGCCGCTTTTGGCTACAATATGCGACGTATGACACCGACAGATGCGTGGGCGTGGACAGGATACTTAACAAGTTCGGAAATCTTTTTATCGAATGCGTATAAGTCCATGATGGAGTACGCAGACTCCGCACAATTCAAAACATTGAAGATTGCTTTAGGTAGCCAACTGGAACAGTTCCTGATGTTAGTGAGTGTGGATGCAATGGCACCGCAAACACTACATAAGACAACAGAGCAATTGTTGGAAAAACAATTCAATGCTATACACGTTAAGCTCTTGGACGCACAGCTAAAACACAATCTCGTCAACGGCTGGCGTATGCCTAGCGCGAAGAATTTAGCTAAGTCTGGTGATGGCCGTTTCTTCACAGATGCTAAAACGTGTGCTATTGCATTGGTGCACCACATGCACAAAGGTGACTTGCAAGACATAATCATCTATTCTATGTACTTGCAGGAGTTGCTTGCCGAAGAAGGTAAATCGCTGTCTGATGTTATAGAAAAATGTAATACCCGTACACCAAAAGGTAGTAAGGTATCTGATATAAAATGGCGTGTAAAGGAGTAGTACATGGCGCGCAATACAAATATGTTTAAGTTTCTAATGGCCACATCAGTATACACAGCTACGAAAATTGGCTGGGTAGGTAAAAATGACCGTAAGCATATTCGTTTCGTGCGTACTGAGTTTGCTAAAAACCACATTAAGAAGGACGGTGTTGTTGTCAAAGATTCAGGCGTACTGAAATTGAACAACGGCCGTCCTCTTATGTGGATGGATGTACTACGCTATCTTGAACATGGAACAGTCTCAGCTATGATGTGGGCATTCTTTGCCGACTTGTATCAAAGGCTGTTGCTGTCAGGTGACTATTCACGGGACCAAATACTGTTTAACACAGACGGCTATACTTTGAGCATGGCAGACATTATAGATTTTGCCAATTACTATAGCTTCGATTTACTCAGTGAGGTACCAGAACTGTGACAGTACGCAGCCCGTTAGCATATCAGGGATCAAAGTGGTCCCTGATACCTTCACTGTTAGCCGAATTTGATAGTGTTAGAAACTTGTATGATGTGTTCGGTGGTTCGGCTACAGTATCTATAAATGCAGTAGGACATGCAAAGCGCGTGTACTATAATGACCACGATGAAAGAGTCGTGGATATCCTAATTACCTTAAGTGATATGGGGCCGAAGAAAGTAATATCTAGGCTTGATGCAGTTATTAAGAAGCACGGTCTAGGTAGAACTAAAGCACACAGGTCAGCATACTTCGCTTTCCGTGATTACTACAACCGTAAGCCAAATCCATTCTTGCTGTGGGTATTGAGCAAACACAGCTTCTCCAGTTTGATTCGTTTTTCAAGCAAAGGTTTCAATTTGCCTTTTGGCAAACGAAGTCCTGGGAAATCTGAACAACGCGATAGAGAACTGACCGAATCTATATCACGATTGCAATTGGTCAATTTATCATGCTGTACTTACTTGCAGTTTGTGAAGCGATATTACAAACGGGCCAAGCCCAATGACTTGTTCTATTTTGACCCTCCATATTTGGCAAGTGGGGATAACGTGTATAAGGGCACCTGGACGGAACAAGACGATCTCAAACTAATGCAGCTATTAGATTTCCTTGACAGTAAAGGCTTGCGCTGGATGTTGAGCAATGTGACGGAACACAGAGGCAGAATCAACAAGCCGTTAAAGAAGTGGATGAAGAAATACAACGTAAAATATCCTACGTTTAACAGGTCAGGTGAAGGCTATATACTGAATAGGGCAACAACGTCAGATCCAAATAAGACTGTTGAAGTTTTGATAACCAACTACTGAGAATAGTATGGACATAAAACTATATGAAAAAGATGATGTGTACTATGCAGCAAAGCTGGCATTGAAACACAGACTGTATGTTCCTAAAAATGAGTGGCAACTGCAAACACTGTTGAGAACAATAGTTCAACAGCGATACCGCCTTGAAGACAGCAAGATTTTCATAGCGTTAGCTTTTGAAAACGAAGTTCCTGTAGGTGTTTGCTTGCTTTACAGGCAGCAAAGAAAGTCAGTTACCTTTTACGAAATTTCTGTATTCGTCCGTAAGACATTGAGAGGTAAAGGAATAGGCAAGGCACTTGTCGATACTGCACTGACCAAGTGCCCGAAGTCGTATAGAGTGTATGCAACAAGTGGCATAGATGGAAGTGTAAACTTCTTCAAGAAAGCCTCGCAACGTATAGGAGTGTACACGTATGTCACAACACAAAACGCTAGATATGTTAAAAACGCAGAAACAATTCCATCTAAAGCGGCTGGCAGCGTTTCGTGAGAAGTTCCCACAAGTATCTGAAGAAGGTAAGGTACTTGTAACAGGTACCAATCGCCAAGAAGACCTTATCCAACAGGCCTTGATAAATTTCAATATAACCAGAAAGCAAATCCTGTTCCGTGATATAGAGTCTGGCTTCTTCATCAGAGGTTACACTTTTCCTGTTGAAGGTAATGAGCAAATTGAGATTGATTTCGGACTCAATATAGGGCCTGGTCGTTATGCTTATATGCAGTCACACGGCTCGTATCATGAAGGCCTCGTTTACATCCAACGCTATTCTAAAGCTGGCCATCACGATTTAGGCAATGTGCAGATAGGAACAAGGAATGATTTTGTTTCCTGTGTGTATGTGGATATCAATACAATGGTACATGAAGATGTGTTCCAGATGATATTCGATTTTGACCAACTTGAAATACTGAGCTATTGAAATGCTGACATTATTCGCAGGTGATTTACATCTAGGCTCCAACAATGTAGTTAAATTCCGCAATCAGTTCAAAACAGTCGAAGAACACGACCAGACTATCGTAAATAACATCATGGAGTGTTTGAATAAACGATCACTTTTGTACCTTTTAGGCGATGTCTGTATGTCAGCAGAAGCACTGGCTTACATAGATATGTTCCGTTCTACTGGTGCCCGTGTTGTATTGATTGGCGGTAACCACTGCACTGACAAAGTATCTATGCAGATGTTGAGTAGTGCATTCGATGATGTCCTGTTCTACAAAAACAAATACGGCATGACAATGAGCCACATGCCTATTCACCCACAACAGCTACGAGGTAAGTTAAACCTTCATGCACATACACACGATTCCATAATTACTGATTCACGGTATCTATGTGTAAGCTTGGAGCAAATAAACTACAAGCCTATTTCAATAGAGCAGGTGCGTGAAGTATTCTTGGCCAGAATGCGTGTCCATCTATTATCGCCTGATTATGCTCAACAGTTACGTCTGGAGTAGTTATGTATTGGACAGGAATAGGGAGCAGAGAGACTCCTAAAAATATCCAAAAGTGGATGCAAGCAATTGCGTATATCATAAGCAAACAGGGCCACACATTGCGTTCTGGAAAAGCTGAAGGTGCAGACTTGGCTTTCCAACGCGGCCTTGAACTTGCCTACTTTGAAACAAAACAAGGAAAGGGCGAGATTTATTTACCTTTTGACAACTGGCACCGTCAATATTGTTGTCTATGGGATGTGTATGTCAGATCTCCCAACAGTACACAAAAAGCTTTGAAGATTGCTTCTGAAATCCACGGAGCATGGAACAAAGTAAGAAACATATACAGACCTTACCACATCAGGAACGTATTCCAGATAATGGGTCCCAGAGTAGCAGAAGATGAATTGAGTTCTTTCGTGCTGTTTTGGGCCCCAGAAGTAAACGATGTTGTTAGCGGAGGTACTGCAACAGCCGTACACTTAGCTAGGTCGCTGAATATACCAACATTCAATATGTCTGGGTCTGGACCACGCAGGCTATGCGCTTTCTTGCAAAGATTCAGAATCGATATTGACGAATCCAGTCTCAAGCGTGTTGTAGAAACTTTTGAATCGCTTTGGGATAAACACTACGACAGCTATGTTGCCCATGGATATTATGATCTTGGAAGTGTTAGCGGTCGATACCAATTCAATTCAGATTGTCTGGCTGCCGTTGGTGCACAGCGTTTACCAGGACAACAATATCTAGGTAAAACAGATATTGAGCCAGTGGAATTGTTTGAACATTGGAAGAATCATAAACACCTCCACAAAGAAACCTATTCTCAACAACTAACGCGCGCGGCTGTACGTACACTTGATTCCTATAAAGTTGTGCGTAGGAAAAGCGAGTATATGTTACGTGACACTATTCAAGACAGATTAATAGGAAGCTGACATGGCAAGTTCACAAACAAATAAATTCTGGTCAGGCAAAGCTTCATTGATTTCGACAACAGAAAAAGTGTCCTACTCAATGATTGTTCCTACTAGGCTTCAGGTAGACTTTAAAAACCATTTCAACTCACATGACTATCCAAAGAACAATGTAATTCTTGGCAGCCATGAATGTATTCGTTGTGTTATCGCCAGCTTCACAGTAGAGTTTTGGTATCGCCCAGATGCGAAGCCTGGACCTTACCAAGTAAGAATAGGTGCCTTGAATGAGCGTAGTGGTGACTTGGAAACTTTCACCGACGCAATCAAATGGTTAGAAGACGCGATACACTATTTCAGAAATTCGTGAGGTAACTATGGAAAGATATTTAGAATTGTTGAAGAAGTTGGACCTGCGCCGTGATTATGGAACAGCAGGCTGCTTCATGGTAATGATAGCAGATTGCGACAAAGAATCGTTTGAAGCAGTTGCGGATGGTCAAATTGTTATCATGCACAGACGCGAAAATGTGGATGATATGCTGCGTGGTATGTCAGGAATCAATTTGCTTGCTGTGTTTTCAGATAAGGGCGATGACCTATCTAAAGAACAATATAAGCAGATAGAAGACCTGTCGGTAGAAGCCCGAAAACATCTGTTGCCTTTTTCTTTCTTCGGTGACAAAGACGAGTTGGGTATCTATATGTTTGACATAAGCTATTTCCTGAAGAAGGAACCCGACTTTATTGATGTTGATGGTCATGAAGTCAGTGTTTCTGATGTTGTGAATATCGGCCAGTATATGTATGCACCAACTGTTGTATTTGAAGCGTACAGTAAGGCTGACAGGTGCGAGTCACTTGGTATCTACAGTCTACCTTTACCTAGTTTCTTAGAGAAGGTAAATCGTAGTATTGTTCCTGATACTTCTGAATGCTATGTCGTTAATGTTTAGGAGCCTGAAATGCTTTCAATCCTTAGTTTGATAACCCTGTGTGAAATGTTGAATGTTCGCTATAAGCAGCATTACTGCAATGCAAAAGCAACGGCGGCCATCATACCAAAGCCTGACGATTTGAATAAAGGAGGCAGCTTCTGCATTTGCCTTCCATTTAGGTCAACCAGCCCTCTTGTACAAAGAGGCACTTTGGTATTCGATCATGAGGACCTTAATAAATCATTGGATGAAGTGTTTAATGAGATTAAAGGCGTCCTCGATCCACTTGTCGAAAATACATAACCGAGTAATAAAACCTCAAGGCTTAGAGTGATTTCTAAGCCTTTTCTGTTTCTGTAAATCCTATGTTATAAGAGCATCAACAAGGAAATATAACTATGCTACGTGCAATCAAAGGCAGCATTATTCGGCCATTGCCATCAGACCTACCCGCCCAAACATTCAAAGTGGAGAAGCGTCCGGAGTACGTGGCATTCCTGTTAGATGAAGCTGAGTTCCGCAAAACGAAAGGAATCATGCGTCACCACGGAACAGTGTTCTTGCTTGATCAAGGCCACGACTGGTTCTTTGATGAAAAAGCCAATACTATTCGTGTGTATATGGACCAAGAAAATCCACTGCCTGTATTAGTTGGCTACAAAGTTAAACGCACTGAACTACAAAATCATCCTATTGTAATAGATGGTGATAGATTCATCGATGACTTTACGCCAAGCAAAGAACTGAAATCGTTGGAAGCCGAGTGGTCACGCAATACTTCACTGTGGTTCAGTACAGACATAGTAGTCAAAGCTGTTGTCACTACGCTGTTTGGACGGCCTGTCTCAACAGGTAAAATCGACAGTGTGCTGTTTCCACACAAAAAGATCTGCAAGAAACGAATCAAGTCTTCTGGAACGCTGGAGAATTGTGTTGAGACAATACACAGTGCTGTTGCCGAACTGGACATAGAGTATATGTCCGTTCCTGAGATTAACTTCAGTAGCAATAAAGGCAAGTTCCGTGCGGAGGTTGTAATTGAATACATTACTAGGTAGCTACGAGCGTATCCTATTCCTTGATATTTGTGATGTATTGAATACACACGGAACTTTCTTGCAGCAAACCAACGTATGTCTAGGTAAGTTGAAAGGCGATGTCATTGATAGGAACCGTGGACTAGCACTGTCACGTATTCTACGACATGCCGAACGCACAGGTAATCCTGTCCACGTAATCGGTGTATCTTCCTGGTTTTCATCATCACAGGAAATGACTGAGCAAGACAAAGAATTCTTAAAGCGGTTTGACAATGAGTTAGGTCTGAAAATCAGCGAACTTAGTTGTATGACAGGAGGCGGTACAAGCAGGACAAAAGGAATACTTGACTTGCTTGTAAAGCATAAGCCAAAATACTGGTGTATATTAGATGACCAAGATCACTGGAATCAGCCAAGCCATCCATTCTATGATAGCAAACCGTACTATGATATTGGCTTACATCATGTTCAGCCGCAACGCTTTGCAATGAACGATAATCACTTTGAGCAACTTGTTGAAGTGCTTGCGTTGGTCCAATCCAACTATCAAAAGCGTAATGTGTTTACGTACCATTATGACTACAGCAAAAGGAAAGAATCAGATGAATAGCTACCATTGTACTGGAAAAAGAGTAGTTAACGAAGACGGCACTGTAACAATGCGGTTCGGCGTTGAGAACTACAAAGGTGAGATTGTTGAACGCACAAAAGATTCACACCCATACAACTATGATGGTTTTCTGATCTGGAAGACTATGGACCACAAACTGTGTACAGGTAGTGTGTATACAGACCGCTTGTTTCAGTGGGACTACAGACTTACCACCGATCTTATACAAAAGCACTTCAATACAAGCTCGCAGTATTTTGATAAGTACAGTCCAAAGCAGTTGCAGGAATTCTTGCGTGAAAGGCTAGATATGCCCAATCTGGAAGTCGTATTCTTGCAGGAAGAATGCAATCAGGCATCAGGATATCCATTGTGGTACATTGGCTATAGAAACGTCGAAGTTGAAGGAGAGCAAGCATGAACAAAAAACAAATATTCGTAGTGTATCACGCAAAATGTACTGACGGACTGTTTGCTGCTGCTTCGGTGAAAATGTACTTAGATCCGTTTTATGAAAACAAGGCAGACATCAAGTACATTCCCATGGACTACGACGAATCGGAAAATTTTGTGGCAAACGGCGCTATCGTCATTGCTGTCGATTTCAGTTTCAGCCCAAACAAGGTCCGTGTGTTGTTAGACAACAATAACTCGTTGTTGATTATCGATCACCATAAGTCTGCCTTTGAAAAACTGATTCCTGTTGCCAAAGAACTGGACATTGATGTTGTTGAAGATATAGATTCGTTCTGCAATAAAGTCAATTGGTTCTCCGAAGACAAAGATTCCCTGAAAGGCGATGCGGCCTGGCTATTAGAAGATTTGCCTAAGTACAACCTGTTTGTTTTTAACAAAGAACATTCAGGTGCCACGTTAGCATTCAGGATATTCAGAGCATTGAGTTATAACACGCATGATGTTCCTGAAGAACGACGCGAGAAGGAAATTCCATTAGCTTTGCAGTACGTGGAAGATCGTGACCTGTGGAGAAAGCAATTACCTGACACCGACGCGGTATCAGCTTATTTAAAATCAGAAGTAAACTCTATCAATGACGCATACTCTTTGATACTCAGACCTGCAATAGGTTCAGGCTGGTTTAAAGACGCAGTTTCTAAAGGTGAGTACATTCTGAAAGGTTTAGACTCGGTTACTGAAAGCCAGCTGGAATCCAGTCTGCATTGTGTTATGTTCTCATTCACCGAAGCGTACATACGTTCACTGTCTCCGTTCTTACTCACAACATTCCTTGACCTGAAGAAAGAGTACGGCAGGAAAGCAACACTGATTGATGATAATGTAGAAGGCATTGTTATTCCAGCCTGTATGATGCCTGGATTACTTGCATCCGATGCCTGTGTTGAGATTATGCAGTTTACTGGTACTAACCTCTCTGCTACATACAACATTGAAAGTTCAGGCTCTATAAAGTGGAGTTTCAGGTCGCGCAATACTGGACAAGGCAAAGCATATGCCTTAGCTTCTATTTTGGGAGGCGGCGGTCATTTGAATTCAGGAGGTGCCTACACGCGCTTAGGAAAACAAGCTGAGACCTCTTTTTTCTTCGGTACAAAGTCATTGCGTCTGGTGCAGATATTCAGAATAGGTGAATAGAATGGCAAAGAAATATCATGGACGTGCTTTTCTGTGTCCTTCTCCTAGCACTAACAGCGTGTCGTGGGAAACTTATATCAAAGATTTTCCTGATACTGTTGGCCAAGCGTTTTATGGCAAACTAACTATCTGCTGGTCAGGTAAATTGATAGGCTTCCATAGTTATTCCGAAGATGGTGTACGTGGATTCGAGAACTTCTTGGATAAATTGCGTCAGATAGATACTGCACTGTGTCATTACCGTAGTTTGATTGAGACTGGATTTCACGGTAGAAGTTTGGTCGACTTGAATGAAAATACAAACAACCATTTCTCTGGTACTGTATTCATCAACAGGTCGAAAGTTCCTTCTACAGGAGAGTTATTGTCGATTCTTGAATTTGCTTCGTGCAAGGAAAAGATCCGTATTCACAGCGGTGACGACGAAAAAGCAATGCTTAAAACATTGGATATTTTACGGCGTGAACTCAGTCGCTTAACAGGCGCGTGTAGCCAAGTACAATACCAGTACAAGAAATTAAAGGGTGTGTTATGAGCAATCCAATAGCAAAAAATGTGAAAGAAGGTACACGTTGGCGACACCATAACGGCTGTGAATACACAGTGAAGTGCCTAGCGAACGTCACATCGACTCGGCCTGAATACCCAGTGACCGTTGTTTATGAAGGCGATAATGGACTGACTTGGACAAAGAAGCTCGAAGACTTCCTTGCTAAGATGACACCAATCGATGAAATATCGAAAAAGTGCAGGGCGTTAGGTTTAAGTAAAGACTTTTTTGAAAGCATGTCAGGAAATCAAGTCGCTGAAAAAGGCAGTCGTATTGGTCTGAGTTCTTCCTTTGAGAAAGACATGGTTGAATTCGTGGAGCACTTTGATGATAGCAGTTATGGTGCTTTGAACGCAAACACTCACGGTGATATTAAACTAAGTCCAACACAGTTGCTTTCGTCGCGTATGTTATCTGTCTCTCTACACAGGTATGACCCGTACGGGTTTGTTGAGTTGTACTTACTGAAAACACTGCAAACCATAACAGAAAGCTGGCGCGATTATGTGACACTAGGCTTGAAAAGTCGGGTCATGGTAATAGCTCCTGAAGAATTCGATTCGCTGAAATCTGAAATCACAGGCGGCTTTCCTCTGACCTATATGGCAAAAATGGACTGGTTCACTTATACAGAAGTTGAATCTCCTGCCCATGTACTGGAACTGTCAGCAAACATCCGTTCTACTCTTGTTGATAGTGGCAAAGAATACGCGCTTGTTATTATTGTCGGCTTAGCTGACCGTTTTGCAAATACTTTGCTTGGCTATTTGTCCAGCGACTTAGTAGAGTTTACCAAAGCAAGTGATGGGTCAACTTTCATATTGAATGTGGCGCGAGGTTACCGTGCATAAGAATACAGTAGTTTACCAGCATCCTGTTGTTGGTGAAATATGGATAGCTCCAGGATCGACATCGTTTGAAACATATAACGAAATGTCAAAAGCAAAGAACCCAACAACAAAGCAAGCACTGAAGGTTGTGTTGGACAAAGAAATAGCTGAATCGTATACCAAATCAGGTATGCGTAACCCAATGAGGTAATTATGGATATTGTAAAATTCGGTTTGATAGTTATGTCGGTTCTGGCCGTAATGTTTGCGTTCGGTTATTTTCGCATGAAAGACCGTTACGAGGTCATATCAGCAGATTACAAACAATCTTGTTCTGATCACGAACGCAAGTGTATTATCCTGAAAAATGCTGAACGAAATGCAGTCAGTGCAAAAACACGTTTGGAAAAAATGTGTAATAAACATGGCATATGCACTGTATGTGGCTCAATGTTTTCACACGACATAGATGAACCATTTGCTTCATGTAAATGTGGTACGTCTGAATGGTACACAATGACTCCGTATATGATTCTGGAGCAGAAGATCTACAACTTGCGTAAGTACATTGCAGCGCTAAACGCCAGTTTCAAATATGGTAGTAACGATCAGATTGTTGAAGGTATTGTAAAACACAATGCAAATCTGGCATGGCGCAAAACAAACAACACAAACAGTATGGGTCAGACTGGGTATGAGCCTATTCTTACACTGAACGGCATACCGTGCCCAGCGCTGTTAAATATTCACCTGCTGTACGATGTACCTGAAGACTGCCAGGAGTTTGCTAGTCCTAAACAGGAAACAGAAGACGTTGGTACAAGTGGGCAAACTATTGAGCTTGAAGGTTTAAAAGGTCCTGCAGGTGGAAATTATCCGTATTTAGATGGCGGTCCTGGTCCTACAGGTGCACCATCAACACACGACGACAATGCCAAATCTTTCTTCGATAATCAGGAGTTTAGCAGGACGGTACGTGTAGACACACCTACAGTACATTCGGATCCTGCTCCGTCTCCGTCTCCAGCACCTGATTACTCAGCATCGTCGTCTAGCAGCGGAGGAACAAGTGGTTGCGATTAATGTAGTAAGTGCTATAGTGATCCTTACTGTCGTCATTGGGTACTTATGTACCCTGATGTCGGCACGTAAGACACCAGCCGTCCGTAAGACTGTAGCTGTAGTAATCGGTCTAAGTTCATTATATGTGATAACGCATTTGGCAGTATCACTAACTAAAGGTGCTGTATGAGTACAAATGCGCTGATCGAATTTCGATATTCTGACGGTCCTCCAATTACGCGCTTCTATATCCACAGCAACGCCAGCCGTAAGATGATACAGGAAGCCTTAACTAAACACATTGAGGCAACAAAACAAAGTCGCCTTATCGAGCGCGGTGGACCTGACCTTCAATCAATAGTAACACGCATGGTACGTGATTTGATTGATGTGTCTGGATTCAAATCTCGTATCTGGAATACGAATGGCGACTTCAAACAACGCAGTGTAGTTTATGCTTACACGGTCCAGGCAAGTCCTGACTGGGACTCGTCTGACCCAAGCAAGTACGATGACCACTTAATCGTGACTAGCTTCGATAGCCGTGACAACGTAGAGTTTACTTGCCCACTAAGTAAACTTGCTGATTTCAATGATGAAAATGAAGAGGAAATGACATGAAACCTATTTTCATAATTGGCTATACCGAGTGCCTTGGCCGTCTAAGAATAGTAAACTGGAGCAAGAAGCATCCAGATCCTGATGACACGTACCGTTACGCAGCCAAAGCAAAATCTGCAACTATTCAGGACTTTTTGAAGTCGGAAGTGAAGTTTGCTTTCCGTGTGCAAGACACAGTAGTACCACGTCCTACGACTTTGGAAGAAACTGATCATAACGGTCTTGATGTTAAACTGCACAGGTATCAGAATATCACTGTGCAACTTGAAGATCTGGCTGTGGTTGTCGTTAAAGTACACGAAGACGACACAGGTATTTACTATGCTGTTGGTGAAACAAATGAACGTACCCATATAAAGCGTGTCAACAAGTCCAAAGCTTGGGTCATCTATGAGCTGTTGACAGTTCACCAATGTACCGACGTAAATAATCCAATTGAAGTCAAATTGAATCCAATCTTAAAAGACTTCTTCGACACAAATGAAACAATGCTGCTGGATTTATTGAAGCAGTAAGCAGGAGGCCGTTATGCCTAGAAATTTTCCAGATATTGACAGTTTGAAAAACAATGCTGCGTGGCGTGGCTTTCGTCAACCTCAAGAAGGAGAAACAGAAGCACAGTATCGAGAAGACTTTTACAACTTCATGCTGTATGTTGACTCAGTTGAAGCCGGCGAGATACGTGCAGGTGTAGGTTGGGACAAACAATCACCTCTATCGATACTCAGTGCGTTTGTTGATCAAAGCAATGCACCTAAGTATGTTTGGCAACTGGGTCTTTTACAAGACGACCCTGCGTTCTTCACAAATTTACGGACGTCTGTTAATGGACGGGGACGTACAGTGATAGAAGTGGACTACGTTGACCCAAGTATCAAAGAAAAATACTCTGAGGAATACGTTAAGCAATACACAGCCAAATTTACTATCAAACACGTTATGGCTGAACCAAAAGGTTTTGAATGTGTGGCGAGCCTTGATATGTGCGGTGAGACCATCAGTATGTTGAAACACAAACAAACAGGTGAAGTGTATACTGTCGTATCGGCAGCTACATTTGCTATAGCGCAACCGAAAGACATTTGTTTCCAATGTACAGATACACAGGATACTGTAACCGGATCTTCGGTACCTGAAGAAATGCTGTGCAAGTACCTGGACAAAAGCGTTAAAGTACAGTGATATAGGACCTTCGGGTCCTTTTCATTTTGAGGTAGATATGGCAATATTCGTTTGTGACGTATGTGATTGCGTCGAGAATTCAACTGAAGGTAACTGGTGGTTCCGTAGTAAGGACGCTGGTGTGGCCAAGTGTAGTTTCTGCTCTAAAGGCCAGTGGCATAAATGTTTTCCACGTCAACGATGGGACCAAAAACGGCGTGTAGAGAATAGGCAAGTTGTCGATGGACCTTATCCAGAGTATCTATACGAAAAAGATAGTTGGATGCAGGACTCTGTCGAATTAAAATATCCAGTGTACGAAGGTGAACGCAACCTGTATATCCAACGTGATGGATTCTATTTGTTCTTTCACCTGCCTTCAGGTATAGGTCATGAGAAAACAATCGGATATGTCACTGTGATACGCAGTAAAGAACTCCTGAGTAACATCCAGTCTGATATTATCCTTAACCCACGCAAATACGCAAGGATTCGATTAGATATTCTTGCTGCTCTGAAAATTGCCGATAAAATGTTTGGGAAAGATTTTGACAGGTCATGTGTTGTTGCAGGAGGCTTGTTTGAAGCAATTGAATCAGAGATACTGGGACTGGAAAGCTTGTTATCCACAGGCTTAACTCTGGCAGAAAAAGCGCACAGTAACCTTGCCTAGGCTTTAGCTGTATTTTCGGAGAAAATTAAATGAATATTTCCGCCAAAATCGATTTGGATAATTACCCAAACAGCTACTTTAAATATGTGATTTCGCATACAATATTTTATTTGAAAGGCATTAAATTTAAGAGGGCATCTACAGGCATATCAGCCCACTCAACTAAAGGGCAATCCGGACTTGATGCCACAGGATTAAGTTTTATTGTTCCATTCATTCAAACCTTATCTGACATCCAACTGGAAGCTATGAACAAGTGCAGCTCACTGATGGGATGTTTTGGCCAAAAGGATTTAAATCCTAAGATACTTGAGTTAAAATACCTAACAGGAATAGAACATAAATCCGGTGAGGATAAAACAAACACAAATATCTACGTGATACATGCAAACGCTAATGCAGAAGTGTCCGCCATCAAAGACGCGAATTCGCGTATCAACTTAAAACGTGGAAGTATTATCGTGGCCGAAGTTACCGATCCATCAGATACCGTGTCATTACTCCCTGAACTTATTCCAAAGTTGCAATTCCTGTCCAAACGTGATTTCTTTTTAAAGCAGGGATGGGAAATAGTATCAGAGACAGACAATATTTTGCGTATGAAAAGAACAGTTTCATAGTTTTAAGTTATAAGAAGGAAATAAGATGTATATCAGCGCAGAGGTAAGAAAGGAACTGTCAGAAGAAGACCTATTGGCAGTTGACGCATACAGAGACCAGCTATCTATATCGCTCCAGTTCAAGGCCATTATGGCAGAACTCATGCGTGAGTTTAGTGGGTCATTTATCGATTTCCATTTAAAAGCGCGTATAGAGGAACGCCTACATCAAGCAGCCGCTACTTTGAAAGAAGGAATACAGATATTAAAATCCTTTACGCCTATGGAAAAGCACAATCTGGTATTTTGCTTGAAGTGTGACAGCATTCAAGACTCGGTGACTGTTTATCCAACAGAGCCCTTAAATTCTATACTGGAATGTACATACGGACATGCAGTAAGGTATAGCCTAGTAGCCGCTAAAATCAAGCGAATTGAAGATATACAATACAGGAAGAAGCAGGAAGAACACAACAGACTACATTATATTGGAACGCATGTTAAACGGTCTGAATATCCATGTAATGACGAAACAAGCATGTCGCCTGCAGAAATGCGTGAAAGAGGATACATTCCTAAAGGGTACGAATTAGTTCCTATGGAAGTGCTTGCTCTACTCATTGAAGCTGGAAGGGACCCGTATTCCCTGGCCGTAGGAGGCGAAACTAACGCCCAAATGATACGCCAGGCGTCCCGTGCGGCACAGAATTTAGTTGACCGTAGACAAACAGCAGGCAAAAAGAAATGAAAAAGGCACCGGTTAGGGTGCCTTCACAAATACAATTCCTATCTTTTTACTTGGTCTAGCTGTAGATATAAGCGTTACTTTGTCCTTGTCTACGTGGACAGCAAACTTCTCCATATCCTCATTAAACTTCTGCTTTACAATAGGACCAAGCAATTCAACTACTTTCTTGTAGATACGTAATTCACGTATATCCAGAGACTCTAGTTGTTGCTTGGCACTTTTAGGAACCTTAGCTCCTCGCCTAATATCGTCTGCCACTAAAACACTTTGTCCAAAGAAGCGTTTTGATACTTCCCAGTACAACTGGAATAAACGCAGATGTCTTGCCTTCAGATAAATCTTCATATAAAACTTCCTGTCTTATCATCAGACACAGAGTATTGCATGTTTATGCCGTCAGGTCCACACGAATTTAATAGGCCTTCCCTGAATGAAGAACCATACATCAGGTTTAACTGCTCAGGTACAACAACGCGCAGACAATGCAGTGTTATTGATTCCCGGACTGATTTGTCACGTGGACAAACATCGATGATCAATGTGCTAAGAAATCCAGTTGAAGCAGTTGGAGCAAACTCTGCTTTGAGTTCACCCGCTGCTAACTTACTGAATATAGGAAGGCACATTAGCTTATCAGTGACATTGATATAGTTCTGTCCCCACATACATGCTCCCGTACTACTTGATTTTCACAATCTTGAAGATGTGCTTAGGCAAAAGTTGAATCTTATCAACAATAGATTCCTCTTCTACCAAAGTACCAGGCTCATATGAGTAAGAGTCCCCTCCAGGCAGCGCACCAAGTTCAGCCAACTTAATCAAATCGGAGTTCTTTTGCACGAACGTATGGATATCAAGCATTACCTTTTGGTCGGTCAGTTGGAATATAATTCCATAACTTGAGCCATCTATACGATCAAGGCTAGTCCCAGCTCGCCCAGTGGCATATATACGGGCTTTCTTCGGATTAAGAGTCCAGCTCGTTGGATTTGTCAACGTGAGTCCGTTACGTTTAATCTCCTTGAGTTGATCCGCAGAGACCCGCATACCACGATACAATACAGGAACTTTATCGGCATAAGGCTTGAGTAAATTGCCGTACCGTAGAATCTTCTGCAACGCTTCTTGGTTGTTTGGAGTTGTTGTCCAGCTCATTATATCAACGAGAAGACGCGCACGTACTTTGATAGATTTATCGCTAAGTAGTGGTTTGATTGCCGTTAACTCTTTGGTTATGTTTACAAACTTTCTGGGTGTAAAAGGCAGATTAGCTTTCTTCCAACTACCCAAAACATTAGCGTTGTGGTTAAACACACCATCAGGCATAACACGCAACATAACGTAAGGCAGCTTCTCTACCGAAATATGGTAAAAGTGTTTCGATCCTAAATTACGCTTTGACACGGAAGGCTTGAAACCGGCAGCTTTAATCGCATCAGTAATTAAACTCAACGCCGTAAGCATGTCTTGGTCTGACAGTCCTTTTTTAGGTTCATCTAACGATAGTTGAATTTTCATACACTACTCCGTATCTTTAGAAGCTTTATCTATGGCTGTCTGGATAGCATTGTTAGGGCGCACACCCAGCTCACGGAAAAACTCTTTCAACAGGCCCGGATCGATATAGTTTTGGATTGCTGTTGTAGCAGTCACTTTATCACCGTTCATATGTCCCAGCTTCTCACCTACCTTCTTCAATGCTTCCAATACCCATTTGTTTACAGCAGCATCGGTTGCATTGCGCCCTTTACCAAATGGGTGCTTGGCAAGGATTTCCTTAGTAAGGATTGTACCACGTGCATGGCGGAAGTTGTGGGCAGTGACTCCATCAGGAGCACCAATACGCTTCAGGTAGTCGTTGACTTTTGAACCAGTAACACGGCTTTGACGAGGACCATACGTCATTAAAAAGTCGCCGCTATTTTTCCCATCAGCTAGTTGTCGGAGCAAACCACGCAACAGACCAGTTATGTGCGTATTGGAAGGTATAGTGTGTTTTTGTGCAATACCTTTCTTGCCAATATACTTCAATGTGAAGCTATTTGCCGCCTTATCCAAGAACTCTTTCACTTTCAGGCTACTAATACCTGTAGCGCCAGTTGCACTACCTATACGGCCTGACGTTATATAGATGGTTTCTATGATAACAGCGCATACTGTGTCCAGTGAGTTTATATCACCAGACAGATCACGGCGCCAGCGTTTTTGTAGTTTCGGAAGGCTATCAATCAGTTCTTTAACAGTGTCGAATTTGCCCACTGTCGCAGACTTCTTATAGTTGATAGTGTAGATGCGTTGGGGCTGACCATTACCAAACAAAGGATAATGGAGGAAGACATAAGTGTCGTCTTTAACTGGGTCATATTTCGTATTCAACTCTATTCGGCCTGTAACAGCACCGTTGATTTTAACTTTAGCAGAAGTGTACAATGCGCCTGCTTCATCCAGATACCCGTCAAACATAGGCAGCTTATGTTTTATGTTCAACTTAGCCATGTGTCTGTGGACGTCTTTCAAATGGACAAGCTTTGCGCCTGAACCACGCACTAACCGCAATATTTCGGATTTGACTACAGCACCTATATCACGATTAAGTTTCAGGAACTGTTTGTATACTTCGGCATTTTTAGCACGTAAGGCTTCTTTCTGTTCGACAGTAACGCTGTCAGAATTCACACCAAAATGCTTCTTAGAAAAGACCTGCAAGTCTTTAATTAGGGCACTCTGGTCATTTGTTTCAGTGTGATTGAACATACCACTCAGTGTAGTGTCTCCAAGCAATGACACGTTTTTGGTCATTTGTTTCTTGGCAGTTTCACTGTCCCGAAGCACGATAGATACAAAGTTATTGATAAGGCCGAGTTGAGCTTTACTCAAATCAGTTTCTTTTTCAAGTAAAGCACGTTTGGCTTTCAGTGCCTCAGCCAGATCAATGATGTCTTCTGTATCTTCACCTTTCAATGTATCAGCAAGTACACGGGCCAAAATAGGCTTCCGTAACTTGAACCGCTCCATGAATTCGTCAGTTTGTTTGTGCCAAGTAACGGCATCTTTCATTGCTTGTTTGTCCATCTGCCTTTCAAACACATGGACAGCTATAAACAAAGTGATTAGCTTTAAGAAGCTGTGGGCTGTAGTAGAAGATACAGCCGATTGTGATAAAAGAGTCATTCAAAAATCTCCTTCATAGAATCCGCGAATATTTTTATTTCTGGCGAATCCAATTTTAATCCTTCTTCCAGTAAAAAGTTGCTATAGATGTCAGGTAGCCCTTGTATAGCTGCTTTACTTGCAGCAACAAATGCCGCAGCAGTTACAGTTCCATTGACATCGTATTCTACGGCTTTCACTGCTTCCTCTAAGAAGACAGTATCCATATCCCAAGATTTCAACACTGCCCTTGTAAGTGTCTTTACAAGGTTCGGATTGATCATGCTCAAATCTAAGTCATCAATACCGTTAGCATCAGCTTCAGCAATAATAGGCAAATAACCTATGTTGCTTATCATGCCATGTAACATCAGATCATCCGAGCTACATGCGTTGGGAAAGCGTGAATGGTAATGCAGTGAAAGTGCCATACAGGCAACATCACACGATTCTTTGTATAGGTTACGTATCAATGTTTTATTCTTGCCGTGACGACCAACAAAGACTTGTTCCAATGCAATAGCACTGACAATGTTTTTAATCCGACCAATGCCAATACGGATAACGGCTGCCTTCAGGTCTGTAATACGAACAGGAGAAGATAGAAGGGCACTATTCGATATTTTCAAGATGCGTAATGACATCGACGGGTCTTGAATCAGTATATTTGCTATCTGGTGTGCTGTAGCCAGTTCATTGTCGAATGCCCGTAGCACTTTAATAGCAATCTCAGGAAGCGTAGGCAACACTAAATAGCCTGTGGATAGTTTACTTCGCACAGTAGATGCAAGCATACTTAGTTTAGACATATGAAACTCCATACAAGATAAAGAAAAGGGAGCACTTTGGCTCCCTTCAAAGATACACTTAAATTATCTTGCGTCCGCCGCCATAGATCCAAAGATCAGAAACAACTTCTTTATCTTTGTTACCACCACGAACTTGACGCACTGTTAAAGTACCGTCATGGATATTGTAATCGACTACTTCAACAGTCAACCACACTTTACCCTTTTTGATACTGTAGACAGGTGCATTCATAATAAGCGCATCGCTGGTCAGTGCCTCTGTCAGAGCATTAGCTAATTTGGCTTGGCGATCAATCAGAGTACCAAGTTTAACAGCGTCAGGAGAACCTGGAGAGGCACCCTGTGCTTTAGCTGTGGCATCTTTGATTTGCTGTGTCAAGCGATTCAGTTCTTCAACTGAGGCTTTAACATCGCCAATCTTATCCATGTTCTGTACCATAGTGTGAATCAGACGACTACGTTCAATAGCCTTAGGCTCACGTTCTGGTAATATCAGACCAAGAATAACCAATGTATATTCTTTACCTTCACTAATACGCTCTGTTACTTTACCGCGGAAGAAGTTACCATATGCACGGCGAATACGGTCGATTGTATTCTTAGCTTCTTGTACGAAAAGTGGGCTGTTGTTAGGAGCTGCCAGCACAATACGTGGAGGATTGTTGATAACAACATGCTCAGCACCAGCAGGCAACAATTTACTATCTTTGATATAGTAGGGCTTAAACTCAGCAGAGAAGAAACCTTCGTTGATTGCTTTAGCTAATTCCAACAACACAGATGTTTCGTTACCTGTATAGATTGGTTGCTTCAGCTTGTACCCAGTAGCAGGCTGCTTAGGACGAACAGTGAATTTCTCCATTGCTTGCGTAAGCATTACTGACTTGGCCTGGTTCTTGTTGGCAATACTATCACCAACAGCTTTAGCCAGAACTGGATATTGTTGCTTCTGGGAATTAACTACTAATGAGTCGTTGCCTTTCAGCACGAATGTTTTGTACATTGGAACAGCAGTTGATTTTTTACGTACCAGCTCTGCTTTAACCAATACATCAAGTTCTTTCTGCGTTGTAGCCAAAAGTACACTGTATTCATCGACGAATGCTGATGTCTGAACAAGTCCAACATGGACAGGAGAAGTTTTACCGAAGATTTGAAGCTTCTTAACTTCTTTTGCTTTCTGTCGTAAATCTTTATTGGAATCTTTTACAGTACCGAAACGCTTGGTTTCAACAGCCTCGCGTAGCTCCTGTTGTTTAGGAGACTCAGGTACCTTACGTTTTGTTTCTGCCTTAACTGCAATAGACAGTTCTTTAGCAGGTGATGTTACCTTGATGCCTGCAGGTACTTTGCCTTTGTAAGGAACACAAGACTTCAGTAGCAGGTCAAGTTCACGTTCTGTCAGCTTGAATTCTACCTTTGGTTCTTGTAAGTCAATTACATACATTACGTTGCGTATGCCACGGCGGTAACCAAACACTTCATTGGCTTCTAAGCTCATTTCATATTTGGCATGGTGATTACGCAAATGCTTTGCACGACCGTTAGCTGGCTTGTAACGTACTACAGTGTATTCTTTATCAGCAGCAGACTGAGACACTATGACGTTGTGTTGGCGATGTTCACCGGTACGTGGACCGCCACGATTGAAATTGGCAGCAGGTTTGCGTGTTACCAAATGCTGCTTATGCTCACCGCTACGAACTCCGTACGGATAACCTGACACGTTTGCAAAGTGCGATGTCTTAGTTTGGGTAGACTCTGACTCAGGAACAGGAGAAGGCTTATCACCTTCATTTGAAGCAGGTACAGTCGCTTCTAAACAAAGTTCATGTTCAACGCCTTCAGCAACTACGTCATTACATTTGTTGTCTGATATTGTACCAAACCGAGTAGATAAATCCTTTATCTCAGTTGTGATACGAGGCGTATTGCCATATATCTCAGATACTGGAACATTCACAGGACCATCGGTACCACAATGTTTTGCAATGACAGCATCTACAACGTGTTTGATTTTCTCAATTTCCATAGCGTTACACAACAGGAACATTGCTTTCTTCAAACGCATTGTATCACGCATAGATACCATGCTGTTCATACGGCTGTATTCTTCTGCATCCGATTCGGTCAAAGCAGACATAAAGCCTTCGAAGCCCCAGCACAGCCACAGACCCAATTTGTAACTGAAACCAAAAGAACATACTGTGTGGATAGGCTGTCCTGTTTCACGGTCGTGTACTACGCGTGGAGCGCGTACATCTAAATCATGGAGAATCTGAGCAACAGGGTAGCGTCCAATCAACTGACCAAACGAGTTGCAGAAAATCAATTCTTCTGCAGGCAAGCCTTGATCTACTACACAAGATGATACACCAACTCGCCAGTTAAAATCTGGACCGCACACTTTAGATGCTAACTCAGTTCCGGGTAAACTATCACACTCTGGCTCAGATGGCTTAACTATGATAGCGGCTGTTGACTCAAGTTCATTTGCCTGTAGCCGCTGTGTTTTGCCGAATAACGGCATAGGTTTACCATTACCGAAACTGATAGTGCCGTTCCCATAATCAGCACTGATAGATATATGCAGATCGTCTTGGGCTAAGTGTAACCAAACTCTATCAGTCTGGGGAATCATAGATTTGTCCATTGTTATCCCTCTAAATCTACTGGAGTAGACGGTCTGTACTCAGGCCAATCAACCCACGATAGTGTTAATAATTCGTTCACTGAATTCGCTGCTAAGATACGGCGCTTCAATATCCTACGCTGGCCTTCAACCTGACCGAAATAATCCTTCAGGCTGTCGTTTGACCCAAGATAGTTTTGGATAATCGAAATGCACAGTTCATAAGGGTCTTGATTGACCACATCACTTTCATTTTTGATTATCGTAGGAACCGTTACCTGAGCAACATCTTCATTTTTAACTTGGGCTTCTTCGTAATCTTTTACATAAGCACAGGCCTCATCGTACTTTATTTTGTAGATGTCTGCCTGAATCTGAGTTGTCGTTTTTGAAATCGTATGATAGCTTGTGGCTTGTTGCTGCAAAGTATTTGCCTGCTCAAACGATCTTTCTATATACAGGAATTTTGAATATTCCAATTGCACACGTTCAGCTTCATACTCAGATATGGAATGGTGTGACGTAATTACCAAATCGTTGAATGTTGTACCAGAAGCATAACACTCAAGTCCTGGTATGGCCCAAGTCAAAGCAGATACAAATGAAGGTATGTTCGGTCTTCCGTCAGGATTAGAGCCTGCCGAACTGGGAGGTACAATCATAATGAAATCCTCTCAATAAACAAAGAGCAACCTTCTGGCAATAAATTTATAGTTCCAGGAGAATTCAACCTGCGTACTCCAATTTGGACATAATCGCCTTTGTTGAGAACTACATTAGGTAAAGCAAACTCTAATGTCTGTGTTCCTTGATTACCCAACTGATAAGCGTTACCGTACGAAACACTTCTGGCCAGTCCTTCACCATTAACAGCAATAAACACTTGCACTATATCACCTGCACGGGCAGCGTTAGCTCCTCCTGTGCTATATCCTTCTATAGATACAGTACACCTGTACTTGATGCTGTATGTAGATCTTTCAGTTACACGGATTCTATCTTTCTCTGTGCCCTGACTATACAATCTAACATCATACCCTTGAACAAGTGTTATAGGAATTGCTACTGCCTGTGACGAACTAAGTGTAAGTCCCGACGGAGATACTGCTAAGGCAGATTGTGCTTTTTGTTGGACCAACTGGCCATTCATATTCATTATTCAATCCACACTAAGGAAGCGTCAAATTCCACTACCCGTGTTGGCATGTTGTGTTCATCAAACATGGCTACCTTAGCTCTAGTGCCTGCCCAATTCAAACCTACCATAATTCCTTGTTGTTCACGATTTGGTCCTACCAATACGGGAGTGTTCATCGCACGATGTTCACGGGAATACGTGATGTTCTTCACGTTTATGTTCAGCATCTTCTTGCCTTCAAAGGCTTTTACTTGGTCTGCTACAAACTTACGGCAAGTAACAACCAAGTCTTCTTTAAGTCTGCGTATGTCAGCATTCATAAAGAAGGTCATACATGCTTCCCTTACATCCTTATATGGGTAACTCACAAGCGGAGTTTTAGGTGCTTTGTTTTCAACCATGAAAGCATCTTTACCAAGTTTGATAAGCTTGGTTTGCACGTTGGTCATTTTGTTTGTCCACGTCAGTGAATAAACATTACCAATCTTATCAAACTTGACTTCTATTTGTACAGGGCCGTATGTTTCTCGCCGAAGTGCTGCACTGGCTGTGGCAGCCAAACTGATGAATACAAGCATTGTCAATTCCTTAATGATATTAGTAAGCCACAGCGGAACATTAAATCGCGCTCTGTAGGAAGCAGAGTGCCGCGGCTAGAACCTTCAATGAAAGTTCCTGTGAATACACCGACATAGACAAAGCTGTTAGGCTTTACTGAAGCCAAGCAATCAGAGAAGTTTTTGAAGCACACAGGACCTACTTTAATATCTGGAGCCAGCGATGTTTCTCCAGTTAAGGCAGACCTGTACAGTTCTGGGTCCCTGTCTTGCAGCAACCGTCTATCGTATTTTATGAATGAAGGCAGTTTCTGCCATTGATTGTAAATGCGTGAGCGTTCAGCATTTGTTATACTTGGGTGAAGCAACGACATAAATGCAACGCGCTTAACATCTAGTGCCAGACTCTCACCGTCAGGCAAAGCAACAATCTTTGCATCAAACATCTTAGTTTTGTTTGGTGAGGCTTTACGCAGTAGATTGTTCAAGTTGTTTTGTACTGTCAGATCTACAGGATTAATCATTCGCGTTTACCTCTGTGTCCAAAAACAGCAACGCCTGTGAGTATGGAACCTATTGCAAGATAAAACATACCGACACCATCAGACAATGTTAAAGGTTTCCAGACTCTTGTGTTGTACTCGATTATCATATGACGACTTTTATCATCAAGGTCTTTAACAAGGATAGCCAGTTCGTCGGCAGGAACTCTTGTCTTTCCTATGTATGCTGGCGCAATGGCAAAATCGAATAAGATGATAATGCAGAATACTGTGGCTAACAATGGCTTCCATGCATGGCGCATAAAATCACGCTTATCGGATGCCTTCTGCCTCATATTTATAATGCGCCTCTGTAGCCTGAATGTAAGAGGAGTCATTCAAGTACCTCACGAATAAGGGTCAGAGTTCAGTAGTGGATAGGCTAAGTAGCGCTTATATCCACAGCGTGGGTGTTTAGATAAGTAAGAGCTACGGTCAGCTTTACACAGACCTAAGAATTGAATCAAGCTGAGGTCTTGCATAGGTGTGGATTTTGTTGAACAGTCAAATCTCATTGACCTATCAATAGTAGCTTTACTGAAGCCTCCACGCCATGCAAGTTTTGTCAACAACCAGCGCCTTGTCTTACCTGGTACTTTGCGGCGTTTAGCATTAACTAAAGCGCGTACACCGCCTTCCGAATCCACGACAAGAATGCCAGCACCATGTTCTTTGGCACGCTTCTTAATATACTCGCCTTGTTTGGATTCAAACAGTTCGATTGTTATTAAGAAGTACATCTTGTTGCAATACTCCAGATAGCTTTCCCATTTGGTATCTGTAACAAAGTCACGCCAGCTCGACTTAATCTCAGTGATTATCAAATCGCCTTTCATGTTGAAGGCAAGTATATCTGCACGTAGATTGGACCTGTGCTTACTTGCCTTTAACCCTACCTCATCATAAACACTAAAACCCTTATCTACGAAGTAGTAAGTGGCTACTCTCCGCAGTCTAAGGGTTGTTTCTTTCCTACTCATTATTAATCGTCCTTCAATGGCTCGATTACTTCTTGGTCAAACCACAACACTATCTGAGGCATTTGGGACAAAGCATTACGCACTGATTGCAGGTATAGTTCAGCATCATCACCATACGCAAGGCTCAAGTGAGGCTTGAATGACGGATAGCTGTGCTTGTAACCAGAATAAATGAAGTAGTTCCAGCGGCGAGTAAGAGAAGGGGCCTTAAGCTTCAACACTACTGCACGCCATTTGCCTTCACCCATAACTTCAGCGCCCACTACCTCAACACGGTGCTGTGTGTTGCTTGGACTCAGATTACCAATAGGTGTATCTTTATCGTACAAAATAGTCGAGTGAAGTTTGTTTCCGGGAATACAGACATTGTTAGGAATGCCTGCTTTGTTCATAATGCGTTTGATAATGTCAACAGACTCACGGGTCGGCTTAACACATACATAGGTACCTGGCATATCAATCTCCTTACGAGGAGATCGAATCTATCAGATCTCCTACTTTAAAAATGCCCAGAACACGAAGCGACATTGGGTTCTTCAAAACGATGCCTTGAGATTTAATATCAATCAGTGAGGCATACAGGAACTTAGTGTTCTGGTCTATTGTTATTGGTCTTAAAAGTTCTTCATCGTCATCACGGTCAAAAACTTTCTTGTTTGTTTGATCTAAGATAATGCTGTGGACTGTGTAGTCCTCATTTGGAGAACCAAGTATGCAAATCTTAAATTGTCTCAGTATGGGGTCCTTACGTTTGAATTCATCGTACAGGAACTTAGCTGAGTGGCCGTGACATAAACCAACATTACCCATCGATTTGTATATGTTGGAAATATCATAGCCTCCTCTTTGTTTCAAAGCACCGAGCAGTATCTTGGTAGCAAAGAACACCGGAGGTTTGTTTAAATCTGAAGCAACTGCTTTAAGTGATTTTGCTCCGCCATTTTCACGAACCAAATTCTTTAGATCTTGGTAGGTATAGCGTGTTACCAAACGGACACGTACAAGCTTTTCAGCAGCTTTGTATGTGTATGCAGGTTGAAGCAATTTATCTTTACGCAGGTAACGGCCTTCATTTGACCGTATGTGCTGGGCTGGGTCCATAACAACCACAAGTCCCTCACTGACAATACAGTGGAAGCGTCCACCGTTATCAGTGTAGATATTAAGCATCAGATTCTTTGGATTATCTTGCATTGCTATGTGGAGAAAAGAAGCCACAGGTGCATACGCAAACAAACCTGAACTGTTTAAAGCACTACGGAAGAATTCATTACCACGTGCGTTGCTGCGGTAGTAGGGCATGTCTTTCAAAGCCCTTTTGCTATCGATAGCTCCGAACAGATTTCTGGCTATCTTGGCGGCCTCGTCATAGTCACGACTACACGAAATGAATCGCCGCTTTAGTTTAACCTTGATTTTCATAAAATCCTACCATTCTTCAAGTATGCTAATAAATTAGTAAGGTCCTAGCGATACTACCTGGTCAAGAATGCTCTTTCTGCGCCGGTCATAATCTTATCTATGTGAATAGGGCAGAATCTATGCACAAAAGTACCAAGCCTAGTCATGGCTTCATTAAATGAAGCTGCCTGGTCAAATGACATTGAACCATAAGGGGCTTCTTCATCACAGAACGCAAGTTCCTCGTCATCGCCCTCAGATATAACGTAAAGGGCTGTCTCGAAGCAACTGCCTATCTTCTTCAAATGGAAGCCAAAATCCGGGTGTACTAAATTGAATGATTTGTATGTGGTGCAATCTGAGGTCGCTTTAACCGTCACGAAAAACGACAGTTCAGGACTCAATGATGTGACTGCCTGGGGAGACGAGTTATACTGCGAATCCCCATCAGAGTTTCTGATAAGCATGGTTGCTATCTCCCAGTTGATTTACAAGGAGAAATTAGCGTCTGCTTTTTATGGAAGGTCGGGGTGGATAAATTTCACCCGTTTTACATTAGGGTAGCTTTCTTTAAGCCTTGATTTAATCTTAGGCCTATCACGAGGAGAAGCAACAACAATCAGATATTCGACAGATTCTGCAACTTGCTTATGAGATTTAGCCCATACTAAGCCAGCAAACTTAGTGAAACGGAACTGGTGTTCCACAACATCTATGTTTATGTCTTCCCGGAATATATTGACTCTGCCTCCTCCCCAGAACGCTCCTTCCTTTTTAATAGCAGCATCTACCAAGACAGGTAGATTCTCCAATCCATGCTTACCGTAAGAGATTACTCCTACATCCACATACTTACTCATAGGTACCTCAGTTCATTTTTGTACGCAGCAACTGAGCATTGTACTCATACACAGCATAAGCCAGGCCTATGTGGTTAGTAAACATATCCATACCAGAGTCACCTATAGGCAGCTCAACTACATCAGGATAGTTTATATGCAGGCAAAGTTCCTCGACGTCATCTGGGTTATTTAAATCGTAAGAACTTTGATTGAATGTGGCTTTGGGAGACAGATAGTAGCACAGGTTACGCAGTGCGCGTTCGGCACCTGTTACACCAATCATATCTTCTACAAATTGCCAGACAAGGCCATCCGCAACAATCTGCACAAACTCAGGTTTGAAGTTGAGTTCATAGATTGTGCAAGTTTTGTTATCAGGTGACCTGCATACAATCGATACGTTAGTCGGACGGCACAGTGTTGTGTCCGTGATTTTCAACACTGGATTGTGTTTATGTTCCATACGCATCAAAACACTGTTGATTAGATCGGTGTCCGATTCTACCAACACGTATTGCGTAAGGTCATTCAGTGTTTCGTAAAATTTACGTACCCAATTAGCAGCAAACACATAGGAGTCGCAGTTTATTGCTACTTTGCTATCAGACGGAGACCCTTCCATTAGATATAACGGGTAAACCACACGATGCGCCAGAGAAGAAGCGCTACGACAATTGAATGTGCCTGCCCTGGAGTACGCTGTTGTTCCAAGATAATCACTGTCTTCGTTCTGTACTATGGACATACGGAACTTGTTTGGAATTAATTCCTGTGTAATCATAGTCATTAACCTGTATTAAGCTATATCAACACGCTGGCCATCGATTGTAGTAGAGCCACCTGAAGATATGTCTGTGTTAGAACCAGCTTTGACTTTAACATTTCGTGCTATGTCAAAATCTGAAGATCCACCAACTGTAGCAGTCCAGTCGCCTTCTACTTCAAAGTGCAGGTTTCCTGATTCTTTATCCATCCTTCCTTGAAACGGGACGCGCTTCTGTTGGTTCTTCGTTAGCTTCTCGTATAAGTCACTAACAGAATCTTTCAGATAGCTAGGAATACCAGGATCGTCTTTCTTAACTGTTAGCTGCATGTTACCTACAACACGCTGGTGAACATCACCATAAACGGTCATATGAGTATCACCAGGAACAGTAAGAAACAATTCTCCCGTCTTGTCATCGTAGACGAAGAAGAAACCGCTTGGAAGAATCTCTCCTAAGCGATTTGGGTAGTTTTCAAGAAATTCTGGAGGAATCGTCTGCTTGTCGAAAGGCAATCTATGTGAGTATGATGGTAACTGAGGGTCACCACCATGCTTAAAATAGACTGAAACGCGGTTGCCTTTCTTAGGCACACCAAGAAGCGTAGCAGCACGACCCAAGCCTGAGCCTTTCAGACCACGATTGTGAGTATTGTCTTCCGGTATAGCCCAGGGCAAATCTTCGTCTTTGATGCCATCGAACAACAAAGGTATGCGAATTTGAACACGACACATTTGCTCAGGGTCCATGTCATCAACAACAATACCTATATGGGGCTTCTGTGGATCGATTCCCTTCTTGGAAATCATTTCCATAACATTGACAGCCGTCTTTGCCATACTATGTTCCTATCAAGCATAATATGTCACGTAAGAATCTGTTGAGTAATCTACGTAACCTATCAAGTCTGGTATTAGGGGACCTTAAACGATCAAGCGAATAGTTGTCCAGACATTTATCTGGAAAGCGTTCTGCTATAGCAGCGTTTAAGTGGTCTGTCTTAAATTGTTTACAGTTAGTGAACAGGCTAGGAGCAGTTAAATAGCCTCCATTGATGTCACCACTTGCAACAAGAGCGTTGAGTGCCGCCAAAAGCAAAGCAGATAAACCTTCAACTTTGCCGAGCCTGCTCTCTATCATGCGTAACAGTGGTCCTAAGTTTAAGCGAACAAAGTCCAACGCAAACTTTTGTAGTGGAAGTAACTTACCGCACTGTTCCAGAGTAGACTTGGCTGAAGCAAACTCCAGCATAACAGCAGCAAGCATATCGTAAGAGTTTCCGTACTTAGAACGTAAATCATCTAAGCCAAGTGTACCACTCTCAGCAAGAAATTCTTGTTCCAATCTATCAATCTTAGACATGCTATCACTTACATAAGTATCTAGCACTGACTGGTTGTTTGTGTCCAATGGATTGAACGTATCAAGGAACGGACGATTGTTGAGACTACTAACAGCAGCCTTTAAATTTGTGTTCTGTTGGCTTGCTATTGATTTGGTGTTATCAATATCAGAGAACTGAGCAACACTATCACGGGCACCTTCGAATTCAGGCTTACCTGAACTAGGCTTCTGGTTCTTTGAGCCCAGTGTCGGTGTGTTACCACTCTCAGTAACATGGTGACGGTATAAGGTGTAGAGTTCGCTGTAGTGGGGTCCGTTAGATACAAGTGTTACGTTACCAACTACATAAACGCCAGAGTCTGCCTGATTGAGAACTAAGTCAGTTCCAAGCATACGCATTGCTTTAAACTCAACTGTGGAAAACACAGGAATCGACACCTGCGTATCAATTTGCACACGAATAGCTTGATTGAACAAAGCTAACATGCGTTGGTTGCGGTATTTAGCTTCGTAATATTTCTTGTGTCCATTACTAGCACCAATATCACCCACACCAGAATCAAAATAAGCACTGCTGGACATGCGGGCATATTTAAAGCTCTCATGCTTTTCCTGATTGACTGCTACACCATCTTCCATTATTGGAGCAGTAATCTTGTCGTATGTGTCTAAATCGCCTGACATACGTGTCTGCACAGTAGCAGTGCCATAGTTGGCTAAGGCGTTTAGTAGTCCTGTTGGAGCCATCGGCTGATAAGCAACGGCTAAGAATGTTTTGCTGTCCGATGTACGTGACTCTCCGACTACACCGTCGAATATAGTGTACTCAGGTTCTTGTGTAGCTGCTTTCATCATATCGACATAGTGGAATGTTTTGTCCACATCCACGATAGCGGCCATAACACTTTCATCGTTTTTGTATGAGTAAGCGGCAATCTTTGCAGCAAACTGGGCACGGCTTACACCTACACCAATCCACTTCATCTTATCATCTGTTGATTCTTCGCTCTCAAACTTCAATCCTGCTTTAGAGCAAAGTTCACGCAAAGCATCTACGGATGTCCCATTGAATACCTCTGACTGTGCACCAAAAGAATATTTAGGCACAGACAGTAAGCAAGTACACTGGAAAATAACACCTGTTGAAGAAGGCTGTGTGTTCTTATTCAAAAACTCAAGCTCTACCTTCTTGTTGAAATCGCGCTTACCAAAGGACAGTGTTATTCTTGTGCCATCGGTAAGAGCGAGTTTTCCAGTGAGTATGTTCTTTGTGTCATTCAACGTGAGTACAGCAGCAGGAATAGGAAATCCAAACCCATAATAGATTCGCATACCAGCAAACAGGTTTTCTGCGTACGGTATCGGCTCGTCGTTGATCAGTATTGATACGGACAGTACGTCCTTTATTGCTGATTGATTTGTCATATGGTAATAGTTCCTACTACGCCACGTGAAGATCGTGTTGGATTCAATATCAATTTGACTGTAGCTGCATTAGGTATTTGAATCTTAGTTCCTTCGACAAAAGCAAAAGAGTCTCCAATGCCGTTATAAAACAAGATTACCCAATAAAGCTCGACACTACCTAAACGGTCATGTGCGAGAAGTTGAGGGTTACCACTATACTTAGCAGTAACCGTAAATGGCGATGAATCTGATATAGCAAGGATTCTATCGATAATATCGGTAGCAATAGGATCTTGCCCAAATTCATCAAACGCTAGAGCTGATCTTCTTGTCATATCAAAGCTTCCTTAAGAACCAAATCCACCTTTCAACCAAGCACGTATGTCATCTTTGGTAACAGCAAAATAACTACGCAACTCTACGTTAAGGTCTATTGTCATTGGATTACCAGTCTCATGCTCAGGCTGAGAAGACACAGCGGCGGTAACACTTGTTACAATGCACGGAGTCATCCGGAACCATTTACCGAGCTGACAAACTATCAATTGGTCTTCATTGATTGGAATATCAATGCCCATTTGACTTGCCACTTCAGCTATAGGCACAGGACCAGGAGGAACAAGTACACCAGCGGGTGATAAGTCAGGAGTAACAAACAACGATATGTCTTCCAATTTTTGAATAACTTCGTCCTTTGTGCTACGTAAAGCAATCAAGTGTATAGGAAGGCTTAACTCAAGATAAGCTGGGCCTTCCCACATTTGAGCGCTAAGCATCTTCATCTTAGATGATGCACCAGCAGCACCAGCAGCACGTTCAAGCATGGCGCCCTGTTGGCCAGCAACAGTTTCAGCTACAGACATAGTGGGAAACATAGGTCCCCACTGTGACTGCAATGTTATCTGAAAGTCAGCAGGAACATATCCCTGAAACGATAAGCTACCAGATTGGTTGTATATGTGGGTCTTATGAATGGCATCTACATGGATACCACTAGACTGTTGAGGACTAGCGGCAGGAACTGTAATACCTGATACATTACGTTTCAAATAGTTCATTACACTTGTCCCAGATTTAATAACTGAAGTACAGGGTCATCAATATGCAGAGGAACCGTAGCCAGTGTAGGCTTGGTACTAGCTGCAACTTGATTAGAGCGTTCCTGTGCTTTACCTTGATGTCCGTGAACAACTTTAGCAGTCGCTTTTGGTTTCGATTCTTTTGGTTTCGATCCCGCTGCAACAGCAGCTTCCAGACGAGAAGTAGCAGCGTCACGGTCTTCCTGCTCATATACATAAACAGGACTGCGTGGCACTATTATCTGGTCTGAGTCTTGCCCTTCGCGATACATCTTATCGAATTCAGCATCAGAGTAACGAGGACCTGAGCCATATTCAACTGTGCTGGAGGTTTCAGTAATCTTTTTCTTAGGAGGATTACTTGCTGTGTTTGGTATACCAGGATTAACTGTTGGTTTGGGAGCAGGAGAGTCGGAGTCACGGCTAAACTTGTTGAACATAGAGGAAAAGAATCCTCCACCTTCTTCAACTTCACGCTCGGTAGTATCTATCATCTTAGTGATGCGTTCGGTTGAATCAAGTTGACTATCTTGAATCTCCCTAGATACTTCTCCAAGTTCTTCCTGTTGATCTGCTCCAAACTTAAAGAAGTTTTCAATGGAGTTTTGTGTAGTGGTAGAATCATCTAACACATCAGCACCCACATCGTAAATCTTTTCAGCAGCTTTCTCACCAAGATCAGCAAGACCTAATTCTTCAGCAGCAAAATATCCTGCAACGCTACCAAGCAATCCACCTATAGCCGTACCGACCAGTGGAACTACACTTCCTATAGCTGCCCCAGCTGCGGCACCTGCCAATGCTCCAGATTGTTTTCCTGCAAATCTGCCTAATAAACCAGCAGTGCCTTTATCACGCTCTTCCTCTGTAGCGTATTCTTGTTCACGCTGGGCAACAACGTCTTGATACAAAAACACACTATCTAAGGCTGAACCAACAAGGCCACCAGCACGTACAGACTTTAAGCCGCCTAATTTTGAATCAACAGGTAGCTTAGTTTTAACATCAGGTGTTACCGTAGGCTTTATACCAGGAGCCGCTGCGTTGGGAGCAGAAACAGTATCAGGTACAGCAGGAGTACTGGGTGACATTACTTTAGCAGCAGCGTAGCCAGCTCCAGCTAGGCCTGCTGTAGCAAGCAATGTTCCTGTTGTTAGAAATGAAGAATCTTCCTCAACAGGTTCAGCTTTAGCTTTTTGTTGTGCCAGTTTACGTTCGCGGCTTTCAAGTCTGATTTGACCTAAACGCTTTTCATCGTAATCATCTTCGGATAATGCCTCTAGTCTCTCACGCTCAACACGGATTTCATCTTCTTCAGCAGCAATCTGTTCAGGACTTAAAGTGTTCCCGCCAAACGCACCGGATAAACCCCCCATACCATACTTAGTAAGAGCGCTATCAGCGATAAGAGCTCCTGTACCAGCGAGTAATGTGCCGCCTGCGATAGTAGCTAAGTTGTCACGTATGCCATTGTACACCCAACCAGCAGCACGTCCAAATTTACCGCCTGCTTTTGCTTTTGGTGCGTCAGAAGTATTGTCAGGAAAGTCTGCATCTATACGTGTAGGAAGATTGATTTCATCTACAACAGTCGGTAAATTCATACGACGAGAAGGTTTAGCATCTACGTCGGGACCAACTGTGCGTTTACGTTGTTTACCGTATTCGCGTACATCAGCATTAGTTTCTTTCTTAGGCTTACGGCGCTGCTCTGCTTCAGGCTCTACAGTGCGTTTACGTCTGCGGCTAGGAATATCGTCGTCAACATCAGGCATACGTCTTGACGAACGACGGCGTTTAGCATCAACATCAGTGTCACCTTTGCCCTTACCACGGCGGCGCTTCTTGCGTTTGCCAGGCATATCGAAGCCAATAAGATCATCGAGGAGTCCTAGTAAACCATCGCCCATGTCAGTTTGTTGGTTCAACAGGTTCTGCTGGTTTGCTTTGCTTTGGATAGCCATGTTGGCTTCTTTACGCAACGCATCTTTCCTACGTTGTTTCTCGGCTGCCTTGTACTGCTTGTCCAAAACATCGTACATGCTCTCAAGTAATTCAGTTTGTTTTTCTGATTGTGCATGTATAGCAAGTAATCCGCCTTCAAGCATATCCAAGTCGATGTCAACAATTTCCTTGTCATCATCTGATTTAGATACAGTAACATTTATCTCTGGAGGCAGACCAGCATCGACTTCAATAGCGGGTTTATACTCACCCTGACGCCGATTGATCATGTCTGTACCAGGAGTAACTACATCAACAAGTTCCTGCATATCATCATGTAGGAGTTCTGCTTGATCTAGCATAGCGCCGAAGAAATCGATAGAGTTATCCAACAAGTCATGGACATTACTATCGATTTGCGTGAGTTGGATTTCCATCAATCACCTCTCGGTCGTCGTTGCGCCTTCTTCATACGGGCAGCAGCAATTTTATCTTGTTTATCTTTCTGATAAGCGCTGTGCCAATACAACAATTTCTGCAAAGGTGTATCTTCACCTAGAGTGCAGTGCAATTTACCCATCAATGTGTACTGCATATTCATAACGCTGTCGCTTGATACAACAGGCAGCGAGTTGAACCCATCAAGCTCTTTTGTAACTGTAGGACTGTGACCGCAATCACCACATAAAAGTTTGTAGGATAACGAAACCGAATGCTTGTATTTATCACGCAACGCAAATGAGTATGCGTTTTCTTCTGCTATAGATTCACCTAGTGATTTGAACTGATCCAGTTTCTCTTGTACTGTCTTACCGTTTAACCACAACAGCAGATTGCGGAATTGAGAAAGCGAAGGCCATTCATTCAAATCTTCCATGTCGTCAAGGACTATAGCATCGTGCAATGTTGGAAGTGAATATGTGGTGCCTACATCGGTATAGTAAGATGACCAGTCAACACTGGGAATGATATAGCTGTACATATATGGATAGAGAAGTTGTGTGTTCTTCCTACCACAAGTGCGCCGTTCCAAGTTTTGGGCAGCTAGTTCCTGCTTTCCTAATTCAAACTTACCTAGAACTATATTGCGCGGGTCATCTATGTCAGAAATGACTTGAGCCAGACAGTCCCACGTAGAAGTTATTGGCGCATCGGTGTAGCTAAGCTTCCTGATATACGAGAATACGTAGCCAATCTCGTCCAGTGTTATGCTCAGTATATCACTGTCATCCAATCCAACACAAACATTACGAAGTAACAAGAACACATCACTTGGTCTGTGCATGTTCCTGATGGCTTCTATCATAGGCATATCTGCTAAACAAAGCTGCCTTATATAGAGGCTGGAAAAACGATAAAAGCGGTAACCCGTAGGTAAACCGCCTATAAAATGTACTGGTAGTGTCATCTGAAGAAAGAGTGCGCTGATACACTGTAAGTACGTGAGTCCGTCTGCGCCTTACATAAATCACAAGGAGGACACTGTAACTCATGCACTATACCGTGGGTGGTAGACACATAGAACTTAGAAGCATCATCTATCAATTCAACGGCATTTTCCAACCCACGCAACGTATTTATTCTGTCCGTAAGTGTGTGGCCATATTTTAATGGATTTAGGCAGCTGGCCATAGGCAGAAGTTTACGCAGTCGTGGTTGCTCTGCATACAGCTTTTTGTATTCTGGTATTGTGTCCACACGTGGAATAATGAAATCTTCCGTTTCTTGTTGTGTTTCATCTATATAGCGCAAGTTGGCTATGATAGTTGGAACATCAATTGACTTGCGATTGTTGTGGCCGCAGTCCTGCAAACTTCCACGATAGTGATTTTCGTAGTTGTTCTGCATGTGTGTGACAATGCGATTTATTTTACCAGGACTGAGATTGGTAAACATAAAGTTCTGTGGATCTATACGCATAGCAGATGCCAACATATCATCGTCAGGAACAGCTCCAGTGAAAGCAATTTGAAGATTTGTACCTGAACACGTCCACAGCCATTCAATAGGTGATTTTGGAAAAGTAAGAACACGGATAATTGATGCAAACGCATAGAAGTCGCCAGATGTCATAAGGTCGTTTAAACCACTGGCAGCCTGCACAGCTTTGACAAAAAGAGTTTCATCTTCAGTTTCTACGCTGGCACTGCACATCATCATTTCTTCTACACCAAATGCCCGGACAGTAATCTGGTCAGGCGTATTCGGGTACAATATTCCACGAGAAGCTAAATCAGTTTTATTCATAACATGGGTATTCATAACGATCTCCGTCGGCTCTTTGTTCTTATGTATTTACAGATGATCCCTGACCTACTCTAAGGATTTGAGCCGTACAAGCCATCTGAATATTCAATCTCACCCGGTTGTTTTCTTGGTTGAGTGCTAGAGTTGATATAGATATTGGCCACACATTGTAAACTGTAGACGTACCTATATCTTCGTTTTTGGTATTCATCAGAGTAACAGGTAAGTTTCTCCAATAAACAGCAGGAACATTGTATCCACCGGACAGTGGATTCTGGACAAGGTGCTTCCAAGTAAGGAAGTAATCCATAGCGCTTAACTTCTGGTCTTCGTAAACAGTAAGCTCGAAACTATCGATGCTAGATGTTCCTGGTAAAGACAGAGTTGTAGCTGCTATTTCCTTAGTGTTCTGGTTGAACTGAGCAAAGGGCAATCCAACTTCCTCACAATAAGATGTAGGAAGTGTTTTACCTGCTATGTCTGGAAACGCACGTAAGTACCATTTCCAAGCAAGCAACGGCTCACCAGCGCCACTATGCACCTGCCTCAACTTATTGATGTCGAGCAGTTCTTTTCCCATTAACCGACCGTCATATCAAATGTATCGAATAGGGTACGAGCGGCATTGGATTCTATTGTCGACCAGAAAGCATCAGGCAACTTCTTGTTATCTGGTTTACGAGAAGACATAACTTCATCGTACCAACTATCTACCATAGCAACAAAAGACGACTTAATGTTTTGTATTGCACGAAGTACATCTTGGTTACGGAAAGCAAGAGCAGCTAGCAGGCTGGAAGCATGTTTAGCATGTGTCTTTGACCGTTGGCCGATAGTAACAAGTTTCTCGCATAAGTCTTCTGGAACCTGAGCGGCTTTAAGATTCTGCTTGATAGTAGGCAACGACACGAAAAGAGTTCCTTGCCTCATTACAGTAGGTGACGCATGTGTTTTAATCATTGTCTTTCCTTATAATATCACGGACATCAGATGGTAAAGCTTGCCATCAATACGAGCAGAGCCAAATTCTACATCAACTGTTCTATCCAGTTTTTCAACAGCGCGTTCACTGTCGTCTTCCCACTTACCGTAAGCTAATGGCTGGAGCCCTTTCTTGTCTTGATATTGACGCAGTACAGGTTCAGCATCATAGTAATAGTAGACTTCCCCAGGAAGCATTTCTTGGGCGAACAAAAACTTAATCTTGTTCATACCAGGAACTTTGATTTTTTGCAGCTTAGCAGTAACCAATTTGTCTTCGCGTATTTGCGATTTGAACGGGCTAGTTCCTGTAGGAGCAGCCGCTTTTGGTTGAGCGTCAGGCTTGCTTACTTTAACGAGTGTGTCGAGTTGTTCAGGGCCAGGCAACACAGGTCTGCCATTTACCTTACCTTTATAAGGCTTTGACGCATCCAGTAGACGTTTAAGCACTTTAGGCTCAAACTTAAACTGTATAGATACATCACTTTCGTGGACAACTACAACTTTTGATTTAGTTGCCAGTACACCAAATCTGTCATTCTGATCGAAGTCAAGATCATACGCACGGTGGACGTTCTTGAACATCAGAGGCTTTTTACCTGTGTACTTGTACCACTTGTAATCTGCTTCTGTTTTCTTAGAGGCAGATAGAGATAACATCAGGAGCTTTATACTCATCCTTTACCTGCCTTTTGAATGTTTACAATGGTTTGAATACGGCGTACAAGGTTGTTGTACTCCATTTTAAGGCGCATGGCCTCTGCACGTTTCTTAGCGTGTTTCACAGGGTCACCGCGACGCAGATGAATACTATCCAGCCTAGAGATTATCTTGGCACGAATATTCTTCAAACGCTTACGGAGTTGCTGTAGCTGAGTACGTGTTAAGTGTTTGCGTCTTGGACCAAAACGGCGCTTACGAGGACCACGATAGATATAAGGCTTTGTCGTGTTTACGTCTGCATAAGAAACCGATACTGATATAAGCATAATACACTCCAGAAACAAAGAAGGGGCCGTAGCCCCTGTCTTTTATTATGCACCAGCAATAATACCAGCAGGGCGCGCCATTGGGTTTTGAACGCGGGTGTAGTCATCGAACGCGAACTCTACGTTACAAGGCAAAGCTGTAGCCATACCGTCGAACGTAAGGTCTTGTACTGCTTTAACCCAGAAGCCGTGAATTTCATATGACTCTTTGGTAGCACCTTTAGCATCAAAGATGTTTAAGGTTGCAGTAACGGCGTATTCAGATTTGAACAAGCCACGTTGTTCTTCTGTAGTACGTTCAATGTTTGCCCAGTCTTCACAGATTTTGTGAATACGCATGTCAGCGTTTTCCACGAACTCAGCACTGATAGTACCAGAGAAAGTTTTACGGCCTGCATAACGCAGCGTGTGACCGTGAGCTTCCTGTAATACTTCTTCAATTGTCTGACCGGGTTTGATGAACGTCTTACATTGCAGACGGAACGCACGGCCACCGTCTGAAGGAAGTCCTGGCGGCAATGCTGGGATAACTAACTCAAAGCTATCTGACAGCAAAGGATCGCCTACGGACTTAAATTCACTTAATGTTACCTTAGCCATTATCTCGCTCCATTAACTGCGATCAACTAAACTTTCAGCAAAACGGATAGCACCACGTTTAGGAACAATCGCGTTAAGATGAATACGTTTCGTGTACCGTGTTGGATCGAGGAACACGTCACACACCAGGTCACCATTAGCAACCCATTCGTTTGGATTGTTGCGGCTGTCGCACACAACGTCATACCAATCCAGACCACGGTCAACACGGATAGGCTCAAGCATATCACGCATCTGACGGTTAATCTGAGACTGAAGGAAACTGTCGTTCGGCTGGAACACAGAAGACAGTTGACCGAAACGTACAATACGATGCAGTATTGCTAACAAGCGGCGCACACCGATGTCGTTCAGTGGAGACTCAACACCGTACAGTGTATCTGCGTTCCAAATCACGTTACCATAGCCGCTCATGTTGCGGATATAGTTGATTTGGTTCTCAGTCAGTGCATTGCGGTCACCTTGATCGTAGTCATAGCCAAGTGCTTCAACACCGGACAACACACCACGATTTGTACCAGCAGGAGCAAACCAAGATTTGGCTACACGGTCTGTACGTGCAAACACACCACCAACTTTACCACTCGGAGGAACAAAGTAACTGCGAGAGTTATCATCATCAAACAGTTTGAGATAAGGAGCATACAATGCAGCCGTAGAGCTGTTCATGTTCAATGTGTTACGACGGAAGTTGATTGCACGGTCAGGACGTACTAAGTTTTCTGGTAAGTCCAACACAGCTATACAGTCAAGGCGATTAGCAGCAATCTCATTGATTTTGTGCAGTATTGCCTCATTGGTATAGCCAGCACTCATTAAGATGTCCACGTCTACTTCTTCGTAGTCACGGTACAGGTCCCACGCACGGAGATAGTCACCGATTGTTGGGTCAACACCGTTATCACCACCGAAGAACTGGCCGTTGTTAACACCAGTAAGAGCATCAGAAGGACCACCAATGATTGCATTAATCAACACAGGCTCGTCAGTCTGTTGGAACTCAGGATGGTTCCAGTTGAAACGTACACGAATGCGGTCACTGAAAGTATTAACCACATCTTCTACGAATAACTGTTTACCGTCTTCTGATTTTTTGTAGAAAGTAGTACAGGCATACTTCTCAACAGGTACGCTTGAATCGCCTTCATACACTTCGATAAAAAACTGCTGGTAGTCTGGATCGTTTACATCTGGGTACATCACTACGTACAGGTCATCGCCCCACTTGCCGGGATTCTCTGCACTGATTAACATGATGTCGTTACCAGTTAAAGCAGCTTGTGCTGGGTCAGTCATACCTTGTGCCAGTTTAATAGGCGCACAGAAATTGCTTACTGTACGAATCATAATACCAGCGAACTTGGCATCCCGAGCAACACGGGTATAGAACAGGCTGTTACTTTCCGTCAGGAAATGCTCAGCACAGTGAATACCGTAGCTTGTCTTTGGATCTTTTTTACCGAACAGCGACTTCAATCGTCCAGTGTCAGTTAATTTCACACGTTGCATGACAGGACCGCGATGGCTAGCAGCACAAATTACACCTGTTGATACAGAGAATGTACGCTGGCCTACGGCACGATCAATTTCACTTGTGTAAACACCTGCACTGGGATTATTAGGCCGTATGGACATAAGTGTTCTCCAGTTGTGTCTTCATCAATAAATTATGAATACTGTATGGTACAGCGAATAGGATCTTCATATTCACCGACTACAGTAAGCTCGCCCAATATAGGTCCCATCATAATAAACATCTTATCAGGAACAGCGAATAATATTGGGTCAGTCATACCAGGAAGCTTGTACATGAGCCGGAATTTGTGTGCGGCTGTAATACTGATGAAGCGGGTAATTTTACCTTCCTCGATGACGTGGGCAGAAGTCAAGGACACAGCGGTGTCCAAGCTAGTTATAGCAGCATCAGGCCCAATGCGTACACTGGACGAATTGTGCAAGATAGATTCACGGGTATGTTGCGTAGTACAGACACCTTGCACACTGAAAGTAAGTGTTTTTCCAGATTGCCTGTAGCGATTTATACGCATATCTTTGACTGACATCAAGGCACCTCCACTGCAGGGCTGTTACCAGCAACAATATTAGTTGTCACACGTCCTTCGTTATTAATCTTAGGAACGGCTTTGTATTCACCGAATTGACTACGCATTTCCAGTGAATGGTTTATTTTGTAAACGCGAGGTCCGTCAGTAGCTTCATTACTCGAAGTAGGGAACGCAACTGATCTTGCACCTTGAACTATTACGTTCCAGGAATCAGTACCACCCTCATCATCTGCCTCTATAGTAACGCCAGTGTACAGTGCTTTTGTACAGCAAGCTATACTAAGACGTTCAACAAGCTTACAGGCTGATTGAAGGCTATTTGTTCTTATCTCAAGCTCACAGTTAATGTTTGACCAGAACTTATAATGCTTGAGTATGTAAGTGTTATCCATGTCGCCAGATATAGAAAGTCCTGAGCCTGAACGCGCTGTCACACGTGGATTAGGAGCATCATCTGAAACGCCAGCGGATGATATTTTGATTATTGCAAACGGATATAAATCAGTGTCGTCATTTTCAACGCCACGGGCATCCTTTCTATGCTTTCTTATAGCTTCAATTACCGTCTCTTCATCGGTTATCCAAATAATATCGATACCGAATAGTTTACGGAATTTCATCATAAAAGCATTGATGGTAATCTCTATTCCAGATTCATCGCCAGTTATGTTTGCTGCCATTTCGGGAACCCAAAGCAAAAAACCCAGAGCAAAGTCACCTCGGCTCTGGGTTCAGTTTTAAACGAGACTTAGTAGGTTGTGTTTTGCTAGGTGAAGGTGAGAGGGCATCACCTGCATAGCACAACATTACGTTTCGCTGTCTGCCCCTTCCGATGTATCAGCACAGGTGCGTTCTGCTTCCATACTGATTGAGATTTGACGCGAAAGTGAAGCCAAGCTTTCAAGTTCAACATCGTGGCCTAAATCACCAAAGTCACTGCTTGTAACGGAGAGGTCGGGTGCACTAGATTGCAGCAAGAAACGTACAGCTTCTTCGCTATCAGGCAGAGCCATTGAGTTCACAAACAGTTGACCGGCTTCTTCCACGTTGCCGTTCCTTAAACTTACTGCGGCTAGCGCTACTAATGCCAACGCAGAACATCTTGCCATAGCGGTCTCCTACTTGGAGAAGTTGGGGACTAAGCCCCAACTATTAACGCTTGGCTTTTGCTACTGAGCGTGGGTTGGCCAGAACGAAAGACATGATTTCGTTCAGTAACCAGCCCTTAGTAGTTTCACCCTGATTCTCGCCAGAAGTCGGACGAGAAGTGATACCACCACGCACGTTCATTACACCGTGGTTCTCACGGTCAGAAACAACATAGATGTCACCACGATCCAGAACACGTTGGTTCTCAGGACGGTAACCGTCTGTCATCAGTTCCAGGCCGTACAGTGTACCAACTTTACCAGTCATTACCAGTTCATACTGGGCAACTGGAGTCAGAGCATCAGCCCACTGAGGTTCAGCGATGATGTCTTCCCAGAAGTTGTTGGCGATCAGAGCTTTAGTAGCCGGCAGGTTCCAGTCAGTAACCTGAGTACGCAGTGCACCGATAACAGCAGGAGTTAAACGGCCTGAAATCAGAGTGATGTTGTTAGCAACACCGACAGTCATATCAGCAGCACGTTTCCAAATGCGGTCGCGGCCAGTAACCATTGCTTCCAGAGCTTGACCGTAAGCGTGGTCCAGCAAATCGTGAGTAGCCTGACCCAGGTCTAACTCAGATACACGGACGTTTGCTTTCAGTTCAAATTCCTGAGGGAAGAAGTAACGGTCTTTGATCAGCTGGTAACCCATTTGAGTCGGGCTAGTAGCCACAACAGCTTGAACATCGTGACGAGGCATTGGCACACGTGGCGCTTCACCTTGACGCAGTTCGTTGATCATTACCAGGCTTGACATGAAGCCTTGACGGGTTTGCTGTTCACGGACGTCTTCAGAAATGGTAGCACCTAAAGATGCCCACAAATCAGCGTCAGCGTGTGCCGCTTGCAGAATGTCGCGCTTATCAGCGTTTGACATTGAAGCGAAAGTTTTCTGACCTTCGTTAACAGCAACAATTTGACCGCTGGCTAAAGCCATCATCAAAGCTTGTTGTTGTTGCAACAGGTCTTTAAAACCAGAAGCGTTGATTTCACCAGTTGAGCTGCTAAGGGCTTTCATACCCTGACCAGGCAACACCAGATCCGCTAAATCGCCGCCGTTGGCCAGACGAAATGTTACACCCTGCTTAGGTAAGTTCTTCATACCTTGTATCTCCAAAATTGTTCAACCGAGAACTCAGCGCCTAATTAGGCGCGGATTTCCAGACGTAAGAAAGACGATTCAGCAGACGGGCTGCCTAACACAACTACGTTGGTCAGCAGAGTACCGTTGCCGCCAACTGTGAACATACCGTTCTGGCCCAGTTTCGGGTGAACAACAGAAGTCCAGTCAACAGACGCATCAAACATAGAAGTTTCGATAGTACCACGCTGAACAACACCAGTAGAACCGAACTCAGCAGAAGCTGTGTTGACACCGCCCAGGTGATCACCAGTGAATTGCTTAGCTTCAGAAGCCAGCAGTTCGTAGTGGTACTGAACAAATACTGATTTACCTACGTCAGCGGTATTGAAGAATACGTCTTTACCGTTAACAGTAGCAGTGCCTGCATCACCGGCAGAAGTACCTGCGCTGATAGTTGCTTTAGTGCCAGCAACTTTAACCAGCAACTGGCCAGTAACAGGAACGCGGTTCAGACTGATTTTGCCGCCAGTAGGAATTACGTGTTCTTCGACCATAGTCGCACGTGAAGGAGGCAGGTTAACGCTCATGTTCAGACCAGCGAAAGTTTCACCTTCAACGCCAGTAGAAGTAGATACGTAGGTCTTACCGTCTTCTTTGACGTAAACCAGAGCATAACCTTCTTCGTTCAGCGCCAGGCCAGGAAGGATATCGAACGGGTTGGTCTCGAAGAACTGTGATTGCTTGTAGTTCAACATAACTGTTTTCTCCAGAATTATTTAAGCTAAGTATCTAAGCACCGTGTGCCTTGAAACTTAATGACTTAGTTTTTGCGTGCCGCGGCAGCCAATAAATTACCCCAACCGGTACCAGCCTTGCCTTTAGCACTCGCAACAGCTTCTAACTGTTGTGGTTCTTGCTGGACAGACTGTTGCTGATTGGATTTCTTCACATCCCAGTCACTCAGACGTTGTTCAACATCCTTGTGGCCGGCTGCCTGATAGGAAGCTTGCGCTACCATATCGGCGTATGAGTTCTGTACTTCAAGCGGCTGAGACAACAAGTTCATAGCTGCTTCAACAACCATCTGGCTGGCTTGGTCGCCAGTGTCCTGGAAGGCTGTGTGTACAATCTGCTCTGCATTACCAACACCAGCAGCACTTAACGCCGCAATCAAACGATTAATCGTTGGGTTAGTTTTGCCTTTAAACACACCACGGTTGATACCCATGCTGGCAGTAGCCAATGCAGCCATCAAACGAGTTTTAGTTTCTTCACGCTCAGCGTCTACCTGTTGCAGAGTTTCCTGAACACGGGCTTCGGCTTTAGCCATGATTGCATGTTCAACAACTGCTTGAACATCGATATCTGGATTGATACGGGCGAAGCCGTAATCAGTCAGAGCCTGTTCAATACCATCAGCGTTAGCAGTAGCAATAACTGCGTCACGGAAAGTAGGAGTTGAGAAGATGCGTTTCAGTTCAGCATTACCGTCGACGGCAGAGGCAGTAGCTACTGCAACTGGAGTACGGTCATAGAATGCTGTCCAGGTGATTTCGCCACCGATTACACCACAGTTCGCAACAGCAAACAGCTTAGCATCGAGGTTACCGCCAGTAGAAGCTGCTATTGCAGTCAACATATCAACGTCCAGTTCATCAACAGGTTCACCTGTATGAGTACCAGCAGATGATTCAGATTCCAACTCACCGTCTTCATCTTCATCGCCTGTATAGGCATCGTCATCCAAGTCTTCATCCAGGTCTTCATCGTCAGATGATTCAGATTCCAGTTCGCCGTCTTCGTCTTCGTCGTCGGCATCCAGATCGTCTAAGTCGAGGTCAAGATCGAGGTCTTCGTCTTCATCAGACTCCTCTTCTTCCTCGTCTTCGTCTTCTTCATCACCGTCAGAAGCCTGAGCTTCTAAACGTGCCAATTCGGCATCAAGATCAAAGTCGTCTTCGTCGGATGATTCAGATTCCAACTCACCGTCTTCATCTTCGTCTTCATCCAACTCCAGGCCTTCGAGGTCTTCATCATCACCATCGAGATCCAGGTCAGCGTCTTCGTCGTCACCGTCTTCATCATCAGATGAAACTGAGAAAAGTTCTTCCAGTTTATCCATTTCAGCAGACAGAGAATGTAAGCAACCTGAGTCCTGTGGATCTAACAGGCCGCCGCCACATGAAGGACATACAGTCACATCAGAACTGGTACTTACGATAACATTACCGCAAGTGTCTGAATGAGAACATAAGTACAGGTGGGCTTCAACTTGTTTACCATCAGAGGCTTCTGCTTGGAACGGAGTCTCTGACTCAACTTGTTCCAGGTCGTCCATACCTTCAACTGGGTCAACATTAAAATGTACCGAGTTGTGGCTAATGAAAGTACCGCTCTCTGAGGTCAGAGTAACAGTGTCTTCACCGCGACAGGCAGCAGCAAAAGAGTCACGCGCTTCTTCAGCAGTAGGAGCAGCTACGATTACGATTGGCTGGTCGGTAGTACCGGCACCAGTTTCACCTTCATCAGAGCTGAGTGCTTCAATTTCAGAATCGCTTAATTCAGGGATTTGGGTGCTGCACTGTGGACAATATTCTAAGTCAGAAGACTCAGAAAGTAAGTGGGCACCGCAACCATCAGCACAGATGGTGTAATTAACTGTCACTTTGTCACCAACAGAGGCTAATGCTTGGAACGGCATATTACCTGTGTAAGGGGTCAAGTCATTCTGACCTGTAAGCGGGTTGTACGGCTCTGTAGCAGAGGCGTGTGTCACGAAAGTGCGTTTATCGCTGTCTTGAAAAACAGCTACACTACCTTCCTGTGCATACGCTACTGCGGCAAACAGGGCCTGCGCTTCATGTTTAGAACGACCAGCGACAACGATACCAGAGTTACCTGGTTCCTTTTTACGCTTGATCATCGGTTTCTCCTTTCGGATTGTTTAGAACACCACACAGAGTCTTCTGATTCTGCATATATTAAAATTAAGTTTCGCAGAAAAATATCTACGAAAATACCGGTATTTTTAGCAAATAATTTACCGGTATTTTTCAGCGAATTTTCGAGACATTACAGCGTAAAATCATCAGTAAGTTTCGATTGATTTGTAGAATTTTTCAAGTCCTTTTAGATTAGGAGAATATCCATGATCTCCGACCATCTTGAAGAACTCTGCATTTTTCAAATCCTTCAAAGGATTGTTTTCGCGTAGCTCACCTTTGGGATGAATATAATCAGCGACGAACGTATCCCAATCGACACCATACGACCGCATTTCTTGAGCAAATATAAAGAACTTTTGCCATTGAGCTTGATCGTCTCCGTTCAGGTCAGTCAACGAATAGTGTTGAATGTCTGAATCGGATAGTGGTTTAGGATAAACTACGATGCCGAACCTGTAGCGACTCTCAGGAAGTTTCCTTGTTATCGATTCAGGTATATCAGCAGGAGCTATAAAACGTGAGTGACCTTTCGGCTGCGTTCCTAAGCTGAAGGGACGCAAACGCATCCCATACAGGTATTCTTTAGCTTTAGCAATACTGACTAATACGCGCATTAGATTTTATTCGCTATAGTCTTTTTGCGGGCTTTAGAGGCAGCAGCGTCTTTGATTGCTGTTTTAGGATCTGCCTTCAATGCAGCTCTGGCTTTACCTGCTTCACGTAACTTTTTACTGAAAGCCTTCAACGTACCGAAATTGATTTTAACTGCTTTACCCATAATAGAGCGCATCAGTTTAATCAAACTGTTTTTATGTTTGATAGGAACTTCTTTACCTGCTATCATTGCTTTCAGAGTATCTTTATCTTGTTTCGTTGCTTCAGGTGCTGCTTTATCTTCAGCAGCAGCTTTGGCGGCTTTCCCAGGCTTTGTCAAAATAGATGACTTAGAAGGAACTGCCTTAACTGTAACATCGGAGAGCTTCAGTTTTTTATCAGCAGGTAGTGAAAGCTTTTTGAATTTAATGGCATCAACAATACCTTTGCGTTCGCCGACAAGTGCAGCAATTGCCTCAGCTATCTCACGGGCCTTCTCATTGTACTGGGCACGTGTGAATTTAGGTCCGATTTTCTCACGGAGTTTTTGTTTCATAGCAACCAGTTTGGCTTGCTTTTTGATAGTGTCGTTGTATGCTTTAAGTGCCGCAGCAACAACGGCTTTAGTTTTTGCGTCGGCTTGAGCTTGAACACGTGGATGTACTTTGCGTTTCGCTTTAGGCTTGATACCGCCTTTAACCATACCACTACGCATCTTAGTTTTTTGTGCTTTTGACGGTCCTGCACTCTCACTAACAAATACTTTGATTTTCATACGAAAACTCCTTTAATATGTAGATTATTTCTTGTTTGGTAAAAGGCGTAGTAATGAACGTACAGCCTCAAGCTCTGCCTTAACTGCTTGTAATTTTTTACCTTTAGGTTTTTCTTCTTCGAGAATATCGAGTAATTCATTTTCTCGGTCACTTAGCCGTACGAATCCTTTTCCTTCAAGAGAAGGGAATTTGGATAGTATAACTGCTTTCATTGATGCTTTGCGACGTTTCAACATTTCAGCATTAGTTAATGGCTTAGCTGCTATAGTTGGTTTTTTCGGAGCAGAACTTTCACTCACAAATATTTTGATTTTCATGTTATGCTCCAGTTCAACTAAATTTAAGAATGTTGTTTATGTGTTCTTCGTAATTGCTGATGCCAACAATTACAAATTCTTCCAATGCGAACGCAGCTTCAGCGAAAGTTTTTACAGGTATTTCTTTGACGAATTTCCTGTCTTCGACCAGATACGCTTTTTTGGTATCACTAATGTAAACAATAGCATTCAAAGGATAGACTATATTACCAACAAGAGATTTACCGATGTAGTATGTTCCTATGACTACTGCTTTACTTCTAATGCCTTTATTAGGACCATCAATTTGAGCCGGGTATTTATGTGCCGCAGTTACTTTGGTTGTAAATTCGTTTTTAGTATCTAGTGCTTTATCAATAGCAAACTTACGGACCATTTGCATAGCAAGTTGTATTCCTGTCTTTGAAGAACTGGAACTCTCACTCACGAATACTTTGATTTTCATGCAAACTCCTAGTCTAAATTGATAGTTGATTTAATATCAGGGTGCCAACCTTCACGACGAACCATAGCTACAGCATTTACTTCCGGGTGCCATGCGTATTCGCCTATGTCACCTGTGGTAGGATCGACGTTGTCCCACCGCAGCACTACTTGGTTACCATTAGCCTGTTTACGTACTATGTCTGCACTGTACCTTCCAGGATTAATCTTCATCGCAGTCTTTATAGACATAGGGACTTCGATTGTCCTGACATACATTGAAGTGTTCTTACCTATAAGCATCCTTTCATGTATATAAGGTGAGCTTTCAACATAGATACGAATTGCGTAGTCCGATGCTTGATCTTTCTTGCTTAACAGCAGTTTAAAGATAGTGGCATGTGCTCCTGCTGTTTTAGGATTAAATACACGTACACCATGTTCGTTCTTACGCAAGTTCTCGACCAGCTTAGCTACGATCTTAGGCATATAGGCAGGTACACTGTGTTTTTCCACTATACGATTGTACATGGTTTCAGATACCGTGAAGCGCCAAGGAGAAGTTCCAAATAAAACAACAACACCGTATCCTTTATCATCGTTAGCTAATAAGAATGTGGAACCCTTAGATATTCCATGTACGTGTACGCTGTCTTCGATAGGAATTAGGCGTACTGCTTTGCGGAACATTAAACCGTCAAACTCGTCCGATTTACGTAATTGGACGGCGCTCTCGCTTACAAACACTTTGATTTTCATACAAGGTTCCTTATTTATTCGAGGGCTTACCGTTCTTCAAATAGTTATTCTGGAAATACTCTTGAGCTATTTCCCATCCAAGAGGAGTAACGAGTCCACGCGCAGACGTGCCGTGCACCATATACTCACAAAGAACCGCCCACGCTTCTGACGACCACGGATTGCTATATCCTGGATGTTCAAACTGGTCAGGATGCAATTCTTTATTCTCAGAATACATACGCTTGAATTTTGTTACGTCAGTTTGTTTGACAATACCTGAGTACCACATATAGTGGGCAAGTTCGTGTGTTATAGCCTGTGCCACAATCTTTGTATCTAACACACCGCCGTTAATCTGAGTAAGTTGTCCACGATTGATAATCAGGAACGACTTACTACGCATCTGGTTAGCTTGCGTTATAATACTGATCATCGTAGCATAGTCAAAACTTTCAGCTAAATACAAACGACTTCCTTTATAAGGAACGATTGATCCAGTATGCTTTAGTGCCTCAGTTACCATATCGAGAATGTCTGGCTGTATCGGATAGATAAGGGCCGTCTTACCTGACTTAGATCTGAATCTAGTCGGATTCGGCAGCATCTGTATTGGAATCGGAACGGACGTTTTTCCTACGATAGGGCGATTGTTAATCTTCTTTGGTACAGATAGCTTCAATCTTTCACTTGGCGCATTGGCAGGTATTACTGATTTAGGCATAACAGGCAGCGCTGGACTATCTGCTTTATTATCCGGTGTAGCCTCAGACAACGATTCTTGTTTGATTCGTTCTGTTGTCAGTGTAGGAAGCGTCGGCATATTTGTCATAGGACGTGATTTTGCCAGAATAGATTGCAGTACATCTTCCTTTATAGGAGTAGGCACTAACTGTCCATCGAGACCTAGACAGAATGCTTTGGCCTTATACAAGGCATAGTAGATTTGTCGTGGATTAAGAGTTACTTGCCCTACTTTGATAGGCGCAGAGTCTAAATATCTGAAATAAAACATGGTTAAAGCTTCCAGAGTGTATTTGCTATAAATTACTGTTCTGTAGGCAATGGAAATGAAAACGGCTGACAAAATGCCAGCCGAATCATATTATGCACGTTTGGCTTTAGCAAAAGCCGATGCGTCACTTGGACTGAGTGAAACGTAAGTGTCGCCCAGTTTGACAATAACTGTAGAGCCGCCCATAACACCTTGAGCTTTAACAACTGCTTTTTCGCCAAGTGTATCAGTGAACCATTTAGCGGCGCTGTCCAGGGCTGCTTCACGGGAAGCTTTTTGGGCATCCTGAATACCGGAAATGATTTTCTGCTGGGCTGCAATAGATTTGATGTGCTGTTTGATAGCAGATTCGGCAACCATCATTTCTTTTTCAACGGCAGCCGGTAATACGCCTTTGGCATACACAGGCAGCAACAGGCGAACAGTAGCGCTAAGCTTAGAACGTAATGCAATTTTAACTGCACGACGAGCTAAGTAAGTAGTGCTTTGGCCTTTCTTGCCTGCTTGTTTTGAAGCATCAAAGTCAACAACCTTTGACTTGGCGGAAACAACATAATACTTTTCAGGCTGAGGTTTAAGTGAGCTTGATACCAACGATGTAACTTGTTTGATAATCGCCGAAGCTGCTTTACCTACACCGTTTACAACAACAGTGATAACCAAAGTCTTTAAGTCAGGGCCAGTTTTGCGTTTCTTCGCTGTAACAGTAGGTTTAGCAGAAGCTATACCTTCAATAGCAGTGATAGCTTTGGCAACAACACGGCCTTCTTTCAAACCTAAACCAGGAACTGTATAAACCAATTGGGTAGAAGTTTTAGCTGGCTTGACTTTTGGTTCGTGTGTAAAATCCGACGCAGCTTTTTCTATCTTTTTGGACAAAGCAGCCAGAGCAGTTTGATTAACGAAGCCGTCCTTTGCAACAACTGACGCACTCGTTGAAACCAAAGCGCCTTGCAATGGGTCCAAAGCTAATGTCACTTTCATCATTATTCCCCTAAGTAGAGAAGGGTGAGACTGATGTATCTCACCCAAACAGTTTAATTACCACCACCGCCACCAACACGGCAACGGCGACTATCATATACACCAGGCATAGCCAACTCCTATAGTTGCAGTTGAATCGTTACGCTATGTAACGGAGCCCAACGCTCTCCTACAGTCTTTAACGTGGCGTAGTGTCCACGAGATATGGATCACCTCCTACCTTGTGGAAAATTCAACAGATTAGCTGTACTTCTTTTCAGCTTCTTTACTGACGAAGAACCAAGCTTTACCTTTAATCGATTGTTTGGTAATCGGATTTGTCGAAGCAAACGTCATAACGCGAGTTTTCTTTTTACCTTCAACAGCGTAAATACTTCCAGATGACGTCAATTGAGGACGGACATTACGCGCTGCTTTCAACGAAGGCTTGACTGTCTTTTCTTCACCTGCACGTAAAGGCTTGGTGACTTCAACTGAGAAATAAATGCCTTTCTCCGCAAGCTGCATTTCTTTAGCTTTAGTTGATTGTTTTGCCGTGATAGCAGCCTGCTTATTAAGCTTACTTTGTAAAGCTTCGCGTTTAGATTGCAGCTCCGCTATTTGAGCATCAAGATCGCGGATAGATTTTCTCACATTTACGTCTTGTGCTTTTTCACCAACAGCATCACCAAAGCGTATAGCGCGTGAAGGCTTACCGTCGGTTGTTTTTGGAATAGGAGCAGCTAAGAGTTTCGCAAGCTGTGTCGGCGTAAACTTAGCTTCTTTTTTAGATCCGACAGTTGTTTTCTCACCGCGCTGCATAACATAGGCCCACTCGGTAGAAACTGACTTAATCGAACCTGATTTAGTCAGCTCGACATCAGTTATAGTGTGTTGTATTTTACTTTTGTAGAATGGTGAGCCGCGTTTAATAAGTTGGCCTACCTTATGCTCAATTAGTTTTGCACCTATCACAATTTTCTTTGTTTGCGCAGGAGTAAACCCGGCCGATTCGCTGATCATGACATTGATTTTCATTGTTAATCCTTAAAGTTTATTTCAATGCAGCACTTTTAGTACCTTTTGCCGATTTCAATGAAGCCTTCTCGCCAGTCAACAATTTCAGCAAAGCACTGGCAGACATATCCATCAATTCACGTTTACGTGATTTCGGCAAACGCTCGATAACAACCTTCTTCAACTTACCTGCAGAAGTTACTTCGATTGAATCGATAGCATATTCATTTTTTATAAGCTGCGGAGTGGATTTATTATCTGATTTACGGACATAAGCCGACGTCATTGTGATGATAAGCTTTGTTGATTTATCCTGGAGCTTTTTACGTTGAACAGGAGTAAAGCGATCATCGGTCAATTCTGTCTTGCTAGAACGTGCGGATTTGGATGGTTTAGATCCAGAAGAACCACGAATACCTGCTTTACGCACTAAGGTAAGTGTAACTGACATTCCTACAGTTGTCTCGCCTAATGCGCTAGTAAGTTGAGGATAATCAGTTACCTTAACATCGAACTTATCAATGTCATAGGCATCTGAATTCTTCTCAACAAGACCAGATAAAGCTTTTACGGCCTTAGCCTCAATATCTTTGTGGAGTTGGCGCTGGCCGGCAGCAGAATTTAAAGAAACTAAAACTTTCATCACCTACCTCGCCTTCATTATTTGGGAATGTAAGTGTTGGTTACTTACATAAGCTGGATTGTCCACATGGCTACACTCAAAGCCAGTCGCATCATGGCAACGGCGATACACTAACAAGTCCTGCAACGAGTAAGGGCGTTTACCCAGTCGAGTATGCTGACAGAAGTGTAATGTATCTTGGGTAGTCACATGGCCACAGAAGCTACAGGTGTATGAAGTGTAATAGAAGCCAACACTGTGAGTATTCACTTTGTCGGTCAGAATTTCATTACACAGTTTGCTGTCACGCGAACGGTCGTAACCAAGTAACATCATAAGCTTAGCATGTTTACCATGAAATCCAGGAAGAGCTTTAACATAACTGTCAAAGATAATACCTTTTGCTTTGGTATAGTCTTTGTTGTCATGTTCTTTGTGTGTAGGTTTGCCTTTGAATGTTTTATACATCGGCATACCATAACGCGGTTTGAAATCTAGTAATTCCCGCACACTCAAGCTATCGCCGTTTGTGTTAGGAATGTCTGTTATCAGTGCTGGAACAGGAACCAATATGTAGTCACGTATATCAGGACTGATGTTGTACTTCTCAGCCGCAGAAGGAAGCCATGCGTTAATATCAAGCACGACTCCTTCACCACCGCCGACCATACTCGGTTTGACCTGAATCTCTTTTGAAGTACGAGAGAACTGGTTTAGCTCTACAGCTTTACCTTCTCCGGCACTACGGTCATAAAAACTGCTGATGTCAAATGCAGGAGCAAACAAATCACCATCAGCACTACGAGGAAAGTTCTGCATAATTAGTCCGCCGTTAAATATACCTGACGTTCAGTAAGGCGCTGACGCTCTGTACGTAAACGGTTGTTAGGAGTATGGTAATTGCCATCAGTGTCTTGTATAAGAGCACCAATATCACGACCACGATATGACTGCGGGAAGTTATCACGTAAAGCGCACAGGAAATTGTAGAAGCGCTCCACTTCCGACTTCTTCTTGCCTATCCGTGCAAGGAAACGGACTTCAGGCTGCAGGTTCTCTAACAGCGTGACGATTGCCTGGTAGATATATTGGTGCTGCTGTTCATCAGGACGAGTAACGAAGCGCTCTACAGCAACTTTAAGGTAGTTTACGTCATTGTTTAAACGGCCAAACACCGTAGACCGTACGTTGTTATTGTATGCACCCGTAGTAGCAAGAATGTCCATGCACTGCTGCACACGCTGGCTTACCAAGTCCGCAAGCTGAGAATAAGGCATCACTGCGTCCTCAGTCACTACACGTGGATTGATTGTTATTTGGCATTTCATAAGAATTTCTTCTCCACATTAGCCCGTACCCAAGAACAACATTCATTGAAAGTCATAGGGACAGGATGTATTAATTGGACACCAGATTCACGAACTAACGTGTATGGCTGATTTTCTATTCTACCACTGTGGAAAGCAGATTCATCGAAACCATCACGCAGCAATATATGCCAAGCACGACGATTGAATCCGCCTTTATTGCCGTTAGTGTCAAGTGTGCCGATAATACGGTCATTAAAACGTATATCGTATCTTGTACGCTGTGCAAGAGGCAGACGAGCCATAGTTGAATTTACTTTGAATGACAGGCGAGGTCTAACAGCGGATTCAGACACCATTTCATCTGATTCAACATCGTCACTTTCTTCGTCACCAGTTTCTTCTTCGTTTTCTTGTTGAGCAGCAGCAAGCACTTCATCCAAATCTTCTTGGCTGTACTGAGAAGTATCTGGCTTCCAGCCTTCTTCTTGCATTTGATAGATTGCTTGGAAACGAGCAACACGCTCTGCAATGCCATCAAGGTCTTGGTTACCTGCCCACAAAACGAATTCATCAAGCATAACACTGACTGGGTCATTTTCAGTATCGTTAGATTCTGATACCATGTCGGGATCTGCTACTTCATCCAACTGTCCAGTGCCTTCAAGGGCCTCTGAAGGATTTTTGTAACCGAAGAACGCTCCGGCTAACGCACCAGCAACAGGAGCAAGTCCAGCAGCAACAGCTCCGACAGCAGCAGTACCAAGAAGCGTTTTAGTTGCATAGAAGGTTATCTTGTGTGCCAGATACTTACCACGCTGGTGTTCTTCTGTTACACGGTCTTCTTTCTTAGCATCGATATAATTGCCTAAAGCTTTTATGTTCTCTGGGCTAAGGCGCTGGCTGATATATTCAGTGGCACCACGTATATTATTTGCTAAAGCTAAAACGCCTTTGGCCAGACGGCTCTTGACATCAGGCAGCATAGATTCTGCGCGACGGTCTTCTTCCTTTCTGGCCAGCTTTTCATTTATTACTGCAATGAGGCCGCCGGATATAGGCAAGCCTCCAGTTGACTTACGTTGAATCTTTTTGTCGCGTTTATCCAGAGGAACCTTGTCACGATATTGTTTATTCAGGTCCTCAAAAGAAACACTCTTGCCTGAACCTGACGGCTTATCGTCATCTTCTTCAGGCTCACCAGAAGCTCCTGGAGGCTTTTGGTAAAGCTTCATCCTAGAGCGTTTATGTCGCGCTAAGTATGCTTGTTGCTCTTTATACGATTTGCGTCTCCACCACGCAGGAACATCTTCTTGCGATAAGGAGACAAGATCAAGAGTTATTCGCATTTTGAATGTTTTCCTGTTTACGCAGTTCTTCCAAGAAAAACTCAAGATTCTGCTTTAAACGAGGCTCAGCAGGGTTTTTGCTGTAGGCATGATGTGCATACTTTAAGGACTCTGCCTTATAGCCAGCATACCACATACACTCGCTCATTAAATCGTGGGCTTTCCACAGGTCGATACATGGGTCTTTGAATAAGATTAAATTATTCTCCTCCACGCTAAACAAGACGTACAACTGACCGATAGCAGCAAAATAGTTCTTGCTGTCACGATAGAAAAGGGCCAGGTCAAAGTACAAGTCCTTGAAGTTTGGATTTAGTGCCAGCGCAGCGTGGAGATAACGTATGTCGGTTGAGCAATAGAACATTGTACGATATACTTCGACCTGTTGAGCATCAAAGTAACCATGGTCAGCATCAACAGCAGTAGCTAATACATCCAATGCCTCAGAGTATTGACCAGCGTAAAACAGTTCACGGCCATAGTAAAAGACACAACGGTGATCTTTGGGATCGGCAGTGTAATCTTCCTGCAGCAAGTGCATGTACTTACGTTCTTTGGATTCGTCTTTGTGGTGAAGAAGATTCAACCCAGTTGTAACACTCACAACAGATACATTAGCAGACAGAACCTCATGGACCGAGTAACGCCATTCAAAGCCTTCACGACTATGGCCTTTAAGTTGGTTATAGCTTGTTACTACATTACCATTTACATCGCACAGGTTCATGGTAGCATATAGAGCGAAGTCGGGAGAGTACGTAGGTGATTGCTTGAATTTCTCCAGTGAGCTATCTAACAACTCTCTCCAGTCTTGCTCATAGAACCGTTCGTCCATATCCAAGAATACAAATGCGTCGGCATCTGTCGTAGTTTTGGCATAGTGCATTGCATAATTACGGGCAACATTAAAGCGGAACGGCTTGAAGATAGCTTGAACAATTTCAAACTTGTCTTCAAGCCCAAGTAAGGTAGCCTGTTCTACAAACAAATCTATTGTATTGTCTTCACTTCCAGTGTCAACAACTCTTATATAATCGGCATGTTTGGCACACTCTAAAAATGTGCGTACATTGAATGATTCGTTTTTGCAGATGGCATATAGCGCAACTTTCATAACTTGTTATCCTATTAATATTTTACCTGAGCGTTGCCAGTTGATACCAAAATGGTTTTGAACACGGATTGTTTGACGTTCAACATACGAACGGTCAATGTAGCTGTAATATTCGGTGCGTTTAATACGTGGATAGTTGAAATACTCTATCCACAATTCAGGGAACTTGCCTGTTGGAATATAAGGAGCGTTTGTACGTTCATCGATACCAACAAGATGTTTGTCATTACGGAATGTACGAGCAGGCAATGTTCTACCGTTGTCGATATAGCTGACGCTGGTGTAATAAATATATGCCCGTGTCTCATGCAACAGCCGTGTTTTCTGAACAATGTAAGGAACGCCGTCGCGCATTTCCAGTTCAGGACCACGCGTGTACCACTTGAATACTTGATAACGTCCATTAACGTAACCAGGAGCATTCGGTATCATGCGTATTGTCATGCTGCTATAGTAGTTGCTATCACGACCAGGATAATACACATCCCTTGTAGGAGAGTATATCTTCCATTCAGGTAAAAACGGCTGCTGTATGTTAACAAGCACTTTGCCGTAGTTGGACTTCTGAGTACCGTTAGAAAACTGATAGTTGAAACAGTCTTGCTCTGTTGTTCTATCTACGTTTGGAGTGTACACGAAACCATTCTTGTACGTTGATAGTCCAACTATGCCTTTGCGGCCAGGTATTGCTAGAATAGGATCTAGCAGCCATCCACGCTGTACAGGCATACGGGCAGGAACTATAGTTGGGTCAGGGCTAGTATGATCGGGTACTGCATCTGGGTCATGGTCGTAATCGTAACGAGCGCCTTGACGCCAATGTTCAACAACAGGTATTTCTACCTTTTGTCCTACAATAACATTGACTTCAAGGTCAGGTGCGAAGGGTACATGATGACGCCAGTAGTCAGTAGCAATTACATGACTTCCGTACATTAAGCGCCTCCTAAACGTGCCTCTAACAGTTTGTGCAGTGCTTCAAGGAATGGACGCTGCTGCTTAGGAAGACGTTTCATAGCACGTTTGTAATCGAACCACATACGTTCACGCCACTGTTCTGGGAATTCCATATGTACTTCATCAACACGCATGGCATACACTGTGACTTTTTGAGCCACACCAGTAAAGCCTTTACGGTAGTTGTAGCTGCCCAGCTTGATACTGGCTTTACCTTTAAGTCCGGCTTCTTCCCAGGCTTCAACTAAGGCACTCTGCTTCTTGCTCATGCCTTTTTCTTTCTTGCCTTTTGGAATACCCCACTTACCACTGTGACTGCTGCCAATCAACATATACATGATATGGCCATCTTCAATGCGATAAGGTATCACACCTGTTTGCTTACGCACACGTTCCATCGGGTCAATTTCAACTGCGGAAGTTGATTCCAATGTCTTCAAATTTAATACAAGTTTCATAATCAGACCTTATACTTTTTGCGGAATGCTTCCACAGTCATAACAGGGATACCTTGATCTTCTGCTTTTTCAACAGTGGAACTGGAGAAGCCGAGTTCCTTCACAAGGACAATATTTGTATCTTTACGCATCGATTGAACTACACCACCGTTCTCAGCAATACGTGCAGTTAAATCGTGGTCACGCACACCAGTGTAAGTAACACGGATGTTTTTCAACTTAGAACTAACAACAGTCTGTTTTACCTTTTTGATTTTAAAGCCGTACTTAGTAACAAATTTCTGGAACTTGGGAAGTGACTCAGCGAACGTATTAGCTAACTCGTTGAAGCCATCTAACGCTTTGATTTTTCCACGTATCTGAGCTTTAGATAAGTCCCATCTGTGGACATCTGGGTAAGCGGCCTCTATATCAGCCAGACGATTACTGAACCCAACAAACATACCACTGGCATTAGCCAGTTTGCTGAATGTAAGCGAATCCAATGCTTTACGCAGTGAGGTCAGATACTCTTGTCCTTTGCGTTTTCCAAGACCATCGATAGCCTCGAAGTCTTCTATTTGCAGATCAAGGAAATCTTGAAGGCGCGTGTAGCCACTATCAAAGAATTTCTTGATTGTGTTCGCTTTGAAACCGTCCACACCTATAGATGTAAAGAAATGCTCAAACATCTTGATGCGTTTGGTGCTGTCTTTGGCATCGTCGGCATAGAACTCGACACCTTTTTGTGAATAGTTCATGTTGGGCAAATCAGGCTTTTTAGCACCTTTCAACACAGACACAACATAAGGTATTACTTGTCCACTACGCACGGCTTGAAGAACAGCGCCTTTACCTATTGGGCGTGGCTTTGTTCTCGCTTTATCTTCTTTGCTGCCTTTCAGATAGCCGTTCATGATATAGAAGGCATTGTGTCCAGTGAAGTTACTTACAGTAACACCACCGATGCGCGTAGGCTTAATGTTGATAACAGGCTTGATTTTACCTGTACGGCTTACTTCCCAAGTCACACCTGTACAAACAACTTCTACCATACTAGCAACGCTGTTCTCTTTAAAGGAGACGGCGTGCTTTGGATTGGCTACTGTTACAGGGTAATACTTGTCCTGCTCAACAACAAGTCCATCTATTTCAAAACGACTTGCTTTGATTCGCTTGGCAAGATGTGCGCTGAGTGAAGCTTGGTCAATCGTTTTGAACGTCTTGTATGGAGGTACTTCAAATCCAAGTGACTCAAGATACTTAAACTGTTCGCTGATTGGCTTCTTGCTGTTTTTACCTTCAAGAATACGGAAAGCCATAACACTAAGATGCTTTGTATAATTGGCATACTCAGCATAATCTTTGCTGGTCGGAAGCTTTAAAATAATACCACCGGCTGCATTTCGGACTGCTGTAAATTTGCCCCCAGCATCTTCATGCAAGTGCTTATCGAAAGTGTCAACAGCCGCAAGTATCTCGACACGGACAATGAAGCGATCTTTAACGCTGATACGCTTTGGTATTTTTAAGTTAGCCAGCACATGCGAAATGTCTTGACCTTTAGTGCCGTCACCACGAGTGAAAACTTGGTTGGGCTTGCCACCGGTATACACAATCTCACCAGCCATTCCATCTTCTTTATCACTGACAAAATAAGGACCTGGGTACTTTTTAGCAAACAAGGCAATCTTTTGCTCGGTCTTTATTTTAGTCAAGCTGGACATAGGAACAGGCAGAGGAACTTCAGCGCGTTTGTTGCCTACTTTAGCTCCTACTTTTTTGAGTCTTACTGACTTAGGAAAGCGTTCGCCGTATATTTCCATAACACGGTCAAACACATCATCAGTAAGGGGCTTTTCGCCACTGTTGTAGTATTTCTTGTCAATGTAATCCAGTGCTTCATCCAATACTTTACGGGTCAGCGTCCATGCTGATTCTGGATCGCGGGTCAGTTTGTTTACAAGAGCTTTTGACATCGCTTCTTTTCCAAAGGGTTCTTTAATACTGATTTACAGTGTCCTAGCTCACAATAGGATCGGAGGACCGTTTAAACTTAACTACGTCAGCCTGTACGTCTTTGAATTCCTTAGGAGTAAGTTTCCTGACGATCTTAACAGAGTCAACAAACTTAGCTTTCTTAGTCGTATCAATGCGTACAGTGTGGTACTCGCTAGGTTCATTGGTCAAGTCATAGACTTTGTACACGGTGACGTTGTTGTTTGCTGGAAGTGGATAGATGTCAAGGACCACGAACTCACGTTGCTCTGTGGTATCTTTGTTGAAGACAACCACATCACCTTCCTCTGCTTCTGCTGATTCTTCTTCCTCTTCAGGTTCTTCCTCAACATCAGCATCCTCTAAATCCGCGCCGTCTTCATCGTCCTCGTCTGAGTCTTCGTCGCCGGCATCTTCTTCATCCGTGTCAGTATCTTCTTCAGATTCTTCATCCTGTTCGTCCGTGTCCTCGTCGGCGCTTTCTTCTTCCTCTTCCTCAGAGTCGTCAGATTCTTCGTCATCGTATTCCAATTCAGATTCATCTACTTCTTCCTCTTCTTCATCGGAAGCATCGTCCTCTAAATCTTTGAGGTTAGCCTTACGGGCTTCAGCGCGTTTCTTGTCGATAACTTGATCTAACAAGGACAATGGGTCAACTTCACCATCAGATAAACTGTCCACAGCTGGATCAAATTGGAATTGTTCAGTAGGACCGGATTGCTCCTGTGGAGTGTCCAAATCAAGGTCTGTATCAAGGGCATCGTCATCAAATTCCACTACTTCTGGAACATCACGTTTCAGTTTCTTTTGTTGTTCTTCTTTTTGAGCCTTTAACAGCTCTTTGAGTTTTTCGTCTGTCATAACAATCGGAGTAGATCGGCGCTTGGATTCCTTGATTGCATAGGCAGCGGCCGATTCTTTTAAACGCTGTTTTTCGTCCAAGCGCTTCTTACGAGCTTCGGCACGGGCCTGTTTAGCAAGTTCGCGTTCTTTCTCCTGTTGTTTTTCTTTTGCTTCACGATCTTTAGCCGCAGCTATTTCACGTGCCTGACGTCGTTCAGATACGGCCTCACGGTGATTCTGCTTTTTGTTATTGCGGCGAATCTGTTTGAGTTCTTCGACAGTAAACTTACCTGTAGGCCATTTGGTCTTAGGTAAGACTTCTGTGTTCTCAAGCATCGGGCCCCAAGTATCAGGATTTATTACCCAACGGCGGCCTTCAGTATCCATATAAATGCCGCCCTTTGTAGGAGCAACATAACGGACACCGAACACATCTCCACGATTAATAACGTGGAACAAATCGCGTGTTTTGCCTATCTTCAAAGGCTTGCTGCCAGTGTATTTACGCCACTGATAGTTTGCTAAATCCACACCTTTAGTGCTTTCGTCGTATAGCTTACGTGCTGGTTTGAAGTAATCAGAGTCCCACGCACGGCGCTCAACAAGTTTAGTTCCTTGTAAGTTTCTTGGAGCACGTTGTCTGCCTTCACGGACATTAACCAGTTTAGGCTTTTTGATCTCGTCACTGCGAGAAGTCAGGAATTCCATTTCCTCAGGTTCAATTGTGAAATTGACATGATACAGGTCAGGCAGTATGACGTAAAAACGACCGCCTTTGATAGGCCGAATACCGTACACACTACCATTACTGATCTCAGCAGCAGATCCGTGGGTTACCAACTTACGTTTGGTACGTCCACTGTACTGATACCAGCTAAACTTATCCAATTCTTCAAATTTGGCTGATAACGCCACGAATCTAAGCATTTCAATCTCCTATTATCCGCCGTGAATATAACCTGCTGGCGGGCAATCGTTAGGGTTACACAAGTTGGCGCATTCTATTATCAATGTCCAAGCCCAGCCTTTCTCAGGTACTTGAATAGTGTAGAATGTTCCGTTAACAGCTCCCCAGGAGTAAGCATCTGCCACAGCATCAGCATGAGAAGCAAAATATCCTGGATGTAGCTGGTTAGGTTGTGGCGTTCTTTCGTATTGTTTGAGGAAATACTCAACATCAGGAACAGCTAGTTCGTAAGAAGTACCACGAGTATCGTTATCAAAGATGCCGATATTCGCAATTACTTGATTTGAACCAACAGTCAGATATTCAAGATTACGATCCGCAAATATGGCTGGATTTGGGCCAACCTCATAAACAGGGCCGTCAGCAGTATTCTGTCCAGTGTCTCCATCATATGGATATTGAGGACATTTAACTAAGTATTCCCATCGTGTACCGTCGCTGCCTGTCATGCGTACCATACAGGCAGTAGGGCGACCGTTTCCTGGACCCGGATAATAGAAAGCAAACTTGCCTTCATATGATACAGGACCACCAGTTGTTAGAACTAAATTATTGTTATAGAATACTTCCATCTGGTCCGGAGCACCAAACATATTGTACTCTATTTCAACGTATCCAGGCACTGGGCCTAATTCGTGGTATTTCTCAGTGATACCTGTTCCACCAGAAGCAGAAGATATACCACACGAAATGACTCCTATATCACCAGGATCTGGAAGTACGATGTCACCCTGTTCGATAATAACGAACACACTACGTACACCTTCATGGTATCCTGTAGCACCAACTTCAACATCACGGACATTGTCTGCGAAATATTCGTTGGATGTACTATGGATAGCTTGATCACGAACAACAGAAAGCTCTTTGCTACCAGCCACTATCTCATAGTTTGCATCGTATGATACGGTGGCAGGCTGTTGCTCGTAAACGTATTCTGGTGTAAACACAACTTCCGCAGGAGGAGCAGCCCATTCGTATTCAGGAGTATAAAGCACTTCTTTTATAGGAGGGGCAACCTCTACCTCTGGGTTATTTGTAATGAACCACGGATGCGTGTTTGTCTCATACGCAGGCATGAACGTAGGAGAAGCAGCGTAGTTGAACACTTCTTGTTCACGCATATAAACAGGAGTGTAGCTGACTTCAACAGTAGTGTTCACCAGATAATCAGGAATATTAACAGTTACCCAACTATCGGTATAAACTATTACATCTATCGGCAGTGAAGGTACAGGGTCCATCGCAACGGATTCGTAGAATGCGAATGTATGGAACTCATACTCACGTGGGTTATTCACAACAATTTCTGAGGACTGTCTGTTGACAATGAACTCAGGCAATTGCGAAAACACAACTTGTCCATTAACAAAAGCATTGACTTCGTTGAAATACGTTTGTACTTCATATCCCGAAGTTGGATTTACATAAGCACCTTTGTTAAGGTCAGTGACATACTGGGCATTAGCTGAAACGCCGAATGTGTAATTCGGTTCAACTTCAATCAAATTGGACCCAGATGTTTCTACTTCGGAATCAAGTGACGTAACCAGAATATGGGAAGTATCAGCGTATACTTCGGCTGATGCACTAGATAATACCGGAGCTGAGGTTGTTTCTGCCTGTCTTGGATTGTCTGCGTATAAATACCCAGTTGATCCCACTTCCGCACTTGGAGCTGTAGTTGTTACAACAGGAGCATTCCAGTTGTCTGCAATGTCGTAATGTTCAGGCAACGTGATTATGTTGTTGGTATAAGTGTACTCATAACCAGAAACGATCTCACCTTGCGAATGGCGCACATCGTAACCAACATCTTCTAAGTCATAAGTTTTGATTGTCCAGAAACCTTTACGGGCTCCTATATAAACAGGGAACTTGTGTAGAGTTCCGTGGTCAGGACGACCAAAACCTTCAAGTTGGATAGTATCGCCTCTACTTACCTCAACAGTGTAATAATTGTCACGCAACAAGACATCACGCCAATCAAGTTTATTTGAACTGAAAGGCAAACGTACACCATTTACTATAGCGCGTGTGTTATAAGGCAATCGTAAATCGATTTTGACATTGTTTCCTATACCGTTGAACGTAACGACATCAGAAAGCAAACGGTCTTTGATACTCACACCATCGATAAATCCAAAATCAAATTCATCAGGTATGTTATCACCGTCAGTCCAAGCTATAAAACTGAAGTTGCGTAAACAACTGTGAACAGGTATGTGGTGAGGAGCATCGTAATTGTACGTTGTTTTAACTCGAATCTGTATACCTGTTGTATTAGGCAACAGGACAACAGATCTACCTAAGTTTTGGCCACTACGAAAGAATGTAGCTTCAAAGATGTCGGGTATAGTTAATTCGATTGGATCGAAGTAACCGCCAGACATAGTTATGTCACTATAGACATAAGCTCCTAGAGGACAATCAAACTTCTGACCGAACTCTAATGTAGGTAAGTACGGTGGATTCTGTGGGTCTATTACACTTGGTGTGGATACCATGAATGGAGCTTGAAAGCGTCCTTCAAAATCCAACAGTCCTACTATATTAGAGCAGTCTGTCGGAGGCGTCAATACTTCAAGTGATACAGTCTGTCCATTCTCAAGCAAGTGAGGTTGTGTAACAGGGAACCCATCGATGAATATAGTTGCATTCGGTGAAGTAACCTCTACAGGCCTATCAAGGCCAGATACAAGAACACCGTTACTCTGAATATAGGTATTTGTCGATCTATTTAACTGAGACTCAAACACCATGTTGAAAGGCACAATCTGCTGATTATCCGCGTATGCCTCTAAATGGAATACTTGCTGATCTACTACCAACGCTAACACAATAGGTATGTGTAAGTCGTAGTCGTATGTGTAACCTATAGATAATACGTCATTGGTGGTTACAGTCGTAGGCGAAGAAACAGGACTACCGTTCTTTAAAAGCGTAGCGTATGTATCTGTAGGAATTAACGATACGTTCAAAAGCTTATTAGCCGATATTACAGCGATTTCACCAGTGGCGCCAGACGACCCAATAGGAACGTCTTCGACATCAACAAACTCAGTGCTGTCCAATTCGTAAATCAATGGGTCTGTTGATATTTTGCTAGGTAAATCTGGGTAGATGTTACCTACATAAAGAGAGCCTGTAGCAGCAATACCAAGCGCAGGGAAACCAAGATCAATATCGCGGTTTATAGGACCACGAATATGAAGTTTCTTAGTTTCTGTATCAACCAGATACGTGCGTCCATCAGGAAGCATGTACACTGTATCAATAAACACTGCATTGGGTATAGTTATTTTAGATACTGCAAACGTGGTCATATTGATCACACTTGCATTACCGGCAATACCATGTGAGGCAAGTACAGTATTGGAAGTTAGATCATAGTGCATTGACCTGATAGGATCATCAGTAGCAGCAACAACGCTGTCGATAGTATTGACCAAACCAGACTCAGTTGCAAAATAAACATCGTTTCCTACAGGCACAATACCGAGTATTATCTCTGTTAAGGTGAACTCAGCAGGAGAACTTACCTCAAGTGTCTGTAGGTTGAAGTTGTATCGTGTGTACTTATTTGAATTCAATGCCGATACATATAAGAAATTGCCGTTATGTGCTATGTGAGCTGGATTAACGAAGTTGAAACTGGATGCGACAGAAAACGTGTCATCCAAGACAACAACTTGGTTATCTTTATTGAAAGCAATTACTTGGCCGATCTTAATAAAATCGGAGTCGTATACACTCAGCTCAGCACACGGACCACCGCCAGCAATAGTCTTCAATACTGTGTTTGTGGAAGTGTTAAAAACAGTTACGTTATCACGGTGATAATCAAGGACAACTACAGCATTAGTGGCTTTACCTGATACAGGTGCGCTGTCAAGATCGTAAGTGCCTTCAACAACGCCATCAGCATTAAGTTTCACGATAGAGCGATTTGAGCCTGCAATCCAACCGACATCTACCGGAGGATCAAAGGCAAAACGAGAGTCGTATCGTGTATCATAACTGAAGGTTTGTGTATTCTGTGTGACTACTGCAAAATAACCAACAATCTGGCCATTGCTTCTAACGATAGCGTGTGCGCTTTGGCCATTATCATTAGGGCTGCTCAACTGTATGCAGATGTTGTCATCAGGGAATACTCTGTGCGAGGTTCCTACAGGAACATCGTTTACATATAAAGATCCCCGATCAATAGAAATGACATCACCGTCAATGCCTGTGTTCTCAATAACAATCTTGTTAGATTTTACGGTCTGTCCAGGAAGTAAATCGGTTCTGGACTCAAAAACTAATAACATAGGCTTCTCCAAGAAACAAAATAGGCGCCACTAAGGACGCCTATTTATTGGTAACGGAGCTTGGGTTATGCGCCGATGCCTGCGCCTTTCTGTAACATCAAGATACGCATGCCTTTGTTCTGAGCGTGGTTAGCTTTCAGAGCTTTGAAGCTGCGGTCTTGTGCTTCACCGTACTGACGCACGTTAATGTCAGCGAACTGACTCACAACGTCGGCCGATACGTAGGCAATCATATCCAATTCGTGAGGATATGCGAAGCGCTGTGTATTCAGGCCTTTCATCATTTGGATAACCAGCTTGTTAGATTCGCTGATAGAAACCTGCTGTACCATGTTGATGATACGATTGCTATCTGCTGTATCAACAGCAGCAGCCACCGGGAATGTAGGAGCATGGACATCGCTTTCACGTACCACGAAGTAGTAAGCATCGTGGTAGCCGGCTACGTTCAAGCTGTCAGTTTCACCGCCAGGTAAAGTTTCTTGCGGAGAAGCACCACCACCGACCATAGAGAATACACAGAACAGAGGAGCTTTACCTTTAACGTCTTGGATTTCATTACCGATGATAGTAGCGCCGGTGTCTTTGTTAACCATACGCTGAATGTTCCACCAGTGGAAACGGTTACCTGCACTGTCGTATGCTTCAGTCCACAGACAGAACGCAATGCCGTGGTCGCTGATAGATAAGCGATATGACAGTGGAACTGATTGACGATCCATTTTACCCGGACGCACGTCAAAGCCAAAATGCTCATAGCGCCATGAGTAGTGGTTTGTTTCACTTGGCGGATCACCATCGGCTGTATCCATGTGCGGAGTAGTAGGGAACTTGCCCCAAATATAACTACCACGTGCGCCTTCATATTGGCTCAATGTAGTCAAGAGGCCAGTCTTACGGACGTTATTGTAAGCAGGATCATTCGCAGGATCAAACGGCTGAAAGAAGCTCGTCGCTACCTGGAAGTCCTGACCATCAGAGATAATGTTTGTAGGAGTACAAGCATACCAACGGACGGCTTGCTTGTCGTGGTCTATTTCAATAACAAAGCGCCACGGTTGGCGTAACAAATAGTTTGCATGGCCTGTATCAGTGTCTTCTACAGCGATAGGATCGACATCTGTTGTAGGAGCCATCAATACTTTGGTGATTGTATCGTCAACAGTCACTGGACCACCTGACGGGTTAGCAGTACCATTCAAGCTAAGGACTTTAAAGCCGTTAGCTTGCATATCTGTAACCAGCGCAGCAGCCAGAGAGTTGATTGACGTATAGTTGTGTCTTTCTACGGCGAAACCCATAGTCATTTCCTCTATTAATTAATACCAGAACCTTGAACCATTAACAAAACACGCATGCCTTTGTTATTAAGGCTATTCGCGTTCAACGCACGATACTGCCGCGGCTGTCCGAACATCGTGATTGATTGTACGGATTTATGCGACAACACATCAGCACTTGCATAGCCAATCATATCCAGTTGGTACGGGAAATAATGACGTTGCGTATTGATGCCTTTAGGGAAGTGCATGATGTAGTTTCTGTTAGGCATCACACCGACTTGTTGTATCGGGTTAATGAACGGGAAACTATCAGGCGTAAGAGCAACAGCACTTAATGGAATCGTAGGAGCGTTGATGTCTTCTTCACTTACTACGAAATACATAATGCCGTCAGGTACAACAGTATTTGCATCAGCGGTTCCACCGCCGTTCTGGCTGAAAACACAAATCAAAGGAGACTTGTCTGTTACCAGTACAGTACCGTCATCTTTAACCAAACGCTGAACTGCAAACCAGTTAAAGCAATCACCAGAACTGTCGAAGTTCTCCGCCCACATACTAAAAGCAATGCCATGATCTGAAACAGACAAAGCATAGCTAAGTGGGATTGCTTGTTGGTCCGCTAAAGGCGACCAGCATGACCAAACACTTGCTTCAACCTGAGTTGATGTACGCGCAAAGAAAGCATGTGGCTTAGTGACGCCTGCAGTAGTTACTTCAGCGATATTGTCTTTTGCTAAGAAGCCAGACTGACGTCCAGGACCGTACTCAGCTACGCGAATTTCACCGGACAGGTCTTCGATTATCTGTGTTGGTGTACATACCCAAATACGGATGAAATCACGATTCTTTAATGGGTCTTGCTCGTCAGAACCTGAACCATCGAAAGCATGAATCACAATACGCCACGGCTGACGACGGCTGTACTCGGGATGAGAAACATCAGTTGCTTCAACAGCAAGTGGGTCTACTTCATCCGTAGGAGCAAGCACATAGTAGCTGGTAGAGTTTGTGTGATTTGGTGCTGTGCTATTTGCAAAGACAGGAGACCCGTCAGTAGTAGCACTAAAGGCCTTCAGCAATTCAAATCCGCTGGCCTTTAAATCTGTCACAAGCTGGCTTACCATCGATTGAACGTTGGTAAGCCCAGTCCTTAAATAATGACCGGGCATTGTTACTCCCCTTTACTGTAACGACAAGTACATTATATCCACAGTCGGATTAATGTCTATCGGGCTGAGGTTAGTTATACGGAAATGCTGCAAGCTCGATACAGGTTCTTCCAAGTTTGCAAGTATAGAAAAGCGACGGAACTTAGTTTCATCACCGTTCTGATACTTGATACCTTCATCGATCAAATGAATTTCATCACTGATAAAAGTATATGGGTTGTTGTCTGTACGAACAGAAGTAGAAAATCCCTCAAGTTTCATATCAGGAGTATTCACTTCTACATGCAATAAAATTACAGAAGGTGACATATCTAACGAAAAGTCATGTGTGCCACCTGGTGCAATTGGATTGGCTGTTGTATATTGTACAGTCGACCGAGTACCTTGCTTTAAGGGCAGATCTTGCCATAAAGGTGTAAGGCTAATCGACGTAGTAAGAACCTGTCCTGCTTTCGTAGGAGGCGGTACTATAAAACGTGGGTCAATCCTCAACAGATTCCCTATAAGTTGCAGTGGGTTCTCAGGTACAAAATCTATACCACCACCAAAATCTAACTCACTCCAAGTTTCACGATCATCCTCAAGCTTATAAAGCAGTCCAGTTTCAGCAACAGAACATACCATACCAGGCTTGCGACTATCGTAATCTTCAAAGAAAGCTAGATCTTTTGCAAATTGAGTATAAGCATCACGGTCGGCCAGGGTCGAAAAGACCCTGAAGCCGCCTTTTAAATACTTATCATCAAGGATATAAGGAATCCACTCAGACGAAGGATTTATAAAATCATCGACTATGAGTGGCATAAATACTCCTATTATTGTACGCCAGAGCGTGGATCAGAAGAACCATAGTTAACAGTGTATGTGCGAGTTCCAGTAAACGGGTTACTCTGACGATACACATAATACTCGATTCCACCTACCCATGCAGATATTACAGGCTGACCTGTAGCATCGCTTATAGAGATACCTGCACCATCGAACTGGCCAGCTTGACCAGATTGGTTAACGATATACAGCCAACCCCACGATGCTGGATACATCATATAAGCATACAGAGTTGTCGGATCATTAGGAGCACCGTTAACTGTAGTAGCGGTAAATTGCTCACCGTTTACACCAGTCAGTGGCTTATCCAACAAGTCGTAGAACGATGCGTCTTGGTAGTCAGTAAGTAAATTGACTTTAGGCGCATAACCCCAACGTGGTGTAATACCAGCAGGAGGAGTAGTGTCTGTGATATTAATCACATACGTTGCATTCACTGTGGTGCCGTTCATTGTCAATGACGCAGCCAAGTTAGTAGTCTTATTACCTGAGACATCAGGCAACGTGATTGTAACTTTATCAGCGGCCATTGTCACGCCATTAGTAGGAGCAACAACAGAAGCAGTTAGGCCAGAATCAGCACTCACGTTGACCCAAGTACCAACAGCATTGCTTAGGCGAGCTTGGTAGATCATTGTGATATTCTGATTCTCGTCGTGTGTACTTGTGTTAGTCCCAGCACTTGGGTTAGCTGCCAGACGAATACGCAATTCAAGAGGCGTGATAACAATATTCGTAATGTTGAATATGTAATCTGCCTGCAGTGTTGTGCTACCGAACGTGAAAGAACCACGCAATGTAGAGCTTACGTTTGCACTTACATCAGGCAACTGGACCTGAGTCTTAGTAGGTAATGTTACACCGTTAGTAGGAGCGACTATGGCCGCTGTTACTGCCGGGTTAGCACTAACATCTACCCAAGTGCTTGGAGCATCACTGAACTGTGCTTGATATACAACGGCAATCGTTTGATTCTCGTTGTGTGTACTTGTGTTAGTCGTAGCGTTAGGAGCCGAAGCTAAACGGATACGGAACGCATTCAAGTAGATTGTTGTGTCACGCATTGTAACTACATAGCTGCCTGTTTTGGTTACACCGTTGACAGTATAGCTTGCGTTCACAGTTACGTTCTGGTTACCAGTCACATCTGGCAGATTTAACAAGTCTTTGCCTGTCAGTGTAGCACCATTAGCTGGAGTACCAAGCGATACAATAAGGCCTGTATCTGATACAGCGATAGGAACGAATGTACCTACAGAATCAGTGTAGTCTGCGGTAAACACTAAGCCCAAGCTTTGATTTTCATCTTCCATACTGGCGTTTGTCGCCGCGTTAGGAGCTTTGGCTAAACGTACCTTGATAGAATTCAAGTACACTGTTGTATCACGGATAGTGATAGTGTATGAGCCAGTTTTGGTCACACCGTTTTCAGTGTAAGTTGCATTCACAGAAACCGTTTTGTTGCCAGTTACATCAGGCAGAACGATTTGTTTGTTGTTGCTTTGTAATGTAGCGCCATTAGGAGTACCCAACGTCACACCAAGAGCAGAGCCGACTGTATCAGGATCCACAGCTACCCATGTACCAACAGCGTTAGTGTAGTCTACGAAGTAAACCAGACCAAGCGTTTGGTTTTCGTCTTCAGTGCTGGACGAGCCTGCTGAACTTGGATCTTTAGCAAGGCGCACACGCAACGAATTGATATACGGTGTAGTATCAAGAATAGTTACTGTGTAACTAGCGTTCACTGTAGCACCAGCATTGGTTAAAGATGCTGTTATGCCCATAGCTTGGTTACCAGTAACAGAACCTAATTGTAAGTCAGCTACACCAGTTAACACTGAACCATGATTAGGAGTACCTAACGCTGCTACTAAGCCAGGATGGTTAGTGACATTGACCCACGTAGTAGGTGCGTCACTAAACTGAGCTTCATAGTACAGTTCAATATCGGTTTCTTCATTGTGTGAAGAACTGTTGGCGTTTGGACCGCCTGCAACACGAATGCGTAATGCAGTAGGCTGAGCTTCAACTTGTTTAACAGTGAACTTCAACTCAACTGTAATATCGACAGTGTTCGGATCAGCTACAATACCAGATGCTGGATTGTGTTTGATATTCAGACGAAGGAAACCAGCAGTGTCAGCACTCACATTACCTACAACAACAGGAATAGTACCTGGCATTGTTGAAGGTGTAGTTCCAACAGGAACTGTAGTGGTAGCTGTCTGCAAAGTTATTGAACGCTCAAACAAGTTGATTGTTCCCCAAGCAGCAGGTACGTTAGGCGCTGAGATAGGAGCATGTTGCACCCATTCCTGAGTAGCTGCACTGGTAACAGAATCGATTGTCTCTATCTGGAACCAAACACCGACGTTAACAGTTGTGTTCTCGTTGTAGTTCAGTGTAGTTGCATCAGCAGGCATAACGAATGTTGCTGGGTCTTGTCCAGCAGGAACAAGTTTAACATCTAACAAACGAGGCGGATTCACGTAGACATCACGGCTTCCTGTTAAATTGCCTATACCAGGAACTGACTTGGTCGCAGTAACTTGTACGCTACGTCTGTATGGCCAACGAGCTTTGTGCTGTTCTGTAGTGTAACGTATGTTCGATGCAGGCAACACGTCACCGCGATAAGCAGCATCAATGTTACCGAAGGAACTAGCAGTACCCCAAGATACGTCTGTACCAGGAACTGTATCACTTGGATCAACAAGTGTGCCGTCCTCTAACACAATCCATGCGCCAGAATCTGGGTCACCTGTCTCAGCAGGGTCCTGTGCAACAGCAAGTGTAGATTCACGTACTGCAAGACTGGCTGCAAGATTCAAGTTGACCAAAGTGACTGGATGTGTATCAGTAACAGTAGCTTCGTTCTCTGTATAAGAGGCGAACAATACACCAGAAGCATCTGCGGTCAGAGCACCAACAGTAGCAACAGATCCAGCAACAGTTAATGAAGCAGGACCAGATTGTTTGTTGAATACGTTGACAGAGGTCTTAGTATCTTCGCTATTATCATTGTACACTACGCGGAACGTGTAGGTCTCAGAAGTACGTTCGTTGATAGACGAAGCACCGATGATTTCAAGCAACATTGGCTTAGGAAGTTCTTTAGCCAAAGCAACGTCCAGAGTGGCTGAAAGTGTTACGCCATTTATGGTAAACGTGGCAGCTAACTGAGTTGTACTGTCCACGAATATTTGGTCCACAACAAGAATCTTCGACGTATCTGTCGATGTGTCTGGATTGCTTGATGTGAAAGTAGCTGGCGTTACGTTAACGAAACTACCATCAGAGAAACCTGCCAACACTTGGTACGGAGTAGTTGAACCGCTGGCAACCGAAGTAGGACCTACGATTTCAAGAGAAGTCAGTTCTGCGATAGCAATAACCTGAACATCCAAGAAAGCACTACGGGTAATACCTTTCTCAGTGTAGCTTGCTTCCATACGAATAGTTGTGCTTGTTTCCACGTTTGCAGAAGTTAACACACCAGACACTGGGTTCAAACTGGCAGCTTCTGTGTTTTGAGTAACAGCCCAGACCTGTGGATCTACTTTACGTGATTCTCCATCAGCAAAGATACCCCAAACTTCATAGGTCTTGGTATTCTGTTCCAAGATAGAAGTGTCGCCACGTATTTCAATGTATACCAGTGAACGGTCTACAAATTGAATTGAATCCTGTTTAGGATAGCGCCATGATGCAATCCATTCATCTGGATTGTTTGGGTTAACGAAGTCTAAGTGCAGCGTCTGACCAGGCAATAACGGGAATGCTCGGTCAACACGCGCCCATTGAGTATCGTTAATCTTGATCATGGTACGTGCATAATCAGGATGTTCGTGGTAGTTCGGATAACGATCATTTGTCATGCGGACATCGTCTTCCAGTACACCGATAGGCTGAACTGGGTCAACAACACCTTCATCATCAGGATCGTTTGGCTGCAAATACGCAATACCGATAGCTGACGTTGTAGCAACAGGCAGATTCTGATTAGGAGACTCAATGCCTATAACAGACAGGTCTTCCAATACGCTTTGCCAGTACTGCGGCTGCGTGAACAGTCCATCATAATCAGCAATTACTTCCCACTCACTGCGGTACGTGAACGATGAATTTTCATGCGATACGCGGCGTAATACTTTACCGTGGTTAACATCAGCTAAGTCCATCGGTATCCACAGAACATTGTAAGGAATACGCGAGAACGTAGGCTCTGTATAAGAAGCTACCAGCGTCCAGACTTCAGGATTGTCTGTGTCAGGCTGAACAACAAAGTCTACTGGGTTAGCAGGGTCGATGCCACGATAAAAGCTGAGCTGAGTATAATTGCTAATAAAATTTTGCAATTCTTCCATCTGTTATACTCCTACCAACGTGCCGCGTACAGTTACTGTGGCAGTGCCTGCAGCATCACGCAAGTCAGCAAAAATTTGATGTGAACCAACAGCACCAACAGTATAAGTGTAACCTGTCAATGTCTGAGTCTCACCATCACGTTGAACACGGACAGTGTTAGGGCGATAATAACCCAAGAAATTACGGAAGCCTGTGTCAGTATCTACAACACCGTAAGCACGTACCAGAATCGTAAACTCTTTAGGACCAACTGAAACACCGTTTATGTATTCCATATTCGTTAGTTCAGGAATAAACAGTTCACAAGTCTCAGGTTCGTAATCGAGTGTTGCTGGGTCACGTGGAGGACCTACGTAAGCTGGAGCTGTCTCATGTATTTCACTTGCAGACAGTTTACGATACTCGCTTTCTTCCAGTGAACGGCCAATAGGTAAATAACCGTCAACAACATCACCGAAATTCATAGTCACGTTAGGGCCGCGGGTCTTCACAGACACAAGAGGCTTCTCTGGGTGCATACTATCATGCAGCAAAGGATAACGTGGATCGGTGTTACGTGGGTCTTCTGCAACTACTACAGTAGGCAAATCAGGATCATCACTGTCGTTAGAGATAGTCATAATACCGCGACGTTCTACTGATGCGATCGGAGGAGCAGCACTCGGGTCAGGCTCTTGGCCTGGCTCGTACACTTGGTCTTCCCAAATGTCTTCAATATGATTCACACGTACCCAAGTGTTCTGTGTTCCATTAGCTGGATCTGTGTCGCGTGTAGTACGCTTGTACAGCTTGCGATACATATGACTTGACTTAGTAAAACAGGCCCACAGAACATTCAGTGGTATATTCTGTACATCATGTGGTTCTTCGTGGCTAACGATAATCAATACCGTTTTACCTAAGACTGAATTTGTGCGGCGTACAAAAGTAGCCGACTGAGGAACTATGTCCTCAATACGCGAAGCAGTAGCAAGTGCTTCTACGAAATCATAGATTGTACTCATTACGCCTCCATATCAATATCGGCTTCAGTAAGCTTGCGCCACTGGGCAGTTCCATCAGAATTCAATAGCAGCATCATGTCCTTAAGAGGATTAGGCTGATCGATGATACTAACAACAGTTCCTTCTACATCCAAAATCGTAGCAGGCTTTTCAGGGTGCTGCTCCAAGTGAGGTAGTGGATCACGGTTGTTAATCAGGCTCTTGTGTCCTTCGCTTATCACACGAGGTGACATAGCGGAAGCAGGTGCAAGATTCAAACGAACCATACCTAGCTCTGGGACAGTAGCAGGCCCTACTGGGTCACCCAAGTTGCCTAAATCTTCAGGGTCATAATACTGAGACTCGAAAACGTCCTCGTAAAAATACAACAGACGCCAGGACTGATTAAATTCTGGCGTCTCCACGTTGCTTTCTTTTGAGGTGCGTTTTAAAGCCTGCTTATAGAACTCACTGGAGCGGTTGAAGTTGATCCACACTACGTTTGCAGGTAATACCATGCGAGTAGGTTCAACTGTAGCACATACCACAGTGATTGTTTCGTTATTGGCTTGGCTACGTAAACGCATAACAATAGGCGTTTCGTCGTTAAGGTCATCAATACCTGCAAGAATATGCAACGAATCAATGAATTCTTCCAAGCGCAGTTCCATAGTTGGTGTAGGCATAAAACGCTCCCAGTTATGCTGCGGTTACATCCGTCATACGGCTGCCTTTCGGATTCAAGTTAAAGCGAACATGAATACGCTTGGTAGCTATAACAGGATCGTAAATCATATCAAGGACCAAATCGTTGTTGGCGATAATGTCCGGGGTATTATTACGCTCGTCGCAGATGTTGCTGTACTCATAAACACCACGATTGTTCTGAATCGGCGTCATAAAGTCATCTGCGGCTGTTTTAACCTGTGCCCGTAAGAAACGGTCCTGCGGGTCAAACAGCTTGTTGGTAGTGAACCGCTTGCTGGCTTTGAGAATGTACAGTGACAAACGAACCACGTTACAATCCTGGAACGAACTGGCACGGTTATACAGTGTGTACTGTGACCAAACGCAGTAGCCCAATCCTTGAGGCAGTTTACGCACATGGTTAACCTGAGCTTCGGATAAGGCATCACGCGCACCTTGGTCGTAGCTGTGGCGTAAGCCAAGTACATTGAGGATACCCACGTTGATACCAGCAGGAGCAAACCACAGGAATTTAGTATTGTCAGTGTACGCCATAACAGTAGCAATGTAGCCGCTGATAGGAACATAAATCTGACGATCCGTAAATTCATCGTAGATAAGTACGTCAGGAGCATAAATGCCGCCGTAGAAAGTATTGGCATTCAATGTCTGACGACGGTAAGTGATTGCATCTGCAACTTGTTGCTTGTCGCTTGGCATATCCAGAATAGCGTAAGCATCGCCACGCTGTTCAGCTACCTGCAGCATCTTGTGGTGGATGTTGTGGTTAGTGTAGCCAGAGTTTACCAAAATACTAACTTCAATACGCTCAGGGTCATTAAACTTATCCCAAGCTTGGATGATTTGTGCGTCAGTAGCACGGGCACCATCTAAACCGCCGTTCATTGTCTCACTGGCACTTGTAACGATGTCGAATACAGGACACAGTTCGTTGTTTTTGAAGCGGATATAACGAGAACGTGAATTGATTACGTCTTCGATATACATTTGATTGCCGTTTTCATCAACTTCGTAGTTACGAGATACTACAAAGCGTTCGGTTGCACCAACGCCAGCGATTAACGCACCGTACCATACACTCACAACAAAGTGGCGAGGATTGTGGCCGTTACCGCGCAGAGCAACACCTTGAGGATTAGATGGAGCAACAGATATAGTGATATTGTTGTTCCATTTACCAGGGTTAGCTGCACAGAAATAGCCCATGATGTTTGCAACACCTGGCTGAGTAGGCAAGAAGCCAACTGTATTCAGTGGATCGTCAACACCTTGAGGAGTATTGGTTCCCTGGATAGTGTTGTTTACAAGTCGAATAACAGGATTTTGTGCAGCGGTATCGTCAACAGTAAGGTAACTTAGTGCTGTTTTTGCACCGTTGACAACACGTAAGAAGTAAGCACGGTTCGCTACTTTCAAAAACTGATTTAAGCTGTAACCAGCGAAGCCGTAGCGTTGTGGATTCAATGTTCCAAACTTGGCCTGCCTGTCACCGGTGTCAGTAACCAGAACAGGTACCCCGACTTCACCCATTTCCGCTTCACCCACAAAGGCAGCCACAGAACTGCTCACGTTGGGTATACGTTCGCTCAAATCAATTATTTTACCGTAGACGCCCGCGGAGGGATTGGATGGATTAAGCATCGATAGTCTCCTAAAGGTCAGTGAAACAGTATTTGAAACTGTCAAATACCATTACACAAAAATTATCGATGCAAGATGTTTAAGATGGGCATTAGAAAAGGAAAAGGCGCCCATAAGGACGCCTAATATCAATCAAAATCGTGCATAGTGAAAAACGAGTAACCGCCGTTCCTGCTTGATTTCATATGGTTGATTTCCATTTTTACTTTATGCAATGTTTGGTACATATTATGACAAGCATTGCGGACAGCAGCATCCATCGAAGAACACATATGCCGTAGCATCATCAACTGGAATCCACCTTGAGATTGGATAGCCTCAATTTCTTGCTGTAACTGGGCTACACGCAATTTGGCGCTGTTGATAGCGTTAATTAAATGGGCACGGGCATCTTCACGGCGAGACTTGACCTTTGAGTTGACATCTTTAATACTCTCATACAGGTCGACTAGGCCTTGATAGTCCGACGCTTCGTACATTTGTACAATTGTAGGCATAAGCTCAATCAAGTACGGATTGCGAGTTCTGTCCGGATGACACAACAGAGACAGCTTTTTGAACAAAGCCTTTAAGGCGCGTTTGGTTGCAGTTGTCTCAGGCTGTTCCATCGCAACAGGTTCTTCTTCAGGAAGATCCTCATGTTCAAAATCCATTTCATCTTCGCCTGCACCAGCATTGAGACTATCCATCTCCTGCTGTTCTTTAAGTATGGCAAGTTCAGACAAAGCAAGCTGGAGTTGAGCATCAGCATCGATAAATTCAGGATATTCCCTGTATGCCTCTATGGTCTTCGTCACCGCTTCTTTTAGATTTTCAGTGTGCGCCTTCAATTGCTTTTCTTCGTTTAGGAGACGCTGTAATGTTTCCTGTGTATATTCATCGTTGGTTTCACCTTCGAACAAAACTGGAAGGTATTTCACAGGAATGAGTTGAGTCATCATAGGACACCTTTGTAATAGGGGCACTAGGCCCCTGCATATGGTTCTTTCAGTTGCGCCACGTTCATGTCAAGAAGGTAGTGCATACGTTGGTCAATAGCAGTACGGTCAACATGCTTTTTAACCCAGCTTAAATTGCGCCCGTTAAGTTCAACTACTTTACGGTGATTAGGCAAATTTAATTTTGCAAGTAAGCTGTTCAGTGCTTCGATATTAGTCATTGTTTTCCTTAACTTCGATACGATAAGTTTCACCTAAGTAGTCGATCCAGATACCATCAGCATTCAACGTCACTTTGATATTGTTGGTTTCCCACATTTCATTGAAAGCAAGCACACAGGTCTTCAGTGTCTGTGGACCTACATTACCAAGTGTGCCAAAGTCACGGACATGCTGTAGCAGTGTACGACCAGACAAAGCAGTTACAGGGAAAGCTGTAGCTATCCAAGAATGCAAAGCGTCTTCTACTAAAGAAAGGTCAAAGTCAGATGCAGCACCTTCTACCTGTCCTTTGTTGTATTTGAGATTGATAGGACCGTAAGCTGCCACTAACTCAACACAAATATCTTTTATCGATTTACCAGAAAGAACTTCCAGTACCTGAACAGGAGTACGGCTTTTGTTGAACAAGCGCTTGGCCGTGTCTTTTGACGCATCAGGCATAGTGAACACATCAACGTCATATTTAAAGCTAAGCAGACCACTAAGCTCAGCGTAGAACTCTGAAAAGCGTTGGTCACTTGTTTGGATAATCGTAGTGATTTCGCGGCGCTGGTTAGTAATCTGCATTTCCCAGTAATGCTCAAACCAAATTTTAGTGCGCTTGGTGTGCTTAACGCCGCGAATTACTTCAGGCTGTTCTTCACGATATACAGGAAGCCATGCAAACTTACGTTTCCAACTACCGATCGGAGTCAATATTGTTGTAATCAAAACTATGTCCTCATGTTGTTAATACTTGGAACCTAGATTCTACAGTTGATTCGCCTACCATATTTCTTATGGCGTCCAATATAGAATGATCGGTATATTGAAAGAAATAGAATGCCATCAGTAGAGGATTGTGGCATCCACGATTTAAACATTTGCGTACATGATTGTAAATCTGCTGGCGCAATTCACCTGAAGCAAGTTCATCTTTGAAAGCGAACATTTCATCAGGACCAAGAGCGTGGTTAGATACAAACAGCACGTACAAGGAACAGCTACGTGTCAGCATACGAAGCAGAGCATGATAATCAACATCATGCTGTCCAGCAAAGAAAGTTGTTATGCGTGGGAGTCGTTGCGAATATTCCGTGATAGCGCACGACTCAATTGCGTGGTGTGAAGAATACACATTGACTATACCAAAATCCAAAGCGGACTGCACAAGAAGATGAGGCTGCGCGGGCATTCCAATCTTCTTGAATGTACGTGAAAGTGTCACGTTTGAATAACCAAACATATTACATTTCCATAATGTTGATGCGATTATCGGAACCCAAACGCACAGCTCCATCAATAGGATAAAACACGCGGCGCATCATAAATGATATTGGGTCCTCACCAGCAGTAACTACAATACGAGGTATGTTATCAAACACATCCAAAATATCACGAAGCCTTTCAGCTTTATGCTGTGACGATTCATCATTTATGTTTGATATGACGAGCATACACGGATTGGAGTCTTTTATTGTTTTGATTTGGTCGAAATCGCCAGAGCCAAGTATTCGTACCCACAAAGGTAATGAACGACCACGGCGTTGTTGAGCTGTTAAATCAGACCAATCGATAGATGCTTGTGCCATGAGGCCGGCTGCATACATCTTGGCGCGAGTGTCAGTAGGAAACGAATTTACTACAAACACTCCATTTTTCTTCAACGGATTCTTAAACAGCTTGTGAGTCACATCAATTTGTTTTTGAGTACCATGGCGCCGGGTAACAACGTCTTTTACTGTAGGTTTGAAATGGGTAACCACTTCATCCACAAGGAAAGTGGCACGCTTGTTAGCAAGCACAAGTCTGTCCATACCACGTGTAAGAAGCAGCTTCTCCAAATCTTTGTCGAAATTGGTCGATATTTCTATAGGAGGACGGCCTTTACTATCTAAGCCATCCTCTTCTATTTCTTTGGCTTTCTTTGTCATAGTGCATATCCAGTTGATATACTATGTATTTACAGTTTAACCCCACCCACTAGCAAATATGCCTTTTGGACGATTGGCCTTAGGCTTAGCTTTCTTGCTTCGGTCATTGCGTTCAGAGCGATAAATATCACTATCATCGTCATCACGATCACGTGGACTAGAACCTGTAGCACCAAGAGCAACTGCCTTCAAGTGTGATTTCTCTGTAGGTTGATGGCCTTCTGCAAGACTGAATTTCCACGTATTACGGAAACATCCCATACTGAGTCCCATACTGGGGTCAACAAAGAATCTGATAAGTGGATCGTTTTTGTCATCGCTTGGGGTACAAATACGTCGGGATTCCTGTTGCCAGTTAGGCTCATTACTCATAGGCATGATGTAATAGAGAGTGTCCCACTTAGGCACGTTAAGACCCAACTGCATCAAACTCTTGATACCAACTACAACACGTACTTTACCAGCACGTGCATCATCGATTATCTGTTTACGGATAGCTTTATTCTTTTTAGTGCCGCCGCCTGTAAAGGCAACAGCTACCTTTTTACCAAATCGCTGATTAACTTGGTCTACAAGGAAAGCAACGTGTTCACGGTAATAAGTAGTTAAGAGAATAGAGCGTCCTTTCTTCAAATCCTTGATGATGTGATCGAGAATGAGCTTGTTGCGTTTGTTGTCCTTAGACAGTGCTTTAGTGGCGTACACAAAGCCTGCAGGACCACTGTATTTGGCACGCGATTTGAACTCAGTCTCATGCACAACCATCTTAGGAACCATAGATGGAGCTTCGACTTCGGCTACAACAGGACCGATCAAATGTGCTGCTCTATAGTGCATCCCGTCTTTACGTTTATCGGTTGCAGTACATCCGCCTTTGAATTTCATTCGACAACGATGAATCAACTTAGAGAATTCTCGTGCGGAACTCCTATGTACTTCATCAATCCAGAGCGTCCCAAAGTTCTTTTGCAGCAACTTTAGTCGGCGTTTGCCATTTGTGTCACTGATGAATGATTGGTAGGTAGCAAAGCCGATCTGGAAGTTCTCGTAGTCTTCTGGCTTGTTCAGGAAACCAAACAACTTTTTACCGTACTTCTCTTCCAGTTTTGGTAAATTGGTATGAGCAGCAATTTCTTCCATGAAGTTTTCAAGGAAGTCTACTTGGTTAGCCATAATAACTACACGCTGGCCAAGTTCGATACAGATTGCAATACTTGTTATCGTTTTACCTGTACGTGGAGGCGCTTTAATCAAGCCATGCTTGAATTTAACCCACTTCTTGAGTAGGTCAACTTGGTAATCACGCAGTTTACCAATAAATTTCACTTTATAATCGAACGGTGCTTTTGTACGCATGTCTTTGATTTTAAAATCGGACAAATCGATACGTAGCCTGCGTTCGATATTAAGACGGTCACCTATAGGGAAAGCCAAATGCTTCTTACCGTCGATAATCTTCTCTTTTGCGAAAACAGTAGCGCCTTTATATCCACCTTTCTCACATTCTCCACAAATATCAGAGTAACGGTCGCGCTTGTAGTCACACATGCGGCAGATTTTTTCATCGTAATCGTGGACAGTATATTCCGCTACTGCATCCTCTGGATCCATCGGAAGCATCTTAATAGGAATATACATCTTGTCACGCACGTAAAGCGTAGGTTTTTTAGCCATGTTATGTAGGATCGAATTTTGAGATTATTTTTAAGGATTCCACAAGTTCACGGACTGCGTATCCACCCTTATCTATATTATCGATATACAGGCGACAGATTTCAACCATCTCCTCAGCATCGGCCAGATATGTATAGAATGGATCTAAAGCAACACGGACAAATGTTTTACGTTCGTCTTTGGTCCTGAGTGACTTCATATCGTTAGAGTATTCGTGGGTGACGTAGTTCTCAAATGCTTCAAGCATCTTACTCAAAGAACTACGAACCTTAGCACACTCAGTTAATATTTCAGTTGCTCTGGAACGGAAAGCGTGGTCGTTGATTATTGATGTGTGGAGCTTTTTAACAAAGTTAGGTGAACCAGCTTTTAGGGTACCTAAAGTACGCTGTTTGTGCATTAAAGCCAGTTCGTCCTTGAATTCATCAAAAGGAAGACGGAAATGCGGAAACTTACGGAACGCCTCAGCTATCCTGATATACCGTTCATCTTTAACAAGTTTACGATTTAAGCGATCACGTAATTGCTTTTCCATATCTACTCCACGACAACAAGATTTGTTAAAGGAGGATGTGCAGGTATAACTACAATACCACCTTCATCATCAGAATAAATGAATACACCACCAAGCCCTTCGGTTTGATGGCCACACATCGTTTCAAGTTTGACATTCTCACGCACATAGAAATGCGTAGGATTGAAGTTCATCTTCTTATTATTTACAATAAACAGGCTACCAATAACATCACCTACAAGGTTGTTTAAAAGGTAGTGATGGCATTCAGCGCTGTAGGCTTTTAAACTATCTTTGTCCACATGCACTTCGCCCACAGGAGAAGAACGCAAGAACAGAATAGCGCTTCTGTTCTTGGTATGATCACGTAGGACAAATTGTCCTACGGTCATGTTGTTAGGCAGATTGAAGTCTGCTCCGTTGATTGGTATCATGCTGTAATGAATCCCACAACAGTAATGTCACCACTATCACAGGAACCTACCATGCGGTAAATCGATGGAGAACCTGCTTCGTTATTGAACACAGAGAACTGAGAAGTGGGTGCATTCTTGATACACTGGAAAGTATCAAAGAATATACGTGGGTCCAACTTGACAGACAATTCTTTGCCGCGGAAGTTCTTTGCTTTGAACTTCTCTGACAATGTTCCACGGTCAGACGAGTGACCGAATTTGATTTTCTCACTGGTGATACCCAGGTCAATAACAGCATTGTCCTTGCCTTTAGTTACCGCAATCAGGTTCGTAAGAATATCACGAATGGCATCAGATGCAGTAAACTCTACAACAGGCTTTTTGAGACTTTCCAGTAACTGGAACACGTGGTCAGTAGCAGTGTCCTGTAAGGGAGGTAAGCTAACAACGATGTCGTCACCGATTATATAAAAGTTCTCACTGTCCATAGCAAAGGCCAAGTCGCCGTTTATAACACGATCCAACATACTGAAAACAGAAGTTGAAACACTGATTGAAAACGGTTTGATGTCACGACGTTCTTCTTTCGTAGGTTTGTAACTTGAGACAACATGATGAATATGCCAGTCATCAGAAGACACAACACGTAAACAAGAACCGTCGTAGGTAATAGTAGCAACACTGACAAAGTTGTCAACGAAGGCACACTTAAGGCGTGTGATACGGACACTTTCTGCGATAGCTCCAAACAACGTATCGTTTACCTTGATACCAGAAGCGGCACGTGCCTCACGATTAGAGTCAATGCTTTCCATAGTAGAAAGGAAACGAGTAGAGTGTCGGTCGGCCATATCCTGCGATACTTTAATCTCACCAGAGAAACGACCAGACTTAAATTTCAACGCGGCTGGAACAGGAGTGAATGTAAGTTCACCACGACCTTTAACCATTGACTTAAGGAAGTCCAAGTCGTCAAAAGTGAAGATTTCGTTAGTGCCTGTACCTGCACCTAAGTCAATACGACAGAAAGAATCGTCACCTTGAGCAGCAAGTGAAAGTGTCTTGCCATTGAACAATACATAGCGACAGCCACTCTGTTTAACTGGTACTACTTGCAACACACGATCTATTGCTTTAACCAGCTTGGCAGCATCAACAATAAATCCGTCACCGGAAGCGGGCTTCTTGGCCTTTTCTTTATTCTTTGCCATTTGCTTTTCCTAAAACTACGTTGTCTGTATCTTTCTTTACAGCAATGGTATAACCAACAAGAGGCAAAGAATAAACCTTTCCTGCTGCTGTAATATTGTTGTTGCTGTCTAAGATTGGAATGATACGTACCTGCGATTCTGGAAACAATCCGTTGATTACTCCAAGTAAGCCTATGTAGCTTAATTTGCCGCTGAGTGCAATTACCTCAGCCGACGATTGTGCCAAAGCGGGACTACACATGAGAAGGTCAGTTGTCAAGGCTGACATTGTAGCTGGGTCAGCCTCGTACATTACGTTGAGTAAGTTTGCAGCCGTGTAAGTTTGTGTATTAACGGTACTGCGTAAATCAGCTTTGAACGCATCACGCAAATGCTCAGGCAAATGCGTGGCGTACTTGTCGAATATTTCCTGTAAAAGCATAAATTACCTCGCAGCCAATGCGGCTTTTTTAGCTTTCTCTACCTTAGAGCTTTTTGAGGATTTCTCTTGTGCTTCACGTTCACGCTGGGCAAGTTCTTCCTTATAAGCAGCTAAGGATTTGAGATTCTTAGGCTTCTCACTGTGGTAACGGTCGATGACTTTCAATTCCTGTTTAGACAGAGGGTTCTTCTTCATGCCAGGAATTTCAATATCGTTTGCCCACAATTGTTTTTGTAACCACTCAGGCATCAGATGGTACTGTTTACGCATAATGAGTTTGGTTACCTTATCCTCATTAACGTCGTAGCCAAGTTCCTCTTTCTGCATTTTAAGAGCAGCGCGAACCAGAGGTTCCATATCGTTGTATGCCCAGCTCCACTTCTCAACATCACGTTCGGTAGCACCGACTTCAATATCGATTTCAGGAGCACTCATAATGTGGTAGCCGTAGGTCTTCTCAACGAATTCCTTACAACCAACAGTCATAGCGTGTTCAATAAACTGAACAGCTAACCAGAACCATTCGTAGTCCACTTCAACTGTCAAGCTGTCGTGTACAGATACGTTTAGGTTCATCTGTGGATATACACCTGTCTTCAGGAAATAGTCGTATTTGTATTTGTCGATTAGACGAATAGCCAACATCATCAAATCAGAACCAAAGCCTTGTACAGGACTGTTAACAGACTGACGCAAGCACTTATTGATTACACTGCGAATCTGTTTGTCCAGCATAGACATACTGGTAATCTGCTTCAGGTGACCTTCGAACATCAACGGCCATAATGTACGACGACGACCTACAGGAGATTCAACATAATAGTTATCACGGGCACCGTTCTTAACAATATCGAACCACTTCAAGCCTACTGGGAAACGATCAAGGAACTGGCCTTTAATCTTGCCGATTTCTTTCACACTACGGCCAGTAGAGTTTGCGAGACCTTCATCGCCCTGCTGGTAAATCAATCCGAATATTACCGTCTTAACGGCATCACGAATCGATTTGGTTACTTGCTCGATTGGAAGACCGAAGAAGTATGCAGCGTTGATTTTGTGAACGTCACCATCTAACTCAATACGTTGCGCTATCCAAGGATCAGGAACAATCTTGAACCTGTCACGCAGTTGTTTACCTACATCAAATACGTCAGCAACGCCTTTGTCACCAGAAATAATTGACCAGCCACGGACTTCGTGTGCAGAGTAGTCGACCTTGATTAACAGTGAACCAGGACGGCTTATCAACAAACGCTTGATGTATTTGGACAATGCACCACGGCTAGGAATCTGCTGTAGATTTGGATCCGATGCAGATGTACGACCAGTAACAACGTCCTGATATGAATATGTCGGACGCATACGGAACGTAGTTTTAAAGTCAAGGTCTTCGCTGTACTTAGTGATAAAGCTGTTCACATAAGCATTGCGAATCTTGTAGGCTTTCTGCAAGTCAGTGTAAGCTGCAACTACTTCGTTGTCGGCATACTTCTTCTGGAAAGCTTTATCAATCTTGCCTTCAGGTAAACCGTTCTTGCGAATCTTCTTGCCTTCTTCGACAGGCTTCAGGCCAAGAACATCAAAGAACAGTATTTGCTTGTGTTCACTCTGGCTCAGGTCAAAGTGTTTGATGTTAACACTGCCGTAAAGGCCTGACTGAGGAACAGAACGACCTGCACTGATAACTTTGTTGGCCTTAGCTACAGCAGAACTGCTAAGAATCTTGTGTTCTTTCTCGTCGATGATTTTATTGATAGGACTATCAGGCATCTTGAGTGAGAACAGGTAATCGATGTCACACAATGCTCCAGTCGTTTCAAGAATGGAGAACGAATGTATCTGGTTACCTACCATATCACGGACCATCTTGACGTATTTGTCGTAATGGATGTCTTTGGCGCGCTTCTTCTGTTTAAAGAAGATTGCTAACGGTATCAGGACGTCGAGACTACAGTATTGCAGTACAGGTTCCGTTAAAGGATTGTCTGCTATGAATGCACGGTTCTCTTTACCGAATGGGTTGTCGTAGAAGGCAAAACAGCCGTACTGGACAGCAAGGTTACCTAAGTTGTAATAACCACTACCAGTAGCAGTATGGAGCAGCTTCATGTTTTCATCGAGAGCAAACTCGCCAGCACACACGTCCCAAACAGGCGCCTTGTAGTACCTGATGTTGAAATTGGTACGCATTACGTTCAAGTCGAACTTAGCGTTGGTATAGATTTGGCATTTATTATTGTTTGCTTGCTCGAAGTAATCACGCAACATATCCGAAATCTTCAACAACTCACTGCCAGTAAATGGGCTGTCTTTGTGAAAGATTGGAATAATGTATGCCTCAGACAAGTCACAGGCAAATTGTATTGTCTGTATCTTGTTGTTTATCCTGTACAGGTTTTGCGTTTCCGTATCTATCGACACGTACTTTTGTTTCGACATATACTTCAGGAGCTTGCGTACTTCTTTGAGCTCCGTAATGTAGTGCGTTTCATAGAAAGGCTTGTAAGCACCTTTTTTAGATACTTTGTACAGGTCAGGTATTTTGTAACGCATCTGGCCACGCTCGAAAGCAGTGACCAAGTTACGTGCTACGTAACCAGACAGATAAATGCCTTCCTTTGCTTTACCAAACAGCGAATTCAGTGAGAGCGTAGGGACAACGGTGCACGTATGCTCTTTATCTTTGTAGGAAAAAGTAGTCTCTACTGATGTACCCAAGTAGTTGGTAAAGTTGCCTTTAGTACGCATCAAAGCCGATGAACACATACTCTGGAACGGCTGCTTGCCAAACATAACTACAACAGTTGGTTTGTAATCAAGGACTGTTTTACGCAAGTGTTTGGCAAAGCTTTCGTTGGCATCAGCACGAATTGAATCAAGCTCTTTGCCGTATGTTTTGAATTGGTTGAAAGGTACTGCCATCCAATCCAAATCTTCTTCACCGAACTCAGCACCGTAATACTGTTTAGCCAGATTACACAGTAAGAAGAAACGCTCACCGTTGCTATCGTGGAACAGCTTCTTGGCAGCTAGATCTTCTGTCGAAATGTGATCCAAAACAAACAAAACCCTGAATGGGGCTTTTTTGTTGCGTTGGACCACAGAGCGTACCCCATAAAGAGGTATTCTCTTGAATTGCTTTGGTGGACGATATGTATTGTCGAGATAGGTAAGACCCATGCCCTAATACTCCTGTTGACGAACTACATAGTATTTACAGAAATAGAAAAGGCAGCTTGTTAGGCTGCCTTTTGGGTTCTTACGTCGGACGCTTGTGTCCATTTTGGTGGTGATTACGATGTTGATTTTGTTGTTGGTTCTGCTGATTGGTAGTCTGGGCAGGAGCAGGTTCTTTGTTTTCAACCTTGGCTTCTTGTACAGGCTGTTCAACAGCAGGTGCAGCAGGTGCGACCTCTTTAACAGGTTCTTGCTGAGCAGGCTTAACTTCTTCCTGCACAGGGTGAGGATCGTAAGTGTCTTTACACACTGACAATTCACCAATCTTACCTTTGATGTAATCTTCAGTAAGATCAACGTGTGTGATATAACCACGTTTATTCCAGTCACGCATAATGCCATCAGGGAACGGACCGTCGTAGCTAAAGGGCATCCCATTATTGGGATACCCAGGATTGAATTTACCACTACATTCAAACCGTTGTTTAGCTTTGACAGTTGCCGGACCCCAAATGCCATCACACTTGCCGTTGTAGTAGCCTAACAGAGCCAGAATTATCTGCTGGCGTTGCAAGACTTCAGGGCTAAATGAGTGCATTTGGTTTCTCCGTTAACGAATTGAATCAAGCGCTTCAACTACAGACTCGACGTTCGTAATAACGTAGCCGGCTTTAGTCAGTTCACGCAGTTTGTCTTTGGCTTGGCGCTTGGTAGCAGCAAAGAACACTGTCATACCTGGATGCAACTGCCACTTAGCAGTAGTGCCAGGAATAGTGTTACCCAATACCTTACGTACAACTGGGTTAGTTGCCAAATCAACTACTATACGCAGGCGGTCATGTAACACGACAGGATATGCCTTGAAGGATTTCTTGTCGGTTGCTTCTTGCTTGCGAGTACGGAAGAAGTTAGGCAGCTTGCTTTGTACTTCCAGAGCCTGTTTAGCATCGAAGCCCATACGACCTGAATCTTCAAACACGTCCATAACCTTTTCTATGCGTTTTTCCGTGTCAGGAGTGACTTGGAATTTAGCTTCGATAAAGTCGATGAACTTGTCGAAGTGACGGTAGTTCTTGAAGTCACAGTAAGCGAACTCACCGTGTGGGATAAACCCAAACTTCTTGAGGTCTAACGAATCAGGATCGTTGTTGGTAGCATGAATACTAATGAAGCCGTTGTATACAGACGGATGTAACTTGAGTTTCATGTCTTTGGTAGGCACAGTTTTGGTTGCGCCTTTTTGTCCAGCAACAGGAACTACTTTATTCACAGCTACAGTACCATCTTTAACAGGTTTCACACGTTTTACTTTTTCGACTCCATCATTCACAGGCTTGCCTGCAACTTTATTGGACTTACGAATTGTCTTACGTTGTGAAGTACGTACAACTTGTTCGCCTGTCTCTTTGTTTGACTTGCGTTTGGTTGCACGGGCCTCGGCCATATCCGTGACTTCCTTCTCCTCACGTTCAGCGGACTTCTCGATACGTTTCTTGGACTTGTCATCCTTGTACGGATCTTCCGCAGTGAAGAAGCGGTCGTAATTTGACGGATTGGCTTTAGTAGCCACAAATACGTTGTCGATACGGTGACGTAATTCTTCATCGTTGGCACGGTAACGTATCTTCACGTTGCTGATTGGGTCAACAGGATCAGGAACACGCTCACCATCAATAGTGACGTAGTTGATAGTGTAACCTGTAACGACACCTGTACCAAAGCCTGTACGCACAGGAAGCAAGTTCATCAACTCGTCCATACGCTCTACAAAGCCTTTAGTGTTTTTAACCCATTCACGGAAACGCACAAGACCCCAACCATCAGGATCAGGAATACGTTGGTTAGGCATAATCGGGAACTGTTCCATGCGTTTGAAGTCACTTGGAATAGCTGGTACGTTCAGATCAATCATCTGCGCTACCGTAGTACGGCGCATTTCAGTGAATTCCTGACGTTCGATAGTTGCCAATGTAGCCTTCGCTTGGAAGTAATCCATGAAGTCGCCCATTGTGTTTAAGTCACGCAGAGTTTCCAAGCTCATTGGGATACGATCAAGTACAATGCCGTTAATAGGCTCGTAGCGTGGATTACCCTTTTCATCGAACTTGGTCTTGTCTACTGTCTTCCACATCAGACGCGCAACTTTCGCTACTTCAGTTGTGTTGTTTGTCATCAGCCAATCGTTGTAGATTACTTCACGTGCCATGTCACCAGGCTTGCCGTTTTCTACCTTAGCTGCTTTAGGATCTGGACGGAAAATACGTGCACCAGATTGCTCTAAGTCACCAGGAGACCACGGAGTATCACTACGAATAATACGGCTACCCATCTGCAGGTTGTGACCTTCAGCGATTGCCTGTTCGTTGGCGACAAGAATATCCACATTCGGATCGTTAGCGAAGTCATCTAAATTCTGCCACTTGTTCTCACCGTAACGACCTACTTCACCGTGGAAGCGGCGAGCGCGGGCTTTGTACTTCGGAGGCAAGTGTTCAAAGATTGCATCCACACAACGAGTGTAACGGCAGAAAACGATAACTTTGCCGCGCATTTCAGGCTTCCAGTTCTCAGTATCTTTATCTGGAGATACATCAGAAGGAGGAGTTTCCTTACGTGCAAGTTGTGCAGTTTCATCGGCAGCTATCGGTAGAGGACGACGCATGTAGTAAGCACCGTTATACCGTACAACATCGTACTCACGGGCAATCATACCGCGTTCCCAATCCACAACAGCACCAGGAGCAATGTTTGTTCCAGCAGTGTACTTACCAACAGTAAAATGTGTATCAAGACGCTCAATCACTTTGCCGATCTTAGCAGGCATGAAGTCAAACTTCTTAATGCCGGCAGCGTCAGCAGCAATCCGGAATGCAGATTCACCCCAAGGGTCAGTAACAAGTTGTTCTACTGCTTGTAAGTAGGTTTGCAGACCAATAGAACCCAATGATGCAAGTTCATCATTGTCATCCATGTCAAGGTCACCGCCACCTTCTTCACCATCAGAAGTTTCGTCATCAGTTTCATCATCACCATCTTCAGAAGAAGTCTTACGCTTGTTCTTAACAGCGTTTTCCAAGTCTTCCAATGTCTGCTTTAACAGAGCTTGGTAAACTTCGCTATGAAGCAAGTTACCTGCGTGACCACCTTCATCCAAATCAAAATCAATAAAGATGTCGATTGGATTAGGCAACATGAATGCCCACTCTTTACGCTTCAGAGTAATAACCGCAGCATATTTGGACAGCTTACTACGAACCACAAGTGGACCGTCTTCGGCTTTCATATCGATGCCTGATGTCTTCGGTGTTTTGTAGATATACGATGTCAACAGTGCGGATTGGCCAACAACGTCAGTTAATACGTCATGTACCAATGTACCTGTTGCCAGACGTGCAAACTGAATGCCGTCCATCGTAAAGACTTCTTTGACTGCTTTGTGTACAACTGATACGTGGTTGGACTCTGGGTCAAACTTCTTAGCTTTGTGCGATTCGTCCATCAAAACATAGTTCGGGTTGAACTGTTTGATAAACTCTACACCGCCAAGTGCTTTAACACGACGAGGTCCGTACATTACACTGTAAGGTTTCGACTTCAGGAAGTTTATACCAACAGCAAGGAATGTGTTACGTGGTGCATTCTTGATCAGGTCTGTCAGACGTTCAGGACCCCATTCTTCAAAGGTCACTGTGGTAATAGGAATTACGTTCCAATTACCGTTAGTCAACATAGCAGTATCTTCTGCCCAGTTTTTACACAGCTTGTCAGGAGCAACTACAACAGCAAACAGGCGTTGACCCATTGCATGTAATTCTTCCGAACAGGCTAAGATGTCAAGAATACCTGTCGCTGTTTTACCGCCACCAGGATGTACGTCAAGGATAGCGTACTTAGGACGACGGCGCAGTGATTTGTGAGCTTTGACTTGGTGAGGGAACACTTTAGCGCCTGACACGATACCAGGAGCAACAATGTTATCCACATCAATAGATTCGTCAGGCATATTGCTTTCGTAAATCTGCTCAGCACGGCTAAAATATTCCAAGTAATTCGGAATGTATTTGCTAAACATTACTGCCAACGGCATGACGTCCTGTGACAGTGAACTGAACGAAGGCAACAAGTTGTTTTCCACATCAGCAGCAGAACGCTTAGGGAAGAACAGGCTCTTTGTATCGACAGTCAAGATAGCCGCGCACATATTACGGAACAGACGACCACCGAAGTAGTTGTACACGTTACCGAAGTCTGCCATACGCGATGTCTTATCATTGATATACAGGTAAGCTGGGTGATCTTGTACCTCAGCGCCAGCATTATCAGCACCGACGTTTTCAGCTACTACACGGAACAAGTTTGAACCGCGATGACCTGTAGCATCAGACAAAGCAGCAAGCAAGGCACCCATAACAACGTGGCCTTCATGCAAACCGCCATCGAAGCCGCCAATCAGACCAGGAAGCAAAGCCATCTGTTCATCGAACATTGTACGGTAGATGCCGACATCAAGAGGACCAAGCAACGAGCCTGATTCGTTCTCTTGTTTTTGTTGCTCAAGTGTCTGACCAACCAACTCACCAAGTGAAGGCAATTTGCCTTTACGTGCATAGTAGGCATATGTGTCGAACAGTTTTAAGAAGCGACGACCGGCGATCATGCTTACTGGAGCAAAACGTGCTGTTCCTGTAGGCAGTATCATATCAAGCACACGGCCTATCAGCGACTCGGATGATATTTCATCACGGCCATCCATACCACTTTCGTGCATGAATTGTTTGATTGTCTTCTGTTGGCTGCGCTCGCCTTCTTCTTTGAAGTCAAAGCCTAAAGCATCTGCGATAATCAAATCGTCAGGAGGCGTTGCACCTAACAAGTCATCGAAGGCAACGGATGTACCACTACACGACAGGATAGTGTTGTAGTCCCAGCTGAATGATAACAAGGCACCAGAGTAGGCAGCAACTTCATCTTTGAACAGCTTGACATCAGAGTCAACTGTCAGGTTTTCGTTGTGCATGATCAGGTACTTACTGTTCAGCGTGTCGGTGTCCAACAGCGGAGCATCGGCTTCGTAGATTTTACGCAATAAGGCATCGACAGCGTTTTCGTAATCCTTAGCAACGTCCAAGTTCTCAGACTCAGGACCTGTAGGCATGTAGATAATACGGCCTTTAGGATCTACAGTCAAGCCAGCATCATTGACACGGCCTTCATCAACGTGCATACCTGAATCCAAGCGGGCACGCTTTAAAGCTGCTACTTTGTGTGTAGGGATAACGAAGCGAGGCATACGTGCGTAGTTACCACGACCTTTCTTCTCAGACCCACGCAAGCCTTTAGGACGAACGTAGATACGGGCCCACTGACGAATCATCGTGTCGATGCAGTAATGGATCAGTTCCAGTTGTTCGCTTTGGCAGATGTACTGACAAACTTCTTTGCGGAAGTTAAGAGCGAATGAGAACGATACTGATGTACCTAAGTACAGGCCTTCAGGACTGATCAATTCTTCATTGTTTGGCTTATCAGCATTCGGATTGTCTTTCTTGGCTACCAAGTAACGGCGCCATGCAGCGTAAAGATCCTGCATAGGTTCGATGCAGATCAACACGCTATAGAATTCACCGATAACACTTACGTTATTTGGAAGATTCTTGAAGCCAAGATCGATATTAAGACCTGACTCGGTCTTAAATATGGTATTCAGTTCTTCAAAATTGAACAACAGAGGTAACTGAACAAACTGACGCTTGTGGGCAGTTTTGTAGGATATTTTGTTGTCCAGCAATTTAGACATAACGGCACGTACAGCTTTCATCAAACGAAGCGATAAAGGTGTCTGGTAATTAGACATAGCCTCTTCTTCATATAATGAGTTTGTACGATCAATAACGATTGAAGCATTGCGGATTGGACGGATGCTTGCACCGCCAGCATGGGGCAGGCCACAGAACATCACATCATAACCGCCTTTGTAGCGAGTAGATGGTTTAATAACGTGTTCGGTACCTGCACACATGGCACCCATAGCGTTATCTAAAATCGTCTGGACATCATTACCCAGTGCAACAGACTCTTGAATCTGTTTGAAGATTGATTTGATTTCTGCCTGTTGTGCGTCTTCAGGCATATCTTCCAGACGAGCGCCCCGGTCCAACAGTATGCGAGTAAGGCTCAACATAGCATTTACAGGACCCGACAGCATCATTATGTTTTGGATTACCTGCTTGAGACCGTTAGCGCCGCCTACGCCCTGCTTGCTTGTAGTTGGAAATACAGAAGTTTGGTACGCATCGTGGATCTCTTTTTTCAAAGAGATAGGAGCAATACGACTCGTCATAAAATTTTCTGTATCTTCAACCACAGATGACGCAGAATATAATTGTGGTGTTTTCATTTGCTTCCCTTTACATATAATGCTGAGACCAGAGTGGAATAGGCGTCAATTCATTGGACGTAGCCCAATCGATAAGATGGCGTCCATAGATACGGCGCTTCTGGACAGAGTACGTTGACCAACGATCACTGTCTCCGTAGAAAGACAAGACTGTCGCACTATCCATCTTATCTAATGTATTTACAATTTCCTCGCGGATACGGTTTTCAGCATCAGCTTCAGATATTGTAACCATAGGGTCAGCAGGCACATCCACTTCAGAATTGCCTCTGTCTAATAGTTCAGCAATAACCTCTACTAAGCTATCTACAGTAGTTAGGTCTTCATACGACCTGCCTAAACGGACAGGCGAAACACCGTGCTTAACAAGAGCAGCAACAATGTCCTGAGACTCACTGCTTTCACTTACCATGCTGGGACTGTCGAGTGCCTGACGTGCCAGCATTCCAGCAAGTCCAGGTTTCTCAGACAGAGTTTGCAAAGCAGAGACAGGAGCCGTACCTAATGTAATGGTCGTCTTCTTCATGCTACACTCCGAATTTAATGTTCTTCAACATTTTGATAATACGCAATTCCATAACCCGCTTAGGTTCATTGCCTTGTGTGAGGATGAACGGCAGGTCGAATTCAAGACGCAATGCAAGCACATTTTTATCGTAACGATATAAGAAGAACTTGATGCCTGATATTGTCGTGAAGTATGTCCAATTGTATATAGGCAACGTAGTTAGGTTTTTCGCTGCTACTTTAAAATTAGATGTTTTCAGCTTAGATGGGTCCAACTTTGAATAATGTTTAATCGCAGATAAGGCCTGATCTAAATTGCCGTTGACCGTAAGCATCTGTACCACAGTCACGTTTGGATAAATGTGACTATTTAAAAACTTATTGTAACCTGATGTGACGCGGACAAATCGGTTGCCAAACAATAGCTTATTGAAAAGCATTTTCTTCAATGTAGGACCAAGCAACTTAGGGAAGGTAGTTGCAAAGTATTTCAGAAGTAAGATAGAGAATTCTTCAGGCCTGTATGGAGGCAATGAGGAAGTCGGATTGGACTTCAACGTATGCAGGTGACTTATAAATAAGGCAGCAGTTACTACTTGTGCCTGCATAGGATCCTTGTACACGGATTTAATCGATTTAGCTACAAGGGTTTTTATAAATGCGTCCCATAGTGGGTAATACTCAGGCTTGACGATAGTTGGCATACCAAGTTTATCAAGTTTGAGTATCTTTTTGAATTTCTTGTAGATTGGATTATTCATGTTTTCTCCATGAGTCACCCCAACCAGACTTACTGGATGAAGAAGCGTTTCCTTTCATCGAGCGTAGACCTGCTGCACCACGTTGATGCACTTTGCCTATTACCTTTGAATGGCAATCCGAACAAAGCGTTGTCAAATTGCTTAGGATATTTTTACCTCCCTTAGCAATCGCTATTATGTGGTGTACAGTCAAAACTACATCTGTTGGGTTGGACGGATGGTTGTGGTTACCGCATTTCTGACAACAATAGTTATCTCGTTTAAGTACAATTGGACGTAATCTGGCGAATTCGTCTCCACGCAGATCATTGTCCTTTTTATTTATAGTGCCACGTAATCTCTGTTGGGTAGATGGTCTGCCACCGAACTTGTTTTTCTTTCCCAGCTTAGCGAGTCCCATACGTTACCCCACAAGAATCATGCGTGTGTTTTCAAGGCTAGTTTTGTAAGCCAAGTCAGCTTCTATACCAGCAGTTGAACCTTGAGACCTGATATATCGCTCTAATGAATCCGCGACTTCAGGTGTGAATGTTTTACGTGAGTGGTCGATTACACCACGAACCAAGTTCATAAGTATCTGAGCAAAAGTCATACTCAATGGACGAAGTACGTTTATATCAATTTGGTCGATATACTCACCCACATCCTGCAATGCCTTCATATCAGCAATTACTTCCCGCAAGGATTCGTATGTCTTGAGTAAAGGGTAGATGTCTTTACTTGAATGCGAATCACGGTACTTCTTCATGGCCTCACGGGATATGTACACAAGGCTATCGAACATAGCTGTGTATTCATCGATGTGTTCGCGGTTCTTATCAAATGCGGAATCTTGCAAGCGTTCGATTTGGGCACGACCAGCTTGAATCAATTGCTGTGCTTGTACATCCATATTATCCCGTGTTACTTTAGCAGGCAATGTGTCTGTTTTCTTTTTCTTTTTCTTAACGACTTTTCTAACTGGAGGACTGTCTTTCACTGCTTTAGATTTCTTTGCAGGTTCAACGGTCTTTGCTTTAGGCTTAACTGTTTTTGTGTCAGGTGTAGGCGCTGACTTTAGTTTTTTCTTAGCAGGCTTCTTTTTTGTGAAGTCCGATATTTCTCTTGCTGCCATAAAAACCCCTGGAAATGAAAAAGGGAGACCCTTAGGCCTCCCTCGTTGGTTTTACGCGAAAGAATGGCCGCGGATTATTGCTTCCAGCTTACCGAAGTAAGTAGGATTGAAGCCATAGACTTTCTGCCAGAATGTTAACAGGTCTTGGGCCAGGTTACTGCTGGACAGAGAAGCGAGTTCATCTGGAACAACAAGTTCAACGCCTTCGACTTTTGTTGTGCCGATAGTTACACCATCGATCAACTGGTCGCGGCCAATCGCATCAACATTGTCATTACCAGCAACTACATACAGTGTTTCGTTTTCGTTTTCGTCGATAACAGAGGCCGCAGCCACACCAAAACGCAGTTCGCCGCCTTGTACATAAGAGACATAATCGCCAGACTGGATGTTGTCGATAGTCTCAGCAGTGCGTGATAGCGACTGGAAGTAATGGTTGTCAGAACCAACACGTACAGTCGAGCAGCAGGCTTTCATCAATTCCTGAATTTCAGCAGGATTGTCAACGCCGTTAGCACGGACCAGGAAGTTGCCGTCTTCGCTCTGACGCAGAGACCACAGATTGTCTTCGTCGTCACGGTACATATTACGGCTAACGCTTACCATACCGTCAATGTTACCTGACTGAGGAACAGGGATCGCATCGCGTGTAGGAGTAACGTGACCCACTAACAATGTGCGGATAGGGCTCATGTCGATAGTACGGAACGAACCAGCAACAGCAATCATTTTGTTTTTAAACGCATTACGCACGCCAGTATGTACATGCTCAGCGCTTACTTTTTCAGTTACACCGTGAGTTACTGAAACTACAACACGGGCGCCGCCAGGAATACCAGTGGCTTGAGTTATCTTAGTGTTGATCATCGATCTTCTCCAAAAAGTGTTTACACATGAATAAATTATCGTACCTGACCACGAATACCAACAGAACGTATCCATGGGCCAGGTCCACGGAATACTTTTGTTGTAGGAGCAAGCAGTACGCGAGTAGCACCAAATGCAGCACCACGCGTAGGAGCTTTCGATCCGATAGAGCCGTCACCTGTCGTGTTACCAGTAGCGGCTAGTTGTTTTTTGTAGGGTTTGACTGTGTTCTCTAAGTCTGTTTCCAGACGACCCAAAGCAGCTTCGATTGATGGAGTACGGTCTACGTTTAAGTTGACGTCCTGACCAGCAAAGTCAAAAGCATGTGCACCTTCTGCAAGCAACTGTGCGCTTAGGATACTATGTGAAGCACAAATCAGCCAACACTCTAACAGTGTACCTTGCATATTCGTGCCGGTGAAAGCAGATAAATGCGGAGGATAACTGTTGAATTTCTGGAGTCCTCTATACAGATAGTTAACCATGTCACCTGCCGTGTATTGCAATGCAGGTATCACGTTGTCTAACTTGGCTCTGTCTATAAACTGCTCAAGCATGTTCATAGCAACACCTATCTGCGGAGTGATTATCCACAAGTTGTAATTGAGTAGTTTGGGAATCATACGATTGCCATCAAAATACTCAACTGATATAAGAACAGGCTCCAACCGAATCACAGATGAATCAACAGCAATCTGCATTTTAACCACAACTTGAGTGTTCGTGATTGTTAACGTAGCGTTGTTTGCATCATTCAGATTGACATTTTCAAGTATTGGTTCGTTGGATAACGACATATCTAAATGCAATGTGTCGGTCGTAGGATTAAAGCGTACAGGCAACACAAAAGTTATTGTTGTGTTTGCTCCACGAGCCATAGTAACAATGTCGGACTGTCGGTTCTCTGTAGATGGAAGTGCCGCAATCGATGAAGTATGGACATGGTGAATGCCCTCTTCGTCAAACAATTCCCAACGCAAATCCAGATATACTTCATCAGCAAGGTTCATGTACGGGATAGGCAAATTGATTTGCCACTCACCAGGAACCGTAGTGGGACTTCCTACTGCTTGGTATATGATAGATTTATCTGCATCGTACAATGAAACAAGTGGTCCTGTAGAACCGCTATCGGGCACAAGAGGAACGCCGTATTCATCAACAATAGAAGCCGTAACAGGACGTGATGTACCTTCAACAATACGAAACATCTTTCTTTCCTTACGGTGCGTAAATCATACTGGTACCCCACTGAATGACTTTAGCTGTCTGTTGATCTTGCCTTAAAAGCATAAGAGCCAAACGCTGTGGGTCATTAAAGAGTTCCAACATAACTTTGAATTGTGGATATTCGGTCTTGTCAACGGACTTTGTATACTGTACGTTTAAGTGCATCAAAAAATCGTCAGCACCAGAAGATTTTGGATTCAGTCCAAACGAACCAGGCTCAATTGCTCCGTACAACAAATACAAAGCACAGAATAACTGGTTATCTTCAACACGTAAAGTGCCGTTGCTGAAAGTCCGAATTAAATGGATTGCTTTACGTAGACCTGTAGCAACATATTGAACCAAACCTTCAGGCTCCTCAGGGTCGTACATCCAAGATACGTTCGAGTCGGAGGGGTCAACATACGTCAACAGATTCATTATGAAGTACAGGTAAAAGTCAGGAGTAACCAAACGTGGAACAATCAAGTTACTGTAGTCTGTCCACACGTACTTGTTGTATATCCAATATCCGATTGGTACATCACGGAACAATATTGTCGGAGCTTTCATCATGTACAGAGAACGAAGCAGCGTAACCGACCGATCATAATAAATATCGGAATTGTACCAGCCTCGTGGATGCAAAACAAAACTCTTTGTACACATACCGACAATGTTATAAAGCTTAGTCAAGTCCCGTGTAGTGTTGAAGTCCAGACCAAAATCAGAAGCTTGTTGGAATGTAAGTGAAATAGTCATGTAGTCTCCATCGACTTCACGGCTACCCCATATAAAATCATAACCAAGCAACTTCATCATTCCGGACGGAGAACGCAATCTTGCTTTAACATTTGGTCGAGGCGTTATACTGAACGTAAATACAATAACTGCCGCACTCGGTATATTTGCCTTACTAACATCGACATCAGAATAACCAACGCTAAAGCCTTGCTTCACACTTGTAATGTTGACAAGGCTAAACATCTGATTACGGACAATAGCAAAGCTGTAGTCTTCCAGAAGATTATACAGGTAGTCAAGCAAGCGCCCGGTACCTGTACTCTGAGAAGCAAACGTACTGGGTTTCACCCCTCCAACAAGTCCTGCGGTGGGGTTAACCTTGAAATTTGTTCCGAAGGACTGGTGCATTACAAACTCTGCTTAATAGAAGCGATTTGCTGTGGAGTAAGTTCCAATACGTCAGCAATTTGACGCAACTTGTTCGCATTGATTTCTGCTTTGTCACGTTTGCCTTGTGCCGTAATATAGAAGCGATAAACAGGACGACCGTCACGGCGACTGATAGCACGGATGCGCTGGATGCTGTTACGCGAACCTTGTAACTTGCTGCGGAATATAGTAGACAAAGAACCCATAATAGATTCCAGTGCAGACTTTTCTTCGGCATCAGTTAAACCAGGAACTAAACTTACCCAAACTTCATCGTTACGGACACCAACGCTCTTGATTGAAGAGGATGATTCTGGCAAAGAAGAATTTTTCAGGTGCTTAGTCGTGTGCTTCAACACTTTGCGATCCTGATGTGCACGGAAGCTATCCACAGCCAACAACGTATTAATACGGCGTTTGAGTTCTGAGGAATTCTCAACAGTCTTACCGACAGCGAATGATCCAGGAACCATGTGGTCTTTAACAGCGGTAAGTGCGTGGTGCAACTCACCTGTGTCCATGTCCAGAATACCTGTAAGCACGAAAGCATAGCTGTCGTACACATGGCCTTCTTCATTCATAAAATCGTTGATGAAGATGTAAGTCTGGTAATGGATAACTGAACTATCAGCGCCAGCAGGGTAGATGAATGTTTTAGATTCGATGCCACTATAGCTTCCTTTATCCAAAATAGATTCAAGGTGCTTAATACAAGCTGCAACAATACCTGTATGTGGCTTCGGCTTTGTCTTCTTAGCAATTTTAGCCATAGCAGCAAGCTGCTTGTCTAGCGCATCTTTTGCCTGTTTCTTCAAGGCTTGAATAGATTTCAATGCGGCAGAACGGCCAGACATATCTGATAGACTACCAGACATCAGGACCTGCTCAGCTACTTCAAGCTCAGCTATATCCTGAGACAAACGATCAAGTGCTTTACTATCACGTTGTAAGTGTTTCAGATCAGGAGCTTCAAAGTTTTCAAGTACGGCACGCATAGATGGAATACGTGCACCAGAACGGCGTGAAGTAGGAGCTGCATCATCTAACAGATCACCAAGCTCACGCGCATTTGAAAGAGATTGCATGTCCAGTTTAATGCTGACAGTACGGACACTGGAAACACTCTTTAAAAGGGCTTCAGCATTTTCTTCAATTTCTTCAACGGAATCAGCCACAGGAGCCAATATATCCAAAAGCTGTTTGATACTGCGGGCTTCTCTCAGCTTTTTGATTACGGTAGAGTTTTTATTTGGTTTAGCCATGATTGGGTCCTAGAAAACAAAAAAGGGCCAGTAGTTAGCTGGCCCTTTTAGGGATAATAACTACAATTCACTTGCAGTTAAATTATCAAATCGGCTGACTAATATTAGGCAGCTTTAGCTTTCTTTGTTCTGCGAGGTTTCTTCGCAGCAGGAGCAGCGGCTGGAGCAGCGGCAGCAACTGGTTTAGCTTTCTTCACGCGGGTCTTTTTCGCAGCAGGAGCGGCACCACCGGCAGAAGCAGCTTTAGCTTTCTTTTTGCGAACTGGCGCTTTGTAGCCCTTAGGAGCTTTTGCCATTTTCGCTTTCAGAGCAGCGGCCTGTTTCTTCTTCAGTGCAACACCAGCTTTAGCAACTGCGGAAGCAGCTTTCTTCTTAGCAGCAGCCATTGCTTTCTGGTAAGCAGCACGTTGCTTAACCTTCAGTGCTTTCAGGCCAGCTTTAAACGCAGCAACTTTTTTCTTCAGTGCAGCGGTCTGAGCCGGGGTACGTTTAACAGTACCTGCTTTGCCTTCACGTTTTTCACGCAGGAACTTAGCACGGGCTGCGCGTTTTTTCTTTTCAGCCGGGGTCATTGTGCGTTCGCGGGCTTTGCGCTCTTTGTTTGCCTTTGCTTTTTCAGCGGCCGTCATTTTTTTCTTTGGACGACCAGCATCGGCAGCTTTCTGAGCAGCGGTACGTTTTTTCACAGGGTCTTTAACACCGACCGGCTTTTTGGTTTTCTTTGCAACTGGTGCCTTAGCAGCAGTTGATTTTTTCGCTTTGGTTTTCTTTGCAGCAGGTTTAGCCGCGGAAGTTTTTTTCTTGATAGCCATGATGGGCTCTCCTAAACAAGTGACAATTGAACTTTAGTCTGCCTCTCCAGATGAAGTCCTCTCACAAACTTCATACTAAAAAATTACTATAGTAATCGTAGCAAATAAAAAATTCTATACTTGTTGTGAAAAAATTTTATCTAAAGATTTGTTAACAATTTTTGTTGCTTGCTTACGGAGATCTTTACTTAAACCTTTTTGTTTTAGGAAAGCACTTAGTCCTTCAACAGGATTTATTTTTGGAATTTCCGAAATAGTTTCACGGAAAGAATCAACGTCATCGGTGACAACACGATTGTCTTTTGTCTCAACAATCTTATCGATGTTAGGAATATCCTTGCGGAGATTCTTTGGAACTATTACATCTTTGTCGATGAACAAACGGTAACGGACTCGCTTGTCTGCTTTGAGATCGGCAAACTGTTTTTGTTTTGTGATAATAACTGTTTCAAGAACAAAGTTAGGAAATGACTCGATGTAATCCCATTTAACTTTTAACTTACCGTCTTTATACTTAGCGCGGAACTCAACGAATCCTTTAGGACCTGACTCGCCGAAATTCTTTTGATACAAATTGCCGACTAACACAACACGGCGCGACTTCAAGTATTGATGCTTATGAATATGACCGCCGAATGTGAAACTTCCTTCAGCCAGCTCGACATCTTCACGTACTTTAAGTGGTCGCCCGTTGTCACCAACAGCACCAGACACGTTAGCATGGATGAAGTTGATACAAGGCTTAGACTGAGAATCTGGACTACGAAATGGAAATGGGCAGAAGTTTAGTAAGACACCGCCAAGCTTCATAGTTGTCTTAGAGCTAACGATCTTAACGGTTTTCAACATTGAGAATTCAGCGAAGGATTCAAACAGGTCCATAGAAGACATTTTGTTATCGCCGAAGTCGTGATTGCCTTTCATATAGATTGTTGTTATCAGGCCATCGTAGTGTGCCCAAATAGAAAGTAGTTCACGACAGCTTTCAGCGGTCATCTTATAGCTATCGGATATATCACCAGGAACTATAACGTACTTGATGCCGCTCTTAACAGCGTACTCATAAACTTTACGGACTTCGGCACCGACCATCTTAGCATGATCGTCAGGGAAATGATTTATCAATCCGTCGAAATGCCAATCACTTGTAACAAGGGCGTGTAACATAGAGGTCCTCAAACAAAAACAATACAGGAGATCAGTTCATCAATAGCTTGTTGTTTAATCCTAGATGGAACTTTGATGTCAGGACGTTTTATAGTAGCAAGACATTCCGTAGCAGGATCCCACTGTGCGACATTCTGCCACTTACCATCAACAAGTTTACGAAGACGATAGGAGACCAGTGTCATTTCAACACGGTCTCCGTAACGAAGTAAGCAGAACTCAAACATCCGCTCTTTAGTTTTCTTCTTCGACAGTTCTTTGATTACTATTGTCATTTGAATCAATGATCTCCAACATCACTTTGCCTAAGTGTGTTAAAAACGTAGGAGTAAAACGAATTGCCGTAGTATTGCCTGTTCCCATATTATAGGATTGCAGGTCAACAATGTGTTTTGATATTATTCCGGCTTGCTCAAACGGAAGAATCAAATTGCGTAACGCTCTGATAGTGGACTGCTTGTCATTGCATGGAAGAAACGCAGGCGTATCTTTGAACTTTTTGAAAGTAGGCAACTGCCCGTAGTTTTGTCTAACAGACAGATACATCTTGGCCAGCTCAACAAGTACAGAACATGAATCACCTGCATCCGCTGGAATGCGGCGATTGTCACGAACAAAATAGGCGAAGTCAAACATATCTTTAAGATTGTTGACACACAACAAATAAATAAAATCGCGCATGTGCTTTGTGATAGTTGCTTTAGTTGACAGCTCCTGAGAGATCAGGCTAACAAACAAAGGTTCACAAACAACATTACCTTCTTCGGTACTTACACGTTGAGCATGATGCAAAACAGCAATAACATTCGCAGCAATTTCTTCACGCAGATTTAGGTTTACGCTTTCTTGATTTATCATTTGATTTATCCATGTATTGGTCAACGTCGATTTTCTTCTCGACATCGTTTTTCAATGACTGTAGTAAGTAGCGCATTTCATAGGCGCTGACTTCATGTTTCTTGGCAACAACATCAGCATCTTCCATTGATTTGGATTCTGCGAAAGCTTGCTGGAGCCTTAGTGAAACAGGATTTGATAAGATAGGTAACAGGTTGTCACGCATCTTTTTAGTAATGGTTAAAGTCTCGTTCAAGGCGTCAAGTTTAGCGAGGAGCTTTTTACTGGACCATCCTTCGATGAAGAACCGTGCACACAAAATACGTACTGGCTTTTGGTGTGTCTTAGGAGGAAGCATGTATATGAATGTCATTAAGGCATTCAGAACAGATCCTTTGCGTGTGTCTTCTATAAGACTATTTACATAATTGGTCTTCCTGCGTTTTACAGGCCGTTCTTTAGCACGGTCTATAACAGTCAAATCCAAGAAATCCAGAAATTCCAATTCGGTTAAATCGTTAGCTGTCTTTGTACGGACCAAATCAAGATAACGAATACCTGTATAGTCAAGGAGAGTAGGATGACCGTCAAACAGGAAAATATTCTTGTTGCGGGTAATCGGATGATTGAAAGCTCTCCAGTTCTTTGAAATGTCTGGAGAGCCAACTATCAATATATTTGGTTTGCGGATTTTCTTATCTAATGAAATCAAAGCACCTGGAGCAAGGATATGAAAATCTGCCTTGCGTCCTGAGGCATGCAGGTCACGGATTAATTCATCGGGGCTATGACAGCACACCCCAAAAATTCTAGCCATTCAATCTCTCCATTATGTCAGAGAATGTAATGTCCTCTGTCGTGATAAATCCAGCTATCCTGTCATTACCGAAACCGCCAAAACGATCTGCTATACGGCTGGCGGCTACAGCAGTACCGTAGTTTGTAAGCACAGACCAAGTACGTATTGGTTTAGGAGAACAAGCAGGACGGGTTATATCAAACAACACGTAAATATCGTGTTCCTGTTTGTTCGCACAATTGTAGAAACTGGCATTCAATTTACGTGGACAGTTTACAACACCTACACTGAACGTATTGTTGTCCAGCGTCAGTGTGTAGGTAGCCATGTCTTGGCCTAACAAAGAGCCGAATATGTTCTTGAAGTTGAAGTAGTGGAAACCATCAGTAACAATGTTAGGCAACTGAGCCGGATCCAAGAACAACTGAGCATGATTAAAGATGTCTTCGTCACTGAGTCCAACAACAACACTAGCTATACCGTAATAAGCATACAGACTGTTTTGGATAATGGACTTTGACTTAATAACATCCTCGATGTACTCGAACACAGTCGGTATAATACGCGCAGGATGAAACAAGCCCCACGTAGAGACACAACAACTGCGGTCCTCTATTGTCTTACATTGAAACTTTGTTCCACTATATTCAAAATCATCGAAACGGTTAAGTCCTATAACAATAACAGTGGACGCATAGAGTGCCAACTGCCTTAACTGATCGATTGAAAAGTCCAGGCCCAAAATATATAGGCGATCAAGCTTCTCTGGTATAGTAGATCCCAACAAACAAATAGTTGGATAATCTATTTCGCGGTAGACTGCACGGCTACGCAAAGCAGTACGTGCAGCAACGGCAGCAGCAACACCATCTAAAGTGTGGCGGTTAAATAAAACAAGTGTAGATTCCATGCAATTTACTCCTCATTGGAAATAATGCTTACGTTACTTACACCTGATCGTTTTTCAATCTTAATGAATGTACAATCATCGAATCCATCAATAGTCTTCGGTGTAATCCAAAAGATATGAGGAACGACTGTGCGTAACTTAGGCAAAAATTCACGAATCAAATGATCGCGAACTGGATCACTACAGTTACTATCAGGTTCGTCCAACACAAGGAAATTAGTGCGGCGATTTTCAGGAAGCAGTGGAAGTAAACTCATTGCAAATAGCAAACGGAAACAGTTTGTCTCTGCACCAGATAAGTGGACTATATCACTACGTTCACCATTAGAACGAATCACCTCGGCACGTATACCATCTTTCTGGGTACGAATCTCAAAACGCATAGGCTCCAAGAAAGCCAAATGACTGAAAGCGTTTAGGCTATCTTCCAAGAATCCAACAATGCGGTCGGCTGCTTGCAACTTCAAGTTGTTTGGATTGTACGCTTCTTGAAGTGCTTTATATAAATCCTGTTCGGCAAGTAACGGTCCTATTGCTTCAAGCTTTTTACTCAGCTTGGCAATGTTGGAATTTAATATGTCGGTTTCGTACTCACGCAGTTTGAGTTTACGAATCTTGTTGTCAAGAGTCTTCGTCTCCTCAACAAGGTTAGCAATCTCAGACTTGATTTTCTTCAACCGTTTCTTTGCATCGCCAACACCATCGACATTACCCAAGTCAGATATACGTGATTTGATCTCCAATACACTTTGTATGTTTTCAATCATTGATTCACATTCATCATAACCAAGCGTAGGCTTGTCGCAAGGTTTCTTGGGTTTATCAAGAGACTGTAAGGATTCTTCAAGGTCGATGTACTTGGAAAGAACAGAGTGCCGTTCTTCGAGGGATTCCATTTTGGATTTTATTTTAGATATGCGTTTATCCAATTTAGATATGTTGCCATCTGGCTGCTCAGGCTCCTCGGCATTTGAGAAGTCACGCAAAGCAAAAGCATATTCTTCAATAACTTCACGGTCAGCAATCAAACTACGTGCGTTAGCAAGGTTGCGTTTCAGTGACTTACTGTTAAAGCTTCCACTATTACAAACAGGACAAACGCCATCTGTGTCATGACCATCGAGCCTGTCACAGAGATCCACAGTAACGCGGGCCAAGTCAGTAACAGGTCTGATGGTAGAATTGATTTCTTTGTAGCCATGTGATTTTTTAAGTCCAACTGTTTTAGCTAGGCCAGTACCAAGAGCTTTGTCCCGTAGTTTTTGTACACGGTCTTTAAGCTTGGTAAACTTGGCTAACTGGTTTTCATAATCACGTAACGCAGATTGCAATGCGCTACGTTTTGATTTTAAGGAATCGAACTCGTCCGACAAGGAGTCATGTTCTTTTTCAACAGACTTTAATTCGTGTGCAGGACTAGCAATAGAGCCAAGTTCTTCCAACCGAGCAACGATTTTTGCTTTCTGCTTCTTATACGAATCCAAGGCGGCTGTATACTTTTCCCACAAGCGAATGTCTTTGAGTTTGCGTTTAAGCTTGTCCAGAGTCTTTTCGTTTGCAGATAGGTCACCAATTTGCCCTAATGCAGCATCCAGTTTTGACTGCAACTGTTCCAAACGATCAGCTTTGCCTACGATAGAACTTAAATCGGCTTGACTTGCATAAAGTTCCTGCAGCCTGTCCGATACTTTAATCAGGGACTTGGTTAACTTACGCAGCTTAGATTTATCTTTTGCTGTAAATGCCAATTCCTTTAATTTGGTTTCGGCTTCTACAAGTTCGTTGGCAAGTACACCGTGCTCTGTTTTAGCATTGGCTAGTGTACGCAGGTGAGCGCTGTATTCCTTACGGAGAAGATCGTACACATGCAGATCAAACAACTCCGTTATAAAATCAAGCCGCTCTTTTGGTTTAGCGCGTTGGAAAGAACAGTCACGCTGCATCTGAATGTAACAGGTAGCATAGAACATATTTTCCCTTATAGGAAACATCTGCGCTATGCGTGAACGTGCTACCTCCAGTTTAATAGCTTTAGTGTCCTCGAAGTCACCTTTAGCATTAGCATCGTAGATAAAGATCTTGGACGCAGTTTGCTTTATACGGACAACTTTACCTGAATGCGTGGCAATGTCAAGAAATGTCGAGCTGGTAGCTGTCTTCAACAGCTCCTTTTTATTTTTCTTAACAAGTGACATCGGATCGTTTTCATAGATCGTTGTTGCAATCGGAGAAAACAAACGTGTTTTACCAACAGCGTTAGTGTTGTCACGGACCGAACTATCAAAGTTCTCACCAGTAACAACATACAAGCCGTGGCTATTGCTAAGATTAATCGCGGTGTCGCTGAATGTAGCGAAGTCACTAACACCCCAACCTTTCAATTGAATCATCGTTACGCCTTATCTTTTTTCTTACTTTTGGATCCTGCACTGTCAGGGTCTTTACCTTGCACAGTAAGGAAATAACGGTCAATACTTAAATCAGCCAGTGCAACATAAAGTGCAGTGTTGCCTGAGAACGCAGGTGTTGTCAGAATACGGTAATCGACTTCTTGCAATGTAGAAAGGATTTTAATCAGTGAAGCAGTAGATACTTCAATTGGCTGATTTGCTTTTTCCTGTTTAGCAAGTGCAGTGTTCCAGATCTTACCAATAGCAGGAGTGTATGGTACAATACCCAAATTGCTTTCGATAATCCAGTCAATCAGGTAACTGATCTTCATAATGAGTTTGCGGGGATCGTTTGCCTTCTTAACGAAAGACACAGTGTTATTCAGATTGTTGCGTAATATCGCAGCCAATACCTGAACAGCATAAGTGTCAAAGTCTTTGTCGGTTAACGAAGAAGCAACCATCTGTACAGTAGAAGAGGAGAATTTGTTACCATCAGCAACAAGGCTCAACAAAGAATCCAACTGGCTTAATGCACTACGCATTTGGCCTTCGGATTGGGCTGCAATTGCCTTCAATGCTTTCTGGGCCTTTTCATCGTCTTTGACTTTGTGGCCTTCAAGCTTACATACCTGAGTCAGGCGTTTGACAATAACGTCTTCAGGAATAGGACGAATGGCAATCTGCGTACAGCGGTTACGCATAGTGTCTTTCATCTTCTGCGGGTCAGTAGTACAGAATATAAATATGGTGTCCTTGCTAGGACTTTCGGTAGGCATCAGCAAGTTGCTTTCTGCCTTGTCGGTAAGCAAATGCGATTCGTCGATCAATATGATACGACGGCGGAAACGTGGTTTTTGTTTAGCGGCACGTAACACATCATCAATGTTCTCTACTTTACCGTGAGTACCAGCATTGACTTCAACTACATCAGGCAAGTCTTCGGTATCATGCGAACAATAGCTACACTTGCCGCAGGCGTTCATCGTTTCACAGTTAACAACACGGGCAATCAAACGGCCGAATGTTGTTTTACCGCTACCAGTAGTTCCATGCAGTAGTATTGTCTGAGGGAAGCGTTTTTGTTTGATGAATCCACGGACAACACCAACAGCGGCTTCTTGTCCTACGAAATCGTCAAGTGTTACAGGACGATATTTGGCTGCCAAGTTGTAAGATGATAAATCATCAGGTGACATAACGGGTTGTTTTTTGGTTTTTGATTTGGAGGACATAAGAGTATTCCAGTTAAGAACATTACTCTTGTATTTACAGAAATGGGGTCGATGAGGAAAAAGAAAAGGCAGTGGACTGTTAAATCACACTGCCTTCGAGAATAGAAAAATTGGCAACGTCGGTAAACAGTTGCGCCTGACAAGAAACCCGACGTTGCCTTGTGACAAACCCTTAACCAGGTTACATAAAGGTATGCGTCACTACTAGGGACATTTCCACATCCATTGGAAAGGTGGAGAGTGGGGAACATTCTCCAACATATTCAAATTACAGAGTTTCAACGAATAGGTAGGTAACTTATGTTTAAATCTACCGCGTAATTCGCAGGAACACTGTGAGTCCAAGGACGCAAACTTTTAACAGTCGGTATACCAGCAGACATAAACTCTGCGATAGTATCTGGATGGTCTTCAAACATAAGTGAGAAGTCTTCACCAAATAAATCATCAGCGATGTCCAGTTTAGATGTTCCTAACGGACTGGCTATTAGGGTATCAGGAAGTATTCCGTTTTGCTCAAGCAATTCGTATGCAACACGGAATCCATCAGGACGGTAACCACGATGCGTAATCATAACAACGTGATGTGGAACTGAAGGCAAACCAAAGTAAGATGGAAGACTACCATCACGGAAACCTTGAATGATTCCAGGACTATACTGGCACATGGTAACACGCTTGAAAGCATCGGTCTCATGTAATACTTTGCGTATCAATGAAACGTCAACACCAAGAGCGTTACTCATGCTATAAACATTCAGGTCAGCAACTGTGTGATTGGTACCACATAGTTTGTTTATTTCTTCCAGATACGAATGGTTCACGTTCCAGATAACTTCATCCAAGTCAAATCCAACAACAGGCGTACCAGGCACATAAGGAACAAAATGCTTGATACGCACTTCTTGACTTGTATTATCCAACATTAAAGTCATTGAAGGTAATACCTTAATAAATACGTTGTAAGTTTTTCAAAGTCTTCACACAGGCTTTCATCAAATCACCTGTAAGCTTGGTGCCTGTAAGGTAATAAGACATAGTTTCTGCAAAGAATTCTTTGGGATTCGTCATAGCATATTCGCTTGGGTCCATAACAGGAATGCCGATGTCGGTCATTGAAGGCCACAGGCGCTCCAGACGATCTTTGCGTCCAGTGTCATGCAACAAGTCCAAATCGAAACGATCCAGCTTGTGTACTTTTTTGATGTACGCTATGACTTCTTTTAAAATTACTGATGTGGTGTCATCCGCCATCTCTTTTAAGAAATCGCCGATGGAACCATCGTAAGTCATAACTTCTTTGAGAAGACCACGCAGTTTCTTCTCGTCATATTTGCTGACTGTAATGCGCTTGGCATACAGGCTGAGCCACTTAGCACGGACATCTATTGGAACCATGTGGAACCAAATACCATGTGCTGCTTCGTGCAGTAGTACATACTGAAGATACTTAGCATCGTCCAACGGAATGTTGTTCAATGACATAACATCTTTACCGCCTTCACCTTCTTTGGTACGGACGTACTTGTAAGTACCTGCCCATTTACCAGCACGTGAACGCAGCTCAATATAACCCATACGGTTGATAAAGCCTTCACACTTGTTCTTTTTCAAGATAGTGTAGGCATCAGCAAAAGCACCGACCAAAGTAATACGTTCTTCTTTGGTGAATGAGGAACGGTATACACGCAAGTCACACCAGTCTTTGATAGTCAGGGTGCGCTGGTAAGGTTCCACGTTAACATTGAACACTTTACCGAATGGAGGATTAGGTCCAAGATTAGCAATGACGTTGTAAGGCTCGACATCGATCTGAACAGAAGTATCGTCTTCTTCAACGCCTTTCTCAAGCATGGCACGGCGCTTACCTATAGCAAGAGCCAGATGATTCTTGCCGTTGTACTTAACAACAATGTAGTCATCGGAATCATAAGGTATATGGCGTTCCTGTTTTTCTTCTACAGGAGCTTTTGCTTTTTTGTCTTTTTTATCAGACTTGGCTGCTTTGTCTTTCTTTTTCTTTTTGTCAGAAACAGGATCAGACTTGCCTTTGACTTTCTTTTTAGTTTCTTGCCCTTCTGGGGCGCGTAACCTGCTTATCATAAAAAACCCCGCACGTGGTTAAAATAGAAATCAAGACGTTCAATAGGAGTGTAGCGTCTAGTTATTAGTTTACACATTCCATCGTAGACAAAATGCAATAAATACTTGTTGTCTGTATTCCTTGGGTCGACCTCACTGACAACACGGGCAGAGTATTTTAACCCAGAACGCAGTGGAATGTTTAGGTTATAAATACGGTTCGACAAGTCATCAGGAGTAAAAGAACCTGGTGTAACTATAGCAAAGAACTCGCTGTGTTTGTGAGGCCAAGCAGGAACTTCCTGAATGTGATCAAACAACATAATCAATGCGGTACGACTGAAATTTTCCTGATACGGAGCGGCTATTTCACAGAAAGTCCTGAGTGCATTAATAGTGCCGCCTTCAGTTTCAAATTTAAAACTGTGTTTTGAGAATTCACGCTGAATCTTAGCTGAGGCTGCAAACAGTCGTTTTAGGTTACCATCGAGATATTTTAACTCGGTAGCACCAGAAGACTTGCGAACGAACACACTTTGAGGAGTGCTGCCAAAGCTAAGCATAATGCGGTCACGTTCGATATAAATACCCATGAACTTAGGACGCTGTTCATAAATCTTGCCGATGTCAACAGTAGATACAGGCAGAAAGAAATCACCGAGAAGTAAAGGAGCGCTAACACGAACCAAACTAGATTGCATGTAAACGCGGAATTGAGTTTCGTTCAGTACAATAGGAATATGTCGATCAATAACACCTTTAGCGAAAGTCAAAAGCTTTTTGTTGTCTTCTGTTATTCCGTAGAGGTTGACAGTGTTTCCTTTACGTAACATCTGTTCTATCTGCGATAAGTGATCGGCTACCTTTTGATATGTAGGCCCTCCGGGCACTGTATCTTGTCTGTTAAGCACGTATACAATCATAAGCGTGTTCCCCACATGATCAGTTTGTTTTTATTGTGCGCTGCTGCGCGAAACGTGAGCGGGCTGGCGAAAAAATCGCCGCGCGGATCAAGATCATTTTCCGATCTTTACTAGCAGGAAATCTATTGTGGATCCATTAACCTATTTTAACATCTTAGCCAGGTAGATCCTAGATATAGAGGTCGTTTGGTTGCAGTGGAAACCAATAGACAGATCCGTCCCATGATACCGATTGATTCAATTGACCAGAGCACCAATTGTTATATGTTACTCCGGTGCTCCAGTTCCTAGTGTCCATGTCCTCTTGATCCCAGTGTCTGTGGAATGTCTTTAGTGATCAACTGGAATCCAGCTTACCGTTAGGTAACATCGCCTGCGCTCCGGTTACCTAACGATCAGTTGAACTACTGTACCAGGTACTAACTAGCCGGGTGAACAGTTTATCAGTTGAACTCTGTGAGAGTTAATGGGATACAAGCTGACGAATCTTAATTTACAGTATCCTATTTATAACAATACCATGGTAGTATATGTACATCCAATGCCTATAGCCTATACTATCATACAATGCCTATACACTACAGATATACACGTATAATAGCTATAAGTACAATTTAGGGGGTTGCTGCAAAACACCAAGGAAAAAGCTCGAAAAATCGGAAAACTTTTGACCCAGTTTCTAAAAATAGTCCAAAGAAAAATCGTGTTTTTAGACCTGAAAAAGGCTAGGAAGATTGCTCAGCCTAGCCTCATAGTTTTATTGCTTTTCAAAACGACTACGCATTTTAGCGCCGATTTGTTTCATTAACGATTCGATGCGATCACCGTCACCGTCCTCTACAGCTTTAGTTAATTGTTCTCCTAAGTCACTGGACACAATTTTCATAAAGCCTGATAACATCAGACCGCGGCCCTTTTTCTTTTTGGGCTTGCGGCGTGACTCAGATACTAACTTATCCAAATGCAGTGTTACTTTCATATTTACCTCAGTAGATTTTGAACGATTTGAATACGCCTGACAAGAATTCTGATCTTTGTAAGGATCTGCATGTTACTGACCATTGCCAGAGTTCTTTCTTTGCTGTTGATTTGCGTGGAGCGTTGTTGATTTTAAGAACAAGGTTACGTTTCGGTATGACGATAACGTCTCCTGACCTCAGTGAGCCTGCACTCTCCGGTAATACTACTTGAATGTCACCTATAGTAGTTTCATCCCTGTAGTTGAGTACATCTTGCTCTGTGTTGATGTTTCCTTTTATATCTACTTGGAGCAGTTTGAATATCAATGTAGCGTGGGTAAATTCACGGACGTCACGTACACGCACAGGCATGTTCTTGCCTCGGAAGCTTTCTATGTATGCGCGCGTTACTACATCGCCCGTAGGCGTTTTTAACGGAAATGTAGCAGGATGTACTACCTCATTATTCCTGATGCTGTAGGACACGTCCACGAAGTATTTTGGCACCAGGATATTGAATTCTACATAGCTGTTTTCGTCACCTGAGTGAACATACACATTTGGCTTACGAGAAGTATCTTGGTAATATCCGTAAGTTTCAGATATGTTGTTGTATGCCAGTATTTGATATTTGTAGTTGACTACATCGAACGCTGGAATGAATCCTTCTGAATAACACACGCCGCAGTTTTCTTCACTGCCACTGAACTCAGTTGGTAAGAAGTGTTCTGTTGCTCTTGTGTCGTCCTCTGGATTATCTACTGCTGACCTTGTCACTTGGTCGCGGTTTAGAAAATCTGACAACTCTTTTGGCTGTCTGCTTTCGACAGGATTGTAATCGTGTTTATCGTAGACACCTTCGCCGAACATAGTGTCTGAGCCTAAATCAATGCGTACTTTGGAAGCGTTGCCTCCTGACATTTGATTTGTTGGAAGTGTTACTTTTGACGATTCCGAATCCGACACATAATCATCGTTACTCTGTAAGGATTCTATTGTCATAACACTGTGACTGCAAGAGCAAGGAATACCTATGCGAGTTCTACGCATAAGCACTATATCCACTGCATCTACAGCAAGCGCGTTCTCCACTTTATCGCGGAAAGGGTGCAGTTGTTCGTCAAGTCGTGCCTGTGCTGTGTTGGACGTAAAGTTCAAAGCTCTACGTGCGTTTCTTCTTCTACCTGATCCTATATCAGCCATTATCCGACTCCTATACAATTCTCGATATTAAATTATTCGATGTTAATTTGAATCTGATTATAGTTGAAGGAACTACCAGATATGTTTAAAGCTTTCATTACAAAAATACTCAAAAATGTGCTGAGTTCCGAATTCCAGTCTTTGGAAAATCGAGTGAGTGAATTGGATAAAGAAGTGGCTGACTTGCGTTCAAAGCACAGCGACTTGGCGCAACGCCATTTGACATTGCACGACAAATACCGCAGAACTAAAAATGTGGTACGCAATATTGAACGTGGTATGACTCGTAAACAAAAATTGGCGAAAGCTGCATGATAGTTTTTTCTGCTGACCCAGGAACTAAAAACTTTGCTTGTGCTATTACCGAGCATCGTTATGAGAATGGTCGTATGGTCTCCAAGATTCTTGCTACTGGCATGATTAAGGATTGCATACGCACACTCAACGAAGATGTTTACGAGGAACTGGCCCGCTTTGAACGTGAGTTGGTCCGCATCCGTGATTACTACAAACCAGATATTGCTGTGTTCGAGCGTTTCCAATCTCGTGGTCTTAAAGGCACTACGATAGAGTGCATCAATATGATGCTGGCTATTTTGATTCGTGTGTTCCGTAAATGCAAGCCCAGATTATTCTTGGCCTCTACTTGGAAGAACCGCATAAACAAACGCGCCGATTTAAAAGCAACATACAAAGAATTCAAACTTACCAGCAAGAAAAGCCCGAAGACAATCCATGAATTCGACGCTACACTGATCGGATTTTATGCTGCTACCAGACATTATGGTATGGTTGACTTCCAATGTTTCACGCCGACAAATTGGAATCCATTTGTTGAGTGGTTTTTAACAAGACCTGGGCTAGCCAAACTGTAAATTCCATACTAAATGATAATAGTGGAGTTTTCAGATTGCCACATCAATGCCCATTAGTTACGTTCTTTGCTACGCACGGGAAGTGCAACATTACAACCTGTCAACACAACACTCCTGTTACTAATACAGGATGCCTGTTGCGTGACCGTCAAGAGAGTTCCAGCGGTATTACTGATACCGAACTCCTATTCTACAAGATCCAACCTAAAAAGGAAAGCTTTGGATCTAAGTCGCTTGATTCCAGATTTGCTAACTATGTCAGGAAGAAGGCAGAGACAGCGGCAAAAAGTAATATGATATTTGCCATGTATTATGAATTTGTTCTGGCTAACCACAAACCAAGTCCACGGTTCATCTATGTTAGTGGTAAGAACAAGTTTATTGACGACATTTTGAATTCGTTTCCTTTTGTTCAAGAAGGTTTTGAATTCGAGTCATGGACATTGCCTTTCCTAGCACAGCCTAAAACATTTAAGGCTTTCTTGGAAAAGCAAAAGAGAAAGATAACCGAAAAGATTTCACTTATAAATGTTCTTGGCCTTACTCCAGGAAAGTACAAGAACCTTTGTCACGCACTGAAAAATTACCACACTATTAAGAAAGGATAAGATCATGAGTAAAATTCCAAGCGTTAAAACTATGTCACTTCAGGAGTACAACAAAGTACACGGTAACGATGATGCGGCTCCACTTTATGTAGCTAACGTGTCCCGTGATGCCAACGTAATGTTTAGTGTCCAGCAACCAAACGGCCGTGCTGTTGCAGTGTTTATCCCAGCAACATTTGCACCTATCGATTTGACACTGCTGGCAACAAAAGCTTCTCTGGTCCAATCTACAGACTTCCGTGCAAGTCTGTCTCAGGGCCGTTTGGCAATCGTTACTCCTGAATCCGCCGAAGCCGCGCTGAAGCATCCTGTTGTTGCTGAAGAAGCACGCCGTGTACGTGAAATGAATGCTGCTCCTACAGAAGCAGGCATCACTACAGGCCAGGATCTGGATCTGACAAACATGCGTATGACAACTGCTGCTTCTAATAGCAACGGTGTTGCGTATGAACCTACTCCATACGTAACTCAGTTGGTTGATGCTGTACGTCAGGCCGGCAACGACGACACTCGTATCGAATCTATTTTTGTTCGCTCTACTCATAAGTTGAGCCGTGCAGATCTGGATTACATCGTTAAAGAAAATGTTGCAGGTAAGTTGACTGACCTGTGTCTGGATGAAATCCGCGAGTTAGAAACAGCTTAATATTTTGACCAAAAAAAAAGGGAGCCCATCAGGAGCTCCCTTTTTTATTTGATACGCATTACAATTTGTTTTACTTCCTCTGTCTTTAACCTCAAACATCCCCTGTCTTTCAAATCACTAACAAGATGCTTCAGTAAATCAATAGGCATGTTGTCAGGATCCAGCTTTATCAAATTCCCTTTCTTATCTCGGTCTCTTGGTAGTTCATAGAAATCGACTTCTGATTGAGTGTTTACTTTTCCTTCTTCAATGAACCATTTTATTTTCTTTGCCATTGCTTTACCTGCACTGTCGTTATCAGGTAACACAAATATAAAATCAAGTTCAAGTCTACGGAGCAACTCAAGTTTCTTTTTGCTAATGTTTTGTGATCCAAGTATAGCAAGTGCTGGTATACCGTTTAACAACAAACGCATTGCATCACGTGGACCTTCAACAAGGAATACAAAGCGTTTACCTCTCAGTCTACGCAGCATTTCTTTTGTGTAGTGGTATGAGAACAATCCTTTTTCTTTTACCCAATCACCTTCAGACGCAACATAACTAAGCTGTCCTTCTACTTTCTTCGTCTTTGCTTTTACTGCTCCGACTAAATCTTTTCCTACCTTAACAGGGAACAGACATTGCACTTGGTGAATCGATCCTTTCTTTCCTCCGACAGCAACATATCCTCCCATGTTGTATATCAGCCATCCAGGATATTCACGCCACTCTGATGTTATTGGCCATGGCCTGAATGCAGGGCTTCCCAAGCTAATCATCATCTGTTCGATGTTGTCTTTCTTCTGTGACAACATACTGCCTTTGATTTCTGCCAGTTTTGTTTTATACCCAGAAGTCATTAGCACACCTTTCTTAGGTGTTAGCTTTCCTATTTGCTGTAGTCCCAACTTATCTGCAAACGTATTCCAGTTACCGTGGGCTCCACATCCCAGACAGTTGAATGACCCAAGCTCGTATCTTGAATCTGTTACTACTACCACGCCACATGAAGGTGTTCTTTCATCGTGAAATGGGCATTGTACCATTACCCTGTTCTTGACGTCTTTCTTTGGGCCGTCAACTTTTTCAAGTTCGGCCATTACTATAGAGTGAGCATCCATAGCAGTCATAGGATCACCTCATTACTAATTTAGTAGTGAATTTACAGTAATCTAAAAGGTGAGAATAAATGCTTGCGTCTTCTATGAGAAATATAAAAACTAAACCTTCACGCGCCTTATTGATTGCTCCTATGTTCAGTGACGTTGATATGGAAGCCTGTGAAGTTATCCACGACTCTACTGTAAAGTGTTATATATTACCAATCAAAGTAGAGGATCTGGCTCGCCGTGTAGTGAAATCAAACCATTTCTTAGGTCGCACAAGTTCTGATAAGTTGTATGTTATGCAACTGAAAACAGGACAGACTTACAATGTTATTGATTTGGGTAACGACAGCCTGATGATACTGATATGATGTTCAAACCTATTAAGAAGGCGGCCACGACCGCTTTCGACTTTAATGCTTCAATGCAGGATTACAATCCAAATCGTCATGCGCCTTTGAGTAAGCTGGTTAATGAAGCCATGACTTCTGAGGTAGTTCTTCCTCGTGGCCGTGGTCCTGAGTTTAGACCCAGCTCGTTTCCAAGTTGTCCTATTTTAAACTGGATGAAGCTGATTCGATTTAAACATCTTGGCAATGTCGAAGCACTGCATTATTTCGGAATGGAGTATTATACTTCTGTTGGTACAACTGTCCACGAGAAGATTCAATACTTCATGGGCTTCACAGGTAAAATGTGGGGACACTGGAAGTGCATTAATCCAACGTGCCGCGAAGCACACAAAGCGGCTGACAAGCTCGACCCGTTAGGCAATGTCATTGCTGAAGGTAAGCCAACACGCCGATGTACAACAAACAACAAGTGTCCTGAATGTGCTGAGCCTATGTTCTACATAGAGTTCACTTTGAAGTTCCGCGGTGTCAAAGGTCACATCGATGGAATTGTAAAACTGGACAACGGTAAATGGATTGTTCTTGATTACAAGACAACTTCCATGAAGAAAGTACGCAAAGGTTTATTTCCTGAAAAGAAACACTTGCACCAACTACCATTCTACACTTACGTCCTTGAAAAGAAATACGGCAAGAAGTATGGCATGAAGATTGACCACTTCTCGCTTATCTATATACCCAGAGATAACCCACGAGCTTTCTTTGAGTACAAGGAAAAGTGGACAGACAACTGGCGTGTGCGCTGTGCTAAGCGCTTTGATGCCGAATGTGCTAAATGGGAAGCAATACGTGAAGACGTTGCTGGTGATACATTCCACAATGTTGTTGCCCACAAACCTTGCGCTTGTCCTGCCGACTACAGAAATAAAATGTACGGCTTTGGTTCCTGTGTTATGGAATCAGTCTGCTTCTCTAGCGGCAAACTCAAAGGAACACTAGCTACGTGGTTAGACATTCACAAACGCAAACCTCCAAGACTAAAAGCTTTCGAGGACGTTGTTGAAATGGTCACCCACGGTGAGTACAAAGCCAAAGCAACAAAATCTAAGGCACTCTCTATATGAAGAACACATTGGAGAAGTTACTTAGAATACGATCTAAGTTACCTCAGTCTGTTCAAAGTATACTTGATGTCAACTTGGATCAATCAATACCCAATATCCATATCTATCTTCACAACATATATTGGGCGCACATACACTTACAGGAAGCAATCACCGAACGTGACCGTATAGTGCCTGCAAAGAAAAGACACTTGCAGGTAGTTAAAGCTTCAGGTAAAATAACGAACCACTATAGTTCAGTCAAGCTTGAGTCTTTAGACAGAGCATTGATAAGGCTGGACCGTGCGATTGTAACCAAACAGGATATAATCGAAATGTACGCTAAAAAAGTTGAGGAACTTTTAGATGCTCATAGAACTAAATTTAGCAAAACCGCTTGAGTCAACTAGTGGCAACAGTGACTTGAAGTTGCAGACACGTTTAGGCGATACTGGATCTTCAAACATTCGTCCAGAGGGACATGAAGAATTGGTAAAAGCTGAACAAGCCCGAACTAAAAAGCGTTTGCGTAAGATGACGTTGGACTTGGCTGTTGACGATGCTCAGCTAGATGAAGAAACCAAAAAACAAGAGAAAGAGCTTGATAAACTACGGCAGGTTAATTTCTCTTTTGGTACTAAGTCTAAAAAGCCAAGTAAAGGTGTTAAACCAAAAGCTCCTGAAAAAGACGAAGAGGAAGAACCTGAAGAGGAGCCTGATGAAGGTGAATCTGATGCTGGCGATGAAGAAGACCAGGCCGACGACGAAGAAGCTGAAGGCGACGAGTAACATCTATAAAACTGTAAATACCTGTCTATACGACGGGTATTTTTATTTTTGGCGGAAAAAACATGGCTAAAGACAAAGTGAAAGAAAAGAAGAAAGCTAAGGCTGTTGACAAGAATGATGTCAAGTCAGGCAAGAAGCCAGGCAGGAGAGAACAGGCTGCCAGCTCCAAGAAGCTGATTAAGTCAAAAGGTCCTGAGTTTAAAAAGAACAACAAGACCGCCTCACGCACTACTGATTTTACGGTAGATGATTTCAAAGAAGCTCCGTATAACCCGCGATATATCAGCCCTGTAGAATTGCAGCGCTTAGGTAAATCGATGACAACATACGGTGACTTGAGCGGTATTGTTTTCAACAGGCACTCGGGTGTGACTATTTCTGGTCACCAGCGCTTGAAGCAAGTACGCTTGTATGAACACGGCACTGTACTGAAAGATGTAAAAGATGACGGTTACGGTACTGTTGCTGAAGGTTACGTATGGTACAAAGGTCCTAACGGCAAAGTTCGCATTCCATTACGTGTAGTTGATTGGTCAGATAAGAAAGCTGAATTCGCAGCCAACATCGCAGCAAACGCACACGGTGGTTCGTTCGATAACAAACTGCTGGCTAACTTGGTTGAAGCAATTGAACCAGGTGACGGCGAGTTCGATATTGATTTACTTGGTATCGATCCTATTACAATCAAAACACTTCCTTATGAAGACAAGATCGGCGATGCTAATAAAGAAACGTCTCCGTCAGGTTCCGGTCCATCGTTTGCAGAGTTCAACTCAGAAAGCTTCGACGGCGAGTTGGTACATGAATGTCCTCGTTGTAGTATGCGCTTCAACGACAACGGTGAAGAAGTTGTCCGTAAAGGTTACTCTGAGCCTGAAGACGATGACGAAGAAGATGAAAAGCCTTCAAAGAAAAAGTCAAAGTCAAAGAAGGACAAAGACAAGCCTTTGAAGAAAGGCGCAAAAGAGCTTGCTGAGTTTTCTACTCCGGCTAAGAAAAAGCCCAAGAAGAAATCAAAATAAAAGGAACGATTCATGGCCAAAACAAAAAAGGCTGAAAAAGAATCGGCAGCAATGCGTATCAGTAGGCTGGTACCATTCGCTGTCCCTTCTATTAAGAAAATCAACAAACATCCTAAACGCTATAAGTCCATAAGCTTGTTCGCTGGCTGTGGTGGCAGTAGTACGGGAATGAAGATGGCTGGATTTGATGTAATCTATGCCAATGAGTTTGTTGATATTGCCGCCGATACTTATGCTGCCAATGCTACATCACATACAAAAGTTGATCGCACAGACATTCGTAAAATCAAGTTCACTTCCCTTATGCGTGAACTTGGACTTAAAGAAGGCGAACTTGATCATATGGACGGTTCTCCTCCTTGCTCTAGTTTTAGTACAGCAGGTAAGCGTGAAGAAGATTGGGGTAAAGAGAAAGCCTACTCCGAAGATAAAGTCCAACGTACGGATGACCTGTTCCATGAATTCTGCCGCGCGCTACGTGCGTTTAAGCCAAAGACTTTTGATGCAGAGAATGTTTCTGGTCTTGTGAAGGGCATGGCTAAAGGTTACTTCCGTGAGATTGCTAAGCACCTTGAAGATTGTGGTTATGTTGTTGCTGCACAGCTTCTTGATGCTAGTTGGCTCGGTGTTCCGCAGGCCCGTCAACGTATTGTGTTTGTTGGTGTCCGCAAAGACCTTGCAAAGAAGTACGGCTTCAAGCCTGTGTTTCCTAAACCTCTGTATCGTCAGGTTACTGTTCGTGAGTGTTTGCCTGACATAGCACGTATCAAAACGAAAGTACAGAGCGTTATCAAGTACGTTGATAGTAACAGGCCTAACAGTACGATTACAGCCAGTGATAGTTTAACTAGCCCGACAGCTAAATTCAGTGACGGTGGCTACATTGAAACATTTGACGGCGAACAACGCAAGTACAACATAGATGAACTGCGCGTCATCTGTGGGTTCCCTAGCGATTTCAAATTGTTAGGAACCTATGAACAACAATTTGAACGTCTTGGTCGTAGTCATGTGCCTGTGCAGATGTATTGGGTATGTAAAACTATTGCCGATGAAATTCTCGATAAGATTAAGGATTAGTTATGTCTGAGAGTGGAGATAACCACGTAGCCGATGATGGTGCTAAATGGTCCTTTGACGAAAAGGTAACTGCTTCGTTTGACGCTATGCTAGCCGACAGCATTCCAAGCTACGAAACTATGCGTAACCTGTGTTTCGAGCTTGGTAAAAACTTTGTCCACAAAGGCAGCCTTATTGTTGACTTGGGCGCCAGTCGCGGTCAGAGTATACAGCGCTTTGTAGATCATTTCGATTCTATTTACGCGCCGACTGCCTTTGATGTTACTGGTCTTTCATCTGATGGTGTACAGCACGTACTCTTTGAGATTAGTCCTCCTATGATGGACGTACTCAAAGATAAATTTTCATTGGCACCAAATATAATGTTGTGTCCAAACGACATTACTGTCCGTGGAAACATCAGTGCTGTGTGCAAGCCAAAAGCAGCCAGTTTGATTATGAGTATTCTGACAATTCAGTTTACTCCGATTGAGTACCGATTGCAGATCATCGATGAAATCTATCAGAGCTTAGAGCCTGGCGGTGCTTTTATTTTTGTTGAGAAAGTAATAGGCAATTCAGCACACATTGACCGACTCATGGTAAAAGAATACCTGGCACTAAAAGCCGATCACGGTTACACTCAAGAGCAAATCAACAAGAAACGCAAAGCTCTTGAAGGTGTTCTCGTTCCTGTAACCGCCAAGTTTAACGAAGAAATGTTGCGTGATAGTGGATTCCGTTCTGTTGACTGTTTCTATCGTCACTTAAACTTTGCTGGCTGGATAGCTATCAAATGAAGAAAAAGAAACTTCCAAAAGTAAGGAAACTATTGGGAGAAGCATTGCAGCCACATCGTAAAAAGCGTTGTGGCGTTTTGCTTTCTGCTGGTGTGGATTCTCACAGTGTTTTACATGCCTGTTTGGATGTAGGCATACGACCACTCGTAATAAGCTTTACTCGTCGTGATCACGAAAGCCGTGACTTCAAATCGGCACGTGAAGCTGCAACTCGTTTAGGATTGGATTTCTTTCCTGTCTATCTTAAATCAGATCCAGAAGTTCTTGTACGTTATTTGCGCCATGCTGCAAAGCACGGTGTTCGTGGTAAAGCCGCTTTCGAGTGTCTATATCCGATGATGGCAACTGCCCGTAAGTTAAAACGTAAAGGCATAAAGATCGATTGTTTATTTTCCGGTTACGGTGCCGACGCCTTCTTTGCTTTGAGTAAGAAAGGATGTATGCACTACCGTGACAAGATGGCTGAATACGCACTGGAAGCACATGCCCGATATGTCCGTAAAGGATCCCAGCTTGATATTCTCAAACGGTATTTCAAAGATGTTGCCTGTGTCAAGTACAGTAGTCCGTGGTGTGCCGAATCTATCCGTGACAGCTTTACAAGACACACGTACTCACATGACGACTTAAACAAGCCAAAACAAAAATGGCCTGTACGCAGAGACTTTGACAAAGAGTTCTCTGAGTCAAAAATTTTCAACCACACAAACTACCAGTTGGGTGATAGTGGTATTAGTGCAATGTTCCTGCAGTTGCTCGATCACCGCATAAATAGCAAAAACTATAAATCAACTACTGGTATATACAACGACATTGTTCGGAGTCTCGATAAATGAATCACCTGCATCACCTGTATAATCAAGTACGCAAAGCAATACTTGCCGAAGCTACAATGGATAAAGAAGATCGACTTCTCCATAGTTGGCAATTTTTAGTTCAACTGAAAGGCGTCAACTACGTTGTTGGTAAGACAGGCTACAATACTATGTTTTACCGTATAGGTGATAAGGGCGATACAGTTACTGGCTACCCAGATGATATACTCAAAGTGATATTGTCTTGGACCAAGGAAAAATATACAGGCTACATTATTTATGATGGCACTGAAATACGCCGTAAGTCAAAAAGCATCGAAAGCTTACTCGAACGTACTGCTAAAAAGGACTACGTCATATTTGGTGTTCGGCCAGATAATACATGGTCCGCTTTGTATGAGGCCAACAACAGCCTAAAAGGTTACCGTTGGGTAAAAGTTAAAGCACCTGCATCTGACGTTAAAGTTAAAAAGACAAAGTCCAAAACAAAGCACTAATTTGTTTGTACACAAATAATGTGTCGGAGGCACTATGTCTAAGCAATATCGTGGTATACGTTCCAGTGTTCGTAAAACCAAATCAGAAGCCCGTCGTATGTTCGAGGCTAGACAGGAGCAATTAAAGAGCTTGTCAGCTCGTAACATAAAAGCCAAGCCTTTACGCAATAGCGTTAAAGATGGTTCGCATCCACCAATGCCTGATCGGGCTGTACGCATTGTTCCACTCAAAAAGATAGGTACTCTTGTTCAGCAGTTGCCTGATACTCCGATTACTCGTAAGGGTATGACGTTACGGCAATTGATGACAAAGACACCAGCGTTAATGCGTAACAACTCTGACGATGTTCAAATTGAAACATTGTCGAAGAAGAAAACAAAGTCAGGTTTGCCTGTAGTAGTTGCTAAGGGTTATACTGTTGACCCGTTTCGTCCAAAAGCAACTCGCCGTGTGCATGAGCTTTATATTGTAGGTCTTGATTCTCAATCGACTCCGATCAGTAAGCAGCGCCGTGTGCTTGTAAGTTGCAGTTGTGAAAACTACTGCTTTGTTTTTGAGTACGCGAATGCCTATCACGGCGCCAGTAAAATTCTTTACGGAAACGGCCAGAGTCCAGACTTTACTAATCCAGGTCTGTTACCTGGACTGTGTAAGCACTTGTACTCATTGGCTGAAATTGTACGTGAGAGAGGTATGTAATGGCTTGTGAAGGATGTCGCCGTCGCCGCGAAGCTTTGAAGCGTATGGCAAGCAATGTTATAAATTCCGTGACCCGTGCTGTCAGTCCAAGTCCTGAACCTGCACAATCACGTGGTACTGCATGTGCAGGATGTACAACAAAAGCAACATCAGCAGGCTGGGTTAATGTGTGTCGTATTTGTTTGGGACAATCAGATCCGACGCCTTCTCCGAACCACTCTAATGAGCCTAAATGTAACTTATCTGTTTGTGAGCGTAGAAAATGACACAAGAAAATCAATTAAATGGAACTGAATCCGCAGAAGCGGCTGAGTTGCGCCACGCCCGTGAATTAATATCAAAGGCCGAAGATGTGATACAAAGACTTCGTGCCAGTTCTGACGTAGCCACTGAGGAGCTTGGCTCTGTTACAAGTAAGCTGCTTGACCTGCGTGTTGAACATCGCCTTTTAAAGTCCAAGCTTGATGCCACTTTATTCGACAAAGAAGCATTCAAGCAAAAGTGCGACAAGTTAGAAACAACTGTTAAAAACTTGGAAGCCGAACTTGTCAAGCGTAGCACTCAGCTATTACGTGCTTCCAAGCGTAACCAAGAATCACTTGAATTATTTTCCAAGTGCGCTGTACTTTTCGCTTCTTATGTTTCAAGCTCGAAGCTTCCTGTTTATGTACTCACTCGCTTGAAAGAAATAAACTTTCCTAAGCCAAATACGATCCGTCGTGTTGTTGGTTTGCCTGCAGAAGCGTGTGCTGTAGAAGCTGTTAAGGTCGTGTTTGATCCGTTTAAGTCTATCAACAAAACTCCACCGACATTCACAAATTCAGATATGCCGATGGACTACTTCTTAAACGCATTTTATCACACCGTGTCTCCTATCGTTATTGAAGATGCGGAAGTGGCTGCTGGCGAGGAAGCCTCGTAATGCTCGAAGGTAACCTTACTGGTGGCCAAATACAGGAAGTCATGGATAGGCTACTGTATGATGCACTCGCTCCTGTTATCAGATACACTAACGTATTTGACACCCAGCTTGTGTATCTTTTGGCTACCGTAACAAAGAATAAAAAGCGCAAGGTATGCGCTGTAAGCAGGCCTGAGACAATTGACTTTTTGTGTAAGGCACTTGCTACTTCTGACCCAGAAGAAAAAATGATGTACATAAAGAAGTTGAAGATCGAACGCTCGTTCATTCACGTTTTCCTTAAACGGTTTGTTCAGGCGTATAAAGGTCCAATCTTCTCATTGTACTACCAGTTTATGTCAGACACTAAAAACAGACAGATATATTCCAAGCGCATGAAGCCTTATTTGGCAAGTGTTGGTTGTTCTGGCCGTTCCGAAATATTCATAGCGATAACTTCCTGTGAATCTAGTCTGACCCGTTTCTACCATTACTTCGACCGGGTCATTTCTCAGTATTACAAGCTGTGCTACTTAAAAGCAAAAGGCTTGGTTGATACTAATCCGAATAACAACTATGATTTCCATGACCTCGTGCAGAATTTAAGGCAGCGTACCATAACTGCCTTGAATAAGTACGATGCCTCTAATGGAGCCTTGACATCTTACATCAAGTGGTGGTTATTCAACAGCTTGACTTGTGGTAGTGGCCAGCATGAATACGGTTTGGCGTACACTGTTCCACAAAACGTAAAAAGAAAGTTGATGCAGTCTGACGGTCTTGGTGTCAACTTCTCTGTTAGTATGGACTCATTATTATCTGAATCTGATGATGGTGAGAATTCAAACTTACACAACCTTATAGCTGGTGAGACTCCAGAGCTGGACGATGAAATCGCGTCCATATCGGAACTCAACCGTATGTATATGTTTGCCAAGAACGCTGACCCTCACGGCATAGCTAGACTGAGTTTAGAGCTGCCTGAAGTATTCAGTCCTAAAGAGTTGGCTAACATGCGTAAGACAACTGTGTTATAAAAGCCGTATCTGTAAATAAACAGATCGATACTAAAAGCAAGGAGAAAACTGTGGAAGGTTTTTCATCATTTAAGCCTAACAAAGGCAAAAAGGATAACGTGAGAGTCAACGAAGTCGTTGGCATTCACGAACTTCCTGACGGTGAATATGTTGAAGTACGCTTTCTGCCTTTAAAAGGCTTAGCGTTGACTACGCACTGGATTAAAATTTTAGGCGGTAAAGACAAACGTGAGATTAGCGTCCCTCGTTACTGTCTTGCCGTTGACCCTGTAAACGAAGAAGATACAGGTGTCGAGTGTCCGTACTGCTCAATCTCGTCTGGTAAAGGCGGTGCGATGTCTGTGAACACACGGTACTTAGTTAACGCTATTATCCGTGACCTTCAGGAGAACGAACCTCGCAAGAAGGTCGATCCTTCTCCGAAAGAACGTAAGTCTGGTTACATCCAGATGGGCAGTAAAGCTTTCACTCCTGTCCGCGTACTCAGCATTCCAAGCTCCCTGATGCAAAAGCTTCAGGAAATGCAACAGCTTAATGTTGTTAAAAACAAAAAGAAGAATACGAAGAAAGACTATCCTATTTTTCATCCTGAGTACGGCTGTGATGTCCAGTTAAAATACGATAGCAGCAAAGCTGGTACTGATAAGTATGCTGCTTCGAAAGGTGATCGCACACCTCTGACTGAAGAAGAACAGGAATATTTGGTCTGGAATCTGAATCCAGACCTGATGCAAAAACTTGGCCTGAAGTCAGAAAAAGAAGCCAAAGAAGACTTCAAGCGTATGGAAGTTGTTGGTGGCGAAGAACCTGATGGCGATGACGACGATGACGACGATGATGATGGTGATTCTGGTGCTCGCCGTTTAGGCAAAGGCAAGAAAGACAAGTCTTCAAATAAGAAGTCCAAGTCGAAGGGTAAATCATCCGACGATGACGATGACGATGATGATGATGATGACGATGATGACCGCCCATCTAAAAAGTCAAAGTCAAAAGCCAAAAAGCCTTCACGCATTGATGACGATGACGACGATGACGACGATGACGACGATGATGATGATGATGATGATGATGATGACAAGCCATCTAAAAAGTCAAAGTCAAAGTCCTCTGGTAAAAAATTAAAATCCAAATCAAAGTCCAAAGCGCTGGATGACGATGATGACGATGACGATGACGATGATGATGACCGTCCGGCTAAGAAGAAAAAAGCCAAGTCGTCCAAGTCGTCCAAGTCTGACAAATCTTCCAAAAAGAAGAAACGCTAATCTATGTCTAAAAAGTCAAAATCAATTGCTGTGGCGTCGAAAGACGTTCCAGCAGTCTTTGATGATTCACTCAAGAAAGGCAAGAAAGGCAAAGCAAAAACAGAGCTTGCTGCTTTCGACCCGAGTGCCTTACTTGATGAATTACAAGACCAGACCGAACGTAAATACGGCCTGAGTTCTACAACACTTGATCGTGATGAAGCCCGCTTATCTACAGGCCTTAGTGCCTTAGATTTATTATTGATGGGTGGTATAGTTGGCGGTGGTTGGTACACAGTTTACGGCGGTGAGCAATCTGCCAAGTCAACTCTTACAATGCAACTTCTTTCTATGATAACGAACGAAGTTGAACGCCGTAACCGTAAAATCGCAAGTAGTATTTTCGACTATGAAGGTTCTTCTGATCCTGAGTACATCGGAAACATTATGCGTACACTTGGTCTTCGTGGTGACCCGTCAACAATCTTTGGTATCAAAGATGATGATACTGGTGAGTGGCTTGTGCGTCCTACAATCCGCTACTATGCACACGATGTCGGTGACGACTTCTTCAAGTACATTGGTAAGTTGAAGCGTGGCTTACCTGACCTTGAGAAGCACGGTAAGGACTATTACTATGTATTCGAGCATACCAAAGAGAACAAATCAAAACTCGCTGGTCTGTACGATACTAAGTACCTGACGCGCTACAATAAACTTCGTGTTCCTGCTCCTGATGGCTTTATGCAAGCAGTTACAATCGTTGACAGCTATCCTGCTATGTTACCAGACGGCTTGGATGATGATGATCGTAACGAAGCAATGGCCGAACAAGCACGTATGTTCAGTACTGGTATTCGTAAAATCCGCGGCGGTATGCGTAAAAAACGCATGACTGTTATCGGTGTTAACCAGTTACGTGAACGTCCGGCTACAATGTTCGGTAATCCTGAATATGAGCCTTGCGGCCAAGCACTGAAATTCTACAGTGATGTCCGTATTAAATCCACCTCACGTGCTTCTGTTCCGTACGGTGGCTTCAAACTTGACAAAGGCATTTGTGAAGAAGCAAGTGTTGATATTGAAGGCGGTAAGGATATCTATCGTTTCGTTTGTTTGAAGACAACTAAGAACAAACTTGGCGGTATTCCTAACCGTGAAGTATGGGCACGTATTTGGGTAAGCGATGCTAACGGTCAGGCGCGTGGCTTCGATCCGGTATTCGATACATTCGAGTATTTGAAACAGTTAGGTCTTGTGTCTGGTACAATGGCTAACCTCAAGTTCGATAAGTCTACACCGTTGGGTGATGCTAAGAAAATCACGTGGATGGATTTCAAGTTGTTAGTTCTTGGAAGCAAGAAAGAAATAACTGAAGTTTGTAAACGTGCCGGCATCAAGCCTGGCTCTATCCGCTCTTGGGTTAAGAAACATTGCGCTAAAGGTGATGGTCCTCGTTTGTATAAAGAGCGCATCGTTAGCGGTAAAACTGCCGAAGAAGACAGCGACGAATAGTTTTCGTGGACAGGGATGTCCCGATTTAAGGAATCTATATGCAGGATATGTCACAGCTAATCAAATTTCAAGGTAATAAGTTTGTTGTAGAGTTCTCCGGTAAGCTTGTTGAAGGTACTGAGAACGAGCCTTGGCCTAAATCAATTCAATCTGTTACTTTCACAAACTGCTGTCCTAATATGACTGAAACGCAGACTATTATGGAAAGTAGTTTTGAAAAGCAAGGTTGCTCACAGATGGCAAATCACATCAGACGTAAGCTGTGGATTGAAATTGTCCGTCATATAGTCACTGTTTTCGGAGTCAAGCCTGACGAAATCTTTAAGGAGTAAGTCAATGAAAGATAAAACTCTCGGCCAAATTGCCTACGAGGCTTACTGCACTACTACCGATTGGAAAAGTGCTGTGTCTGGTGCACCACTTCCTCAGTACCATGAACAACGCAAAGAAGTTATTGATGCGTGGGAAGCTGCTGGTACTGCTGTTGGTGCACACGTAATGCTTAACGGTGACGGCAATGCAAACACTTAATTTGCCTCTGTCATTTGAACACAACAACATCTGGTTCAGTTACGGTCATGTTACTGGTGAAGATGTTTTCGATATTTCTAAAGGCTACGTGCCTTACATCGGAGTCCTGTAATGGAACAAACAACTAAACAAACGCGCAAAGTCAAGCTCGATCAGATTCTTGCTACTTGCTGTCCTATGTTCAACAACCGTTTGGCTGCATCAGGTAAAGAAACAATCGTTTCGGAACTTGACGGCTCTTACGACGAAGTTTATAAACCTCTTCACCTGATGTTTGCTGCCCGTGATTTCCTGGATAACTACGAAGATTGTAATCACATTCGTCAGTTGTTGCCTTATGTTGTTGTTCGTGACACTGACGGCCGTATTGCCATGTACCAACGTACAAGCAAAGGTACTGAGTTCCGTTTGCAGAACAATTTATCTATCGGCTTTGGCGGCCACATTGATATTTCTGATTTGGTATTGCAGGATGTACCTAATCACAACTTAATTGATGTCCGTGCTACTATCATGCAAAATGTCGCAACTGAGTTAGGTGAAGAACTTTCTTTGTTTGCCGACAACATGATTCCTGATGTTGAATCCGCTAATCGCCACGTACATATCATCAGCAATGCTGGTGCTGTTAATCGCGTACACTTAGCGATTGTGTTTAGCGTTACAGTCCGTGATATTTCTGTTTTGCGAATCGAAGATGAATTAAACTTTATCGGCTGGTTCAATCAAGGTCAACTTTTGTCTGAATTTGACTTAGGTGACTTTGAAGTCTGGACTCAGGCACTGCTTGGTATTGACCTATCTACAGTACCTGCGTTACCACTTCCATAAAGGAGCTGTGCTATGAGTAACATCGCTATTCCAAATCCGTTAAAGCGTACAGAAATCAATGCAAAGATTGCCTTAGCTCGTTCCCAGATTGAAGGTCTGGTAGCTTACGCCGAAGCAAACTATTCTGTGTCCTGTACTGAAGCCAAAGCGTTGCTGGCCCGTGTAGATAAAGGTGATAAAATCTCCGATTACTTGCACAAGCTCAGTGACTTGGTTACAATGCGTGACCATTTAACTGAAGTCATCCACAACGCAGCCCTTGAAGATGCAAAGCACTTCACTGAGTTGTCAGGCCGTGTGGACAACTTCGTACTTCCCAAGTAAGTTGTCTCTACTTAGTAATTTATATCTGTAAATAAACAAGTATAGATTACTAACGGCCCCTTAGCTCAGTTGGTTAGAGCACTCCCCTCATAAGGGATTGGTCTCCAGTTCAAATCTGGAAGGGGCCACCACTCAAGAGGCAACTATGTCTACATTGAAATTTATTACTGATCGTGGAATTGTTGATGGTTCCAAAGCAACGTCAAACGATTTTCTAGGTTCTGTTCGTACAACAGTTAATCCTGAAGTAGATGTGGAGTATGTACTCCATGCAGCAAAGAAGTTCGGGTGGAACACACTTGTTGTTAAGTCATCCACTTCTCCTGTAGTGATTGAAACTACTATCAGCGCTCCTGGTAATTTGAACAACGCAATCTGGATAGATTTATCTCAATGTCCTAACGCTCCAGATACTGTAAACTATGATACAGAACTTCCAGCAGGCAAAGCAGTTATGTATGCGTGGGAACACCCTGTTACTGCTTTCCGTTTTAAATCGACAGCTCCCTTTGACATCGAATTCTGCTCTAAGCACGACTAAATTCCTCGGGAGGGAATGGCCCCGAAAAGGCACACACGGCGGAACTTGTTAGTTTTCTCCGTATCTGATTGGTTCCTTGCATGAGCCGTGTGTGCCCCAGTAGGCCAACTGTTTATAGACCTGTTTCCTGTCACTTCGTAGACTTACTTGTCTCTGGTTGCTTTAGTAGCGACCAGCAAGATTTTGTTGCTACCGCATATAGCACAAGTCTACTGCATAGAGAATGTAGCTGCCCTTATCGCTGCGCTTTGGACCATTCTTTATCGCATGAAAGCCTTATCCAATACAGCAAAATGAATCAGCCGCATATCGCCTTCGCAGGACTTATCCAGCTCACGGGCAGCAGCTTGAATATTTTTGTTGTGGGTACGTCACGACAGCACTAATGCCTGCTGTAGGCGAGCGCCTAATTTCTGGATTCGCGTACTCCAGAGCTGTGGCAGGGAACAGGACTATAAGCAGTTACGCAGTTCATAAGGAACAAACGTATGCACGATATTTTTATTTCGCTGCTTGTAATCATCATATTGGTTAACTGGTGTGATTACAAGTTATTCCATCGCCCTACGAGGAGACGGAACGCTACGGGGATCATAAATGCCTCGTTCCGTTGGGCGGAATGGCCGGCAACCTATTTCACTCCACGTATATGACTAGCGCCTCGGACATCTTATAAATGAATCCTCAAACCAGTTAACTGGATGTCTGATACTCTGGGCGTGATGACAAAATACAGAACGTACACCAAGAATTCGATTTTTACAAGACGGTCTCCTGTGCATTGTAACATACATTGGGTGTGGTGCACAGGAGAACCTAGAATTTATAGAGCAGGACACTGAGTACGCGCCGTCCACGTTCGGCTGCTGAGTACATATTACGCCCGTCGGCTTTCGTTTCCTCCAAGTTTCTGAGGCCGACAACTCGCTCAGTGTTCTGCACTATAGGTTCTTTGGTCAGGATCTATAGCATAGCTTTACCACAGTTTATTTGCTTTTTCGGCGATCTTCGGGTCGCCATTTTTTTTGGAGAATTGTATGCTTATTGTATTTGAAGGAATGGACGGTTCAGGTAAATCAGAACAAAGTTCTAGGCTTGTACAATATTTCAATCGCATCGGACTGAAAGCTGTGCTATTACGTGAACCTGGCTCTACACCTCTAGGCGAAAATGTCCGTGATATAGTAAAGTTCCGTCCAAACAACATGCAGATTAGTGTTTGCGCCGAAACACTGTTAATCTTTGCTTCGCGCGCCCAGCTCGTAATAGATATAAAACAGTATTTGGAAGATGGATATATTGTTGTACTTGATCGTTGGGTATTTTCTACCTACGTGTATCAGTGCATTGCTAAAGGTGCTCCCGCAGAGGACATCGTAAACCTTTTCTATATCTCTAAGGCAAATACCGTTGTTCCTGATTTGATCATATACATGGAAAACTCTAGTTCTGTTGTCAAGCGTCCTGATGATAAACTGGAGCAAGACACCGTCGATAAAAGAGACATTATGCTTGAAGCTTACCGCAAGCTATTCAAACAAGGCCATGACTCAAAGCTTATGGGTACATTGTTTAAGCCGTACATCGATTGCCCAATTACTCATATCGATATAGCCGGTTACCGTATTGAACAAACTGAAGAAAAAATCAAAGCATTATTTTGACCAAAAAAAGGGAGCTCCTAATGGGCTCCCTTTTTCATTTCCTCAGAGTGTTCTTACTTTGTCCAAGAACGCCCCGTCTTTTAACAACGTCCAGTCTCCTGACAACAACTTCACTAACCGTACAGCCTTGACTGCTTGGTTAGATAATTCACCTGCCACATTCAACTGTTCATAGTGAGGAAGTACAGCATTGTAAGTTGCGCTGACTTCGCTGTTACCAACAGACCCATCTACCGCACCCTTCAAAACTGTTTTACAATCCTCATAAACGCGATTGCTGTCCACGATAGTACCTCTCTGTGTTGTGCTGTATCGCACTATCAAATTATCTCCTAATCACTATCTCTGTTATCCGTTGCATAAATAGGCTATTGACCTACGACTCTAACCCTTGTATAATTCTCCCATCTGCTACAGAGCAGATTAACCCACTATCAAGGAGTTTGAAATGAGCCATTTAGAAACTGTTGATGCTGAGCAATATACTGCCTTGCAGCGTGTTGCCACTAAGTCACACGGTGCCGTTGTTATTCTATCTTGGGCAACCGAACGCTTGTTACTTGTTCTGGATGAGCAGACAGGTGAAACTAAAACTGTTCCAGTCAGTGAAGTCACACACATCATTGACTATGACATCCGAAGCGTTGAACGTCAGTTGACTGATGTTGTTGTGGAGTATCTGACTTCCGATTGCTCTGACTTAGATTCTGACTCAGACCTGTACGGTGTTGTGTCTGAAGCACTGGACAGTGATGATTCAAACCGAATCAAAGATTACTTCCAGCGCTTTATCGACAACTTGAACTGGAACTCTATTCAGAAGAAGGTCGAAGCTAACTAAACTGTCTGGGGAGCATGGTCTCCCCAGCACTGGCACAAACTTCATATCTCTGTTATCCGTTGCATAAATAGGATATTGACTTTGCCTATATCCTAGTGTATAATACACCTAGCCAATGAGCTAAAACTATTGTGTCAATTATGGCATCAATGATTAACTATTAAGGAATACAAAAATGAACAATACAAAAATGTTAGCCGATTCTTCTCTTTCTGTTTCTGTACAACGCCACCGTTTAGTTATCGTGGGTAATGTGTTTGAAGAAACAGGCGCCGTATCTCGCACCCTGTGCCGTATCCCTCTTACCGACAAATCTCCAGAAGAGGTTGTCGAGCATGTCAAACAAATGCTGTCTGCTTTACCTATCTACACACCTATCAAGTTGTTTGACTCAGAAGGTTATCCTGCTGACGTCCGTATTTACGGTAACTACTGGGTAGTGTTTAAAGAGACAGCGGGCCGCAGCGCTATCCGAATTCGTGTCGATGCACAAAAACTCCATGCAGATATACCTTACATGGCACTTCGCATCTGCCTGAAATACGGCCTTGATGAAACGAGCCCTACGTACATCGTCCTGTGTAAATCACTTCAGGCAATGTATGACGCCAAATTCCGTAAATACCTGCGGGGTACAGTATGATTGCTTATGCTTTCTTGCGTAATGTAAATATCGAACCAACAACTACTTTCTTTGATCTGCTGGCTCCCATCGATTGTGATGGGGCCAACCAGAATGCTCTGCAACTGGAGTTGATCTTAGAAGCTATCGTCAATCACATGCCTGAACGCACACGCATCCTGAATTCAATCAAGCTGCGTGTTGCTTACCAGCAGGCACCGTGGTCGCTTAGGTGTTTGACGCCTATGAGTCGTGCTTTAGATGCTTTGAGTCCTAAACTCAAAGAGCAATTGGATAAGTACATGGCTTTGCCTTACAAGCAATACCCTTTCTTGTCCTGCTACGATTCTCGCAGGATAGGAAAGATCGTTGACCTGCGTAACGTAGTCTGGTTCGATCCTGTAACTAGCTCACTGTTGACGTACAACAAGAATGCTATTGACGCATTCTTTCTTACGTTGCCTGCTACTACGGAGTATATCGATGGCAGAAAATAAAACAGCACGGCTGGTCGATAAGAACCGAAAGCTGACCGCTCTGTTAGTCACTGCAAAGAAAGACTACCGTGACCTGAAGAACAATTACCATGCAGCACTTCAGTTGCTTTCGGCGTATACAAACAAAAGCATGGAAGAATTAAAACAACAATTGGAAAAACAGTAATGAAACCAAAGCAAACTAAACTTGTACAGCCTTCAGGTAAAATAGTTGTGGTTGTATCAAAGCGGCGCCTTGCACATACAGGCACCATCCACATCAACTCAAATTCAGAAACAGGGTCTTTGTATGAAACAAGACATAATCCAGTACAACAGTAAAATCGCAGGCACGGAATACCTGAGTTCGTTCTATATTTGTTCTCTGGTTGTCCGTGTCCGTGATAAGAAAGGCAATGAGTTATTGTTGACTTTCAATTCCGTTGAAGCGGCTTTTCATTACTTCAAAACGAAGACGCCGTTGTTCCGTGAAAAGATTTATAGCTGTTCGATGCCTAGCAAAGCACGGTACTATGGCTCTGAGAAATCCGGCTGCCCGATGCGTGATGACTGGGATGAAATCAAATCCCGCGTTATGTACAAACTCAACTTAGCTAAGTTTACCCAGAACCTCCTTCTCGGTACTTGGCTTGTTGCTACAGGCGAAGCCAAACTTATCGAGTTTTCCCCTTGGGATAAAGTTGACAACTTCTGGGGCGTCAACGAAAAAGGTGAGGGTAAAAACAAACACGGCCGCATCCTGACAAAAGTCCGCGCTAAACTGTCTGGTCGTAAGTACAAAATGTCCGACTTAGATCCAAGTGATCTGATTGTCGATATGTCCGAATATTATTAGGAGAAGTGCGATGGTTGATATTAATGCAATTGCCGATTTACTTATCGGTGCTTATCATTTAGCTTCAACGTCAGGTAAAGACGTTGTTGTTACCCGTGACATTCTCGATAAAGTTATGGGTGCAGACAACACTGAGTCAGACCGTATAGCTAATCTGCATGCCGTGCAGACTCTTTTGGCTCAACGGGACTTTGGCTTTGTTAGCTATCGTATGCAGGATCATCCTGTGTATCTGATCTCCAACAACCTCAAAGATAAGATTGATTCTGCTGGACGTATCACTGATGATCACGTTAATCAAATGGTACGCAAGCAACGCAGTCGTGGTTTGGCAGCTATTCGTGATTTGGCTGATTTGGATATGAGCGAATCCTTGCTGACCAAATCAACGTGTTCGGCTATCGGCCATTCCCGCATCGGTTACGTTGTACACAAAGACGGGAAGACTACCGTACAACAGAGCCAAGTGCGTTGTGTGCGTTGTGGTGCGTCAGGCTTGAAGTCATTACCTGCATTCATTATCGAAATGAAAGCTGTCAGTAAGACTAAGCCTAACCAGTTGAAGATCACAGGCGTTTGTATTTCTGACTATGCCACAACCGACGTTGTTGAGTTGTCTTGGCGTGATGTCATTCACGTACCTGGACGTCGTAGCAACGTATTGTCTAAGGCCGCAGCTACATTCCCCCAATCTATCGCGCAAACTGATACTTACTTGCGTGATGTAATTGCAGAAGCAACTATGTCTGGTACTGGTGATGACTGCAAACCTGAGAAAGCCCGTTTGCTTAAAGCTCCGTCCAAAAACAAAGATGCTTCTCAAAATAAAGTCAAAGAAGCTCCGCCGAAGAAAGTGCGTGACAAAAAGCCAGCTAAAGCTAAGCCAGCTAAAGCCGATAAGGACAAAGCTAAAAAGGATAAAACTGACCAGAAGAAACCACGTTAGCCTGAGTGCGGAGCTTGTCTCCGCTGGAGATTTTGTATGATCGACACCAATAATGTAGTAGCTCATTTGATGTCAAAGCCGTTTCCGAAAGCAACAGTGAAGTCGCCTAAGTTTTGGTTTTTCGTAGGTAACACACCTACAGAATATTTTATGCGTATGCCTGATGAAGGACAGTCATGTGGTGTACATTGTTCCTTTGTAACGATGCAGGAACCTTTACGGGAAGTTAAAATAACACTGGCTAACTTTGTCGATGACCTGCGCTTATCCGCACGATCTGTTTTGATGCAGATGAAATTGCTTTGTATGTCTGAGCATTGCTGCTCTCCTAGTATGGATAAGTTTGTTGCTTGTCCTGAAAAGATTGACGAGTTTGTGCAAGAACTCCGCATCTATATGGTAGAAACAAAGAATCCGCTATTCCCGATATTGGATTTTGTCGAAATCTATCTTGATAAAGCCAATCAGTCTGTTTGTGTGCGTGTAGTGCCTAACTATGTCGGCATTTGCAAATCAGCGCGTGAACATTCGATTCCTTTGTTTGATTCAATGCAGGTATAGTATGGCGACTTATCATCTTGCTTTGCCTAAAGGCCTACACAAGGCCAATTACAAAAACTGGATTGTTGTCCAACAAATATCTCCTGGTACATTTGTTAAGTTCAACTCTACCCATAAATACAAGCGTGATGACTTTGAAGCTGTTGGTATTATGGATGTTGTTGAGCTTGTATCTAAACTGCAGGCACAAATTGCAACGTACCAGGACGTCTTATCAAAACTATTAAGGAAATCCAAATGCGACTGACCGTTCTATGTGTTCCTCCGTACGATCAGCAACAGCCTGACGATTACAAAAATTTCTTAGATTTACTTCAGGAATTCTGTAAACAATTTGAACCCGGCGAAATCTTTACTACTGTCGGAATTTACCCTGATGGAAGCCTTAAATGGAACGGTGTTCCTGCAAAGAATCTTCCTGACCACATTTTGTACAATATTATGAATCGGGGCGGCCGTACATTTTTAGTAAACGGTCTTGTATTCAACGCGGGAGCTTATGACCAGCACGAATTGCGTAATCTTTACGAGATTTATTCCCAACGCTGTGCTGCTAAGCACGACACTCAACCTTATTGCTGAGGTACACTATGTCAAAGTTTAATGTTTTGGAAACGGAATACACTGATATAAAATCAAAAGAGACTTTTAAATGTGCGATGCTTTGTAACAACTCACGCATAAAGTTTGGCTTCCTTATGACTCAGGGACTTGTAGCTATGGTACCTGGCTATAAGCCATTAGTGTTTATGCTTATGAATGATCACCACAAAGCGGCTGCCTCAGGTACGATTGTTATAAAATCGTCTGGTATTTCTGATGTTGACTGCCGTACAGTAGTAAACGCTTTTGCTTCTGCGTTGGATGACAAACTAACCAACGTGTTGATTGCTGTTCCTACGTATGATATTTCTGACATTGAATCGGTTGAACCCAACTATGCAACTATACTGACCTCGTACACTTTCGCGTATTTAGATTCTTCAAACTACTACGAAGGTACGTTTGGCTTGAAGACTTCGGTTTGTACAAGTTCTTGTTCGGTGGATGTCCTTGTATATGATTTGGAGTACACTAAAGAAACTCTATCTACTGGCGAAATGGTTGAACAAAATTACCCTATGCCAATTGATGAATTGTGTGGGACATTCAAACTTTCTTTAGATATGTTTGTGTTTGATAAGACATGCAGCGATGTTGCATCGGACGGTGCATCCAACGTGGTATTAGTTGACTCTTCCAGTACACTACAGTAGGTACAGTATGCGTATAGGTTTTGCATGTAAGTATGTCCATCCTGACCAAAGTCTTCCTAAGAAGCACCTGAAAGAAATCGAAGGCCGTTACAACATGCGAAGCACTACGGCCACACGCTGCCGTAACGATCCTGACTGGCAGGATTTGTTATGGGAGATTGCTGAGCATAACGCACAGTGTATTATTAACCTCGTAGAATACGTTAGCTCTTTGCCAAAAATGGCACACATGGTCCGTATAAGCAGTGATGTTCTTCCACTGTACACTCATGTTGAGTTTCAACATTTCTACAAACGCAAAGATGTCCGCACTATGTTAGCTAAATGCCTGGCTCCTGCAGGTCAGTTAGCCCGTGACAAGGATATCCGACTTAGCTTTCATCCAGGTCAGTTCTGTGTGTTAGCTTCTGATAGACCAGATGTAGTTGAGAACTCTATCCTTGAGTTTGAATACCATACAGACGTTGCCAAGTACATGGGTTACTGCAAATCGTTTCAGGATTTTAAATGCAATGTTCATCTGTCGGGTAAGGGCGGTGTAGAACAATTCCGTAAGACGTTTAAGAAGTTGAGTCCTGAGGCACGTAATATCCTTACGATAGAGAACGACGAGTATAGTGCAGGCCTTGATTATGTATTGTTTGTGTCTGACATTGTTCCAATCGTTTTAGATATTCACCACAATTGGATAAACACAGGCAACTACATACGACCGTCAGACCCCCGCGTTAGGCAGGTTTTAGATAGTTGGCAAGGCAAACGTCCTACCATGCACTATTCGTATAGCCGTGAAGAAGTTCTGCTGAGTGCTGGCCATAAGTGTAAATACACTAACCCAAACATGGATAAACTTTTAAAGCGTGGCGCTGTATCAGGTAAGTTAAGGGCCCACAGCGACTTTTATCCAAATGTATCTGCCAATCGTTGGGCACTAAGTTTTTTGCCTGAGTTTGATATTATGTGTGAGAGCAAGATGAAAAACTTGGCTTCACTGGAACTAATTGAATTTTACAGGAGCATACATGCAAGCAATGCTACTTAGTGATTTGGACGCATCTGCCATAATCTATGGTTTCCGTCCTCGCACAGAAAAAGAAAACGTGCAAGAATACCGTAATGAGTTTGCCGTTGCTTTACGCCGCGGCGGTCACGGTGAATCTGCCTTCTGTGTTTATACCAGTTTGCGTCGTGATGACTTCTCTGGTCAGAATCCATTTGACGTACTCAAAATATTCGACAAAGTTAAAGCACTAGAAGATGATCCGAAGTATCTTCATGTGGAAGCTTTGCCCCGTTATAAGGCGTCCTCGTAAGGCTGTAATCGTTGGAGTGTAAACGATATGAAAGAAATTCGCAGAGACATCTACCGTGATGGCCTCAACAAAATGCCATATCCTCAACTGGACAGAACGTATGCCAGCTTGATGGGTTCGCAACCTAATCTACGTGAGAGTGCGGCTCGCCGTGCTGCTATGCAGCGCCGTGTATTGCGTAGCTTATTAAAATAATGTCAATAGAAGGAAATATACTGTGGAACATGCAATCGATGATTTAAAACAGCTTCCTGTTTCTGCTGTGCTTGGGTTTGTTGAAAAGTACCATCCCAGCTACGCAGACACTTTGTACAACAACCACTCAGGCCTCAACCTGAATGCAGCTATTCGCTTTTTAATACTGGCCGACGTGTTGGCTAAATTCAGTACGTTTAAATACTTCCTTGTTCACACAATGATGCTGGAAGACTCTATCGATGTCTTCAACGGTAAAGTTCATGTGACAACAAGCAAGTTTGCTGAATTGTATGAATCTTTATCGCCTGAAGCCCTCGGTATCTTACTTGGCGCGGCCATTCAGGCTCCTGGTCACCTGGACTTCGATCCTGATGTCGCTAATCAGTTGCACAGCAAAGACAAACAGCAAGCCGTTTACGCCTTGATTGCTTTGTTGGGTTACCTGATGCCTTTTGATCGCAGTGACTTCTCTAAATTCGTAGAGGCGCGCACCGAAGCAGTTTTTGAAACAACAACACACTCAGGTGATTACGTTTCTGCCCGGTTTAACAACGGCCATGTCGAAACCCTGTATGAGTTTATCGGCAGCTCTGATGCACCAGTATTGTTTTCTCCTGAAGGCAAATACTACGGTATTTCTTACAGTGTTGATTCCGAGGTTGACTTTGCAGCGCAGCCTGTTATCGAAGGTGAAGTCGAAGCTTTGGAGATTCTTATTCCAAACATGATGACGAATGCTGAAATCGAAGAAGCAGAGCCTGCATATCTGCGCCGTATTGCTTTGATTCAGGCTCTTCCTAACAATCAGGATTTAGATTTGGCTAAACTGGCTACTCTGCCTGATAGCGTTCTGGCTAAGATGGGAGATCCTGCGACTCACCACAGTGCGTTTAACAAGCTGCGTCCTACTAAAGTTAGTCGCAGTACAGGCTACTCTAATCAGTGTCGTGATTTAATTGCTCCTACGATTCTCAGTTTGAAAACTGACTTGGAGCAATTCGGCGAATCGTTTATGATTGTTGGTGCCGCCACTGTGCAGCGTTTGATTGCTTCTATGCGTAGCCTCAAACCTGCTGAAGACGGTCACGACCATAACGCACATTTTAACGTAGTTTCTTTTATGGGCGAGAAGTTTGCCGACAGTAAAGCTGCCGAATTGCCTATCAAAGTAATTGAGTCCTGTGTTGAAGGCGACACAGTATTTGTTCCGTTTGACCGCGCGTTGCTTACCGACTATTTGCAGTCTGTTGGTATGCCGTACAACACAAAACGGATCAAAGAAGGCGCGTTGATTATTTCTCTGTACAATGCGTTGGATGATTACCGTAATCAGTATCAGCTTTCACAGCATGGCACAGATGCCGACGACGAAGATAATGACGAAGCCGACACAGAGTCGTATGAAGGTGAAACCAGTAACGAACTTGGTGCCCGTGACATTGTTGCTCTGCATAATCTCAGTTTGACAATACAGGTAGCAGGTCAGGATTATCAGATTCCTACCTCTATCGAACACGGCCTTGACCTGCCTTTGAACAACGTGGCTCCTCGTGTGAATGAAATAGCGACGGATGCGTCCAACGCTATTAAGCACTTGGTTGGTCAACTCAAAGCATGTGAGGGTGACGGACGTATCGATAAGCTGGTAGAGCTTGGATATGACCGCGATACGTTAGAAGCGTTAGACCCAGAGATTAGTGAAAACTATCTCAATCGTCTGCTGGCGCAACATAGCCTCAAACGCTAACTCTGTTAACCGTAGCAAAAATAGGGTATTGACTTATCACCAATACCCTAGTATAATGTACCCATGCACAGCGCATAGAATACATAGATTACTGAGGGACTAAAGCAGATAGTATCTGTCCCATAAGTAGTTCTATTAACCGTAGCAAAAATAGGGTATTGACTACGGGCACCTAACCCGTGTATAATCTGCCCTGTAATTTGATTCGTTTTTCACAACTATTTATTGGAGAGCTACTATGGCTATCAAACGCAAAAATATCGCAGGTAAGAAATCTTCAACTAAAGCAGCAAAAGCTGAAACTCAGGTGAAGTTGGTTAAACCCAAGGCTTTGAAGAAAGTCAAAAAAGCTGATGCTGACAAAGGTGTAAATAAAGCACCACAAGCAGCTACTACCAAGCTGAATGCTAAGGCTAAAGAAAAGCTGACCAATTACTTGGCCACGCAAGGTGCCTTAGTTAGCACAATGTTTGCTGCTGTTGAAGAACACGGTGTTGATCGAGTATTGGCTGCTCTGGCTAACATCAAACCAGGTAAGCCTGCGAAAGAACCGAAAACAACTAAAGCTCCTAAAGACTCTAAAGCTAAGGTTGTGCAGTTCACACGTCCTGGTCGCGAGTTCCCTGTTTCTCTGAAAAAGCAAAAACAGGATTTTGCAACTATCAAAGACGGCTACCGTGATGCTATGGCTAAAGTGCCTAAAGAGCTGGGTGTTCGTATGACACACTTCAACAAAGTGATCACTGCGAACAAAGTCACCTTGTTAGTTTCTGGTGTTCGTCGTGTAGACGGCGTATGGTCGTTCACTGGTATCACTGCTGACAACAAGAAAGCAAACGTACCAGTCGAATCTGTTTTGTAATACATGGTGGGTAATACCCACCTTTCTAATTCTGTAAATAAACCAACGTGATTCAAAAATCACAAATATCAACTGTGGAGAGTTAACATGCCTAAAGTTAAAAGTAACTCAGGTTTAGTCGGTAAGTCAGTTGCACGTTTAGATGGTTCAACTGATAAGATTATTGAAGTAATCGGCCGTGGTTACAAAACTAAGTCTGGCGGCCGCGCCATCAGCCCTGATTGCCTGGTGTCTGTCAAAGGTAAACTGACCGAAATCGAACCTGTAAGCAAACGTCTGATCGAAGACTCAGGCAAAGGCTATGCGAAGCTGACCGAAGAAGCGCCAGCTAAAAAATCCAAGTCAGGTAAAGAAGAAAAAGCTTCTGGTAAATCTGGCGGTAAATCTGGCAAAGGCTCAGGCAGCAAATCTGGCAAAGATGAAAAGCCAGCTAAAGGCAAAGCTAAGAAAGCTGATGCCGATGAAAAGCCAGCTAAAGGCAAAGCTAAACGTAAACAGGCCGAAGACGTTGATCTGGAAATGGACGATGATGTTCAGCAGGTAGAAATTGACGACATCAACCAAAACCTGGCAAACGAAATCAATAAGCTGGCCAAAAACACACTGACTGCCGTGCTGAAAAAGCATTACAGCAACGTCACCGATGTTAAAGTGCAGGTACAGTTCAATCCTGATAGTTCAGATGACAATCAGGTAGTGAACGTCAACTCCAGCGTGTTCATCGCTATGCCTCAGATGCCTGAGTTTGAAATGTCGAAAGCCGTTTCAAAAGTAGTGTTGGCCGGTGTGTGGGAAAAGCAAGTCGAAAAAGAAAGCAGCGTTGCTAAGAAAGTTGCTTCTCTGTTAGACCTGGACGAAGGTGTGTATCCTGAAGTTGGTTCAAGCCTGGTCGATGAAGATGGCAGCATGTTCTTCTTTGTTGGTATTCACAAAGACAAAAAGCATTTTGTCCTGCAGGACGAAGACGGTGCAGCGGTACTGTTGTTAACTGCCGACTTTGAAGCCTACGACATGCCTGTGTCTTCTGCTGCTCCTGAAGAGGAAGAGCTTGACCTGGACATGGACGATGAAGACGAACTGGAACTGGATCTGGACGAAGACGATTCTGATGCCGACGGCGAAGACGAAGACGGTGTTGACGACGAAAGTGGTGACGATAGCGAAGACCCGTTAGAAGGCATGGATGAAAAGTCCATCGCTAAACTTCTGAAGAAGAAGTGGACACGTGCCCAGATGGAACAGTACCTGGATGATTACTTCGAGTTAGATGACGAAGAAATCGAAACCATTTCTGAACTTTCTGATGACGAGCTGGCCGACTACGTAGCTAACTACTGTGCTGCTGCGGATAACGCTGCCGACGAAGAAGAGGAAGAGGAGTCTGACGAAGACGACGATTCTGGCCTGGACGAAGACTTCTCCGAAACTGACGAAGACGAAGACGAAGACTCCGACGACTCTGATGAAGAGGAAGAAGAGGAATCTGACGAAGATTCTGACGAAGACGAGGAAGAGGAGTCTGATGAAGATTCTGACGAAGACGAGGAAGAGGAGTCTGATGAAGATGAAGACGACTCGGATGCCGACGAAGAAGAGGAAGAGGAGGAAGAGGAGTCTGATGAAGACGACGAATCCATTGACGCCGATTACATCAACGGCCTGAGCGGTTCTGAACTGGCTACCTTCTACAATGAAAACAAACAGTCATTGCCTCCGATGCCTAAAGCTATCCGCAATCAGACAGATAAAAAGAAACGCAAAGCTGCTCTGGCTGCCTGGCTGATCGAAAACTTAGTCGAAGAAGACACCGATACTCTGGGTCTGGACGAAGACGAATTCGGCGACGACGAATAATTCTTCTGTCCTGAATAGGAAGACTAATAAGAGGGCACATCTGCTGCCCTCTTTGGAGATTGCATGTATCGTATTATTCCAAGTTTGGATATTGCTGCATTGACTCAACTTATCTATTCCGGGTTTGTTGATGTTGCTGTACGCAATCAGGAAGACACGGACATTGCTATTCCATTAGCTCTGTCTGGATCGAAGTACGAAGTCGGTGCCAAAAACGTACAGAAACAATTTGCCCCACGTATATTAAAGTCGGACCTATTAGGTTTGTATAAACGTATGTGTCGCGGTTCGTTTCATGCGATTGATGTTATCAAACTTCTTTACCGTACAGGTATCGCTGTTCCAAAAAGCGAAGTCCTTACCGCGCTGTGGGCTGAAATGCCTGTTGACGGTTCGTTAGAGTTGCCAGATAATACAGTCCTGACGTTCGCTGATCTGAAAGCTGTGTTTAAAGAGCATCTACGTGCGGCATTCAAACGCAGTGGCATCTACTGCTATCCGAAAAAATTCGTAGACTACTACGAAGACCTGTTTAAGTATGTTGAACCATCTAAACGGCCTTCTGGTGTACGGCTGAAAAATTTATTGGTCGTATCAGGCTGCGAAGCCGACGTTGTTCTGACCTACACTGTGTTTATGGGTAAACTCAGATTGACGTATGCTGGCGCTAAGCTAGGCACACGGATTTATGATATTACTCCTCAGTGTAAGATAAACCGAAGCATTCCAAACAATATGCCAAACACAATAACTAAAAAGCTCGAAGGCTTGAAAGTGTCCGTGTTCGGTAAATTTGTTTTCACTAAGGACGCACGTACACGTTTTGATAAAAGCCAACTTGATGCTGTTGTGGAAACCTTCGTTGGTTTGGATGTTGATTCTTACCAAGATACAAAGCTTGAACGGTTTGAATCTTCACATCCTATCAGGCCTTATTTACGCCGTTACGAAGAACGCTACGCATCGGCAAAAACATTCATAGCAGAACATGCTAAGAATAGTATCAAGCGTGACAAAGCCTCAAAGTTTGTTGCAGAGTATGATGCCAAACAGGCTGAGTACGACAAAGCAATAAGCGAATACCGCGCTAAGTTGCGTCAGGAAGATCCAATTAAGTGTTTGCATTTCCTTGCATTCGACTTTGTTAAGTCTTCTACCAATTTAGACCGTACGGCAAAATTTGCTCCTGTTCGAGCCAAGTACCCGTCAGTTATAGAAAAACTGAAAGAGCTTGAGTTTGACACTATGCACGTTTCGTTCGACAATACTCCACTTAGCAAGAACCCGTATTGCTATAAAGGTGTTATGCACCGAATCGAAGTAGACGGTATTCCTATGTGGATAAAAGAATCTTAAACCGAAAGGAAAAAGCTATGTTACATCAAAATCTGATCAAACTGACCTCTGCCGAAATTCAGGAACTTTTACGTTCCGATGACCGTCCGAATTGGGCAACCTATGCTACGGACACACTGATTGAAGCCTCACTGGCTGTTGATTCAAACCTGTCCTTCTTCGACGTTAAGGATTACCGCGGTACTGCTGACCAGTGCGACACACGTAACCGCATGCTGGCTATCCAGTGTCTGGACAAATACTTCGATGGCGCTACTGCCAACGCTTCTGTTGACGTTGTTGAAGAAGTAGCTATTCAGGCTACTGCCGGTGCGGATGCTCAACCTGAAGTTGTTGATGTCGAAGAAGACTTCGATGAAGATGATTCTTCAGAAGACAGTGAAGAAGATTCTGACGACTCTGATGAAGAGGAAGAAGAGGAATCTGACGAAGATTCTGACGAAGACGACTCCGAAACTGAGCTTATGGAAATCATCGAACTTCTGGAGCAGCCTGTTCAGACGCTTGCGGATGTCCTTATCGAATCTCTTGACGAAGAACAGTTAAGCGATTTAACTGAAATTCTGGTCGAACACATTGACGGTGATGACAGCGACGACGAAATCGATCTCGATGATGACGAAGACGACGAAGACAGCGACGAAGGTGATGAAGACGGTGAGTTTGATAACCTGTCCGATGTATTCTACGCCGACCAATCATCTATCGCTGCTAACCTGGTAATCGTGTTGTCTGCCGCCGATACGGCTGAATTGTTCCCACACCGCAACGCTTTAGCGACAGTTAAATCTGTCGATGTTGCTGGCGAAGATGTCATTGTTGATATGGTGCGTGGTCTTACTGGTTTGAGCCAGACTGACACTAACGCAGACAACCGTAAAGGTTTACTGGTTCCTGGCCTGATCGAAGCGTTTGAGCATGTAGAACATTTCAACTCACGCGACCTGTTAGTTGCTGCTGGTAGTTCGAGCCAGTTCGTCCGTGCAGTTAATGCGCTTGCTGCGCGTTTAAGTGATGAAGTTCTGGTAAGCTTCCAGAACAGCTTCGACAACTTAGGTCTGGCTGACTTTAACCTGGAAACTGAAAACGGTTCTTTCAACGCCGGTTCTTTCGTCAGTGTCCGTGCAAGTGTAGCTCCAGTTACTTCTGATTCTACCGTAAGCACGGCTATCACTGTGTTTGTTCAGTTGCGTATTCCTGGCATGTTCGTTACACGTTTACGTGATACTTACATCCAGTCTATTGTTGATTATGTTGAATCCAATGACATCAACACTCCGGTTACTTTAATGGTTTCCGCGAACGCTACTGATTTGCTGTTTAACAACAAACTGGTTGCCCCAGCAACACCTAAGAATCCGGCAAAAACTTACGACCTTCAGAACATCCTGAAGCAAACTGAAACTACGCAGATGTACGGCTTCCAGACGTTCAGTATGCCTCAGTTGCTGGATATTGCTGAATCGTTGAACCGTGCCCACGAAAGTGATTTGATTCTGGACTCCGATGACAGTAATGACATCGAATCTCTGGACATTGACTCTACTGTTGGCGGCAGCACGATTCCAGAAGCAGACTTCAATCTCAGCATCCTGCCGCTGAATGGCTCAGCTACAGGTATTCTGCCGTGGGGTGATACTCACGTTATGATTGCTGATTTGAACGCTGGTAGCGTTGAAGAAGACGAAGAAGGTGATTCTGACGACATGGAAGGCCTGGACTTCTCTGACGACGAATAATCGCTCCTGGTGCGCTGGGTAGAAATACCCAGCTTTCCTTAATCTGTAAATAACTATGTAAGATTCGCTGTTTTTGAATTTGATTCTGTAAATGATAATTCAGTAATTCAGTAAATCGAGCCAACAACCAACACCGATAAAAAGGAACTGTTATGTCTAAAGACAAAAAATCGCTGCCTGCGAAGACCGGCGGAGCGCAACGTCCAAGTCGCTTAAACAAAGTGATTAAGAAACTGGATAAAATCTCTGCACTGTCCGACACAAAAGGCCTGCCGTTTAATATCCGCGTTATCGCACGTAACGCACCTACTGAAATCAGCGGTATCATTATCAGCCTGGACAACGCTCTGACTATTCAGGGCACACGTCACGGTTCTTCAAAAGAAGAAGTGACCAGTATTCCTCTGAACAAAATCATTAGCATTGTAGGTGGTGTTAATCAGCCTTCAATCGTTACTTATCGCGGCGATGCAGTTCTGATGCAGACCAAGCGCGGTACTCTGACTCCTAAAGTTATCGGCGGTCAGTCTGTTTATCACATCATGGACAAAGTCACTGGTGACGAAATCGTTGTGTTTAACCATGACGATATTACAGTTGAAGCAAAAGGCGATCCTAACGAGATCCGCGAATCTTCTGCTGCGAAAAAGAAAAAGCCAGGCTTTAAGAAAGCCAAGTAATTCTGACTCAGGGTTCTTGTTAGAATCCTGAATCTGTAAATCTGAATTTGGAAGATACACTCTTTCCCAAATAAGTGTTACGTAACAATAAAGAAGGAAAACCAAAATGGCTAAAGCCAAGAAAACGAAGTTAAGCCCAATCGCTCAGGCCCTGTTAGCTGCTCTGTCTGCTGCTGTTGAAGAAGGTCTGTTGACTGCTGCACAAATCGCTGAAGCTGCCGGTATCGAAGCCGAAGAAGAAGCTCCTGCGAAAGGCAAAGGCAAAGGCAAAGCTGAAAAAGCTCCTGCGAAAGGCAAAGGCAAAGGCAAAAAAGCTGCCGACGAAGACGAAGACGATGACGACGATGATGACGGTGACGACGACGAAGATGGCGATGACGACGAAGACGAAGACTTCGACCGTGATGAAGCCATCGAAACTCTGGTTGAAGCCGGTCACAAAAAGGCCAAGCTGAAAAAGCTGGATGACGAAGAACTCCAGGAAATGCTGGACGAGCTGGAAGACGAAGACGGTGATGATGACGACGATGACGACGACTTCGATGACGAAGACGACGAAGACGACGAATAACATCTGATCTGCCTGGTACAAGAACCGTAAATTAAAAACAATGGGCAGTTTAACACACTGCCCAATTTTCTGGAAAAACGAAAATGAAACAACTGAAGAAAATCGGGAGTTCAGCAACCCGTCTGTTAAAGATTGCTGATGCACTGGACAAACAAGCAGAAGCGTTACGCGCTGAAGCGAATGCAATCACCGGTCAGGTAGCCGAAGCTTCAGGTGCTGAAGCTCCTGCTAAAGGCAAAGGCAAAAAAGCTGAAAAGCCTGCCAAAGCTGAAAAAGCCGAAAAGTCTGGCAAAGGCAAAAAAGACAAAAAGGCTGAAAAAGCAGCTAAGTCTGAAAAAGCCGAAAAGTCTGGCAAAGGCAAAAAGGACAAAAAGGCTGAAAAAGCTGAAGCTGCTGAAAAGCCGGCCAAGTCTAAAAAAGACAAAAAGGCCGCTAAGTCTGAAAAGCCTGGTAAAGGCAAAAAGGACAAAAAATCAAAAAAGCCTGAAGGGGCCGATACTGAGGATTTCGACTTCGGCGATGAAGACGAGTAAACCCGATGTCGGTTCCCGTTGAACTGAAGGAAAGCGGGGCTTAGGCTCCGCTTTTTTGCTTTCTGAGGACCATCTATGATTCTTGAATTAACACAATATTTGGCACAGTGCAGTTCTCCGGGTATGGCGCTACAGGCATTGCACAGTAACGCTGTTATCTTGGCACAGGAACTAAATCAATTACGCTTCGAGTTTGATTCTTGTGAAGTTACTGTTGCCAAGAATTCACATTTCCTAAAAGATTCCAAATCAAACTGGGACACGGCAGCATACAAACTCGCAATCAGTAAAGCTGAGCGGGACAGAACTCTGCTGTCTTATCGTATCGTCCAAGCAGAGAAGCTCCAAAAGATCTTACTCAGTAAGATCAGTGATCTGTCTGGAATTTCTGTTCTGGACGTTGAAGATTTGTTAGATCCGTCTCTTATGGATCAAGTAATATCCCTGTCCCAGATCCATTTAGAGAAGGCATTATCATCTATCAAACAACTGGAGTGATTATGGACTCTGCACTTAAGGATTGTATATTTAAAGTGCAGGCTGCAAAAGCCGCACTTGCTCAATCGAACAAAAATTTGATTGAGTATGTTTTCCGCGTATGTCCGTTAGGAAACTACTGCCTGCTTGTTACTATAGATCCAGACAAGCTACAAGGTCGATTATCTCCAGATTTTGAATTTGAAGCGTGTGTCTCTTTGCAGATATTGCACCCTGTTAGCATGGAAGAGGCACACTTATCTCCCACTACATCGGATAGTGTAACACTTCAAGAACTAACTAAAATCAGAAGAATTCTTGAATCTGGTCAGTTGCCTGAGCGTGACGACACACTAACAAAACGATTTATCGAAGTTATGGAAATGAAATATAGCGGTGAGCAACATGGCTAAAGTGAAAAAAGCGCAAGCATATTCCGAGGACAGTATTAGAGTCCTCGAAGGATTGGAAAAAGTACGCAGTAACGCGACTATGTACATGGGCGACTTGGGTACGCCGATGGTATATCGCATGGTTAAGGAAGCCGTAGATAACTTCTACGATGAAGCACAAGCTGGCCGTAATACTGGCGGTATAGTTGCATTCAGCCTAAAAGAAAATCGCTACATCATTGCTGACTTCGCGCAGGGTATTCCTGTCGGTATGAAGAAAGTAGGCGGCAAGAGTGTTAGTACATTGACTGTTGTTATGACCGAGCTGCATGCCGGCGGTAAGTTTGATGACAGTGCTTATAAAACTTCATCAGGTACACATGGTGTTGGTATCAGTGCTACCAACGCATTGTCGAAAGAGTTCCGTGTTTGGACTCGCCGTGAAGGCTCCTGGTACTTCCAGGAATTCAGTTGTGGTGTTGCATTAGCTGATGTTAAAAAGCTCAGTGACGACAAAGCACTAATTAAACGCTGTGACTTCCTGAAGCCGTATCGCAAACGTCTCGGCACAGTGATCGAGTTTATTCCTGATCAGTCAGTGATAGCAGAAAACGCATCGCGTACAAAGAAAGTCAAAAATCTTATTGAAGCAAAGTTGGACATCAAAGTTGCTGGCCCTTGGCTGCGTAACTTAGCTATGCTTACTCCTGGTCTTGAAATTACCTACATGCACTTGGATAAAGACATCAGCAAGACTTTCCAGAACAAGAAAGGCCTTCCTGGTATCATCAACAACATCGTCGAGAAGAACACTCTGACTCCACTGAACAGCCGTGCTATGTTCGAGTACAGTGACGATTATCTGAGTATGTGTTTGCTTTGGACTACACACGCCGACGACAATTACTTCCAGTCGTTTGTAAACAGTAGCCCGACTATCGATCACGGTATGCACGTAAAAGGTTTCCGTGATGCTTTGGCAGAAGCACTTAAACCGTATCTGCCTAAAAAGAAAGCAACAAAAAGCAAGCGCAGTAAGAAACCTGAGAACGATTTTAAAGTCGAAGATTTGTTTATCGGCCTTGTAGGTGTTATCAACTGGCGTATGAACTCCGCACAGTTCTCTGGTCAGGTGAAAGACAAACTTGTTTCAAAGGTCGATGTGCAGATCTATGAAAAGCTTGTCGGTGAACTCAAAGCATTCTTCACTAAGCACAAAAAGCTCGGTAAAGAAATTGTAGCCCGTGCCGTAGCAGCTTCCGGTGTTCGTGCTTCACTGGCAAACATTATGAAGTCGATGTCCGAAGTGCGTTCAAGCACACGTAGCATGTTGCCTGCCTGTTTGACCGAAGCTCCTAACTGCTCAGATGAAGATCGTGAACAGTATATCGTTGAAGGTGACTCGGCTGCGGGTACTGCAAAGAACGCACGTAACGCTAACCAGGAAGTTGTGTCGCTTTCTGGTAAGATTCTCAATGCCTTGCGTGAAAGTTTACCGAAGTTGCTTTCTAACGAACGCATACAAGACTTGATTGCTTGTGCTGGTGCTGACCTGAAGTCGTTGGATCCAAAAGACAAGAACCCGCATTTCTCTGTTGAGAAGTTGCGTGTTGGTCGTGTGATACTTCTTGCGGATGCTGACCCTGACGGCTTCCACATTACAACACTGTTGATTGCTTTCTACTGGCGTATGTTCCCAGATTTGATTAAGCAAGGCCGCCTGTATGTTGTTGATGCTCCACTATTCAACGCTATGCACAAAGGCAAACACTACGGCGGGAACTCTGCTGAAGAATGTCTGGCAGCTATGGAAAAAGACAATGTTCCTAAGCAGCTTATGTTCCGTGCTAAAGGTTGGGGTGAAGTACCTGAAGATATGTTGGGTTACATTGCCTTTGATCAGAAGACACGTAAACTTATCCGTATCACAGAGGAAACCTGTAAAGACAAGTTGCGCTTCTACTACCAGTTCATTGCTGAAGATGCCTCAGCCAGACGCCGCCTGTTAGGTCTTAAAGGTTCTGCTGGTGCTGAGATACCTGTAGAAGAATCTAAGGAAGACTAATTTATAGCTATCCGTTTAATAACGAGGTAGCTATGTACTACGTTCTCCTTGATGTAACATGCAGTCCAGTGGAGACAGCGGACTTACGATTCGTTCAGTCTCCATCACTGGTTACTTTTTGGTTCTGTGTAGAGAAACTCCCGACATATTTAATGATTGCTTCGTTGATGGTTCTTGATAGCGAAGGCAATATATTGAAGTCTGTATGGGACAGTTACAAAAAGACCGTTGATGCGTATACACTTGATTTAATCGACAGTATATGTATTGACGGCACAACAACTGATTTCTCAAAATACATAGATCCTTCTGGTATGCCAAATCTCGGTTACGATTCATTCTATGATTCGGATTTAATATACGAACGCAAACGAGAGATGTTGCCGCGTATAAACAACATACTTTCAACAATATTGAAGTGAGGATTTTATGGCCACTAAAGCAGAAAGCACTGTCTTTTTATTCATGCCGTTTCATTTTGCTGGACATACAAATACTTGGTTCAAAACAACATTGCCTGTGATTCGTGGAGAACGCGAACACCGTGATGGTACGCCAGCGCAACGGCTGTTAGATGTAATGCCGTCTTTCGCTGCTGCTGTTATCGTAGATAGCCTAGGCTACTTTATTAAAAAGCAACCAAGCAATATGTTTGGTGAACACGTTATCCGTGTGTTCTCTGAAGGCATGCAGTGGTTAGAACAGAATTCAGTTAGCATTAGCCGTGACGCACTTTTGTCTGAGTTGCAGGTTGTATCAAACCCAAACAACAGGCTGAAGACCGTTAAGTCCACGGCATCATCGGATGCTTATAACAGCAAGGCGTTTACTGATTTCCTGACTATCGTACTTCCTAAGGGTGTCCCTTCTGCTTTAGGATAATCTCTGCTATCCGTTGCAGAAATAGGTCATTGACATCTGATATTCTCCTGTAGTATAATCGCGTGAGTGATTCTTTGGAGAAACTCTATGAATAACGCTGATGAATTTCTTAAACGCAAAAGGATATTCATTGCTACATTTATTCCCACGGACAAATATCCTAAGCCTCCTGCATCCAATCATTGGACCGTTCATGTTCCAGTTGTGTTCGATTACAGGTCTAATCAACTCAAGGCTTATGTGATGGGGAATGATTATGTTGTTGAAGCAGTTCACTCTGGCTTCATCCACAAGTTTTTTAGTTTACGGGAAGTTCCTTCTACAGACGCCCAGTACCAAAACATAGTAGAACGAGTAAAGTACATTCGAGGGATCTATGAGAGACAAAAAGAAAGCGATAAAAGCCGCGAAGTCCAAAGCGCCTGGCAAAGAACCTGAAAAGAAAAAGAAGGGCAAAGGTCACGGCAGATTAACCGCTGACCAAGTAATGCAGATTCTACCTGACACCGTTGTTGATGAAACAATGATGTCGTACTCTGCCCGTGCAAGTTTCAACTACGGTTCGTTTGTTGTTGAAGACCGCGCCGTTCCCGATTTTCGTGATGGCCTGAAGCCTGTACAGCGACGAGTTATTTATGCGATGTACAACTTGGGTCTTGGACACAAAGCTAAGTTTAAAAAGTCTGCGCGTGTTGTTGGTGACACGCTTGGCCTGTATCATCCACATGGTGATGCTGCATGTTATGGTTCTCTTGTTGGTTTAGCTAACACGATTCCGAAGATTGTTGATGGTCAAGGTAACTGGGGTAGTCCAGTAGACAATGCCGCAGCGCAGCGTTATACCGAATGCCGTTTAAGTTCGTTCAGTGATCTATTCCTGTTAGATCCGGGTTACATGAAGGTAGTTCCGCACGAACAGAACTACGACAACACAACAACGATTCCAATGTATTTGCCTTCAACAGTCCCAACAATGATGTTGATGGGTAACGTCGGCGGTATCGCGTATGGTGTCCGTGCCTGTAACCCAGCGTTTGAGTTTGAAGGTGTTATCAAACTTTCTGAGATTGCGTTATCTGGTAAAAAGGTAACACACAAAGATTGTATCAAGCACCTGAACATTCGCGCTCCGTACGGTTCCAAGTGTGTATCAAGTCCTGATGAAATTGCGGAGTTTATCCGTACAGGCCGTGCATCGTTGAAGTTTGTTCCTCACATCGAACTCAATGAAAAGCAAAAGATCATTGAAATCAAATCATACTCGCCTGGCTTTTGCTCAGCCAAGCAAGTTGAGAAAGCTGCTCAGAAGATTGCAAGCCACAAGTCTGTTGCTCGTTGGACTCCTGACTGCGGTAAGAAAAATCCCAAAGCGGGCCCGCATGGTGCGTACTACTACATTACGCCTAAGCGCGGTATCAGCGAAGACGACCTGTACGACCTGCTTGATGATGTAACTAAGATCTTGACAGGCAGTGAATACTATTGCTTGGGTGTTACTGTTCGTAAGCTGGATGACAAGAACGTGTTTAGCTATTGCAGCTATTCTACCTTCTTTAATCAGTGGGCTGCCTACCGCCTGAAGCTGGAACGCAGCTATCTGTTGAGCTTAATCAGCCAGACTGAAATAGAGCTTGACAGGCAAGAGCTTTTGCTGTATGCTGTTGTCAACCGTAAACAAATACTTGCGGTGCTGGCAAAAGCGTTGGAGAGTTCTGACCCAGATGCTTACATGGCTAAGGCACTCAAGATTGACAAAGCGAAAGCGAAAGCAATCTTGGACTTGCAGGTAAGGCGTTTAGCTAAACTCGAACAGGGTGAGTTGCAGGCAAAAATCACAGAGTTGAAGGCCCGCATCAAGCAATACAAATTGGACCACAAAGATCCAATTAACCGCACAGTTTCTCACATGAAGAAAACTGTAAATCAATACCTGAAGAAGCAGTAAAATGTTTGAGGGTGGTCTGGGTCGCTAATTTGATTCCAGATTCACCCTCCAGATCTATAGGATCTAACTAGGAAGTAAAAACATGAGCAAACTGACTGGAAACTCGGTCCAAGCTTTGATTGCTGGATTAGAGTGTGTTAAATCCGTTGTAAATACTGCACAAGCCACACCTCAACTATTGCACTCAGAGGAACGTGCGCTTCAATCCCTTTCATCATGCACTGAAGGCTTAAACAGTTTTCTCAGTGTGTCCCGTGAGCCAGCGGCTCGCCAGTTACGCAAAGAAGTCAAGGTGTTACACAACACGCTTGCGTCACTGGCATCAGGCATAGAAAATGAGGACTTAGATCCTGAGGAATTCTTAGAATCCTTGACAGGTGAAGTCAACAATTTAGCCTCATCGATTGAAATCGTAGGCTTATCTATGGCAAATGAATCAGACATATCAGACGCGGAATTGGGTATCGAATCCGAAAGCGCATCTACCGAACTGTCTGACTTCAAAAAACTCCCAGACCAAGAAGTTGATGTTGCTGATGCAGTTAACACTGTCCGCAAACTAAATCGCTACGACAGCTACCGTAATGCTTTGGCGCGCAAGCTCCAGAAGCCGTTCTCTGTTCAGCCTGTTGATCTGCCTATTGTCGTCAGGTTCCAGAACAACCGACTCAACATGCCTGCGGTACTTGAATCTGTTTTTCCTGGACGTGTTGACCCTGTCGGTGTTACAGGAAAGACTGCTGCCGATATAGGTATTGTGTTGCAGAACCAGATTGTTGTTCAGTTCTCAAAGACCTACGCTATGGAAATCGCACAGGAACTTATGAACGAAGACGACACTGCTGAACGCCTGTCGAATTCACGTACTGTACTCAACAACTTGCGTAAACGGGAACGCACACTGAATAAAGAGCTTGAGAAGCTTGCCGAAGAGGAAGCAGCACTTGGCAAAAAGATCTCAAAGATTACCCGTACTCGTATCGAAAAACAACGCGCCCAGATATTTGCAAACTTAGCAAAGCTGGAAGATCCTATCAAACAGAATATGGACCGCGTAAAAGAAGCACAGTCTGTCAAACGCAGCAAAGCCAAAGTCGCCCTGAAGCCTGAAGCTGCCTACCTGACACGACTGAATATGTTTTTGGAAGAATTGTCTGCACGTGGTAAGAACTACACCACGCTCAGCAATACTTTCTTGACCAGTCCTGCGAACAGTGACTTGGTTCTTGCGTGGTTAGTTCCTACCGCTGCATATACCAAGCTTGCAAATCTCAGCGGCTCTAACACTGCGGTAACATCTTGGGGATTACCGTGGAGTGGACGTAAAGCTGTTGTTCGTAGTACCGTTGACATTCCTGACGGTGTTTTCTTACCTACTAAGGTACGCAAGCATTAATGGAAAATAAACTTCCAGCGAGAGAACAAGCTGGTATGACTCAGTGTTGTATTTGTCACACGTGGACAGGCACAATACACTGGCATCATACCATTCCTCGTTCTCTTGGAGGCACTGACAGTTTGCAGATTCCTATTGACGCAGACTGTCACAACAACCTCCACGCAAAAGCGGATGCAATCGTAGCGATGATTCGTAGTGGAGGTAAACGAACTGTGAAATCTAGGTTCTGGGCTAAACAGGAAGCTGAGAACCGGGCTGAACAGTGGTTGCAGATATTGATACACGCTATGTTGTATCCTCCTGTATCTGCTGGTGAGAAAATGATACTTCTTCCTTCAATAAAAGTTGATATGTCTACCAGACAACAAATTCAACTGTTGCAGAAAGATTTACCAGGTGTTACCAATTTAGAGCAATTGCTCCAGTTTTGTATAAACTACACATTACATAATAAAGGATATAAGAATTATGGCGACAAAGAGAAACACTCTGATTCCAACCCGGGGCGAATCACACAAGAAAATAATCGAAGGAAGACTAACTTGTGGTGATTGTATTGGGCTGACAAGAGAGGTACTCATTTCTGGGGAAAGTGTCCCCTGCAACAAACAGGGCATGAAAGCTATTAGTAAAGCCTGTCCTAAGTTCCGTCCTGATTGTTTCCAGTTGCGCGGAGCAATCGAAGCCGAAGAAAATGTGTTAAGCGAGTTTGGTGCGATTATGTCAACCTTTGACACTAATCAGATTCGTATCTTCGGTATCGTAATGATGAATGAAGCTATCACACGTAAACACGGCTTTAATTTTTACCAGCGTGTTTATGTCCGCTATCGTGGTACTGCTTCCTCAAACTACCTGTCGAATTTTATGACTGCACGGATTCTCATGGCCGATGCAGAAAAAGTTTACATCTGTTCCGACGACGGCAAAATTGTGCTGACGTATGAAAACACTGGTGTTAATGGTCCTTCTATCTATGATGCGGAATCTTTCATTCCACTTCGTGATATGATGATTGCTAAAGCCCGCAAGATGGATCCTGATGTCCACCGTGCGACAACAAAAGCACTGCGTCCTAAAGAAGCAGACTTCGATCTCAAACTCAACACTAACGGTATTCAGGGAACAATTACTGATATTACCCGTGTGTCAAAATCCAACGGCGGCATAGGCAAGCGTAAACGCTCCTCTGAGATTGTCGATTTGGTTTCAATCGTACAACAGATTGAACGTGGTACAGGAGGCACAGCTAAGACCGAAGACGGCAGTGTTGTGTTGCGTCCTGATCGTTATAAGCGTAAGAGCGGTGGTGTCACTGAGTTGTCAGACTTCTAAGGAGTTTGCAATGGCTAAGCTTGACCCAAGATCGCTTTCCCATTTTATCTGTGATACTCTCCGTGTTAAATATGGGACTCAACAGTTTAAAAACTTAATGAGTTCCACGTTGTTGTACATCTGTACTTCGACAAACATCAAAGTGTACCACAGAACACTCAAAGACAACGCGGACTTTTCCGTGTTAGATATTACTCCTGCTCAGTTCAGAATGGAACTTATGGATTCAGGTTACGTTACTGCTAACCTTAAGTTCTATTCAACTTTCCTTAGCCTGCTTACTGCAAATGCTTTGGATAAGTTTGTGGCTGAGGAGCTTTGTTACAAGTACAAAATCTGTCCTTGTGATGCAAAGCCTATCTTCAACTTTATTGTTGAACTCAAAGGATTCCGCACAGAGATTCGCAAATTCGCTAAGTCTCGCGGAATAAAGTCACGCGATTATTCGTTTACCAGATTACAGGAAATCAAAGATACGTTTTCTTCGATGTTGCCTGAGCTGGAAAAACACATTCGCAGAACAACAAACAAGAAGCTGGACTTCATTCGCAAATATTTCAATATGTCCCGCGAGGAGCTTTGGTCTGATTTAGTAGTGCATACGCTACGTGCCTACTACAAATCGGTACCGAATGACTTCAGTGAACTCAAACAGTTGAACTACTTGCGTACCGCAGTAAATAACCGCGCACTCAACCTAATCGAAAGTCATGTCAGCCAGAAGCGCCAGCGTTTGGTTAACATGGGTTCAGACAACAAAGAAGGTGCGAAGTTCGTCCTTATGGTGGAAGCCGAATCGCAAATGACACTTAACAGTGAAGGCGAATCGCAGTCTCTTGAAACACTGGGTGAGGGTGAGTTTTGGTTAAACGGAGCTGAGAGTCAGGATTTTACACTGAGCATAGATTCACTGCGTTCTAAGTACCGCAATACAAAACGTGGTGTTGTTCTTTCGGTGTTTGCAGGATTTGAGGTTCCACGTCTGACAACATGGATGCGTAAGCGCCGTATGTTACGTGCGGTAGATAAAAACTCACAGGACATTATGGAGACCAAAGACATCGGGGAAATGTGCAGCATCCTCGCAGAATTTTTAAATGTCAAAGTCGATGTCATTCACACAGCTTTAGGGAGATTTGGACATGAACTTGGTTTCTTGCGCCGTGGAGGTAAAGCAGATGCCTTCTGATATTGTGTTGAGCGACCAAAAGTCGCTTGTAGATCTCGAACAGACTACCTTTGATTTAATATCTGTTCCATCCGATACGTCGTATCGTCGGATGTGCATCTATATCCTGATGCAGACTGTGCAGCAGTACCCAAATACAGGTGAATCTATGTTGTGCCACATAATTTCAACTCGTTTTGGTTACCATTCCTCATTTGTACGCGCTTGCCTTCGGGCAGCTTCAAACTACAACGGAATATATACTTTACGTGCTTGGTCAAATCGCATGATGCGTAAATCATCGGAACGGTTCTATGTAACACATAAGAACTTCGATGCGTATAAAGACTATTTACACTCGTTGCATCCGGAGTTCTGCAATCCTGAATTCTGTAAATTGAATGTTGTATGGCCGCAGCTTGAAAAAGGTAAATAATGTCTAAGTCCTTGTACTCGCCGAATGGTGAAATGGACCTGATAAAGACACTGACTAATCCCGAGACATCAGATAAATCCCGTGCTGCTGTCTTGGGTAAGTTGGATCAATCGTTATTTAATGCTCCTGCTACGTTAGCCGCTTTTCGCAGAATTCAAACTCTTGCACAGAAGAGGCAACGTGTCCCTATATGGGACGATCTTATCGATGATCCTTCATTCGATGCAGATGTCAGGGCTGAGTTAGAGGAATCAGATCGAGAACCTATCCGCTCTAAGAAACGGCTTACTACCGTAATCGAGCGTCTTGATAAGTACAGGAAGTTGCGTGAACTGTTACAGATCACTGAAACGTCCATCGCTTATTTTGACAGAGAGGATAAGTTAGATCCAGATGAACTAGCCGATAACATATCCAACAAGTTGGCTCATGTCAGGAAGAAACATTCCACAGAACAAAAAATATGGAACATGGGGGTAAAGAGTAATACATCAAAGTTTATCAGAAATACTTTGAACAAGGGCAAAGAGAAACAACTACTTACCGGGTTCAAGGATTATGATGATCGCAATGGTGGATTGCCTGACTCTGGTGTATTCATACTTGCAGGTACTACATCTGGCGGTAAATCAGTTGTAGCAAACAACTTGCTGTACAATCTTGTTACAAACAACCGCCGTTTGTCAGGTGTTAAGATAACACTTGAAATGACCGCCGAACAAGAACTTAAACGTATCATGTCGATGGTCACAGGTATTCCTTTCTGGCGTATCAAGCAAAACAAACTTAATGCCGCTGAGAAAGAAAGCATAGTCCGTAAGATGGCTAAGTTCAATAAGAAGATCAAGAAACGTAAGTGTCAGATGTCTTGGGTAAGTCCTGAAGGCTCCATGACTATCGATGACGTCTTGAATATGTGTAAGCCTTTCGGCTACAACGTAATCTTGTTGGACTACATCAGCTTGCTTGAAGGAGTTGATGATGATAACCAGTGGCGTATGTTGAGTGCTATTGCCCGTAAAGCAAAAGTATATGCAACAGAAACCAAAACCTTGTTTGTTATTCTATGTCAGTTGGATGGCAAAACTAACCAGTTGCGTTATTCTCAAGGTGTTAAAGAACATGCTGACGTAATGTGGGCCTGGAATTACACTGACGAAGAACAACGTGCCTTGAAAGTTTTACCAATCAAAGTAGTTAAAGCGCGTGATGGTGAGTTGTTCAACTTAGACTTGAGCGAACACTTTGAAGTTATGCGTGTTGGTGATATGGATTCTGATTCAGGTCCTAAGTTTAGTAGTAAAATGCGTAAACCTAAGTCTGGCTCCAAAGAGGATAATGAAGAAGGAAACGACGGCTATGTGATGTCGTAATCAATGGGGGCCATAGTGCCCCCATTTTGCATTTATGCGCCAAAATTCAGTGGAGATTGCTATGACGGCAATACTTATTAGCCAAGAAGACGGTCCTTACGGAATCGTAACAGAGTCCTATGAGATAGGTCCTTCAGAATTCAATGTTATTCTTTCTGATAGTGTTGTTGCTACAAACAACCTAATGGTCATTCACTTTGATCATAATGAATATGTTCGGTCGAACAAAGGCAACCAGTTACGTACCCATGTAAACCAAGAACTCGAAGAACCTGATGGTGATCTTGACCTTTCACAAATCCGTGACCGTGTTGTGAATTCGATGCCTTATAAAACACGAACCATATTAGCTGACGTTGCCAAAAGCATGGCAGACGTTGCCGACTTTGAAAATGTAATTGATGTGGATGCTAAAGACTTGGAAAAGTTTACTAGCAAAATATCAAAAGAATCAAAAGGCCTTTCTAAGAAACTACGTGAAGACCTACTTCCTGCTGTAATGTCATTTGACCACGCCTCAGCCTATGTTGAGGCTTTTGTTCGTGACGGCTTACAGTTATCTGGTTTCGCTGTCGATAGTGGTGATTTATCTCCACACATTGCTGCCCTTGTTAAAATCCAGACTGTCAGCCATATAGCGGAAGCTATGAAAGGCAATAAAAAGCTCATGGCCAAATATATGAGCATGTATACAAAGCAAGCGTTCGATGAAGCTGTCTTACTAGGTAAGAATCTAGCTAAAAGAGTGCTTGCTGAGCGTTATACGCAAACTTTGTCGAATCCAGTAGGTAGAGTCACTAATTCAATAGGGACAGTATCTGGATTGAGTAAACGACATGAAGAAAAAGCGCATAATATCCAAAGCTGACAGTAAGGCCATGTCGCATACGCAAATTGATGCGATAGCAGACCTTATTGGATTGGCTAAAGTACAGACCCGCCTTCCTGATGATTTTGAAGAATTGGCTGAGCCTAGTGCTGACATAGGCCTGTACGATGACGACTTTGATTTACAATCTATAATCGAGGCCGAACTAACGAATTTCAGCCCTATTCCAAGGGATATGAAAATCGATGACAGTTCGATGCCTCTAGCACCTAATTTCTACGATTTCTGTATTGGTGAAAGCTTCTTAAACTCACCGCCTTACTTGGAACAGGCTCTTATAGGTGTACGTTTCTTTGGCGACTACTGTGTCCATTGTTCAGACAACGAATGGATGAGCGATGATGGTCACGAAGCTGATGAAGGCCTACCTATGTTTGAGAGTAAGGTTTGCTTACTCCAAAATGGTACCTGTCCTAAGTGCGGTGCACGTAAAGTAGAAATGTACAAGTCAGGTGAACTGAACTTCTACAACGAGTTGGCTGTAAACGCTGGTCAACGTAGTGGTAAGTCTGCTGTGACGACTATGATTGCAGCTTACATACTCCACATGTACTTGAAACTTGGTAAGCCTAATGACTTACTGGGTATTCGACCTAACGAAGTTCTGCATGGTACATTCCTTGCCTTAACATTGGGCCAAGCGCGTGAGAACTTATGGGACCCATTCTACGGTTACATTACCGAAAGTCCGTGGTTCAAGAACTACCATAGACTACTACGCCACTATGAGAAGCTGTATGGTGAGCAACTTTTCTCTATCAAAGAAATGTTTGTCCGTTACCGTCACCGCAATATGCTGTGGTATCCAGCTACTCCTGACCAACGTACATTACGTGGACGTACACGTATATTCGCCGCAATCGACGAATTAGGTTGGTTCGACAACAACAGAGACACCAAGAAAGTTAAAGATAACGCTCACGGTGTTTACACTGCTGCATCAAACAGTTTGGCTACTGCACGTCAGGCCGAACGACGCCTCATTAAAATGGACTTCGATAGACCTGTAACTGGTTACATGGTCAACGTAAGTTCCCCTAGCAGTATACGCGATAAGATATGCGAACTGGTCCGTTTATCAGTTGGATCTAAAAAGCTGCTTGGTCTGCATAAACCTACTTGGAAGATGAACCCGAACTTACCGTTCGACAGTGACATTATCCAAGAATACTTCCGTCGTGATCCAATTGCTGCTAAACGCGACTTGGGAGCAGAGCCTTCACTTTCTGCCCATCCGTTTATAGCCAATTCTCAATTCATCCTTAACGCTATCCGCGAGAAAGGCCGCAACTGGATTAAATATCGCCTCAAAATCGAAATCTTCGGTAAAGGTAAACTCGCCAAGCGCTATCGCACTGCCGAAATCCAAGCTGTTCAGGACAAGAACAACAATCCAAGCGTTATGGCTGTGGATGCTGGCCTAACTAACAACAGCTTTGCTCTTACAATAGGTTCGATCCACGATGGCATACCACATATAGATCTTATCATTGAAGTACAGCCTCTTCCTGGTATTCCAGTTAGCCATACATTGCTCTATACTGACATTATACTTCCTCTTATTGAAAAGCGTAATGTCCGTGTTCTGTTAGCTGACCGTTGGAATAGTGTAAAGTTATTAGAAGATGCCTTACGTCAGTGTCCTGAACAACTCAAAATAGCCAAACAGTATAGCTTAAAGTATACTGACATGGTTGCCACACGCGATGACATAGAAATGAAGAATCTTATGATTCCAATTCCTGAAACTCATCCGTGTACAATAGAACAGTTAATCGACCATAACCCAGACGATTATCCTAAGTGTTTTGAAGGACGTCCAGTTGATCACTTCATTGTTCAAATGGCCACAATACAAGACATGATGAAGAAAGGTGTAGGTAAAGGTGACGGGTTCACTGACGATATTTGGCGCTCTGCTGCATTAACACATTGGGGCCTTCGTAATCCTGATTTTGTAGAACACTTGATACCTGCTATAACTCAAGCTCCTAAAACGCAACCTCTTATTGCACACATGGGTAAGTTGTCGCGTATTGCGGGAGGAACAAGTGCTGGTGGGACAAGCGCATCTGTATTGTCGTCTTCTGGCGGCTATTTGGGTTACAGAAAGAGCCTGAAATAGAGCTTCCACAACGCTAATTTATAGCTATAGGTTGGCTATGGAGAATTAAAATGAAAGTCGTTAATCCATTCGATTTATTGAAGCAGGATAAACCGGATAGTTTGGCCAGTCAGAGTTCTGATGGCCTTGTAAGTGAATCAACCGTTATAAATGACGATCCAAGTGTGTGCCCTAAGTGCCGCGCTCCTATGGACACAAAGCAAATCAGAACTCCAGACTTCAAAGGTTTGGAGCCTGTATTTTGGTGCAATAGTTGCAGAGTAACTACGCCTAAACCTCTTTAAGGTAGCAGTATGTTCAATTTCAAATCACGTATTGTTGCCGATTCCGGTTCGGGTAAAAAACAACAGAGTACGCTGGGTGTTTCTTCTCGCCCGCGTAAATCTCCTTCAAATCCTGGGTTCGTATCTGAATCCAACGCTGGTTCAGGTCCTACATTTGGCAAGATGGAAGTCGGATTAGATACATCCTTATTGCTTGAAGGTATGGATAGTGAACTCAGAGACAGACAACTATTTTCAGTGTATCGTGATATGTATTGGCACGATCCTGTTTGTGGTAGCTGTGCGGATTTATTCAGTACGCTCCCATTCAGTGAGTTTAATATTGGTGGTGCCCAAGACAAATACTTGGACTCCTACCGCGAAGCTATTGAAGTATTAAACTTGCGTAGTATTATGCCTCGCGTTTCCATTGACCACCAAGTAACCGGTGCGTTCTGTGGAAGTATGTTGTATAGTGCTGAAAAGAAAAAGATCTACGACTTGATGCCTCATCGCTACGATGATATAGCCGTGCATTCACTTCCTCTTTATAGCCAAGATCCTATTATGTATCTTCGCATGAACGATGAAATGAAAAACACGCTGCGTTTGGACAGCCGGCGTATCGATATGATCCGTGAGCAGATGGGCGACAAGTTTTTTTCCAAGCTTATGGAATCTGAACTTGAGCTTGATCCAATCGGAACAATCTATGTTCCACGTAAGACATTCTCGTTTGGCGAAGGTGTTAGTTACTTTAAACGTGTTCTGCCTCTGTGGTTAATTGAGAAGAACCTGTATCGTGGTACATTAGTTGAATCAGGTCGCAGGCAACGTGGTATCTTACACTTGATGTTAGGTGAAGAAGACTGGCAGCCACAACCTGAAGACTTCCAACGTATCACAGATATGTTTATGGATGCTGATGCTGACCCAATCGGAGCTGTAGTGGCTACACGTTTAGGTATTAGCGTTAGTGAAATGCGTCAAGGCGGTGACTTCTGGAAAGTAACTGACATCTGGGACCAAACTACCCAAGTTAAAATGCGGGCACTTGGTATCAGTGAAGCATTCCTGTCTGGTGATGCAAGTTATGCAAACATGGAAGGTTCAATGACCGTGTTTGTTGAAACTCTCCGTGCGTACCGTGATATGATGACACGGAAGATATTCTATGAAAAAGTCTTCCCGCTTGTTTCATTGATGAATGGATTTACTGCTAAGAACGGCAAGATTTTAACCAAGTCAGGTCTGATGGAAGGTAACACTCAGGATATCCTGAGACGTATGCAAGACGGCTCTAAGTTGTTTATTCCTACAGTACACTGGGCAAAACAACTCAAGCCAGAACACGACCAGTCTTATATCGATATTTTAAACATGATGACTGAGAAAGGCATACCAGTACCATTACGAGCGTTAGCTGCTGCTGGCGGATTCAACTTGGACCAATTGCTAATGAATCAATCCGAAGACTTGGCTACACAACGTCAACTCTTGGAATACAACAAACAGCTTTCTGATATGAAAGCTAAGTACGCTCCTGCTGAAGCTGGTGCTGGCGGTGAAGGTATGGCTTCTTTCTCCTCTGTGTTAGGTGATCGCCCTATGCCTAAATTGTTTGACCGTGACTTCGGTGAGCGCTCTGAAATTGTAGGCGTTACACGTACAGGTAAGCCTAAACATATCATCAACCAGCGCGCCGCTAACGCTAAGATGAACCAACAGATTATCAAAGGTCTGACATCGATTGCCCGCAGCGGTAATACTCCATTAACCAACTTGACTTCAACAGGAATGTTGCCGTCACCTGCATTATTCCGCGGTATGGGACAATGAAGAAACTGCTACACACCTTAGACCGTTTATGCCTGTCAGTTAGCCGGTGGTTAGTTTACCACCGGTTCGCTCAGTATGAGTGGTCTCCAGTACAAAAACTAATAGATAAAAGCGCCCGTGAAGATACTACTGGAATCGATTCCGCTGTCCATTCATTGAAAATAAACATCAGTGATAAAGACATGCTAGTTCCTGAACTTGGCTTATTTACAGGACAAGGTGCCTATATATGCAAAGCTTGGGTAAATCCACTAGGCTTCAATCTGCCTGATTATCCTGGCGGTGACAAGATTGTAACATCGAGTTCGTATGTGAACGCTGTTAAAGCAAAACAAGAATTGGATGAATTGGTCCAGACCTTGATAGCTTATCTCCGTGATACATTGAAATACGATGTCGATATTGGACGCTGGACTCGGTTTCTGTTTGAAATGCCTGAATTGTTACTGTTCCAGTATTTCTCACATCCTCATTTTAAAGACTTTGCCAAAAACTACAGTGTTGCGATAGGCTCCCTTGTAGCTTTTGAACGAAAAGGATTCCATACAGATAACACTGAATCTTCTAAAGCCAGACTCAAAGAACTTGAAACACAGTTGCTTCATGTTATGTGTAGCGGTTTGCATTTATACAGTTACAAGTTTTATTGTGAACTTGTACGTGAACTTCCAAAAGACTTTGCGGAGCGTATGCCTGCAGTCAAACTTAAAATGAAACATACTACACAGGAAACATTTACTTATGTGTCCTGTAATTTGTAAGGAGCTGTGATGGGATTACCTGATGAATACACATTAGGACAACTCAAGGAACACATAGCTGGTGGTGGTTATCTTCGCATACTTGCAAAGTGTAAATCAAAGCCGTACACAGGAGTAGTTTTCATTGTGTCTGGCGTTAAGCACGATGCAGCCGTTAACTATCACGATGTTTCAGTGTCTTTTGGTTTCTTTTTATCGAATGATATGGGTGACCTGACACTTGAACGTCCTAAGTCTGAGGTACTGCATCTGCGTAAAGCAAATCAGCTTGACTTGGACCTGTGTTACTTGGCCGGATTGTATGGCAGGAGGCTAGGTACGTTGTTTACGACTCAGCCTGATTCAGCCTACGTGTCGTCGGCTATATTCAACAACACTGAATTTGAATCTTCCGTTGTATTAGGAGAATCAACTGATGGCGAATGAACTTGATAAGAAATTTGCAGAGCGTTTTGGTTTGCCTGAGCAAGACTGGACTTCTGACAAAATCAAAATTCCATTTGAGTCGCTGAAGCTTACTGAAGCACAAAAGACAAAAGCAATGTCCGAAGCTGTAGGTTATGCCAGCGACAAATTCTACAAAGGACAAAATCAAGATCCGTACTTGTATTACTTCTTGATGTTGTCTACACCGAATGCCGTTATTATGGCAGCATTACTCAACACATAACACTGGGACAAATTCATGGATACTTTGTTTAGCTTCTACAATCTTGATGTAGCAAAACTTAAACGTGTGACCTTCTTAAATTCATCAGGTAGTGTTCCTGCTGAAATCATGGAAGTTCTCAACGAATTTGCCGACAATATCGACGAACATTTTGATATTGGCCAGGCGACTGATTACGAAACTGCTGAGCCTCTAATGGAAGCTTTGCAGGAATTTCTGATTGTCAACGGTGTCATGGACGATCCTTCAGAGCTGGACATTGATGAAGACGACGAAGATGCAGAACTTCCGCTGCCTCCAGTCATGATAGAATCAGTTGTCCGTCTGCGCGTAGGTAATGAAGTTAAATTCCTTATCCACGTTATGGATCCAGACAGTGATATGTACGATGACGAAGAAGAAGACATCAGTTTTGATGATGACGAAGAAGAGGAAGACTTCGAGTAGTCAGGTGTGGGAAGGGCGCTATATGTGCCCTTTTCGCGATCTTGTGGCATAAAATTTCGCAGGTGACTATCATGTTTGTTCAACTTGTACATGAATCCGTGTTAACTGTCGGCCATTATCTTAACAATGTTCAAAACGGTATTTATACGGTTATGTTGGTTCCGGTAGATTCTAGGGAAGATGCTGTTATACGTCTACGCGCTTTTAGTGACCGTATTCGCCAAAAGCTTCCTGCTATGGACAGTCCTGAGCTAACTGCCTATTGTTGTGGTAGCAATCCTATCAAATGTTGTGGTAAGCTACATAGTCATATAGAATCGGTTATCGCACAGGCAAATCCAAAGACGCCTAAAGTTATAGATCATAGACGGGACTGGCAAAAATGAAAATACTTGTAGCTATCTCTGGTGCTGGTGCTGCCAAATCTGTAAATAGTGTAGTAAGAAAAGACGGTAAGATCCATTACGCGGGTTTAGTGTTCCCTGACTTCGATAAACCCATTGTCTTAAAGTCAGGCAAACACAAACGTGCCGTACTTGCTAAGAAAGGGAAGTTCTTTAAGTTGGTTCGCTATGGTAGAGTTGGATATGAAGATTTTACCACCCACAAAGACAAAGAAAGACGCGATAGATTTCGTGCCCGCTTTCGTGGCATCCTAACTAAAGAAGGGAAGCCTGCTTACAAAGATAAATGGACCGCCGCACACTGGGCTTACTACGACTTATGGTGATATATGGTTACTGAACTTGTTTTCGGATGTGGATGTGTCAAACCAACAAAGCGCGAACCGTTAAAAGCCTCTACTTCTCGTTGTCCTGTACATGGTCATGGAGTAGTAGCATTGACATCGGGTAAGCGTTTGCGTAACAAGCTCGACACTAAAAAGTTGAAAGCTGTATGCTGTCCTTTGGCAGAATTCACACATGAAGACAGTTTGGTAATTGTTGATTGTTCAAAACCCCTCAAGGTACTACAAAAACAAGTAACAGGAAAACACGTTGTTTACAAAGATGCTAAGTCATTGGCAGTCCTGTCTCTATGTATCTCATTTGCTAAGTCTGTTACTGTTCATACACGGAGCCCTTTAGTATTCCGTATGTGTAAATATCCAGATAGCATAACTTCGATGACGCCTAATGGTTCAGGTAAATACGATGTCAAAAAAGCAAGCTAAAAATATACCGATCCTTGACGTTATAGATGCGTACAATTGGTTGAATCGCGCTTACTTCTCTGCTCCCAAACTCACTACCAAAGCTGGTGAGCCTACTGGTGCAGTTAAAGGTTTCGTTAATATGGTCAACAGCCTTATTAAAAAGCGCATTGAAAAATATGGTGTGTGTTACTTGGTTGTTGCTTTTGACAGCAACAAAGGAAAGAACTGGCGCCACCAATACACCGCTGACTTCCTTTCAAAGAACAAGAAGCACATAGGTGTAATGCCTACAGATACCGACAAAGGATATAAAGGCACACGGTTAAAAGATGAAACAAAATCATCTGAACTTAATCCACAAATTGAATTGGCTAAACAGGTACTTGCTGCCCGTGGAATCGTTTGCTTAGAATCTCCAAGATACGAAGCAGATGACATCATAGGTACTCTTGCCTTACACGCCAGTCCTAAAACGTACAACCTTATGATATGGAGCCGTGATAAAGATTTCGCGCAGCTACTTTCTAGGAATGTACGCATAACACAGCAAGCTCAAGGTAATACCAAAGAGATTGTTGTGACACGCATGAACTGCAAAGAAGTCTACGGTGTACTTCCAAAACACGTTATACCTTATCTGGCCATGTGCGGAGATAAGTCTGACAATGTTCCTGGTATACCTGGAATAGGACCAGCTAAAGCAGTAGAGCTGATTGCCTTACATGAGAACAGTGAAGATCTCATGTCTTCGATTTTCGCAGGATCTTATACAAAAGGACTTCAAAAGAAACTTACCGATCCAGTCAACCAAAAGTTGTATTATATGTCGGAGACTTTAGTTTCTATTTGCACAGATGTACCAAACGTACCTACAAAATTAAGTGAGTATCGTCTTGGTAAACTTTCAAACCACATGAAACAACTAAACAAACTTGCCAAGCGTTGGGAGTTTACACAGTTGTTTACCGTTTAGCAGGAATAATATATGAGCGAAGCACATCAAGTACAAGGTGAAATCCAATGTGAAGATCAGGTCCAGGGTCACGTTCCTGGAACCCAGGTTAAGCCTGTAGAAATACAGACAGCTTTCATACCTGCACCTGAACCAGACCATGCACCTGACGAAACTTACGCTATTTCAAATGATCCGGTTGAGCATTACCGCAAAACTGATCTTACCCCGCACATGGTGTCTGTGTCTCTGATCGGTGGTACGTCTGTTGATCCTGAAATTGTTGAAGCAGAAGCCGAAGGCCAGTTAGCTGTTTTAGGCGAAACACAGGTAGAAGTATTGGAAGACGTGGATAGTGAAGAGGTCCATGAACCTGTTGACGACCAAGCAGCCGTTGGTCTTGCTGTGCAGACTGAACAGCGTCCTGCTAAACGTAAGAACAAAAACAAATTGACCACTCGTAATACTCCTATTGCACAAAACAGTTACAAGCCTGCAGGCAATGAATTGAAAGCAGCGTCTCCTGGTAGTTTGCAGCAATTGGCGGAACGGTTCAACAACAACGTAGACATTCCATCTCCAATCGATTACGTTGTTTATAGCAGCGTCGGTTACCTGAGCGCTGTCATGACACGTCCTCACCCGGACATGGTAAAGGCTTCTGCTGAATACAATGCCGGTGACGCGACTGCAAAACGCCGTATGCTTATCCAAACAGAGCAACATGCAGTTGATGTTATGGTTCTTACATCGACAGTGTTCGGCAGTTTCAGTAATTGTGGTCGTCCTATCGCAAACAACTACAAAGACTTCGTTAATATGGTGCGTAGTGACCGCGAACCTAAAGCTAAGCGTTTAGGTCGTATTTCGTTCATGCGTTATGACGCGCAGAACACACGTAAGTTCCTGGCAGCCGCCTTCGTTCAATACAATGACGGCAGCCGCAATCCAGAAGATGCTACAACTGTCAACTTGAATGCGTTGCGTAAATCTCTGGTCAAAATCTTTGAAACATTCCGCAATGTACGCATCGGTATTATGTTCTTTGGTGACGATCAGCACAAGCCTACTCACTGGTCTGAGATTGAATCGGTGATTGAAGCTGTGTGCCGTGAAAACAAACGGCAAGTAACTGTCTTTGTTCACAGCCGTGTGTTGGTAGACAACTCAAATCTTATGAGCCACAACCTGAAACAAAGTGCTGCTAAACGCGGCTTTGCTGTATAGTTAAATGTTAAGGTAACATGATGTCAGTTTACTTAATACCTTCCCATGTAATTGATTTAGACAGTGCTGCATATCTGAACCAATCTATGGATTTGGTAAAAGCTCATGTTGCCTTAGCTAGACACTTACACAAGCAATACGGTTTCGATACACTATCTGTCAAATTGTCACCGACAGGAATTCCAGCAGCGTATGGTTTCCGTGTAGGTGACACTGTTAGCCCACTTTATAGTGTTAACGGCTCTCTGACACTGCTCTCTGATGTTGAAGAAGACCTTGACCTTGTGTCTTTGAAAACATTGTATGCAGGATATTGTATACCTGAATTTTTGAAATCCATTCCTCCGACAGAATATTATTTGACAATAGTTCCTGTTGATGGTCTAGGATATTGCTTTAAATACATTGTATGTCTTCCACGTGATGACCGTGGTGCCTTGCATCAACCAGTATTGGCAGCTAAAAGCATCTGTACTGAGGCATCTTATTTTGCTGACAAGGCACTTATAACAGGACAGCGTTTGGACTTGAACCAATTGCCTGCCTTGGGACAAGCGGATGAACAGATGTACAACCTCATGCTTGACACATACCTGTTTGTACGTGACAAGTCAATAATCGATAGAACAGCAAATGTTATGTATCGCTGGAATCTTCGTGGTTTTTTATTTGACCTAGTTGATTCCTTGCGTACAAGAGGCATTGATGTGCCTAAAGACATTTTAAACTTTGTTACGGTGTCAGAATGAAAGATCTGATTAAAGAATATTGCACAGCTTACAGGACCAAGATAATAAACTATCCTGCTCCTATCACAACAACTTCAGTAATATCAGAATTGCCTCAACGTGTGGCAAAAGCAGTGATGGCACTAGCCACTCTTGAGCATAAACTCGCTGATGCTGTAGGTAAAGTAGATTCTGTTATCCACATGCGTTACGGCAGTACATCGTTGCCTATACACATGATGGCCAAAGCTTTGGATGTGAACGAACATTTTGTTTATGCCTACTATCTTGAATACGGCGGCGATGTCGGCGATTTGATTTCAATGTTAGGTCGGCAACCAATCTATTACTTCAACCTTGTTGTAGATAAAATAGAGTTGGGTAACGCTTATGACATCCCATGGGAGCTTGTTGATGCTTACAAAAATGAGTACGACATTTATCGCGCATTCGTATCTAAGTACACTGTTGGTGCCAAGAACGAATCTATTTATGTCAGAAAATCTATTGTCTCAGGTCAGTACCGTGAATTAAAAATAACTGCCAAAGTGCAGGAACGCTTCGACTCATTTGAGAAAAGCATTTTACAACAGTTGCGTCCAGCTCAGGCCGAACAGCGCTACGGCCGTAGAGTTCCAATCAAACTTCGTGGCGTATCTTCTTCTGAACATGCCCGACAACTGAAGGAAAGTGGATATGAAGATTAATATTCTGGACCCGTACTCATTATCTGGTTCGTTGAGTAAAGAACAGAAAACTACCTTGTTTGCTCCTAAAGTAGTTACTGTAACCACATTGGAGAATGCTGCTGAAGAAGGCATCACTAAATATCGTGATGATAATAAGGACGGTTATGTTGACCTTCCTACAAACCACAAACTCAGTGAATTTTTCAATTACGGTGAGTTGATTCACAGCGACAATGCTGTGAAATTCAAACTTGAGAATCGTGTACCTATCTCCCGCACAGATATTCTGGATTCAGCAATCTATACAGGTACCAATTTGCTTGATAAGTTGCGTGTCCAGTTCGGCTCATTTGTTCCTAACAGTTGGTATCGCGGTCCTGAAGTTGAATACGCCGCAACATATCGTGATGGGTTTGTTAAGTACATCAACAAATCATACAGTCGTACACAGACAGGTGAGCCTACAGCGGCTGAGTTAGTGTCTACTGTCACGAACACGATGTTTTTGCGTGATTTGGTTTCCAGAGCAAATGCAGGTTCCCGTACCTGCGGCCTTATTCTTAACCTGTGGAACAACTACTACAAAGGCAAGCAGCACCCTAACGGTGAAGCTGTTGACTTTGAAATACCAGGTTCAAAAGGCAACAAAGCTTTGTGGGACTGGATCAAATCAAGCGGTCTCAAATACGACCAGCTCATTCTGGAGTTTCATAATCCACAAACCGGTCCATTCTCTGGTTGGGTACACGGCAGTGTTATTGATGAACAGGTCAAAGGTCGTAAGAACCGCATGTCCGCATTTACAATTTAACAATGGGGCCTAGTGCCCCATTTTCGTTTAGGAGACGTTATGGACCAACTTGACATAAAACGAGACAGTGTATCTCTTGCAACGTCGCTGTTGTTGAATCTAAACAGGCCAGAGATTCAGAAATGTATCGACTCAGGACTGTACGAAAATTTTGACTGTATTGTAATAGGGTCAAATGTAGATACGGCCTTAAAGTCCTCACGTATTAAGACTATTGCTGGTGCCATTGTGCATTCAACTTACTTTGTAGTCAGTGAACCTATATTAAATCCTGTACACTACTACTCTGGCTGCTCTTATAATCTATACGATGTTGCCAATTATTTCATGGTCCCATATTGGATAGCTTGTCCTGTGCAATCTCCTTATGATCCTACTTTGTTTATTACTTCAACATCTGAAACTACGGAAGCCTTGCTTAGAACAGGTATGATTCCTAATTACAAAATTGATGACAGGATGAAGGACATAACACGGGATTTGTTTGTGGGTTATGTTAACCAGGATGGGTTCAACTTTGAGTATGCCGGTTTCATTCAACATCGTACTTCAGGTTACTATCATTTAGTATTCGCATTCAGCAAAAACAAGCCTAAGACTTGTTGCCACGGATGTCGAGCATCGAACTAGGAAATATTATGCGCCCAGGTAAGTTACAACAAAGAATTATAAGTTGGTTAGGAAGGACATACGGCCAGAAAACTTTGGAGAAAGAAGAACGCTGTTTGCGATATGCAGAAGAATCTATGGAACTGTTGCAGGCAGCAGGTGTTGATCGTGAGACATTGTTGAAAATAGTCGATCACGTATACAGTCGTCCTAAAGGCGATGTCGATCAAGAAGTGACGGGTAGTTATATCACGCTTGTAGGTATGTGTCATGCCCACGGAATTGATTTACACCGTAGTGTTGACCGTGAACTTGATCGTGTTGAGCAAATTAAAGATGCCTGCCGTACCAAACACGATAGCAAACCTGATTTCATGCGTACACATTCGGCGGATATCCCTGTTGGTAAAATCCAACCTGCCGTAGATACAGTACGTTTCGGCAATGAATTGGAGTCCTTCATAGAAGCGATTGATTATCCTGACGATTACATACATCGTATATCTGAACTGTACAAGTACCTTATTGAATTAAGTAAACAGAGTGGTCTGTTCTACACACCTGTCGAGGCTTCAATTGACTTTGCATCGTATGTAACAGAAGCCGAATCTCTCGATGGTGTGTTGCGTCAGCCTATACGGTTGAACTTTATAAATACTCTCTGTACAGATTTCCATATGCCTGATGCTCCTTACCGGGCCCATAAAGACACGCTTCATGTGGAATTATACGCTTATGAATCTATACGTGGTATCCACAGATTTGAATCTAATGAATCTATAGAGTTCGGTACCCCTTTAGGTCCTGTCGTATTACCTGTAAGCAAACTTCTTGAGCTGCGGTGCTTATCTATACGTATCGACCTAGATGAAGTTGTGGTTGATGACTCTATGTACAGAGGTGCTAGTAGAATCAGCTTCTGTGTTTCCTAAGACCGTAAAAGGCAGCTCATTTGGCTGCCTTTTGCTTATCTACGGATTGTGCCTCAATATGCAGTGTCAAAAACCACCTACCCATTATGGCCGTCTGCGGTACCCAAATCCTGCCTATAACTACCAAAACTAAGTACCAAAATATGCTAGTTTTCGACTAATATACTTAGCTTCCTTAGACCTAAAAAAGGGAGCAAATAGCTCCCTAATAGTTATATCGCTACTGCCAGAGCAAGTGCTGCCAGTATTTTTAAACTAATGCTTTCAATCTGATTCCGCAACTGTTCTTCCCTTCGTGCATCTATTTCCATATCCAATAACACGTAAGCTTTGTTGGCCCTCATTTCTTCCAGTATAGCCAATTCACGAATCAAGTTTGCTCTTTGTACAGTAAGTGCCAATATGCTGTTAGCTTGTTCAACCAACGCTGCGTTGGACTCTGCACTTATATAAGCCTGCTCGATTTTATAAAGCTCTGCAGGATCAACAAGCGCCCAAACTTTACCGTTCGTATCAACATATTCCTTTACGTCTGAATCAAATGCTTCCGGTAATGCTACAGGAGTAATGTCCTTATGGACAAATTCCTCTATTTTCGTAGTCTGCATCACAACAGGTTCTTTTTGTTGTGACGCACAACCTACTAATAAAAACAACGCTAACAGCAACACACGCATACTATTCTCCAGTTCGGCGCTTCTTCTGGCCTTTATTGAAGTTTGCAATCTGCTGGCTACTATCCGAATTTTCACTTTCTTTAGCTACTTGGTCGAATGCGGCCTGGCCCTGTTGAGCTACTTCCTCAGCTACTTGCTGTTCCTGCTCTATGTTAACTTGCAGTTTTTGGTCAGCTATGATTTTATCACCAATGTGGTTTTTATCAATCGTGTCTAATTCATCTGCAACATCTTTTGTAGTTGGTTGGCGTTTAGCCATAACTACAGTGGCACCCAATGTTAGAATGGCAAGCACTGCCATCAAAATGTACTTGCCCCATTTCTTATACCAAACTTCTGTTAATTCTGGTTCCATTTTATATTACCTTATGTTTCGGTCACATACTCACATACAGAGACACATTTAATTTTCCACAATATACGTTGCACATATAGAATACCAATTATATCTGTTTGCTGTAAATTCTTGGAATTGACCTCGAGTTATTCTAGCAACAAAGGCATCTATTTGCGCGGTATCTGTGATAGCAACGCCGTTTTTGGAGAACGATACGTTGTTATTTACCAGATTTTTAATATAGACGTATCTTGTACCTCCAGGTTCATACAAATACAAATACAAATACCCTGCGGCATCCTCAACCCAGGTATTTTCTTTATTAACTGTGAGCCTGTCATAAGCACATACTGTGACAAATTCAGGCTCAGCTTCTCTCTTATAGATATGTTGGTGCAATGGCATAAAGTATCCAGAGTTGGATCCTACTCAGTAGGTAGGCTCGTTGTTGTTTTGTTCAATTCCAGTACGTACACCACCGTCTTTATTCAACATACTGTCAATCATATAGCTGATGCTGATAAACGTGAGCATACTCGGGTTAGGATCGGTTAACAGGATACCTAAATAACTTGTCAACACACCGAAGATAACAAGAACACTGTTGCCTTTATTTGTAGTCCAGTACTTGACCCAATCCAAATTTCCCTGCACACATTTTTTAACATAGTGAGCAGCTACTCCCAAGAAAGTAATCAACAAGGACAGTACGTAATAGTCCCATGTATAGTTTGCTAAGGGTCCTAATAAAATGGATGAATCCATAAAACACTCCTAATAATTAAACTGTTTCGCAGATCCAGTGGACTTGAATTCCTCCATTCCACGGTTCTTCGATTTTACCTACTGTATACCTGCTCCTTATAGTAGCAGCTTCGTACTCAGGCACAACTGTCCCTAGAACTACGTTATCCATTTGACCTAAAGGCTCACCTGTACTTATTTTTGTATACCAGCGGTAGTTATCCCATACCCACTCGTACACATCAGAAGAAAGCCAAGCACCTATCATACGACTGTCGCCAGAGCCACCCCGGTTAAAATAACATACCGATTGGGGCAACTCAGGCTCAACGTCTTCTATAGGCCTATAGGAATGTATTGTTAACACTTTAACTTCCTGTTGTTGTGTTTAAATAACGAAATTGATTGTCATGTCCGGCATTTTAATCTGTTGGCCTACAACAACATTCAATTGAGACAGTTCAAGATCGGCTCCAGAATCAGCCAAGCCACAAGTACCGTGAATAATAAAATTCGTTTGGGCCGCAGCGGCTGTACTGTTTGTATAGTCTGAGTTACTAAAACATAGTGTAAAGCAACCAATCGTTCCAACTTGTGTCGCTTTGAACACATCAGCACGTTTAGAGAATGCCAAGATACGTTGCAGAGGATTATCGCCCAAGTAACGATCATCAAAGTTCAGGAATACCATACGTGCTAACTCGGTCTTCCCGTAGCTAGGCATACCTGTAGTAGCATTGAACGGCCATGTACTGTTGATAACCGTACCAGAGCGATGTGATTCATACATAGCTGCGAGTTGTACATCAGACAATTCGCCTCCTGTCCACAGACTCACTATACAATGGTTATTATTGCCTAAATGAGTTTGGATAGGAGAAGTGAACTGGCCTAACATAAGGCTCTTGGCCGTAATTGCAAATTCCATACTGGACTCCTACTACGATACTTTGATTGGGAACGGATTCAGGAGTTTGGGAACGATGTTCTCTGTACTCAAGAATGTGGTACGGTTTAACTCAATTTTTCCAGGACCTGTGCCAACTTCCGCAAGAATCATAGGATAGTAACTTACATTGGGGCTGAACTTACTGTTCTTATCCGTCGCATACGTCGGGAAGCTCGGTGAGTAAGGGGTAATTAATGCCCATGTCGGAGTAAACGAATTGTTTTGCGGTGAAGCTGCTTTACCTAAACCAAAATCACTTAGATATAACGCCATAGAGCTGCCTTCACTCAAGCTTCCAGTTGACCACGCACGTATCAAGAACTTCGATGCCGTTACAGGGGCGTTTAAAGGTACTACTATATACGAAGTGTGGTTACCGGTAGAATATGACATAATTCCTACACTGGTCCAAGCAGTATCTGCCTCATTCCTGTAGTAGAACTGAATGTTCATCGTTCTTGCACCGCTGCTATGGCCGTTGTTCTGTCCACTAGGTGGATGAATTCTGATTATTATTCTATCTACAGTGATAGGACTCCTATACTCCATAGCACTGTATCTGTCATTAGCGCGTATATATGAATGACCACCCACATAAGCATAGAGTTCAGGAGAACCATCTAGTCCTGGTCTTGGATCTAACCTTCTAGCTACTGTATACGTAGCTATGGATATGTCTGAATCTAATATAGGACCCGAGCTTGTATTTCCGTATAGCCAATAGTCCATTGGAAATACTGCGATTGACGAATCCATTGTTCCTGAGGACAGAGCGCCTCCGAATGTAGAAGCATTGAAGCTCGTTAATCCTGTAGGAAGGTTTCTCGGGTGGAATATAGTATTTAGTGAGAGTGCGTCTGTACCAGAATTTACTAAGTTAATCGTATCATTTGCTTCTACGGTAGTTGCCAATTCTGTACTATACGCAATAATACCTTTTGCATTGTATTGGAGTGCTTTAAGGCGTGTGCCTGTCTCTCCGGTTTGCTGGGAGTCATCCAAGAAAGGCACATTATCAATACTTGAAGGAACGGCACCATCGAACAGAAAAATGTTACCGCCGTACGTAACAGAGCTAGTCGCCACATTTTGGCTTACCGCTCTCAGCAATCCGCCTTTAAGACCTATATGCTTCATAAGAAAATTCTCCACATAATCCTGTTAAGGATCGATTTCATTTAATACACATAATTGGTAATACGTATAGGTTATGTCTTCCGATCTATACGCTCCCCGAGAACAACGACCCACTACTTCCATGATAGGTTCAGCTAATATGCTGTTTATCGTGAATGTTCCTACTACATAAAACTCGAATGTTGGTGTTGTACCATTTGTTTGCCAGTGGTATTGATTACCTTCTTCATCAGCGAAGTACCAGTAATGCCTATTAGATGCAGATAGCCTTTTCTTATAGATTACTTGGCCTTGACTTATACCACATACTTGTACAGTTTCTTTTTCTTTCCTATATACATGCTGTGTTATCATTGTCTGTTTTCTTCCCATGCACGGCATCCCATAAGACGTAAAGCAGAATACATTGCCATTGTTTTACGTTTAGATACTCCATCTGCAATCAAGCCTAGCCTGAAAATCTGATCAGCTTGTTTCTGGTTAAAGAAATCTCCAGATGGATTTGGAACATCATGTCTGTATAGCAGATCATGAATTACAGATGCACGTAATCCAGAGCCGAAAGGTGGAAACAGAGACCAAAGGCTACGTGGGCTACTAATCAAATCTGTTCCGAATCCTTCCAAAGCAACCAAATCTACTGTGCGGAAGTTACACACGTACGGAGATTCAATTACACATTTCTTGTCCATATCCCAGCAAAACTGAAAACCAAAGTCTTCAACAAGCTCGAATTTATATCCACCTGGGAATGAATACAACTTTAAATCGCCGACAAACACAGGTGCATGCGGTACACCTTGTTTTGTCTCTGTGACAGTTATTTCATACATAGAAATTGGAGTGGACATTGCTGCCCACTCCCTCATATTATGGAACGCGAATTTCCAAATCTGTTATCTTGTAGACTTTGCCCGATTCAGATAAAGCAGACAGTACCTCAAGATCAGACCCTGAGCCTATATCACCGACACTTCCAACAAACGCTTGGTACACGTTCGCATTAGTTGTATACGTCGGGTTGTTAATCGCGCTATCCACATACATAAACACGAACCAATTCAACGCACCTGAGGAGTGCAGTGTGTAATCCTGAGCTAACGCTTCGAGGCTCCACTTTTTGAAGTTCTTGTTAATGATCTGGACCGTAGCTGTGTTTGGATATGCAGCACTAAGACGTAACGTACCTAGTGCTTTCAAGCTGTTGCTTTGAATTACACCAGATGTTTGAATCAGTGCTTCAATCTGAGCTTTGGTCGGCATAGTACCACCGAACAACCAGATTACTTTCTTTGATGCAGATACTACCTGCTCATGTCTGGCTGTAGAAAGATGCTTCATACCTAAAGAGAACTTAGCCATATTAAATCTCCGTTACTTCAGGTTTCAAACGGGCATACATCAAAGCAGCCTGTTGTTGTGGAAGTATCTGTGCTTTGCTTAAACGCACTTCTGCTGTTGTAGCAGGTCCGCCTGCAGTACAGATCAGGAACGGTGTAGATGCTCCTGCTGGCACATAGGCGCTGTTGTATGTAACAGGCTTAATGATTGCCCACGTTGGAACAACAGCACTGTTATTTGGATTCACTGAGGTATAAGGAACGAACTTAGTGATACCGCAACTTCCTACAGCAAACCGCACTATCAAACGTGTTGCACCTGGAGCAGATACTGGACGTAATACAGTGCTGCCTATTTGGGTAAACAACTCAGTTTCAGTTGTGCCGTTGTAGGCAAACACGGTGTACTGAGTGTTGCTATCTGCGGTTACAGTAATGTGTGACACATCTGCTGTATTCCATAGATCGAAGTTTAATTGGTTTGCGCCAGCCGCCGCAGTGAACGCATATTGAAGTCTCGCAGACAGTACATCCAATTTACGTTCCAGGTTTAAGCTTGGTGTTGTTCCAGTTAAATCACGCATACCTATAGCATACACAGGTACACCGTTTACCTCAGTTTCTGCTTCGTCGCGGCCTGCAGCAGGATAACCATAAAGGCGCTGTGTCTGAGCAAATTCCATCATGTGTGATGGAGATACAAGTAACGAAGAAGAAACACGTAAAGCCTCTACTGCATTTTGCAGCAAGCCGCTATCTGTGTTTGGGTCAAATGATATTGCTTCTTCGGATTCTGGAACTGTACCTGCAAAAACAAACACGTTCCATCCAGAAGTACCTGCATAGTCCTGCATACTCTGCAAGATATTAGAGTGACAGAATAAAAACATATTAGCCGCCCCATGTGTAGTTGAATGTCAAGTCGTTGCCTTTCAGCACCTTTGACATATCGATTGCACTTCCAGCAAGGACCATATCAGCATTGCTGCCAACATCGCCTATAGTACCGATACCAACAAAGTAAGCAGGCTGGCTCGAGGTCATATCAACAGCAGCCGTAGCACAAGTTGCGAACAAGAACCAACTAACTGTACCGCCAGAAATTTTAGTAAATTCTTCAGCACGTTCACTCAGAGGGAAACGGAACTTGGTCGGACCTATGTTGTGACCTTGTAGTGTGTTCTCATAACGGCACCACGCCTTCAACGTACTGCCTAATGCTACTGCCCACTGATTTAACAGAGTCAGGCTGTACTGGCCACGCACTGTACTGAACTGAATACCTGAACCGGCAACAGTGCTAAACATAGCCGCTTCAAATTGTGCTTTGGTAGGCATCGGGCCATTATAAATAGCCATCATCTTGCGGTACGCACCTGAAGTAACGTAATCAGCGTTTGCTAAAGGTACTAAACCGTCCGTTGCTAAAATTGTCATGCGAAGGCTCCTTACTCTACTTCGTTAACTACGTTGCCGAACACTTTCAGGTGAACCAGCGAGAAACTATCACTGATGCCTGCACGACGACGATTTAATACAGCTACTTTACCGTCAAGTGGACCACCTGCACTCAGCACCATAGCAGGCACCTGTGTAGCATCGGCAGACTTGTAAGTTGCTGTTGTTGGGTTAGCTGGAACCAATACACACCACGTTACGTCTGTAGTAGTTTTGTCGAACGTGTTTGATGGCAGCTCACTCGCAAAGAAACGAATGAAGCGATACTGCAATGTGTTAGCGGCCACTGTACCTGTATCATTCAGGAAACGAACACGCCACAGACGCGCACTAATTGGAGCGAATGTAATTTCAATGCCCGCAGCGTTGTATGTTTTCACTGCTACGTTTGATGCCGCTGGAACCCATACAGATCCATCGTAGTATTCGACGTTGATGTTGCTGGCATTACGAGTGGTTGCACTCATGTTAGCAAACAGTACCTTGTTGATACTGCACACATCGCCAAAATCAAATTGAATGAAACGACCTGTGACTAAGTGTGTCGATGCTGTTGCTGTAACGGCGCTATCCTCTAAGCCATTAACATAGCCAACAGGTTCATCCATACCAGGAATGTCAGTAGATATTGCCTGAGGCAAACACTGTATACCTGCAGTACCGTTATTGAGGCGTTCTCCGTGCATTTTCAAAGTAAACAAGGTCGACGCATGTTCAAAAGCTAACAGTTCTTGGCCGTAACCAGCGCTGTTAACCGCAGTAACACGAATACCAGCAATAGCATTGGCGAAGATACTGTCCATGTTAGCTAACTGGAATGGAAACGTACCCATAGACTCAGGTACTGTTCCTGACATTAAAAACATATTCCAGGCAGTGCCTCCTTTAAGAAGCATAGACTGAGCTTGAGCAAATTGTGCGGCTACGTACATAACTCTTACCTTATGTCAGTGAGAAATTAAATTCTGAAGTGGATGCTTCCATCAGAACTACAGTGATTGGCGATACAGTTATTTCCATGGAGGATACATCGCTATAGAATATTTCACGCACTGCAGGTGATGTAGAGAATTGTGATTCACCTTCACCTACCAATGTAATACGTGAATCCAACAAGCGTCCATCGAGATACTGTTCAGGCGTTACGTTGACTGTGATGTTATTCGCATCATAAGTAGCAATGTTTGACTTATACCCAAGCATTTCATTCAGGTTAAAGTCTTCAGGTGCACCAAAGAAGTACAGACCTATATAACCGTAGAACAGACTTGTATCTTGATTGAGTGTAGCTTCCGCTTCTTGGAAAACACTCAACGATACTTGGATACCATTGATGTCAATGTTCTGGTCGATTTCACTTGTTATAAGTGGGCGGAAGTTAGTGTCTCCTTCCAGTACACCCAACATAGTTGTTGAGATTGTGTCTGGAAAAAGTACACCAGGCTCGAACCGTTGAGCATAGTAATTATGAACTTGGATAAACATAAATTACCCCAGCAGGTTACTGATGTTCACACGGAAGTCAGCTATACTGTATTTCTTACCTACAGTTACAGCCAGTGAGCCTACTTTAATGTCTTCTGTTGATGCTGGTAATCCTACAGTACAACAGAATAATGTTCTGGCACTTGTAGTTGCTGATCCGTGTAAAGCTATTACCATAAGGCCCACATCACCAGCAGCAAGACCTTGCATGAAGTCAGTACGTTGGCTGAACAAGAACGCTGCTCCTGAAGGACCTTCATGGCGCTTTTGTGTGAATGACGTCATCGCAGTAATAGCACCCGCAGTTGTTACCACAGAACCCAAGCGAGTTCGCGTAGACACCAGATTGGTATTCACTAAATCTAAGTTGATAATACCAGTCGTAGCGTTTTTAGCAGTGCCATTTATATAGTTCATTTCAGCAGGAGTAATTGCAGGACCTGTGTAAAAGAAAATCGATACACGATCTGTATTCGCTAAATCGTTCCTGTGGAATGGGTACTTCAAGAAACTCAACATCGTCTTATTTGCTAAAAGCATTACGACTCTCCTAATAAGTCTGTCAGCCTGACATACATATCATTCACACGGATTACATCGTTGGCTGCAATTGTTGTATTTTCTATCTCAATCTCTTTGCCAGATCCAGGTAGACCTACTGTCATAAGTACCGCTGCGTGAATAGGACCGTTGTAGTTGTCGTACAGCATACACAACATTAGTCCAGTCGTACCTGCTTGAAAACCTTTCAGTACCGAGGTCACTACTGGCCGCAAACGTAAACAGAACTCGTCTACTGTATTGCCATACGCTTTGTTCACTAACAACTGACCGCTAACCGTAGTTCCACTGATAGAAGTGTAGGCTAAGTAACGGCGAATGCTGTTTAAATATGTTGTGAACGCACTGCCTCCTGCCATTGCCCCCGTTCCAGTTGTAACAGCAGTTTTAAGTGCGGCTAATTCTCCTGCAGTCAGTTCTGGACCTTCGTACAGGTAAGTCACTGCGTAACTTGCAAATGCTCCGCCTGCTGCCGCCCGGAAAGGATTCATCAAATAGGCAGTCATGCCTTTGTTTGCTAAGAACATTAGGACTCTCCTATTTATTAGAACAACTGCCCGTAAGCTAAGTACAGATCAAACTTACTATCGTTGTTGGCTTGCACAGGAGCGTTGAAGCGCAGACGTCCATTTCCACCAATACCAGAAGCACTTACCAAGAAACAGAAATCATCTGTGTCAAACGGGCTATTGCCGTAAGAGTCAATCAGTTTTGCCTTTAAATTTGTCAACACTGTTGCTGATGTGAAATCAGGAACGATAACTGCCCAAGTAGGAACAGCTAAGTTGTATTGTACATCACCAGCTTCATAATCAAACTTACCGAAGTAGGCAAATGCCATAAGCACGGTACCTGCTGTACCTGACGCCAGTTTACGAATACGGAAGCGTGTTGCAGTTACTTCTGGGAAGCGAATGATTTGGTAACCTGTTACGTTCAGTACAGAAGTAACCAGCTCTACCCAAGCACTACCGTTATAGTATTCGATGACCATCTGACGCATAAACGTGTTTGCAGCAGTACCTTGTTTGATACCGAAGCAGTTAACGTCTATAGGACGATTATATTCAAATTCAAAAACTTCGTTGGTGTTTGTGCTTACAGTCACATAACTTGTTGTCAGACCTGCGAAGTTTGCTTCGGAACTCTGCTTGTACATAAACAGTTCAAACAGTTTGTGGTCACGGTAATCACCATACGCTTTAAAATTCGATGGGCCATAAACCAAGTGATTGGCGAAATTGGTACTTACAACACTTCCGCCTTGATACACGTTCACAGTCTCACCAGCATATTTGGCAACTATGTCTGCGCCTTTCAACAAAGAACTACGCTGAGTCAATTGCACTTCAGATACAGATGGATACGACAGTGTTGCCAGGAAAGCGTTTTTGCAGTTTTGGATAAGGTTAGCTGCGTTTGGAGCAAAACCAATACCATCGAAATCTGTAGGAGGTGTGCCTTCGAAAGCATACACCAGCATGTTTGTGTTTGCTGGAAAGTTTACTTGCATACCAGCAATCATTGTTTCAGTTGCGCCAAATACGTGCATGTTTACCTCACGATAAGTTTAACACTATTGTAAAATTACTCGATTGTCCGACCGAAGCAACGATTGGTGTGACACCAGCTTCAAAATCTAAGACATCGCCATAGAAGAATCCATCTAACACAACTGGACTCACATTAACAGTGAAGTTAGCAACACTGTCTTGGTAAAACAGATTGTTTTCATTTTGACTTGCATTCGGGAATAAAGGAGCACTCACTCCTTCGAGAGGCCTCAAAATTCTAAATGTCTTTGGGTCCAGCGCTACAGATACCTCTACTGTCTCACCAAACAAAGCACCAGAATCAAAACCAGGACCATAACGTCCACTTGCTTTTACTAAGTTGCTCATATCACGTGCCTCACTTTAAAGTTCAATGCACGGTATGTTTGACCTAATGTCATAGATGGATTGTTGATTTTCAAATCACCATCATCATTTAAGTCCGTTATAGTTCCTTTCATTGAGAACAGTGAATTACCGTTTACGTTGTAGGCTACGTTTGATGCACGGTCATACAGCAAGAACCAGTCAGGTACTCCAGAGGTCAGTACAGTTACAGGAACTCTGCCTAACTGAAAGTTTATATTCAAGTCAGGTGCACTTCCTATATTTGGATAGGTTGCTTTATCAATATCGATGTAACCAACTATCTTACCTCCACGTGCAACAATAGCAGAGTACAGTCCTGCAAAGCTGCCGAGAAAAGGATTAGATGTGTTAGTTATGTAAGCACCAACTTCCTGTGCAGTCATATAACCTTTTTCAATCAACACGAACTGATAACGAAAGCCTGAATTTTTCAAAGGATATTGGTAGATTAATGCAGCCGCATCTTTATTCATTCTCATGTTGCAGTTGCCTCCAGCTTTATGTCTTCTGTTATGAAAACAATAGGAGTATAAACAGACGGCTCTTCCCTGTTTGTTTCGCATTCTGATTTATCGAATGCAAATACTGGACACCGAGTTGTTGACCAATCTAACGCAGTAGGATATCCTAAGATATTGTACATGATTGGACAAAGAAGGATTGTTTGTATTGGACGAGATACGCAGCGTCTCTGGTCTGTTGTAGCGTAGAATGTGTCAATTGACCATCCTACTTGGCCAGCACTAGCAACAGCAACAGTCAGTTTTATGCCTGAGCATACGCGCTCAACCAATCCACTTACTATATTTGTCCCAGAGCCTACAATCAAACCCAAGTCTTGCCAACTTCCATTCACAAGACACTCAAGGCGTACTGATGTTGGGCGTTGGTTTGTAGCACTGGCTATACCTGGAGCGTATTTAACATCTTTCACAAAGCACGGTTCAAATGTCTGCACTATTTCAGCAGATATGAAATCCGTTCCCCATACAATTGGAATGTTCCTTTGTGGAGCAGCCAAGCTGTAGTGTGGCGTGTAGAATGCGAATATGTCTCTTGGGACAGTTGTGCCAAAGTACATTGATTCAGGACAAACACGTATTTCTTGCTGACCGTCGTCACTATAGGCTCCTAAGTGTTTAACCAAAGGCGCTCCATATGTTGTAGTCAACTTGTTGTAAGATATTGTCCCTAATCTGCCTGCCGCAGACAATGTATGTGAGGCAATGCAATGTTCGGTGAAATACTTCAGAGCTTCTGGTGAAGCTGGAGATTCCATCAGAATATCCAACTCACTTGTATCCATGAACAATGCAAGCCACGTATAAGCTGACCCAGATTGTCCTGCTAGTCCATTAGCAATACTTGCGTTCCAGTGAATTAATTCCATCAAGAATCTCCAACGTAGGACTGCTTAACGTGGAACTACCAGGTTACCGCAGATGGTGATGTCGATATTTGCTAATGTTGCGTCACGAATCTCAGGAGACTTCATACGGAATATTTGACCACGTTCAAATACTATTGAAGTACCGCCTGTAGATGCAAACACGCCTGAAGTGGCACCAGCAGCAAACGTCAGTGTGCCTACTTGGGTCGCTACTCCACCTACCACACGCTCAACAATGAATTGAGAAGTTGCAGTTGCCGCAGTTGTTGCTACAGCCAGAGAGTTTGCAAAGTTTGCACCAATTTGGAAAGTACGTGCGGCTATGTGTTTACACACAATGTCCAAAGACTTCGGACGGTCGAATATAGTTAGACCTATATCATATACGTCGAATTCAGTGTTTTCCGCCAGCACCCACTTGTTCAATTGGGCATTGAAAATGTATACGCCATTCGTGATAACCACACTGCCTATTACTTCAAACAGTTGTTTATCGACAGCACCGACAACAGAAGGCAATACTGAGCCACTGTTTTCTGCTGTACGGGACAGGCGACTTGATTCTAACAAGCTTAAACCATCAGATAACATTGTTCGCTCCTTAATTGACGCGAGCTTCGCCTGTTAATGGGACAGAGAATTCAACACGCAAAGTGTTTGAATCTACCGATGAAACTGACTTAGGCAGTATCTTTTGGAGCTTGCCTTGCCAGTTAACAAACACGTCCACAAGAACATTAGTTCTTCCAAGATTGTGTGGGATGCTCCACACAGTGTTTGCATGATCTTGTTTGTGCGAATAGCCTGCACCACGAACTTTAAGTGTCATAGTTAGGCCTCGTTACATACAAAGAACAGTACCAGTCACTGCATTAGTGAATGTCAATACTGTTTGGTTAGTTGTTGTGTGTTGGACTGAGCTAGGTAATAACTCAAATCCATCCGATGTAATGAAACGGATGATAGGAGCATATCCCAGCATGTGGTTCACAGTTACTTCTGTTGTAGCCACGTCCACTTCCATTTCATATGCAACATCAGGCTTAGTCATGCCGTCCAGGTTACCTATCATTATGATAGCGTGACCAGTAGTTGCTTGCGCGAAAGTAATCTCAACTGTATCAGCATCAATGCCTTCAACGCTGTCAGGAACAACAAGCTGGTTATCGCTGTTGTATACTTGGACAATTACTTTAGCACTGTTCATACCGTGTGGGACAGTCCACACAGCACTTGCAGAGTCTTGCTGGTGTATGTAAGTATTACGCTCTTGCAGCAGAGGTACCCACAGTACACTTTGACCATACGCTATAGCAAACAGCAAACGACCATCTACTACAGCTACACGGTTTGGAACAGCATATTGTACGCCAGCAGAGTCATCACCTAAAACAACATGACTCAAAGCATTACCTTGCATGTCCAGACCGCCGAACATCGTTAATCCGCCTAAGACCTTCATGGATTCACCTTTGGTTCGTTGGGACAAAGAAAAATGGGGAGACAAAGCTCCCCATTCATCAATCACTGAGGCCTATTAGGCAGCAGGAGCAACAGTTGTTACGATCACTTTGCACTTAACGGCGATAGCGAAAGTAACTGTCAGGCTGTTACCATCTACGTAGGTGATGGTGTCTGGCAGAACAACTTCGTCTGATTCGTCAACAACAGTTACCTGGCAGTATTTCGTGCCAATGTTGTGTGTAACAGTGTGTGAAGCAGAAGCAGTGTCAGTACCTGTTGCAGTGCTGTCGTAGATGAACTGGCCAGCGCTGATACGAGTGTTGACGTTGCTGATTGAAGTGTTGATACCAGATACTGCGGTATCTAAGTCCAGCTTACGTGCTGGGTTAGCATCGGCAGTAGGAGCAATCACAGTAATCGCGCCTGTGAAATCAGCACCATCTAAACGGCCGTACAATGTGTCCAGATGTGCTTCATTCACTTTAACGCCAGTAGCATCAACAGTGATAGAAGAATCTGAAGCCAGAACAGCCAGGTCAACACCTGAACCGCCAGTTAAACCGTTACCAGCAACGTCACCTAACATAGTAGATGCAACGCCCTGAGAAGCGATTTGTAAACCACCAGAACCGTCGAAGCTCAAGCTGTTGTTCGCGCCGACTTTGATAGCCAGTTGGCCATTGCTGTCAGTAGTTTCGTCAGTACCGTTGATAGTCAGCATCAAACCGCGGTTCAGGTACAGATCTAAACCAACTTCGTCTGAAGGCAGTTCAGCGATACCAGCACCTAAGTTAACGCTGATTGTGTTACCAGATTTGCTCAGACCGATACCAGCATTCACGCCAGCCAGACCACCGAACTCACCCCATGCGCCGCCCTGCAGAGCTAACCAGGTACCAGCAGTTGTATTCCATGCCAGCGCACCGTTAGGGCCTGATACAGAAATGTCATAGCTGATAGACTGGATTGCACCAGTAGCATCAACAACTACGATGTCACCAGCAGCAGGAGTCAGAGTGTTTGGATCTGTGAAGTCTGAACCATCTACATAGATGTAACGGCCAGCAGCATCAACGAAATCGCTTTCGTAACCAACTACGTCAGCTTGGAAGTCCAGGCCAGCGATAGCATTTTGCACGTCGATTAAACGGGCAGCATCTGTAGCGTTTTCTGGAGTAGCCAGACCGATGATTTTGTTGTTGTTCATCGCTAACTGACCGAACATGCTGTCGCCAGCTTGGTTTACTGGAGTGTAGCCCAGATTGTCTTGCTTGCTGTCAATTTGGGTCTGTACGTTATCAGTCACACCTGACAGGTAACCCAGCTCAGTAGTAGTTACAGCAGATGCAGCAACTTTACCAGAACCATCAGACACTAAAGCCTTGCTTGTATCCAGGTCAGAAGAAACGATGGTTGTAGCAGCACCAGTGACAGTATCCTGTTTGGTACCTAAACGAGTTTCAACGTGACCCTTAGATACAGCAGCCAGGTTATCTGAACCAGACTGATCAGTGCTTGATAACAGCAAGTCGGCTTCCATAGCCACTGTGCCGTCTTTCTTCACGTAATCGTTCAGGTTGCCACCTTTAGCAACTGTCTGTACGCTGGTACCATCGTAATACTTCAGCGCTTTTTCAGTTGAGTTGTACCACAGGCGAGACTCATAGCCAGCTAACTCGCCAACCGTTGGGTCAGTTGCCAGGTTTTCTGGTTTCATGTTGCGGATGGTACCGCCGCCGACTAATGTGATATTACCAATTACTTGCATCGTCATTCACCTTTTGGTTGTTGAATTTTGCATATCACAGTATGCAAACTATTTCCATACCTTCCTGCTTCAAAGAATCTAACAGCGATTCGTAGTCGGCATGAAGTTTAGGATCCGATTCCAGACTAACACTATCTATGTAGGACTTGATGCACAGTTTGTGCCCCTGGATGTAACGGCTTTCTCTGTAAACAGACAGGCGCATTACAGGCATTGAAATTGATCTGTCTCTGTGGATAGCTAAGTCCAACAAATCAATCGTAAGAAACGGGTCGCACGATTTCTTGGAGCCAAATATAAGGCAGTCCATTTCGTGCATTACAATACGCAAGTGGTTCATGTATTGTATTAGAAAATTATTGAGATCTGTTACGGCAGCAGTAGTGTTATTATCAAGTAGTTTGTTAATCCGAAACACAAGGTGGTCTTTGTATTTATCGGATACTACCATGAGAATCAACGCCAACTTGACATCTATGTCAGGATACTTCATCCTAGTTACGTGAACAGATTTACTCATACCATCCAAGAATTTCTCGGATAGAGTTTTTATGATGTATGTGTCTACTGTGGCTACTTTGCTGTTACGCAGTGCCATATAGACTTCATTGGACCAATCAAGTATTTGCTCAAGCACCGTGCATATTATTGCTTTGGTGCTATCGTCGAACTTGTAGGTAGATGTGTTGGTCAAGCTATCCAAGATAGTAAACCTAGCATTGTGAAAAGCAATACCATTAAGACTTATCATAGCTTGGAAATCGAGGTCATCAGTCAGGAATTTCATTTGAGATCCTTCACCTCTCCAACGCCCATAAGTTCACCGGCGGCTCTAGCATTAGGACCAGAGCCTATCAGTAAACCTGTGATGCTAGATAACTTACTAACGATACCATTTACTTGTTGTCCTAAGACACGCAGTTCGGCATCAATTGTCATCAACTTAGCCTGAGCAGGATCGGACATACTCGACCTTTGTAGATCTTTGAGCATATCTGTAACGCTGTCGATTTCATCGATCAGTTTTCGTGCATCCAAGTCAGCGGTCCGTATATACTCTACCAAGATATTGTACGTCATCTGGCAGGTTTTTAGGACCTCAGCTATTTGATATTCTGTTTTGCTATTTTCAACGTGGAGTTGAATCGTTTTACTAGCCTTATCCAAAGCTTCTCTGTATTCAGAGAGCTTAGTGCTCCATTCTTGTTTTTCTGCTTCCAGTTCTTCCAGCTGGCGCAATTTTGGTATAACGTACATTATGAAAAAGAACGCTCCAGATATAAGAGCAAGCAGTAATGTAGTAGTACCTACCGGCACCGTAGCCAGAAATTCAAATACTATATCCATAGCAGTAGTCCACCGCCTTATTTAAACGTAGAGGTTCCGCATTGCTTGTCGCTAGTTTCAATAACTATCCTTTTAGCTCCTACGACATTATTGTCCTCAGTGACTATGACAGTAGCTATCGAACTGCTTAGCTCCAAGCACTGGTGTCCTGGAGCCCTGTCAACACAGATTGCACTTAGACATCCTACGTATTCGGATTTGATTGCATGATCTCTATCGTTCTTCGACTGCTGCTGATATTGCACGCCAGCGATAACTATACCAATCAACACAACAATCAACACCAAAAACGAAGACATCCTGTATTTATCGATTTTCATTTTACTATCTCGTCAATATGTTCGACAGCTTGCACTGGACGGAATCCTAATGTCTCCATCCTGTGTATATTAGCATACAGCCTTGTTTTAAGCTGAGCTGTCTTCGCTGTTCCGTCTAAGAATGCACCAATACCCGCATAGTCCAGTTGAAGTATTATTGCCTCATTGGAATCACCAAACCTATAGCCTCCGACATCTAAGTGGGTGCGGTTATATCGCACCAATGTCTTCTTAATGTCGACCACAAGCTTATGGTTTGTATGTTCATCATCTGCAAGTTCATACATACAATTGATGATTACGCCTTTATTATGTCTGTTTAGTACGCGAAGTTTAGACTCCAATTCCTGCACAGAACGGACAGATATTGTTTGAATTTGCTTTTCAGGTATACCAGCTTTTAAAATCGCATCCTTGTAGATTTCAGACGCACGTTTACCTTTTAATGACCCATCATCCATGATAAAGAACTTACTTGGGTCGAAATTTAATGCTTTAGTGAAGGAAATTAAACGACTAACGGGATTGTCTTCGTGAAAGTCACTTCCTGTTACTGAGAACGAAAACTCCATGACTTTTTTCTTAGGAAAGGCCGCACGGACCTCTTTTGATAGACCAGAACCATGTACTACAATAATCTCAGGGTCGATCCTTTTGATGTCATCAATAACGCTGTCTATTAGGAATCGTTTATGTCCAACAGACTTTCCAAAATCCATTTTCAAATAAAAAGAGTATACCCTGTATTTCGTACTACGGTGAGATATATAACTCGCCGCTGCATTTCCATAATAAGCAGATATTGGATTCTGGTTTAGAAAATATATAACAGGTTTGCTTTTGTCTTGGTATTCCATACCGAACACAGGAAATACCAAGACAAGTAGCAATAGAAAGCGCTTTATCATGCTACCGCAGGTGTTGTTGTTATTACAACACGTCCTACAATAGGAATTTGCGTCCTGACAATAATGAAATTTTTATCAGGAAGTTCGATTGATTCAGGTATGATTTGTGCATAAACTTCAGGAGCATCAGGAAATTCAGGGTCTTCCCCTTCACTTGATGCCAATAACCATACTTGAGCAATTATGTTGTATGAGTCCAGCTCGTGGTGAATAATAACCTCAGAACTAGGTTCATTGATTACATGGACATAGAATCTAGCACCCGCAACGCCTCCACCGACATCACCGCCTGTACCTGTCTCTATATTCTGCAATCTACGTTTCAATTCAATGATGTCTTCTTCAGCCTGTGTGAGTCTGACATTCATTTCCATCATTATGTTGAAGTAGTTGTTCGACTGTTGGCTTAGTATTGTCCTGAATACACCGTATGGAAATACTTCAGCATTTGCATATTGTTGTCCTGGCCCCACCGTTCTAGGATATAGAGGTCCTGTCAGCGTCTGACCGCCACTCAATCGTACCAAGTTAGGATGTGCATCAGTATCCCGTGTGTGCTTCTCTAAACTTGTCGGATCAGCCAATCGTAAACGATCTGCCTCATCATAATACTGGTTTTCTGTTGCGGTCGCATAGTCAAACAACTCGGTCCATGTGTGTTGTCTGTTGCCACTTACGTTCTTGGAGACACGCTTCAGCAACTTAAAATAATCAGCATCATTTTCACCTGACACTAACCAACACACATTTAATGGTAAAGAGTTGTTTATGGGTTCGTCACTTCCGACATAGATATAAATGATTTGACCTACATCGTTACCAAACTCTAACAGAATAGACTGCTCTTGCGTTAATCCATAACCTACTGCACGTACATAACAGTCATTGATTAACGTCTGTAGTTGCTGGTCCATAAGCTCCCCTACGTGTAAAGATTGGTGCTGATTTGTTCGCGGCGTATCCTGAGTGCTTCAGTGATTTTTATAAGCTGCTTGTGATCATGCTCGGCGAACTGCCATTGTCCTTCTACAACACACCACATCTTTGGTTTAACTTCAGGATTATGCAATGTTTCATGCAATGCTAATCCTAAGTTTAATTGAAAAGAAAGATCTGGAGTGTATATCCTGTTATCTATCTCCAGAGGAGCAAGTATGTCGTTTCGTGCGCTGCTCTGTCCTTGAGCTTTTGCTGCCAAAGCTATATCAGCTTGGTCTGCTTTGATTCTGATAAAAGTACCGTTCTCAATACGATAGTTATTCGGGTTATCACGCCATCTTTGCACTTCAATAGCTGTAGCAAGGATATAGTGTTCCGATTTGATTTGTTGCGGATTCGAGTAAGACCCTGTTATGTTACTGCCGGAAACCACTTCAGGGTTATATGTTAGAAAAAGTTGACCTGCCATAAAATTAATCTCCCATCACTTGCCAGAAGAAATCCCATTTATCTGGAAGTGGGTTTGGGTGGGTTCCGGGTTTGAGTGTTATTGTTATACCGCCAATCTCAGTATCATCATAGATGAATTCACCAAAGAAGTATTTACTTGCTTGATAGCATTCTGGATCTAAGAATGTAAGCTGAATACTTGCGATACCGTTTACAAAGTTTAGTGGAAACAATAACGACACTGTATCACTGATAGGCAATGTCTCAGAAGTGAAACGTCCACTTTGAATCATACCTCCAGCTCTACGAAGCCGCATTGCTACACCGCGAGTACCTTTTACCCATTCAGGTTCATCGCCATCATTACCCGGAGCGCCTGTTGCTCCTGTAGGGCCGGTAGGGCCAATGGGGCCCAATAAACCCTGAGGACCAATAGGACCTGTAGGCCCAGTGGGACCTATAGTCCCTCTGTCGCCTTTAATACCAGGACATCCTTGAATGCCAGGACGACCGTCACGACCGTTTCGTCCTGCTGCTCCAGTAAGACCTCTAGGTCCTCTGGCTCCTGTCTTTCCTTCTGGAGCTGTTCTTTCTGTTAACAGTCCTGAAGCCGTGTAGATATTGTTGTTCATATCTACAATAGTTATTGTTCCTGAGTTGCTATCAATGCTGAAGCTCTTTATTAGAGGATCGCCCACTGATTCAGGAGCTACTACTGCCATCTGGCCTGGAGCCGCAACTTGCATCAAATCGCCTGTACCTGCTGTACCGGGATCGATCATAGCTGGGCTGATTTTAGTCAATTTGTTAGACATATCGTTGCATCCACTTAAGGAGATTCGCTTGGTTCAAATGGCTCAAGCCATAGAGGAAATTCTGGATCGTCTGGAGCATGTACTGCTTCATCATGCTCTGGATTCCGAATTCGTGTATTTTCTGGCACCATGCGGTACCACCCAGTGTTTTCGATATTACGAACGAGCCAACCAGCGTCCGCGAAATTATTTACACGGAACTGGTTGGCTTCTTTGCGAATATCTCTGGGTCTCAGGATTATTCGTTTTGCCATAATAAATTAAATTATAGAGAAGTTATGTTATTGTTGTTAATCAAGAACCTGGAAGTTGTTTCTGGATTCTCAATTATAACAGGCGAGCCTGCGTCTTGCGCGATAGTCAGACCTGAATTCTGCCATGCTGACACACTCTGGTTATACCGATATGTAATGTTTGCTTGAGCATCGTAAACTTTTGTTAAGTCCACAGCTCCAGAAAACATTGTATCTAAGAATGTTGCACCTGCTTGGCTTCTGACCATATACCCGTAATTGCTTTGATTGCGGAACGGCGCATATTTTGAATCAGAATTCAAATCAAGCGTTATAGTCGAGTTCGGATCATATGATGGGACTGCTCCTGTGTACCAATCAGTACAACGCGCTGTTAACGTATTTCCTGAGCGGACAACTTCAATTTTGCGTCGGGCATCAGACCATCCTCGTATACCACTTCCTACAAGTATACCAGGAATAGAAGCTACTACGACACCATTCTCAATAAAGAATAGTCCCCAATTCATGTCAGGCGCAGGCGTCATACCGTTACCTATGCCACCACCTGTACAACAGAAAGATATTGTACGTACTATGTTGTCTGACCCTAAATCGAAGCCCACTAATGCTCCTATTAAGTCGTCATCGGTATCAGCAGATGTTACAACCACTTCATACTTGTAGTCGCTATATTTATCAGGAGATACGAAGCCTGTGTAGGACGATAAGTTGTCTGGCATAACTATTCTGTCTGGGTTAGATTGTAGTTGCCAGTTTGCTGCGGATCCTTGTGCTGTGCTGGCATTTGCATAGAAGTTGTTTGCGTCAGTTCTCCCCCAACTGTTGAAAATCTCTTGTTGGGTTGGAGGAGAGTACGCATTCATACGGGCCTGTGCTTCTACAGACGTTCCATAAATATAACCAGAAATTTGTGGAATCGGTGTAGGGCAATTCATCGTGTACGTCCATGCCGTTCCATCTGGACCTGTCACACGTATCATACACGTTGTTGCGTGTGGAGGGCCAGGATAAAAGAAACTTAATGTTCCGTTACCTGAGACCAAACCACCTGTAGTAGCAACAAGTTGACCTTCATAGAAGATTTCCATCATGTCAGGTACACTGTACATAGTGTAGTTTACGTCAAGACGTCCTGCATCAGGACCTAAATAATGTATCGTTTCTGTTGTTCCTGCACCACCTGCAGGTGTTTCAACACCGCAAGGAGTAGCATCGTCGTCGCGTATTGTGATAGTTCCTATAGGTTTAACAAGGATACCACGAGTGTTGTTGGATAAGATGATTTCAAAAGTTTCATCATTCTCTATATCGCTATCACCTACTATCGTAATAGGAATAGTCTTTTCACTTTCGCCTGATTGGAAGCAGATTTGCCCACTAGCACCGACATAATCTGGTTCTTGATCAACTGCGTCGATATATGCTTCTGATTGACCTGAGTTGATTTGGCCAGTCATTCCTGTCCACAATGGATGAGGTCCGTTCTGGGCAATAGCGTTTTCCACAGTCAAATTCATTGTATCGCGATCTATTGAGCCTTTGAACTTAATCCCGTAGAAATCAAACAGAACTTCGTTGGCGCCCTTGTAGAAGCCTATGCCGCTAGGGTCACCATCTACGCCGTGGTCAGCGATTACACCGAATCCTTGACCTGCAAGATGTGAAGCCTTCATCGCTGCTATCAGCGCTGGAGAGTTTACTTGTCCTCCAGTGTATGCACTACTGATATACAAAACACAATCAAATCCGTCAAAGAACGCTTGTGTTTCTGGACACTCATTGCCGTACATGACTGTTAACGTGCGTCCTGTACCTGCAGCAGCCGAAGTAAAGTAGTTTGTGAAGCCTGTGTACGTTACACTGTCTTTAACATCGTAAGCTTGTCCAGCTACTCCTGCATCACCCATGAGTAATACTGCGCCACCTGTCTTGCTTCCACTTAACCAGTTCATTACGTTTTGTAAGAACAGCAGAGTGTTTCCGTACTTCTGGACTGTAGCGCGATCATTCCAATATCCGTTGTAGAATTTAGGAAATGCACCGTCTAAGTACATCTTACGGTCACCAGCTATGTTCTCAATAACCATAACATGGGGGAGCTGTTGGTCGTCTTTAGCTAATGAGCGAACACTCAAGTCGCTCTTTGCAGTTCCATCTTGTGTACGCCAATCGACACACAGTGGAGTTGATCCCTGATAAGGCTCGCTAAGGAAAACACGTACATCTATTTCGCGGGAAACATCCAATTCAACGATGCTCATGTCTTCTATGCGAATCTCAGGATCGTTACCCTCAAGAACGCACGGTAATTCAAATGTGATTGTTCCAGAATCAGTATCACTTACACCAAGAACAGCATATTGCTTATCCGCAACAGTGGCTGTTATTGTTATAGGATATTGTGCGCGGTTATCTTCAAGTGCCAGTTGTTTCGTGAAACGAATCTTTGCTATACGTCCTTCTTCTTGGACTTCTAGCAGTTCTACCATTCCGTTACCTATGTCTCCGTGCCATAGATATTCGTATTTTCTCTGTTGCCAGTCAGGAGGATTAACAAATCTGACTTCAACAAGTGCTTCTTGTGACCAGACATCATCAACAAAATAACATCTGTCTTCACATGGAACAGGCGGAGGCGGTGTTGGATCGGGTGGAGGAGGAGCAACAGGCACTACTGGAGTACGCTCATACACTTCGTACAAGTGAGGACTATGTTCACCCCAACTATGCACTTGACGATAGCCTCTACGTTCCCATGTCTCCGGACAAAATCCAAATGGAGCACTAGAGCCACTTTCAGTAGCTAAAATGTTCCAGCGCCACCGAGCTAATATCGACGGGTCTGTTACTATCAAAGGGTCAGTGTATATAGATGCACATGATATTTCGTCTGTGCCTCTCGGATCACTGTACACACTTGAGTATTCTTTATCGTTTTCCCAAGGAAATGCTGTGGCTTCATTTGACTTACCGCCAATCATCTTACCTTTAGGCAACTGTGTGAATATTCGCTTCCATCCGTTGTACTTGTCATCAGGCTGAGTTACTGTGCGTATTGGTCTACGTGCTAAATAACGTAAGTTTGCATTGGTGTCGATTATTTTCATGCGACGACCCGCCAAGCTGCTTGGATTACCGGGAGCTCTAAAGAAGCTGCACCAACCGCCAAACACCTGCGCGTGATATATTTCACCTGAACTGTTGATTAGTCCATTATCGATTCTGTTACACGATGCAGGACAGAACGCATAACCTTGCGCTACAAAACGTGGATTACCGCCGTACGGACCTACGTTGAATACTCCATGAGCATGTACAAGATACTCATAATCATCTTCCCATTGAATAGGAAAATCAGTCACGGCGCCTAACCAAAAATGTTCCCAGTTGTCGTTATCACCTGCAGGAGAAGCAGTACCGAAGTTGATAGGACGTTCCAGGATACGTATGATATTTACGTTACCTCCGCGCCTGTCAATACTGCGGATGCCTTTAGTTACTTGATCGAATATCATCCAACCGTCAATAGTTCTGATAGCAAATCCGCGATCTCCTGGATTTATAGCTGCTGCCAGTGTTATACAGCGGCTGTGATCCATTTCGATATTTCTGTGTCCCGCTATAGAGAACACAATGTATTCATGATCGAATTTCCAATCATACGGAACCCATGTAGCTCCGTTCAAATTGTCATAGACTACATTCCAAGTCATACATATTCCTTTTGGGAGACCAAGTCTCCCATAAGATTATAATTGAAGATTTCCCGCAACGTCTGACAATACTAAAGTAAGTTCGTTACTCTTTAATATATTGCCTGCGCTGTCTTTTATTAAACAGTATACCCTCCACTCACTGCGTTTTTCAGGAGGTGTGTTTGATGATAAGTGTCCATCTATAACTTCCACTCTAAATAAGTCATTATCTGGAGAGAAGTCATTAGGCACGGCTACATCAATTTTAGCAACATAATTGCTATTAGGGTTGTTTATGTTGTTGAAAGTTTCGACAGCTTCCCATTTGTAAGAATATGTCTTTGCAGGATCGTATGGATACGAAGCAGCAATTCCATGTCTGTTACGTGCGGCAGGATTACTGACAAACCCACCGTTAGCTTCCATATATGCTATTTTTCCTGGCTGCGCTATTTCTGTATGGTTTTGATCAGCTAATTGAGAGAATCCTATACCAAATATAACTGCACATCCAAAAGCTTGGTATTGTGTTGTTGAGTATGATTCTGCGGCATAGTTAGTACGTGTGAAGTTTAAGTCACTCACTGTGCCTCCACCGACATTCGGCTTCAGTATAGTAACAGTACCTTCGTTATCCAGAATTGTTGCATTCACAGGATTACTTATACGCAAGTAGAACTGTCTGCCATTATTGTCGTGCGCTGGAGTTAATGTTTCCACAGGAACATTAACACTTGCTTGTCCCGCTAACAATGTAGCTGTCCCACTGCGACTATTGTAATCCGGATTTTGCACTGTGCTTTCTGGAGTAACCATTAACTGCGCTTGGTTGTAGCTTGCATCTATTACACCATCTGTAGGAACGCCTTGAACAAGCGGACTTCCAGGAAGGTGAGCTAAATGGTCAACTACATAATATTGAGGAGTAGCGCGCCATTGACGCTGTGTAGCATCGAATGAAATACGCTCATCCGACAAGTTGTTGAATGTTGCCTGTAGTGCTGCATTGGCCCAGTAGTTACGGTGCATGTCCGTCGGGAACACACGCATTGGGAAGTGCAGTACAGCTCCATTACGCAGCAGTGTTCCAAGTGCTTGGCCTATACGCGCAGTATTACCTGACATATAGACAGCAGCAACTGAGAATCCTGACATCTGGAACCACAATTTAGAATCGGCTACAGTAATAATGTCAGCATCCGTTGTAGACAGTGTGTTTTCCCACGTGTTGCTATTGTTTGGGATAGTACGCATTGGAACCTGCACAACAGTCATGTTGTAGATGTTACGCATTGCCTGAATAAAGTTAGAGCATTTAAGTGCCCACTCTGTTTCAGGTTCACCTTCACCTAGTATCAGCCATTTCTTGTTAGTCAAATCTGGAATTTTCATCTTCCATGCGTTAACTGTCATCTTGGCTTCTGGTGTAAGCGTAGCAAACGATGATACTGCCTGAATAGTGTTTATTTGCGAACATTCGGTCGCACGATATTCACTGTTCATCAGGCGTTCCCACGAAGCATCTACTACAAGAGAGCCTGCTGTTCCGGGGAAGTTTTGTACGCCGAAAGTAGCTAAGTTCGGCACTGCGTCACCGTATGGACGGTTCTCATTGCCTGTACTGAACACTGCCAGAGTACCACTTAATCCACTACTACCGCCAACACTTTTAGCTGTCCCATCTACAGTAACAAAATCAAACGTCACATCAGTTGGAGCAGGAATATTGCTGCTGACAGTTACTTGGGCAACGGCACCTTTAGTCACATTGGCATCACTGACCACCAACTGCACTTCGTCATCACATACAGGTATAACTTTATCATCTACTTCAATGTCCAATACAGGAACAGGACAACCAACAAAGTATTCCCAGCTTGAGCCTAATGGTGCATCGATTCTCACTGTGATACGTTTACGTCTGCCATTATCTAAAGCACTGTTTGTAAGGAATTGCACGAACGTAGTGCGCTTGCCTGTTTTGGCTTCGATAAGATTCATGTCCATGTCGAATACAGACACGACATATTGGAACTCGCCTTTACCAACTACTTTGATACTGACTACGCCAGGATCGACACCATTATCCATATCATAGTTGTCTTCTGTGCTGCTGTGGCCCATAGACTGCAATCCAGCTACAGGTTCCTCACACGGCCACGGATTATCACGGTAGCCTGGAGTGTTTGTACAGAACAGAGTATAATACCAGCTTTTCATATCGTCATCGAGCAGACGCTCTGCCGATGTTACACGTACCATGATGTCATGTACTTCTGTAGGGAACTCGTAAGGTTTCCACCACCACTTCAACGAACCTAATTCTTGAGCTGGGTCCATTGTACTTGCTACACGATTCTGGTTGTGATACACTTCAAACTTATCTGCATTTAACCAGCTAGTGTAATCAAGAACTAACTGCCAGTTCACGTTAGGGTCTGATACTGGGCCGATGTAATGATGGAATTCATAGTACCACTTACCGTCTTCCAAACGTGCTTCAAGAGGAAACACAGTTGCGTGACACGGAGCAGGGTAAATAGGAGTACCGACATATTCTTCTGTGAATACACCCAAGAATTGATTCAAGTCAGTGTTATCCAAATTCACAACAGCTAAGTTGGGTTTTGGTCCCACAAATTGATACGCCCAGCGAGTACCGTCGCTACCACGCACACGAATCATAACACGTTGTTCACCTTCACCTACAGCTTGGTCAAGATAGAATTCGATTTTGCTACGATCTTTAACACGGCCACAAGTTGTTGCTATGCGAGTTCCCATGTAATAAACGTCAACACTGATACCTTCACTGTCGTAGCTGGCAAACAACACTTCAAAGTAACCTGGACGATCACCTGTGTTGAATATAGTTTCAGTTATCTGACTTCCGCCACTGAACACACTGCTTCCCAAGTAGTTCGGGTTAGCATAAGTACCACGACCGTATGACGGCGTAACACCTGAATCATCGTAGCTTTCAATAGCATAGTTTAATGCTGGACGTTTAAGCACGTAGCCTTTAGGTGCACCAGCATCCGGCAACTTTTCAAATCCCGGTTCACCTGCATCAGGCAAATCATATCCTGGAGGATAGCCTGTTATCAGATTGAACAAGTTACCATCAGAGCCTATTCCATTTCCAGAACCAGCTTCGTCTGCTGTTAGTCCTGGAGGACAATTCACTGAACCTACTACGCGGAATTCACACTCAACATCAAAGCGAGGATCGAATGTGCAGTCGTTATGTATAAACTCACTATTGGCACCATCACGCATACGGATAGCTTTTGGGTCAATAAGCAGCCAGCTCCTGTTGTCGCGTGACCTGATACGCAACGTAGCTTTGCATGGATCTAGCCATTTATTGTTGTAGGAGTTTCTTATTAAGAGGCGTCCCAGCGCTGGGATTTCGTTATCAGCCATTTTACTTCTCCGAGCCAGAAACGACTTGAGCCAGAATAAACTGGCCCAAATCAGTATTATTTAGTTGCTATCCATAAAGCGCCTGCACCTACTGCACCAGGATCTTCAGCTTGAATGTAGATCTGCACACGTCCATCTTGTCCTCTGATGCCTTGAGGACCTGTAGATCCTGTAGGACCAATAGGACCTTCAATGCCTCTAGGTCCACGTACTCCAGGCTTACCTTGAGGGCCTTGGGGTCCACGACATCCACGAGGACCTTGAATACCTTCAGCTCCAAGTAAACCATCTACACCAGGAGAACCATCGAATCCAGGAAGACCTTGACGACCTGTTCCCATACTTGATAGCGTTGGATATCCGCGAATGTGCAGAGGCTCAAATCCTGGAATAGTTATTGTAGTTATTCCCATTACAGGATCGAATACACCAGTTACACTTTGCCCTGCTGTAGGATCAGGTAATACAGAAAGTGATTTGCCTTCAGCTACAACTTGACCTGCTACTGCGGTAGCTGGCTTAATCATATCCATAGATACTTTGGTAACCATGAATCACTCCTTAATCGAAAAACTGTTCAATGTCATCATCAATCTGACCCACAGTAGGATTAACCCAAATACCGCCAGGACCTATCGATGGTCCGGGATCGATTTCACTGATAACGAGATTGATACGTCCGACTGGGCCTTGAGGACCAATGGGGCCTGCTGGACCAGGAGCGCCTGTTGGGCCTGTTGGGCCTTGAGCTCCAGTCGGACCTGTAGGACCTGTAGGTCCCATTTGACCCATAGGACCCGGACACCCAGGAGCTCCCTGAGGACCTATGTCTCCAGGCAAACCGTCGCGTCCATCTAAGCCCTGAGGACCTGTTGGGCCCTGAGGACCAGGACATCCTGCTTCACCTTCTAAACCGTCGCGTCCATCTTTACCTGGAGCTCCGTCAGGACCCGGATCACCCTGAGGACCTTGAGGACCCTCAGGTATCTGACTTACTATGGGAAAGTTACCCAGCACTTGTGTACTGCCGTCATAGAACGAGAATATAACTTTGCCTGTAGTTTCGTCGTATCTAAGTCCTGTCACAGGGGACACTGTTGAAGCAGTTCCTTCTGTGGGAGCAAGTACGCCTCCAACAACGCTTAAAGATTTACCTTCAGCCGATGTAGGCGCACGAACCATGCTTGTGTCAATTCTTGTTAGTTTCATTACCTATACCTTATGAATAGGACCCGCGTTATCTAAGTTGTGAATTAAATAACCACTCACAAAGAATACGTCGGTCGTTTCCACATTGAGGCTGACTACAGGCTTCTGGTCTTCAATAACTTCCACTTTAATTACATCGTGGAACTGACCAGATTCGTGATAAATTTTGTCACCAACAACTACACGATACATACGTTCAAAATAACAAACGCCATTACGTTGAATTAATATGTTTTCGTCTGATGTTAATGTGACAGTGCCATTCAGTCTGATAAACCTTCCGAATGAGCTATGCGTGGCTGTCATTACAACAGCGGCTTCATACTCTGCTTTAAAATTAGTTGTTGTCCACGATAAGAACTGATCGTTATCTGAACTATCAGGAAGTCCTGCAATACGCACTGAGTCAACCGCGTCTGCTTCGTAAAGCGATTCGACTAATACTTTGCGCCTGCCCGCAGAAATCATTTGACCGTACGGTATACAGCCGCCACCGCCACCTCCAGGAGGGTTAGTTGGAGGGGTAGCTGCATTAGTTGCAGAAAACTTAAACGTACCTGTCAATGTCAGTGTTTTGTTGTTGTCACCTGTGTCTTTGATTGTCAGTATTACCTGACCTTCGCGGACTTCAGTTGTTCCTGGAGCAACATACACACGACAACGCAAGTTCATGTTTGTGGAACTATCGCCTGTTTGATATATGTAGACATTTGGCGCCATCGTAAGAAAATCACCTGTCCACTTATACTCAAAAGGACCTTTACCGCCACTAAAATTGTCGAGTGTGTACGCAGCAATGCCTTCGTAGAAATCACCACCGACATGGGACAGCGTTAATGCGCGACTAGGAATGCTGCCACGCATTTGCTCTATAATCTCTGGATTAGTAGGAAGACCTGTATCAACAGTAACAAGTTGCCCCCAGATATAGACAAGTGGATCAGTAGGTTCAGAATCGCTGAATACTACAGATGTTATAGGCGTAGGACCTGTAGGACCTGTAGGACCAATCAAGCAGCTATTACCTATCGCTCCTCGTGCACCGTCAGGTCCTGTCGGTCCTATTATACCCATCGGGCCTGTAGGACCTTCATCGCCTCCACAGCCTAGCGGGCCTACTGGTCCACGGGGGCCATCTTCAGCATCTAATCCTGGCTCACCCTGAATACCCATCACACCAGGAATACCAGCACAGCCTACTTTGCCCTTACGGCCATCAAAGCCTTTGTAGCCATCACGGCCTTTACGTCCAGGAAGACCTTTCTTGCCAACTTTACCTGTACCCAGATTGGACTGTGTTAAGAATCCTGTAGCTTCAAAAGTACCGTCGGGCGTAATGAATGTTAGAGCACCACGTACACTGTCCCAAGCAAACTCATAAGAACTTGACTTCGCTACAGGAGGTGCTTCGTAATCTATTAGCGCAGAAGAACCTGGTACGATAGCCTTTTGACCATCGTACCCTTGTTCAGCAGCTACGTTTTGTAAGTTAACGTAAGTGTCTGACATATATTTGCCTTTAGTTTACGGCAAAGGAACTACAATGCCTGTCAACTCTGCTACAAGTGCTATTGTGAACTGGCCAGCAACAACATTCGTTACTTTAGCTTTAGCTACAATATCAACTACGCCATCTGGGTAGTTTTCTTTAAGCAGAATAAGACTTGACCCTTTAGAACCGTTACCATATCCGTAAGAGTTTTCACCGCCACGCTGAGTAGCAATACCTGTCTCGCCTGTACCTGGAATACTACGACCGTAGTCAACTGTCGCTTCACTAGGACGCTTAACAGCCAGAATGAATTGCAATTCTTCATTGCCTGATGTCACAGTGTAACCTGGACCTAAACGGGCACTAAAGTCTGCATGGACGTTAATCATTATGTCTGTTTTGAATTCCACACGCTGCGTAATGACAACTTCGTTTGTGTCTTCGGCGCGTTGGCGTGAACTGATGCGTTGGTAGTTACCTTTATCAAGTCTGACCTTATCAGTCGAACTGATTTTGAAGTTAGGGAACGTACCTTCTATTAGCATGCCTGGACCTGGAACCAAGTCAATCGGCACAGCAGGCAGGAATATTGGGTCAGCATTCTGACGTATTACCTTGTACCCTGTTGGTGTAGGAATAATATCAGTTACCATTCCACGCAATCCAGTGTCGCTGCTTCCTTCTGCTCTTACGTTATGGAAAATCATTACTTCAAGTGGTCGTCCCGTAGCAAAATCTGTTCTTGCTACAAGCTTGTTGCCTACAATAGAATACTCTGACTTCATAACGTGTGCACCTGACTCACTCAAAAACACTAGGTCTTTTGACTGTGGTGCGATTGGCAGTGAAAGCACGTTACGCTTGGTAGTCGGATTGAACGTAGCCGTGATTACCTGTGTACTATAGCCTGGAATTGGACGCTGTATGAAAGCGTTGATTTCAATCTTCAAGCCTACACCAGGAGCTTCGCTGAATATTACTTTCCTGCGTACAACATCTACGGTATATGACGAATGCACTGTCATTATCCTGTCGATGAAGCACCAAGAATAGAATACGTTTTCAATATCAGCAGGCAAGTCGAATTCACGACGGGAACCATCACCAATATCTTCAAAGCTAACGCATTCCGTGTACATGCCCGAGTGAGGCTCTAACTGGAATAAACGCGCATCGATTTCTAACCCAGAAGGAACATTCTCTGCAAATTCCAGCATGTTGTCTTCGATGTTAGCGGACTGGCGGAACTGACGCACACCAGAAATACTGATATACCAGTAATGGCTATTCTTGCGATAGCTGTACAGGCGCATCTGAGTTTCATCTACACCTGCTGTCAGTGGATCTTCGCTGTACAGAAGGAATTTGTTTGTTTCTTCCATAACAACTTGCGTTATCGCACTGAACTTCAACTTACCTGGAGGATGATACAGGTTTCCTCTTGTGCGGGAAGCTGCTGCTCCACTCGGTACCCAACGTGGAACACCATCAAGCGGACCAGCTACAAGTACCCAGTCTTCATCTGTTCCTGCACGGCTAGGCAATCCTGAACCTGAGCCTTGCACTGTGTTTTGTTTCCAGATACTTACAGTGCTTGTTACATCAAGTTCCAAGAACGCCAAATCACGGGTCATTACTTCTTCGGCTGCTGTTATAACACAACGTCGTGTAGTACCTTCTCCAGGACCTGAAACAATTTGAACTACAACAATGTCATCTTCTACAAGACCATAATCAGTTATCAATGAATCGACTTTGAATATCGACGGGTCTGTTACTTCTGTTGGGTTACCCATAAACAACTTGGTAAATCCCAGGAAGCTCCAATGCTTACCTGCCAATCCACCGCGCACAGCAAGTCCTGCTGTTTCACTGTTTTGTTCATCTGGATTGACGACAATATCAAGCACAGCCACAGCATTGGTGATTGCTTCTGCTGGATTAGGTAAGGCATCGACGTTGCCTACACTCGGTACTGAACCGAATTCTGACAGTGTGACATCGATAACGTGTGCATTGCCTTGTGCTAAGTGCAACAAGAATTCTATTTGCGCCGCACGATTCTTCCGTTTAGTAACAGATTCACTGAAACGTACACGGCCTAACACAGTGCCGTCGTTCAGTCCAATAGTTGCTTCCGACAGTTCTATTGATGAATTGCCTCCTACTTCACGAGGTACAACTACAGTGAACCGAACTGTATTGCGGTTTAAAACTTCAATGTAGTGAATGCGTCCGCTGTGGTGTTCTGTACCTAGTAACGCATCTGGTGTCTGAGCCGGTTCTGAGCCTTGGTAATCACCAACAGCAAAGAAACGGGGGCGAATAACTGCGCCCCCTGCTTCGGCACTCAGCAACGCCTGTTCACCTTGTGGGGTAAGAATCAAACGATCTGGTGTCATTGTATTAACTTCCTATTTCTAATCGTGTCTACAAATTAGCGTTTGAACGCCACAGAGAATTCAGCCTGGCCGAATCCGCGCTTCACACTTTTGAAAATGATCCAAGTCTCTGTCATTCCGTCCAAGTAAGTACGGACAACATCTACTCCTGGTTCCAAGTTACCCCAATCAACATCTGGGTTAATACTAGGAACCGCAGCCATTCTCAACGGCACTAACACTTTCGGGCAAGCAAAGTACAGATAGTCTGTGCTGTTTGGTAACACAGTAAATTTACCTGTGTCAACGCTTGTTAAACGCTTGAACTTATTCTCTGACCAAATCAGGTTAAAGTAAGTTGTGTTGATTACATTAAATCCTGCTGTCCAATATATTGAGAAGCTGGATTGCAACAAGATACGGAACTTCTTCTCTTGCCTGAACCCACCTAATACATAAACACAACGAATATCAATGTAAGTGTCCTGCTCTACATAAGGCGTTGTTAAACGTCCTGTATTTCTTTCGATTGACAATCCTGTCATCTTAGTATCGAGCATCCAGATACATGCGGAGGTCACATCTATAGGAGTCGGATTGTTACGCAACTTCAACATAGCAACCAAGTTTATAACTGAGTTGTCTTTGTAGCCAGGACTGTTAGCATCGACCAGCAGATCCTCTGGAACAAATCCTGCCAGCAAGTTGAACACAAAGTCCCGCGTTATTTCACGTTGTCCTTCACGACCAATTGCTTTCAGTGTCATAGTTGTGTCTGTGTCAAGTCTAGGTATTTTGAATGAAAACCTGTCATTGACTTCAAGGCCTTTAGGACCATTTACTATTTCCCATGACAATACATCCGCAGCAATGGCTGTAGATCCGTCACGGCGAAGTACACGGACATTCGGATAGAAAACAGTATCATCCTGTGCAAAGTTAGGACCGATCAGTTCAATAATGTCCAGTGCCTTGGAGGCTGTTACTGTGATTACATAACGGGCTTCCACTGTTTCAGTGAACACTTCGGCTGATTCTTCTGTCTCACGGAATTCCTCAGTGTATGAAGCGACTAAGGTAACCTGCGAGTCATCTGATTGTGGTGCTATGTACAAACGACCCGTTGCTTCATCAAGAGACACACCATTACCAGTCGGCTCGGCACGCCACAGCACAAGTCCAGGCGGAGGACCTGCAACAGGGTTATCTGTACGTTCCAAATCAACAGACAATTGGTAGTACAAGGTGCCATCCAAGCTATCAAATGCCCACTGATTGGGTTCATCAAGTATCAAGCTCTTGAAGTCATAGCTGATTAAACCGCTAGGACCTGTTATCTTCATGTTCAGACCGCGCAGAATACTGTTGATCTTTTTCATGTAGATATTCAAGGTTTCTGTAAGTGTTGAAATACCGTCGTCATAGTTGGTGATTAATATCAGCCTAGCATCCACATTCATTTTGGGATATAGGTAACCATCACCATCAATATCTACTACGCTGGCAATAGGAAGAATCTCTTCCATGTCGATTTTGGAAAGCATATCAACAGATACGCGAGTTCCACTCCCATCACTAGACATAGGCAATATGTCTTCCTTGCCGTCAACTTCAACCAAGTAACGTATAAGTTCACGTTGCTGGTCAAAATCAACATCACGATAGAAATCAATTTCCCAGTCGCTTGACACAGGATATTCTTCACCTTCGTCATCGTAGTCCATGACCAACGCATAACTGTACATCATGCTTTCGTTAGCTTCTATTTCAACTGGACCTGATATGTAGTACGAATCAATGCGGTCGTGAGGTTGTAATGGTGCATTCACGACAGTCAGAGGCTGCGTTACTTCTTGGGCATAGAATTTGCCTACCAACTGGATAGTTTCGTCTTCGTCAATGTAACGAGTCTGAATCAGTGTTCTGTTGAGTAATACACCGTCATACTGCGCCATGAGTATGCCTAACTTGCTTGGCCAAGTTTGTCCTGTTACAGGACGGTTGCTTGGGTTAGCAAATATCGGTTCACCTTGTATCAGCTTTCTTACTTGGTCAACAGACAAGTTTTCATTGTCGATTGCCATCTGTTCGATTGTAGTGCGGTCAATACCAATCAATGCTTCCACAATACGATCAAGTGGGAACTGGCCGTTGTTGATATTGATAGGGAGATTATCAGTTTCACCCATCTGGTCGTAACCCATCCAAGTAGCATTTACTTCTTGGGTTTCGCCGTTGTCGTAGTACCCTATCGTTGGGAAGAAGTAACGGTTGCCTTCTGCAAGCTGTAGTGGTATAGTAGATTCGATACGTTCCACTTTTGGTATGCGTGGTATTGCAACAACAGGAACAACATACTGCTGCACGTTTCCATTCGTATACACTGCTTTGATATGTATTGCACCCTGCACCTTGTCTGGGCCTTCCGTGTACTTCAGCATAACCATCGGATGAGTCAGACCAGTCTCCGCATCGATGAATTGGAAATCAGGATTGTTCTCGATTTCTATCTGGCTAAAGGACTGGAATTGCAGCGCATTACCTACATTCGTAGCTGTTGCCAATATTTGAGTAAGAGCGTCATCACCGTACACTATTACCTGTGTAGGCAGCACTTCAGTTCTGCTGTCAGTTGACCAACGCGCAGTAAAGCGCATTTGAACACTCTGGCCTTCGTTGATTGTGTTTGCTACGTCTGTGAGAATACCAATCAAATCTCTGGAATTCTTTTGGATAGTGACAAACTTTTGTGCTGTTATTGTCTGGTAATCGGTGTACCGTTGTGTGCTTACACGGACAAGACCGACACTGTTGTCTGTAACAAGAGGCATCTGCGCCACACCAGTAGAATCGATATTCACGTTCAGCACATCTTGGTTATCGACATTTCCTCCTGTACTGTACCAATCGGCCTGATTGATAATACTACGCTGACCGTTGCTCCAGTTAGCGATAGCTATGAATCGGGCAACACGACCTTCTACAACAGCATCAGGTCCTTCGATGTTAATGCTCAACAAATCTATCTGTGGAAATTCCACATTCAAATAGTCTGTTTTCTTTATCGTTTCTTCCTTGTCCACATATATAAAATCGAGGACCAACTTATAGTCTTCACCGGCGGCTGTAGCAAGGAAAATGTTCTGATCGTTTACTTCGACCATGCCTACACGCGAAGATACCAAGAAGCCTTCGCTAACAACGCTGCCATCAGAAAACAATATGTCGGCGTACACTTTGTAGTAGTTGCCTTGATTGAAGTCTGTTACAGTAGTCTCTGTTGCAATATTACCGTACTGGTCAAATGTAACCAAAGTGTAGGCAGGCTGTATTTCTACAGGAATAGGACTTACCAAATTCTCGACTATCAGAATTTGCTTGTTAGCACTCAACTCAGCACCATCAAAAGCACGATACAGGACCTGCATCAATACATTCTGGTCTTGGATAACACGTTTAGCCCGGATAGTAGATGTGTCCAACTCCGCATACTGGTCGCTGTCCAGTGACCACACGATGTTTTCAGTGTCTTGAATAGTGAAAGTGTTGTTGCCTATCTTACCTAACAACTCATACTTCTCAGATGCACCTGGTTTAAGAACACTGGCACCTTTTATAACAAGTGAATCAGGCTTAATCGGAATACCGTACGCCAGCACAACTATGTTCTTGGATATTTCGGTACCCATAAACGTAGCTATTACTGTTGTTGATTGGCTGATGCCTGTTTGTGGGTCACGAAACATTGTAGTAGGCTTCGTCTGCGTCATTAATCCCGCCGTGTCCGACAGGGTGTTAGGAATCACAGTTGTTACTGTAGTGTCATCCCAAAACACCTTAACATAGACATTGTATTCCGTAGAAGCTGATACTACGTTTGGTACCATAAGCTCAACACGCTCTATCCCAGGAGTCTCCAGCCGAGCAAAGTCTTTTGGATAGAACATGGCTGACATACTGACATACAGGTATGTTTTGGAATACAGGCCAATGTAAATATCTTTGATTACTTCTTCTATTGGAGCAAACTTGTAGAACAGTTCCGATATTCTGTAATCAACAAGAGCCTCGACTATTTCTGGATCATCTGTGTCAGGATTTAATTCGCGTGACATCAATGCCATCAATTGGTTGCCAATAGCTACTTTCTGTGCTTCGTCCAGCTTGTCGTAATCCAGACGGCGACGCACGTACTCCAAATCACCCGCACCCAAGTTGATGCTCAGATCTTCTGCTAGGTTAGCTCCATCAACAACAAGGTTAACGTGCGATGTGCTGAACCAACTACCGCCGTCGATATTCAGTTTGCCTGGAACAGGACTGAAGTTCACATAGTCTTGAGAAAACAAGTTCTGCACTTGGAATCCGCGGTTCAACAGAAAGCTGATGAATTTTGGATATACAGGAGTGTTGTTAATCTCGCTGTACTTGGACAGTTGGTAGAAGCCTTTGCGAATATTACTTCCGTTTATCTCAAGGATATCACGGTGAATATCAAAGCCTATGTGCCGAATCATTTCATCTATAATTTCAGGATTAGTATTCCTGTCGATTGCCCGTAAGTTTTCCAACATACGGATGAACTGTTTGACGTTTTCTTCTGTGTAATCGTGGATGATGTCATAGAGTCTGACCCATGCAGGTTCTTCCTCACGCATCAACTCTACCAACATATCAGATAGGCGTTTAGATGTCATTCAATGCACCTTTTCTTTCTGTGTACTTGACTAACACTGTGACTTGGTTAGGCGCAATGTATTCAAGTTTTGACCTGGGTTCAATGGGTTGGATAGGCTCTAATACACGAACATAGTCCAAACCTTCGTAGCGTTTCTTATCAGCACCGAATGTAGCAAGGTCTTTCAAGTCGCTGATTTCTAACTTGCGTCCAAGCACACCACGGCGGCGCCTGAAGTAATCGGCTATTGCTTGCTCGGTACGGGCTTTCCATGTTTCCCGTGATTGGTCTTCGTTGATGTATACTTCCATGACAATGTTAGTCAGTATGCGCTCTGGGTTACATGGCAGTATCATTACATGCTTGTTTTTAATCTTTTCTGCCCATGCCAAGAACTTCGTCCATTGTCCTGATTGAGGGTTAGGATTAGTGCCTCCCCAACTGCTTGTGCTTTTCGGCAGCACACATACACGCACTACGTTCATGTAGGTCAAATCATCAGGGGCTATGTCACGCTGGCCTTGAATAACAACGTCAGCCACATCCGGGTACATGCCTATATTACCCAACCATGAATCATGTCGATCAAGATTGCGTTTTGATTGGAACACATAAGGTGCGTACATTTTAAGTACGTCTGTATCCATCGGCTCACTTCCACCAACAGAAGCTTCGTCAGTGATACCACCTATAGTAGTATCGTTCTCATAGCGTACCCGCACACCGCTGGTTCCGATATTGCCAGATTCACCAGAAGTAAGAACATATCGTACTACAATACGATCACTGCTATTTAAACGCACACCAAATTGGCCGTTACCGAACATCAAGCTCACATCACCTTCAGCGGTTGTGTTTGGAATGTACATGGGTTCATCGGCATCAACATCGAATATGCTGTCGTAAGGAACAAAAGCTTGTCGAGTACCACTTACAGGATTCTCGCTGTATACAAACATATCGTCCATTGATACAACGTGTCCCGGTACACCAAGTACAATCTCAGGGAAGTCCAAATCCACATTGCCCAAGTTGAATGTTTTGAGTTGTATGGTACCTTGTCCCATGATTACTTTACGTGATTCACTTGGACGCAACATAACGCTTTCACGGTTGTAGAAAGGCAAACCGTTTATAGTAAATGCACTGAACTCGGGAATAGATTTGTTCACAGTGCTGTTGTTGCGTAATGTGACTGTTACCGTGCTGCCTGTCTTACGATTCAGTGTTTGTCCTAAATCACGGGCGTTTGCAAGTACGCTGCTTGCACGGCGCGCTCTACGCATAAATGCTTCACGGAAAGCAAAGTTGATATATGCTTGGTTGACTTCAGTGCTACCTGCTAAGGCATCTGCAATAAAGATAGCCAGGCGGCTTTTGCTTTTATCAGACCATACATAATCGGAGGCAAAGCGTGTAAGGATAGCCTGAACGTGTTCCTCAAATGACGCTGCGTTTATAATTGGGTTCATGTTGTTATCCTAATTTCTGTAATCCGAATGAAACTTTCTTGCCTGTTACTTCCAAACGTGGAATATCTACTTTGAGTTCACACACGTAGGTGCTAGTGCCGTAGTCCATTCCAATATCAATAGTGTCGATGTACACACCAAGGTCACCACTTGCTGTACGGTCGGCTGCCGTTTGTATAACAGTTAAGATTTCGTCCCGTGTTATTGTGTCGAATGGCTCAAACAACAAGTCCATTAACCTACGCACTCCCCACTCAGGTCTCCACCAGCGGCTGCCTCTTGGAGTAGATAGTAGCAACAAGAATTGTTGTACTTCTGCTTCGCCGTCATAAACAAACTCGTCACCTTTCTTGCCAATATCAATATTGACATCACGGAATACATACGTTCCTTTATTCGTAGTTTCTTCCATTGACTCACGGGCAGCGACCTGTTGTTCATGCGTTTTAATAGTTCTGAACATTACCCTGCTCCTACGTTGCTTGAACCACCCATCGAAGTATCTCCACAGGTAGTTTTATCTCCCATACGTGTGACGCCACGTTTATTAACAAAAACTTTGGAAGAACCTGTTGCTGTAGGAACGTGACAGCTTCCATTACAGCAGTGTAGCTTGTATTTATCTCCAGTACGCACAGCAGGAAGACCGTTAACAAACACATTGTTACTGCCTTGAATTGCTGGTACAGGAGGAAAGCAAGGACTGTGTCCCATCGTCATGTCAGGTCCTTTACGGATGACTGGTTTACCCATGATCTTAGCCTCGGTTTTCTGTAAATATAAACTAAATTAGCAACTAGGAGGTATTTACAGATGGCTAAGGTGCTGGCTAAGATAATCAAGGTAACTAAAATCCCCTGCTTCCCAATGTCCTGGAGTCGAATATGGTAGAAGTTCATGCGTACACCGACGGTTCATGTATCAACAATCCGGGACCAGGCGGCATAGGCATCCACATGAGGAAGCCCGCTACAAAAAAGAAGAAGAAAATCAGCCTACCGTTCGGTTATACGACAAACAATGAAATGGAATTGATGGCTATATTGATCGCACTTATATCATTAAAGCCTGGAAAGTTTGTTACAGTGTTCTCCGACAGTGAATATTCTATAAATTGTCTGTGTTTGTGGCACCACGGTTGGGCAGCAAACGGTTGGCGTAAACCAGAACACAACAAAAAGCTGATACAAACCATAGTCAAGTGCTTTTACTTTCATCGTGTAGAGTTTGTTAAAGTCAAAGCTCACTCAGGAATCAAGTACAACGAGAGTGCAGATGCTTTGGCTAGACAGGGCAGCGCTATCGCCCAAAAGAAGCGAAACAGTCCTGATTGTTTTACGTTAGAGCAGTGCCTACAGCAAGCTGAATTGTACTTTAAGAAATATGCAGGCTTCAAAGCACCAAACATAATAACAGCATAACACTAATTTAATCTAGTACAATTAACCAGTACGACCAGGAGAATTATTATGTCTGGAATTAACTTCCAACCAACTTTCATCGTACAATTGGGTGCGAATTCAAGCCAACACCGTGTTGTAGTAAGCGCACCAAGCAAAGGCGCTCCATTTACTATAGCTGCAGGTGACGGTACTACTAACGGCCGTGTATTTGCTCCACAAGTAGGCGAAGATCAGTGGGACGCAGAACGTGTCGCATTGTTAGAAGCTCACCTTAATGCAGCGCTGCCTGGAATCCTGAACAATGTGGATTTATCTAAAGCTGGTGCGGCCGACCACGTAAACCTTATGCTGCGTGGTGTAGCTCAGTCTTACATGGAAACAACCTTGTTTGACGACAGTGTTGATGATTTGCAGCAAATTGGCGATACTGCTATGACTGAAATCGCTAAGCTGTCCAAGCAAAACAATCCTCCTAAGCGTGGACCAGGTTATCCAATTGACCCAGTGGATCCAGAAGAGCCTATCTTTGAAGAAGGTGAGTTGGCTGTCACTATTATGTCTGCACTGTCTGCCCAGTTCTTGCAGGCTAACGGTACGTTGTTTGTGGGCTCTGGTATCCCAGGCAGCAAGTATAATATTGTCAGCAACGACTTGTTAGAAATCGGCATGACTGCACACCGTCGTGGACAGTGGGACACAGGCCGTACATGGGACGAAGATGAAATCAACCTGGATTTAGCTACTACTGTTCCTGCTGATCGCTGGAACGTAAGCTGGTCAATCGGTTTGAAAAATCCTGAAGTTGAACTTATTACTGACCTGTTCGACATCGAATTTATCATGGGCCTGCGTAACGACGGTACTCTGGCTGAAGGCGAATCAATTGTTTATCAACTGGAATACAATCCAGAAAACACTGCGCCGAATAGCCCATACGTGTTTACTGAAACAACAGGTATTATCAACAGTATCGTAGATAGCCGTGGTGATGCGGAACTGCGCTGTGTGCAGAACAGTAGCTCCCTGCACTGGGTTAAATCTTCGTTGATTCCTCCTCTGGCTGCCGACGCTCCTGTTGAAGGTATCTATGCTGCTCAAATCCGCGCTACCAACAAGCAGACTGGTACCGTGCTGATCAACACCTTGACTGTATCTGCTATGGTGTAACACAGGAGTCCTGGCATGAGAATTTTTGTTAGCTTGAGTGCTGAACAGTTTTCTGTTACATTGCGTGAAGACGCAGGTATGTCAACAGCACAAATCCGTGAAAAGATTGATGCTATAAACAAGGAAACTAAATCGAATGCCAGGATAACTTCTATGGCAAAGTCAATTGCCAGTGTTCCCAAGCAGTTTACTATAACAGGCACTAAACGCGATGTAGTGTTTGTTGCCGCTGGCTGGTACGATACCGATCCAGATGAACATCAGTTGAGCCAAGACTGGAATCTGGATTTCCTTAAAAGTTAAGGAGCGCACTATGCGTATTTTTGTTAGTTTGAGTAAGGCGGACGTGGCGCTCAAACCTGTTACGGGTCCAGGTCTTCCTTATGCAGATTTCGAGGATAGATTACTATACGGAGATCCTAAGGATAGCGCTAAATACTTATCTAAATACTTTTCTCTGCCTGTTCAAGGCGCGGATCAGTTTGATGACGGTAACTCTTTTGCTGGTTGCTGGCTTGAAATTTTAAGTGAAGGTAAGATAAGAACTTTTGCTTTGGTTGTCAAAGACGCAAGCATATCAGAAACAGTTAAGTTTTCAGGAGCCAAGAACGTAATCTTATTTGAAGTTGAAGATAAGAAACAGTTGTACTTAGGTAAACCTGTTGTCATAGGTAAAGCTTATACTGCCAATCGTGTAGATCCACTGATGTATACACTTAAAAATTTTGTGTGAACCACTTTACTGCAAAAACCCACCTCAGCAATGTCGTGGGTTTTTTTTTGGTCTCCAAACAGCTTAAAACACATGATACTGTAAATCAAGTGTAGGAGGAACATTATGATTCAACATGCAAATTTACGTGATATTTTACAACTGCCCTCAGGTCCACTAAAAGAACTGTTTATCAGTCCACATGATAAATTCCGCACAATGAATTGCCGTACTGTGGAATGCAGTTTTGAGTATCTGCCACTAACACCGTACACTCAGGCATTTGCTGAATCCATCTGCGCTTACCTAAACAAGAAATTTGTTGATGGACGTATTCATAAATTCGATGCCGATGATTTCTGTGCTGTCCACGAAGATACAGCCTATCCTTACTCCCACACGATCATAGTGTGCTTGGACAAAGACGAAGATGACAGGCTTGTGATCAACGACACTATTGTCCGGGAATACGAAGGCTCAGTTTACGTGATGCCTCCGTTGACTAGCCACGGTATAGCTAAAGGCAAAAGTTCGCGCATTTCATTCATTATCTGGGCTAACCAGTAACTGTAAATAATACTTGTTAACAACGGAGATTTATTATGCAACCTAATACTACTGGCGTTCCACAAATAGGCAACGTACTGTTCGCACACAACTTCTACCAACACATCCAAGTACGTACCTGTGTGCGTTTGGTAATGCTGGATTACGAAAATGACCGTGTTGAAATATCAGCACTGTATCATCGTGAACCTGAGTATCCACCACAGGCATACATTGAGATCGCTGTTGGTGTGGACAGCTCTGGCCCTATGCTCGTACACAACGAATTCTTTTTGACTAAACTGGAAGAATCTGGTGCAGTTAAAATGCCCGCTGACTTCAATATCGACACTATGATTCCTTATATCAAGAGTCGCATTGAAAACTTTGACAACAATCCAGACCATTCAGATTTGCTAGAGCTGGATTATGACGATTTGGAACGTGACATCAACAATCACATTGCTAATGAAATTCCAGCGTTGCGTGAAGTAACTGAGCGTCTGGTAGACCTGTGTATTAAGTCATACCGTGCACAGATGGATTGTATGCAGGCCGATGGTCTGGTAGTGTAGGAGAATACAATGAATTTTCAACAATCGAATCCTATTATCATCGGCGGCGATACTGAATTCAATGAAGTAAACTGGCTCGATAACAGCTATATCATGGCAGCCGACCGTATTATGGTGGAAGGCGTTCGTAGTGGTAATCGCACAGGCGTAAACACTTACAAAGTATTCGGCCACTTTATCAATACTAACTTGATGGAAGGCTACCCTCTGCTTACAACAAAGCAAGTATTCACCCGTCCTATGTTCCATGAACTGATTTGGATGTTGAACGGTGAAACAAATATTCAATACTTGCTGGACAATGATGTACATATTTGGGACGGCTGGGCTAACACTAACGGTGACTTAGGTCCTGTATACGGTGAACAGTGGCGTAATCGTGAAGACACTCAGATCCTGATGCGTAACGACCCGTACTACGAACAACGCCTGTCGTACTATGAAAGCAACGGCTACACAAACGTAGCTACCAACCCAACGCTGGATGTGTACAGCCGTCGCATTGACCAAATTCAGGTAGCATTGGATCGTTTAAAAACAAACCCAGACTGCCGCCGCATTATCGTAGATGCGTGGAATCCTGGTCTGCTGCCTACAGACGAGCATCCAACAAAACAAGCTGAACAGGGCCGTCAAGCATTACCTGCATGTCATGCGTTCTTCCAATTCGGCTCCAGTGAACATCATCGTAACGATATTACTATCGATGACTTAGGCATACTGAACATCTATCGTGTAGGCAACAAAGTCTATATGAGCGGTGTTGAAATTGATGTCCAGTTGTCTGATGTTGAGCAAATGGATGAAGTAGGTCTGTTGCAGCTTATCCGCCGCTACAAAGATAGCCGTGTTCCATTTAAGCGTATGTTAGATACTCACCTGCACTTGCGTAGTAGTGATGTGTTCTTGGGTCTGCCGTTTAATATCAGTTCCTACGCTGCTTTGTCTGGTTTGTTCTGTGCTGTTCTTGGTATGATACCCCGCGGTCTGACACTCAGCTTTGGTGACATGCACATTTATAGCAACCACGTTGAGCCTTTGCAGAAGCAAGCGAATAACTTGGAAAACACTAAGTACCCACCAAAGCTTGTAACTATTGGTGTTGGTCCTGAGCAAAACGCCGATTTGAAGAACCTCAGCATTGATTGTTTCCGTGTGTTGCAATACAGTCACTGTGGTAAAATCACAGCCGACGTGGCCGTGTAAGGTACAACTATGGAACAGTTAAAAACATCATTTGATTTTGTTGAAGATGACCAAAGGCCTGTAACACAGGTTGTAGCTGATTGGACAGACTTAATTGCAAAGTCCGTTAAAGAAGACCTTGTTGTGCTGCATGAAGGTCAGTGGTTCGACCCAAATATCATGGCAACTGCCGATGAATACACTATGCACATCCTGGTACTTACAGGCAAGCTGTGGCCAACGCACGTAATTGTCAACCATGTGTCTGTTAAAGCAGATTCAGACGAAGACAGTGCTTGGAAAGACACGGCACCTGCTCCTGTACTCCACAATGAGCTTAGCTGGTTACGTGGTATTTTGCCTACGCTGCGTGGTAACGTCAAGTCCCGTGTCCGTTGTAGTTTACGTGCGTTAGAACTTGCGTTACCTCACATCAATAAAGGCAACTACATTCTGCAACGTGAATTCTTTGCCGAGGTAGGTCGCCTTACTCGTTTGGTTATCAATTGGAAGAATAAACAGGGTAATTACAACGATGTACTGAAACAGCGTTTCCTATATCTCGATGCAGCTATGCAGAAGTTAACTGGTAAATCGGCTGACCGTATGCGTATGTCCTTGTACTATGCCCACGACCAGAAGCACAAAGCTGTTGTTGGTCGCGCAGTAAAAGCTTGGATTGAAGGTGGCCTCAATCAACCACTTTGGTTTCCTCCTGCAGGAACTGATAAAGGTAAGTTGAACAGTGACGGAACCATCGACGTATCGTTCAGATTCAATCCTGATTATGGAAAAATAACAGATGTCGAAACAGATGCTGGTTCAAGCTAAATCTAAGGCCTTTCTCCACAGAGTGGTCAAAAGCAAGTTTATTGAAGTTGCCGATAAAGCAGCAGAGGATATTCTTACACGGCGCGCTTATGCCTATATTATATCCTATTCACCGAAGCTTGAACCAACAAGTGGTTACATGACGTTAGTTCACATTCTATCTGTCATACGTCCAGGTAACATTCCAAAACCAGGAACTTTACCTACAGGTGAATACAGTTTCGTATTAGATTCAGTTGTAGTGTCCTTGAACGAGGCTGGCAAGGCTCGTATGGCCAAGTTTGGCATTGTTTCATTCAAGGACGAAGACTACGACCTAGAAGATTTTGTCGAAGCCGTATCTTTGACAGGCAACTTGGAAAACATTGATGATAAGTCTGACGAACAAAGCTCAGCTTAAATTGATGAAGAAGAGGTCGTATGCTTCGGTTGAAGAAATCTCTGACTTAACTGGACAGACACTGACAACCGAAGCCTACTGCGACGATGTCCCTGATTTGGATGCTACCGTTCTAGTGTGTCCAAAGGGGGATCGTCTGCGCCCACGTTACTTCGGAATCTTTTCAGCTAGAAAGAACATTAAAGGTGACTACGTTATTTCTGTTGAGCAGGCCCTTAGTCGGATGAATGCCGATAGCTTCAATTTGATATTTGCCAAGCCGGCAATACAATCAAGCGAACGCGACAGGCTCCTAACTCTATATGAGAAACAATTAAGGGCGCATGAAAAACATGCCAATGGGAAAGGACTTGGAGTACCTATACCAAAAGCCAGCCCAGAAGAAATAATGAAAGCAATGGAAGAACTTGAAGAACGTCCTGACGCTAACTATGGCAGATGTACAATCATTTCTCCTAACATGCTACAGCAGCCAGACAAACTGCGTCTGCTGTTTGAGACAATAAAATTGCCTTTTAATTGGGGCCGTTCCTATTTTATGACGCCCTCAATTTACCGTGAGTTTTTGTGTAAGAACATCAAGTGGATATTAGAGACTATGGATATTTCCATACGTCATTACGATGGCCGTCCTTGTGTACGCATAAAGAAAATGCACAGCAAGATATTCGCAGGTTATATTCATTCGATGTGCGAGAATAACCGAAAGCAAGTAGTCTTGTCTGGTAAAGAAATATGCCAAGTCATATCAAATACCTGGGGCATCGATTGCAGGCTTCCTGAAATTGAATCTCTTTGGTCAGTGTCTGTGATCAAACGAACAAAGAAAAAGAAGGATTGAACTATGATGTCTCCAAACATAGATGAAGAATATTACTCGTTGAACGATGATGTTAAACAGCGCGTTATCAAACGTCTGCAGGTCGTTGCAGGTAAAACATTGGACGTTGTTATTTCTGAAGACAATGTTGAAATTCTGGCTTCACTGATATTCCAGCAGACGCATCCTATCCGCATGTTAGGTGCTTTGTCCGCTTTAGGCTGTGGTGATTTACAATCACTGGCTGTGTCAGGTTTCTTTGATTTACGTGACGCTACTCTGGAAAAGTTACGCGCGAATTTAGGTAAACGTGTTTCGTTCTCTCCTATCGAAGAAATACGTGGTGTGCCACGCTCATACATTACTTTCCATGACGTGGAACATACTGTAACGCTGACGCGGTTCGCATTTGGTAACTGTCCGTGGTGGGATCCTGACACAATTGTCATGGCGCACGACGGTCTTTTGTTGTGGGTATCGTCAGAAGACTTAGCTGCCGATAAAGAAAACCACAAAGGCATCGACTATACAATCGTCGGTGACGTTCACCACATCCGTGGAACAAAAATGCTGTACGATCAGCAGAACAAACTAACTGTGAATCCAGTCACGCTGAATGCGTATGGTGTATTCAATGTTCGTGGAGATACCGAATGAATATTATGGAACATGCCCTGCTTGCAACAGTAGTCCTTTACATTGTGTTGGCTCTGGCACTGTTTGGTTTCGTTACACTGTACTTCCTTTTCTACTACAGAAAAGCACTGTATCACATTCTCGCCAGTTACCAGTATTTCAGTAGTCCTGAGCATTCGCGTGGTTACACAGGTAACACTGAATTCAAAATGTCTTACAGGACACTGTACGCTCTGTATAAAGCCTTTTCCCAGTTAGCTGATGAAGGCTTGCCGTGGACAATGTGTCCTAAGTGCAGCACTAAAACGCATGAAATGAAAGAACCGTTTAACATGCGTGAACATCCGAGTAAGCAATCTAGCCTGTACATCAAAACATGCGGGTCATGTAAACACGAATCTACTTGGACATTTGGACCAGGTATTTGGATTCATGTACCAGATGTGTGGCATGACAAAGAGGAAAGCAAAAATGAAAACTAAAATCCTGATAGTCGATCCCTTCCGTGACTACGAATTCCCATTTGTTAACACGGACACACTATTGTTGATTCAAAACAAGCGCCCTGTTAAGCTAATGTCCAGCGGCTTCTTTGGAACTGTGATTATCAACGACATGGCTCTACGCGAACTATGTCCTCAGATGGTTCAGTTTTTAATTGATTGTTGTACGCATACAATCAACAATTGTGCCTATGCTGGCGATGTTGACTTCCAGATTTTCTTAGCTGGTAAGCTGGAGTACCAATCTAAGTTCTCGCTGCTGGAAGAAAAGCTACGTGAGTTGATTAAACCAGAGAACCATCAGGAGTAGCTATGCACACTATACAACCTACAACAACATTATTAGATATAGCTGTTCCAGTTTATTCATTACGTGGACTACAGCAAGTTGACTTTGGTATGGTAGGAGCCTATTTGGATTCTATCACTCGTGGTGATATAACGGCAGCACTGGTAATCTTTGCCTCAAAATACCCAACTGATACAAATCCAGAAGAACCAATCTACGTTCCTTTAGTATCAGTTTATGATGTGGCAACAGACACGTTGAACTATACACGTTTGCCTGAGTCCGTTGACTCTATGCCAATACCTGCGGCAACTCCTGACTCAAGTAACACGCACATAAAGGTTCCTGGGATTCCTGGCGTGTTTCGTAAAGATGTTCTTACTACCAAACGCTTTAACCATCGCCACAATATGTTCAGGCGTTCTACAAAAGGTATTTTGAACTTCCAAAACAAACACTTTACCTCTATGTACAGTCGGACCGATTTAGAAAATCTCCGCAGTATGGACGCATTGCCTAGCTGGGCTACGCATGTTTATACACCTGGCTCACAGGATGCACGTATTGGGTCTCCTTATGACCGCATCTATCGCTTGGCGACATACAGGTTTGTCGGTGAAACTCAGGAAACTGGTGAGAATAAGCTGGTGTATTTCCAACAAGAGCCAGTACCATCGTTCTATACGGCCAATGCACAAGCCGCTGAAATACTGAAAACACGGTCTGCTAAAGTAATGACTATTGTTCCGCAGGACAGCAAGATAATCTGGACGTTGGACTCTTTCTTTAATCCATTGAGTTGCCTATGAAACGACTGGTAAAGATGCTACTACACTGTCCTGATGTTCTCCCTATGACATTGCTTGGTCCTACTTCATGTCTGTCAGAAATACATGCGCTGTGCGGAAAGACACATAACGAACACGGACTACATCAGGTACCTGATATTTTCAGCGCAGCGAACTTCAATGTTGAACTTTACCGCAACTCGTTTGGTATAAAGTGGGACGCAGAAGGTAAACCTTTCAACGAAGTTAAGTGTGTTATCGAAATAGGCGATGCCAACGTAGCCGATCCTAGTGATTACAGCTACGTGCATATTAATGAAAGGACCACTGTAGAAAACAAGCACCTACTCAGGTATGTCAATCATGGATCAAACACATCCAGAATTCCTGGAATTGGTTTCTTCAGCCCTTACTATTGTTATTTAGGTACTTCAATAGGATGAATTTGTCAAAACTAACCAAAGCAATCCGCTTTGAAACCCAGGCGGATAAGTTACTGAAAACTTGGGACAGACGTTATGAAGAAGGCTGCACTTACGCATATCAGCGGGTATGTGAGGCTGGACCTGACATGACCCAAGTAAATCAAGTCATACAAGAGTTGGAGCTGAATATTGCTCTGTCTGACTTAGGTGGCCAGAAGACAAGTGCTTTCGATGAAGGCGTGTTGGCTTATATTCGTAGTTATCGTTTAGCGAGGTAAGTATGTCAGGTAAAGATGATTTAGATTTAGATAGCTTCGACGAACTGGAAGTTCCAGACGTTGATATTGAAAACAATCAGCCTGCGGAAGACGAAGGTTGTGAAGGCGGCGCTTGTAAAATCTAAGGAGATTTCATGGCAAATTTCAACAAACAGGCAGCAACTGTTGTCAGTGGCTTCCCTGGAATCGGCAAATCACACTTCTTTAATCGCCAACAAGAATTAGGTCTGAAGGTGATGGACAGCGACAGTTCAAAATTCCCAAAAGACAACTTTCCACAGAACTACATGCAACACATTGGTGAGGCTATGTATCAGTGCGACTACTTGTTGGTAAGTTCACATGATGCGGTACGCCGTGCTTTGGTAGATGCGGGTATAGTTTATACATTGGTCTATCCGCATATTTCACTGAAAGATGAATATATGCGTCGGTATAAGGAGCGCGGTTCTCCTCAGCCGTTCTTAGATCTAATGGAAAAGAACTGGGACAGTTTTGTTACTGGTTGTATTAACCAAACAGGCTGCAAGCATGTTGTGCTTCAAGCTGGCCAATATATGTCTGACGTAATAGGGTAGGCTTATGCTCAGTGAACTGTTAAAATACCTACAGCAAAACACATCGTTGGCCATGCTGCCTGCGTGGTCTGAAGATCTTATGTATATGTCTAGTGAAGATTCTGATCACTTGCAGCGTACAGCAACCAGTGCTATGATGGAAACGTATAAGCTTTTGACTAATGCACTTCCACGTGTGTTCAGCAAAAGTATTGCATTATCTCAGGCACCAAACGAAAACACCCGTGTCACGTTTGACGTACTGAACGGTTGTGTTGAAGACTACACGGACATGATAAAGACTACATTTATCGCTCGTGGTCAACCGATAGTTGATTACATGGTTGCATCTATCCGCAATCAGGTTACAGATTTTGAAATGACTGTCAACTGTTTTATTTTAACTTATACAACTGTTGGTCCATTACTTAATCTAATCCGTACAGGACAATCTATTGAACTTGCCTTGTCTGTTTTAGAGTGTTTACCTTCGCACGATAATGAAAATGGACCAATATACTGTCCTGTACTGCCTCCAGGGCCAATAGAACTCTATGACTTAGTTGCTACAAGGCGTGGTTTTACTGTAGGCCAACGGGTTACAGAAATTGTTTCAAGGTACGATTGCTTGGTAGCGCAATCAGGCAACAAAGAAATGTCACTTTACTGGGAAGCTTTGAAAAACTTACCAGGCAACAAAAAAGTTCTGGGGTCATTAGGCTATGAAAACAACTGCAGGTGAGTTGCGTAAACGCGGCTTCAATATTCCAGACAATATACCTGACTGCGCTACTACAGAACTCAACGGATACGGAGTTGGTACTGTGTCAGCAGGCCATGACAATTCCCTTCAGGTAGACTTGCTTGCCAACTTGGGTCCTTTCGAGTGGGTATCGGCTACTGTTGTTGCTAAAGGTCCAGACAAGATAACGCTTGACAAAACTCTATGGCCAGCTCCTCTGACTTTAGATCATGTCCAGCAGCGCACTCCAACAGAATGCCTGTCTGCCTGTATCGCTATGATAACGCGCATACCTATTGACCGCGTAGTTGCGGACTTCCATGAGCGTTATAGGCGAGACTGGACTGTAAATGTATCTACATACTTCAACGAAATTGGTTTGAAGCATACGGTGCGTTCTGCTGTCGACCGTGTCATTGAAGAAGGCTTTGTGTATACAGCCCGTGTGTCTTCGCTGAATAATATCGGCGGCGGCCATGCTGTTGTAATACATAATTGCCCGGATGCTGGTTTCACTGTTTACGACCCAAACAAAGGTCGTCCTGATACCCGCTATTATGAGTTTGTTAAAACAGACGATCCACTGTCTGAAACATTAACGTCCTACATTACTACAACCCAAATAGCTGAGCAGGATTTGCGTGTGTTCTGGGCAGCACAACAGGAGAAAATAGAATGAGTCATTCTGGTCGTATCGAAAATGCGTTGACTAAGCTTAATGCGCTTGGTTGGACGTGTGAAGTCCACAACTTCAAAATTCCACAGTTCAGTATGCACGTTGACTATGATAACAAGCGTCTGGCAATCAACTGTCCGAAAGCATATCATACAGCGCAGATGCTGGACCACGTACACGATATTACTACTGTTGAAACTGAATCTTTAAGTGGTCAGAAGTGTGTTGTTCGTGGCGCTTATGTTTATAGCTTTGTTGGTCTGGAAGTCTTTGAATACACTTCTCCAAACTCAGGCGACCATAAAGCATTTGCTAATCTGGTTCTTACTGGAATGCCACGCAGCATGTACACAGGTGAGTTTTTTCCTGAATCAGAAGACCGTGCTGTAATGCACATTGAAGTCGAAGGCGATGTCAATATCCAGACTCTGGACGCTGTCGTAGCTGCCGTACAGAACGCAACAGGTTATGTTCGTGAGAAGCCAACTATTCCAGGTCGCTACAATGTTCGCCACATTGCTAAAGAAGGTCAACCTGAGTTTATCGGTGAAGAAGTTAACGTCTGGTTAGTTGAAGGCGTCCCTTACGTTGACTTAGACCCAGACGGTAGCTGTCCAGTGTCCAGCGTACACGACGGTTTAGAATGGCAATTGATTGAAAAAGCAGACAGCCCTGTTGCTGAAGACGTTCAGGTATCTGTTTGTGTTCGCCGTTCAGACAGCACAATCGTTACAGCCGACGATGCTCCTGGTAATGGTGGTGCACACCACGAATACAGTATCTCGACAGTACACGATCCTGAACTCAACTCCTCGTTTAAGATTGCAGTTTTGCGATTCCAGAATGGCGGAGTAGCAGAAGTCGGTGTTAACGGTATTCAGATTGAAGACCTGTTAGCTATGAGCGCACATCGTCTGGAGTGTTTCCAAGCAGGTCCGTTTGCCTGTATTCAAAATCAATCAGCGCTGGAAAGCATTAAACATGCACTTGCTACATTAGACGCACGTACTGCTGACCGCAAGGCTCGTAATGTAGAAGGCAAACAAGTAGTCTAACCGTAAGAGGGAGCAATTTGCTCCCTCTTTTCGTTTCTATGGTTCAGAGTCATTATCTCTGTTATCCGTAGCAAAAACAGGACACTATAAAACCGACTGTTTTGAGCTATAGTTATCTCTGTTATCCGTTGCATAAATAGGCTATTGACACCCACCCATATACTCTGCTATAATAAGCCCATACGTTGAACAGGAGAAAGCATATTATGCTGCCTATACAGATAGCTACTGCAATCGTGATAAACAACAACGTACACCGCGCAATATCAGGCGTTAACAGAACACGTTTGGGTATTGGAGCTGGTGGCTTTGTTGAACACCGAATCGTTCTTACTCCGCTCGGTCAGAAGTGCATGGACTTAGTGAAGCAGGACAGAGAGGCAATGCGTTCGGTTATTTACCAACAGCGTGTTGCTGAATTGAAAGCGCGTGGTATTACAAGACCGGGCGATATTATGAAATATACATACGATATGTTTGGAGGAAAAGTAAGATGGTAAACTCAAAAGATCTGAAAGCTGGTTCATTAATCGAAGCACAGTTCAACGACGGTCCGAATCGTTCAGGTATCGTAACTGAACTCATACACCAGAAAGGAGCAAAAACTGAAGGTGAACTGTTCGGACTACGCGCCTTGTTTTATATGGAGGAGTTTAAAGCACACTGGAATATTTCTATTGAAACTTCTCAGGTAGTGTTTGTTGCTCCTACGCAGCCGGATTTACCTGCGTTACTTGACGAAGCCAAACAAGCTGTAATGCGCTGGACATGCACTATCGACGGCGAAGAATCTGTGCCACTGAGCTTTGCTTCTATGACAATGCCAGAAGACGGCTTCAACCTAAGCAAAGAAGAAGCGGACAAACTAAAGTCGATGCAAGTCGGCGATAGTTTCGTTGCTGGTGATGAAGGTCAAGCACTGATTAAACGTGTAGCCTGAGTTTGATATTAGTAGGCATTCCACAGAGTGCCTGCACTATATGATTCTCAACACAAGGAAAACATTATGTTCGATAACCAAAGCAAAGAAGTAAAATCAATCGCTACACGTTTGGCAAAAATCACCAAGCCTCAAATGGCACTTGAACGTATGGCTCAGATTCTAAAAAGCAAAGGCATTAATGGTTATCCGCGTATAGGCCATTATGTACCAGACATCGGATTTATGATTCCATCCACTGTTCCTGGTTCTGAGTACATAACTGTACCTCTTGTGCCGAAAGTACACGAACACATCAAAGGCCTTATGGAGAATCACAAAGGCTTCATTGTGTTGCGCCACAGACCCTTTTCTCTATTAGCTGGGGTTGCTTACCGTTCATCTGATGCGGTCATTGATGAACATGGTGTAGTACATACAGATAAACTTACATTCAACTGTGAGCGAGTAATGACACTCAGCTTAAACTTAGGCCCACGTTCTTCAAACGGAGATTTATAATGTCAGATGCACCAGCAAAATTTTTACCTGTTAAAGGTCGCGTATACACAACTAGCCAGATCGACAATGCGTTGGATCTACGAGACAGTCCTCATTTAGGTTTCTACAACATCGACAAGGTAAAGGATGTTGTTCAGGATAGTCATTTGGCTGTCAATCTCAGCACTCTGCCTGGCTGGAAGGACCTGCGCTGGATATTTATTCGTGAAACACACGAATGGATTCCAATCTTCCAGATCGTGGAAGAAGATGAACCGAAGCTGTTAAAGCTGCTTCGGGAAAGCGATACTGAAGGTGAAGACGAAGAAGCCGTGTACTACCCACACATACCAGAGGGATTTGATGAAAAGGGCAGACCAGTTAAACCTGTGCATGTTCCTAAGACGTACACGTTGTACGATAAAGAACGGCATGTAGACACCGAAGAATCTCGTGGTCCGTTCAACTTACTGTCTCTGATTCACACCACTGATTGGTCTGACGAGGAGTTTGACAAAATCACCGATTTGACTGTTGGTCAAGTCGTTGAATTTGCCGAAGGTCGTCTGGTAGTAACTCGCGTGAGTTAAGATTACTAATGGGCATTGTGTTCAGTGTCCATTGTTAATACTCAAACAAAGGTAACAGGATATGCTACAACATTTTATAGTCTGCTTGATAGCAGGCTTCTTTATGTCGTTCTCGCGTTGGTTCAAACACAAAGATGCACCAGTTGACCCAAATGTACCAAAACACAGGCGGCCCCGACTAGAGGTAGTCAACTTTGAGAAGATAACACTCAAGGAATTTGGTATAAGCGCAATAGGCAATGTGTTTGTTGCTGCATTCAGTATGATATTCTTCTTCATCTACTTGACTACAGCCGCATCCGACTTTGAGATTTTGAATGGCCGTGTAACAGACAAACAGCGTGATGAAGTCAGTTGTAGCCATTCATACTCCTGCCCGCCTTGCCGTGACGTATGTACAAAACGCAGTGACGGAAGTAGGAGTTGTACACGGGAATGTTCAACGTGTTATAAACATCGTTATGATGTGGACTGGGATGTGTTTACTACAGTAGGTACATTCACTATATCGCGTGGTCCTAACAATGAACAGGGATTAGATATGCCTCCGTACTGGGCGTCTTTACAAATAGGTGACCCAGCCTCGGCAGAACATACTTATGAAAACTTTTTGCTTATCGGCCAGAACAGCCTGAACTTCAAAGCCGAAAGTGTTGAAGAACGATTTGCAGGTTCGTTACACAAATACCCTGAAGTGTACAACTACTTTGATTATAACCGTGTACTCAACACAACCAAAGCAGGAACAAGCTGGCTCAATGATAAACTCAATCGTTGGTTATCTGTCAAAGGCAGTCAGAAGCAGCTCAACATCATATACGTGTTGACTGAACAGAACCCTGAATACTTCTATGCCTTAATGTCGAAGTGGTCTGGCGGTAAAAAGAACGACTTGATTATAGTGATTGGTATGGACAACACAGGAAAAGAGATTCTTTGGTTCAATGCAAACACGTACGGTAAAGGCATGAACAACCGCGAACTACTGACCGAACTGAAGTTTGCTTCTGTTGGTAAGCCGTTTGACGTAAGCTTGGTAGACAAGCATTTGGAATTAGTAGATGAAAAGTTTGTGCGTTTACCTGCAGAAACTTTCGCTCAGAAGAAATCTGAAGTTCAGATACCGCTGTGGTTCTCGCTTATCATGGCATCCTTAAATATGTTAGTTAGCTATTTCATTTCACGTAAAATGAGGGAAGTAAATTTATGAAAACGCAAAAAGGTTCGGCTCTGGGTATTATTCTGGGTGTGTTGGGTTTATTGTTTTTGGTTGTTGCTCTGATTGCAGCAATTTTCTTTCACTACAAAGACAGAGGCTCCGACTTCCAGGTCAAAATCGGTTCATCTTACCGTCTGGCTCAATCTTCATTGAGTAAGTACACACTCAAGATGCAGGATTTGAAGGGCCTGAAGAATATGGACACGCAGGCACTGAAGGATCTGTTAACTTCATCCAACACTTCACGTTACGGTGCAGACGGTTCTCAGGCTGCGGTACAGTGGTTGAAAGAAAACAACATTCCTGTCAACAACGAACTGGTAACAAAAATGGCTGTGTTGATTGACTCAGGCCGTGACGAATACGGTGTACAGCAGGAAAACTTAAATGCCGACTGTACCACATTCAAATATGAACTGGGTCGTAGCTGGAGCGGTCTGTGGTATTCAATCGCTGGTCGTCCTGATGAAAGCAACAAAAAAGAATTCAGCCTGTCTATGTGTGACCTGGTTCTGGATGCTGCTACAGTAGAAGCATACGAAACCAAACAAGCGAAGTCCGTGTTCTAACATTACTAATAGGCATTCATAGTAGTGCCTATTGTTGATGAACGAAAAAGGAAAACTAATCATGTTAGTAGATGCAAAGAAACTCAAAGCAGTAAAATTCTTGTCGATGCTGGACCAACTATACATTGACATTCTTGGTGCAGAGCCGAATACTATGGAACCAAACTCTCTGGTAGTGTTCACGCAGTTTGCCGACTTAATAGATGACAATACGGAACAAAACATCCGTAACTTGTTTGAAGGCACGATTGACCTTGCGTGGACAATACAAGAAAACAGAACATCGGTTCCGTTTTATTCGCAGGGCATTGCTGTATTCATTATCTATTTACTTAAACGTCACTGCAACCGTTTGAAAGCAGACTGGCCATTAGAGTGGCGTTTGCTTTCAGCCGTCGCTACAAACATCGGCGTATCATTGCGCGAAGGCGACTAAATCAAATCTAAATTTTATCGAGGTATTTATGAAAGTTTTAAGAATTGCTGTTGAAGGCAAACGTGTAGAAAAACCGCGCTGGACAAAAGAGACACCTGAAGAAAGACTGGCGAGTGAGCGTTTACCTACGTTCACCGTGTTCGGTACTTCTGACAGAACAGACCCACGTATGCACATGGATATTATGGCAACGGCATCCATAATCCGTGGTGCTGCTGGTGCCCTGGGCGTGTCTCCTGAAGTGTTTACGTCTGAGTTTAACTTTGAACGAAGTGACCACGAAGACAATATGCACACAATACACTTCTTACCAAAAGTAAAGCCTGGTGTACTGGCGCATCTGCAATTTCCTGGCGATGACGAACCCCATCTAGTAATGGTTATTGCTGAAGTTCTGGAACGTCAAGGTGTAGTTTGGGAAAAACACGAACCTAATCGAGAAATCCGTCTTCTCAACAAGATTGATTTGCCTGATACAAACGCCCGTATACAATTTCCACAAGTTGACGGTTGGGTAGTAGCCAGTGTTATCAAAGAAGTAAAAAACACCAACGCCAGATCCATCCACAGTGCGAAATGGGAACCAGGTTTGGTGATTGGCAGTGATTGGTTCTTTGTAACGCATGAATCTCTGACACCTATTGATTTTGCTCAATGGTGATTTATGTCAAACAGTGAAAAATCATTTGTAGTATCTACGCCGTTTAGCGAAGTGGTTATGTCACACCGTGATGTGCTGCGTAAATTCAAGTTCACGCCTGCTCAGAGTAAAACATTCTCTGGATTAGGCATCAATTCAACGATGTCAGTAGGCAAAACTAACATCAAGCGTAAGGAATAACAAAATGAAACCAGCTAACAATGCTCCTATGTACGCTGCACTGTATCCTGAATTGGCTGAGATATGCCGTAGCTTTGGTTATGCGCTTGCTGTTCACGGCACTATGTCACGCGATTTTGATATTGTGGCAATACCGTGGGCAGAAACAATGTCAGGCGGACCTGAAGACGTAGTTAAAGCGATCTGCAAACGCTTTGCAGTAAACAAAGTCTCGGGCGACCCAGTGATTATGAATCACGGACGAATCTGCTACAATTTGGCACTAATGGGTGAGTTCTTTTTCGACCTCAGTTTCATAGCAACTGATTCTCCTGCTGTTAAGCTACGCGCAGGCCTGAACCAAGCTATCGAACTACTGGCTACTGCACTGCATGAGCCTGAGCAGATCACCGAAGAAGAAATCCATGAGCTGCGTACTCTGGAACGTGAATCGGTCGGTGACTCTACTCCGATATGTGTACGACGTTTCACGTTGACTGTTGACGAAGATGCCGAAGATGTCTCTTATGCTGCTATCAGAAAAAGAGCCGATGCTTTGGACCTGAATGATGAAGATCTGACAAACATTGCTCGCCTTGATGTTCAGGAAGAGCTTCCGATTCACGAAAATCCAATAGTTATAATCACCCGTATTGCATAAGGAAACAGGCAATGAAAGAATTCCACATTTTAACACACGAAAAAGAAATTCTCCGTGTAGTAGAACGCAACTTAGTTGCTATTGAAGGTGTATTATGTATGCGGGCATATGCACCTAACGGTACTGTTATCAATGTAGCCGAATCTCGCATTGTCTACGGACACGAAGACACGCAAGTTTTAGAAACGATGCGTACTGGTAAAGTCAAAGTAAAAGACGTTGCCAGTTGGTGGCTGGGCTATATTGCTGTTTGCAGTGAGTTAGGTCCGTACAAAGAATACCGCGGCCGTGTTGCGAAAATCTGCGACGAACTTATTGAATTTGACAAACAGCTTCCACACATAGATGAACGTACTACGGAAGACGGTGCGAATGCCGCTGGCTATATGCAACGCATCTGGAGTACGCTTCCTGATGACCCAAGTATACACCGTCTGCCTCGCTGGTCATTATTGTGCGACCTGTGCAGTGAGTCGTGGGTATTTGAATTTGGAGAAAATGAAGATGATTGAAGCACAACTATTTGACCGTGTCAGAAAGATAGCCCGGTCTTCACACGTAGCGATAATCACAGCTAGGGCGGACCAACCTAGCATGCGTGGTCCTGCTGATGTTTGGGTATTTACTCAACCGTCGAAGATAAATCCTGACGCTGTGTTTACTGTTACACGCACTAAGCAACGTAAATAATGTTCATGCGTATTCATTGGAGTACGCATTATAGATTGTTTAACTGGATAGGAAGGTTAAGTATGTTAAAAGAACACAAAGAGGATTTGGTACGTCAGTACCTGCCTACAATCAAAAGAATTGCGTACAGCCTGTTACGCAAATTGCCAAACACAATTCAGTTTGATGATTTGGTGCAGGCTGGGTCGATAGGTTTGCTTGAGTCGTTAGACAGATATGACCCAAATAACGAGGCTTCGTTTGGTACATTTGCTGGCATCCGTATTCATGGAGCTATGCTTGATGAAGTGCGCCATAGCTCGTGGATTCCAAAGAACCTATATGCCAGACAGAAGTATGTCACAAGCGTATACGATTCTTTGGAGTCTACACTGTTTCGTAAACCGTCTTTGCCTGAGCTGGCTGAAGCACTGAATATGACTGTAGCCGAACTCAATGCCGAGTCTACTGCGCTTGGTCTTGAGATAGTTTACGGCAATAGCGTTGACTATCAATATGTTGACAATCAAGACCCTGTGGAGGAACAACAGTTTTACACCGACTTAGCTAAATCTGTTTTAGATTTGCCTGACAGGTATTTGATGTTGATGCGTCTTTACTACTCTGCGGACAAAAACATGAAAGAGATTGGTGCAGCGTTGAATGTTAGCGAATCACGTATTTGTATCATGCACCGTACTGCTATCAAAATGGTTCAATCATCTATGCACAACTGGATTTAATTATGGAAACTTTAAACGATATTAAACAACTGTTTCACATGACTTTGATTCTGATGTTTAACAAACACTGGAGGACGGTTTGTATTTTCTTGTGTCTGGCACTAGGTTTCTTTGGTTGGGGAAATATTTTGCTTTTCATTGTTGTAAGCGTCTGTGCCCAAGTTATGTATTTGCAAAACATAGATAAGCGGGAATTGGTACGGATGTGTAAGTTGACGTGCCATATATTACTGCCTGTCGCCATACTTACGACAATCGTTATATCCGTGGCAATGTATTGGGGTCCAGCAGGTGAGCCTCCATCGGAAGTAGTCATAGAGACTATGAATAGTATACACACTACTATGCTTGGTATTGCCATGTGTTTGCTGTCAGGCGCTATTATAGTCAATACTTACAGTGAATATGTTTCATTTGATAGAGGCTTTAACGTGGTATTCGGAACTCTGCTCAGGAAACCTGAAAGCCGCATTCCGTTTGTGTTGATAAGTGGCATCGAAATAGCCTTCATTATTCTGGAATTGACTTTCTATGTAGGTGTGCCTCTGATGGTATCATGGGTACTGATGTATGTTTATGATATGCGTGTATTGCGTAAATCAAAACAGAAATCAAAGTCAGGTGTCGATAAGTTTATTCCAGCATTGCAAAATTAAAGGACAGCATCATGGACTTGAGCCAAGTTAAAGAGCTATTCACTTACCTGAATTGCAACAATGTTTCTTACAAGTTCTTCACCGAAACTTGGTACATGGAAATTGAAGTGAAGCTTCAAGACACTACAATCAAATTTCTTGTTGAAGAACAGCACACGGCGTTGGGCAAAATCGTACTCAATCTTTTGGTTGAAGAACCTTCAGGCTTCAATATGTTGTGTGCCGACGTTAGCTTTAAACTTAGCAGTGATCGAGGCTTAATAGATCACATTGCTCAGTATATTGGTAAGTTGGCTTATTTACGTTATCGTGAGGGCAAATACATTGTTGTGAAAGAAACGATGGTCACAGAGAAACACGAAGTCGTTTTCTACGACAGCTTCCTTAATCATCTACATGCCGCTGGCTTTATAACAACGGACTATTTCCAGCAACTGGAAGTTTCCTCACAAAAGGTAACAGTGTTTGTCGAATATGAGGAACAGTAATGGACGCACTCATTTGCCAACAAGCAATGTCCAAGTGTATGCTTATGATAAGCACCAGCAAAGAAGAACACAAAGACACTGTTGCCCGTTATTTCAGTCTTGCTCGTTCAGCGGTATTCAAGTTCTGTGGTGATGGACCTGAATGGGATCATGTGCTTGCTGCCCATAACAATGCACTCTATATGTTCCGTGAGAAGTTCGGTGAGTTTCGACACACTAATCGTATAGAATACAAGAGCAGACACTTAGGACGCAGTGTGTATCTGGTGACTAAAAACAATTCTATCATTGGATTTATAAGCGATGACAATATACAAAATCCCAGTAGCTGACTTTCCTAAATACGCGAGCTTGGTTCCTGCGAAGCATGTCGTTGTATCCGGTCCTGAATATGAAAACACTTACGACCCAAAAGTCGGCATCTGCGTTGTTAAAAATGTAGCTACGTCAGGCAAAGAGTATGTAAACTTTTCGGACTATTGCCACGAAGTTGCACACGCTGTATTGTTTGTGTTGACTGGACAGACGCACAGGCTAAGCATGCCTGAGTTTGGCATGCAAAATCCGATGGATTCAAAAGCTTGCCAATCTATGCGTATACTGGAAGTTGAAACACAGGTATTGGCTATACAGGCTGTGCTTCTGCAACAGTCTGGTATTCGATTCTGTAAATCTTCAATGTATAGAAAAGAATGTCAAGGGTTCCGACGACTGAGCTTTGGTACGGATAGGCAGTGCCATTCAGATTTCCTGCCGATAAAAACAAAGATGCCTGTGGCACTTGAGCAGTATCTCGCGGAACACAAGTTTGTCAAAGGCAATCCTACAATGGAAGCGATGCACGACATCTGGACGTATCGTAGAACAAAAGCACAATTGACTATGCTTATGCAGATGACCAAGAAAGCAGAAGCCACGTATACAAAAGACCAGATTCAAGAAGCTCTGGCTCAATTACAATAAGGTGAACCGAATGAACGATGCCGTCATATTGAAATGCACAGAAGCACGCCCAGTAGTGTGGTTAGAGTTGTCCATTTTGCCTAAGCGGTCTCCTATATGGCTACCACGTTTAATAACTGACCCGAATGACGAAGTTATACTGCGTGGTCTTGGATTGAAAGTTAACTATCTTGGTGACACATTGCTTGCTGACATGGGACCAAATTTAGAGGATTTTCATAATCCTAAATTTGAGTTGCTTCCTACACAGCACATTTACTTTACCGATTCACATACTGCCAGTGAGAAGCGTTCGACAGCCAATTACTTTTTCGCGGACCACCTTATCCAAGTGAAGCCTGCTTCAGTGTTGGATGAAAATAAAGTCGAGTTGTTGCTGTGTAAATATAAGCTGACTATGAACTACAGTGGACACGGACATCCTAAACGTGAAGCGGTTATGGTCTGTTACGGCAAGTTACCTGATATTCCTACTGAGTGGCAGAATAGTTCTGAATACAGTAAAATTCTCGCTGAGTTTGATAGAAAACAAAACATAACTACGTTGGGCTCTTTTTTAGAGGCACCATGGGACACACACTTAGGCAGATGCAATCCTATACAGCAAAAGCTGCTGGAAAAGTTTGTAGAGATTAAATCAGGTACTAAAAGTGAAGGTGCTGTATGATAAAGACAAGCAGAACTATAAGCAATCGGGTCTGGCTTGTCTCAGGTAGCTTCTGTGCTATGCGCTGGAGTGTGTGGAAACAGTCAGGTCAGCCTGAAGGAATCGAAGGCTACTTGGAGCTAACTGACGGCAGGACAACAGTTCACATCCACAGTGCCGATCCTGCTGCTGTAGGAAAAGAGAAGTCGCTAGAGGATTTCGTAGCTAAGTTGAATATAATGCTACAGATGCTTGGCAATTTCATCAAAATAGATCCAACCAAAGACACTGACTTTGTTGATAGAGTCTGGTTGAATCCAGAAGAAAGCCACTTCTCCGGATCTATGGTAGTTTATTTGAAGCATATAAACGACAAAGAATACCATTTAGGGTTGAAGATTTCCTGCTGTAAGTATTCTTTAACCTTCTATCCACACAATAGTAGTACAGTCACAAAAACTAAGTTGATTGCAAAACGTATCAGTGTCCAGATTAACAAGATGCTTGATGCCATCAACGAACTGAATCAGTACAAAGACCCTCTGGTCTAACTGTAACGGCAATACTGCCACAAGATGCCACATGCAAGGCAAACAAACGGAGACATTTATGTCAGAACAAATCAAAGCACTGAAACAAGAAGGCTACGCTGTGATTGAGACCTCACAGATTGTAGAAGGCACAGCTTACAAAAAGCTGGACGGCAATATACTGGACCTGCATGAAAAGGGACACAGCCGTATTGCTGTAGTTACGAATGCAGACAATCCACATCTGGGCGACCTGCAGCACAGAGCAGACCGTTTAGCTAAAGTGATTCCAGGTCTTCAGGTAGTCGTCCACGCTGGTACGCAAGTCGTAGCACCATGCTACTCTGAGCAAGCAGAACAGTAAATCGTGTGAAAGGAGCCTCAGCGCTCCTTTTTGCGTTTCTACGGCATATAGCACGTATCTCTGTTATCCGTAGCAAAAACAGGCTATTGACATCCGGTTAAATTCCATGCTATAATATACCCACAGCAATAGTGCTTTATTAACACTGGGTATATATACATGAAAGCTACAATACAGAAACAAGTCAACTCATTGATTGCCGACGGAACTATCACTTTTATCGAAAAAGCACAGTGGGGTTCGCTTTACTCTATAAAGGGAATCAATGCGAAAAAGATTCGCCTGTTTATCTCAGACGATGGTGATCAGTGGAGACTGGCGGGATATGACAAACGCGGTCTGTGGTTTAGTTTAGGTGACCGTGCCGATTTAAGCAATGGCATGAATGTAAGCACCTCGTCATTTATGCAAAGCATCCCAGCACTATCTATGGGATACAAATCAGGCGCTGCTTGGTTGAAAGCTGAAATCTTAACTCAAATATAATCTGGAGACGCATCATGTCGCAAGTATCAATCATCGAATTATCAGTTGGTGTTGTATCCGTCAAACTGGAAACAGGCTCACGCACGTTAGCCAATATGTTTGGTGTTTATCTAAAAGACTCCAATGACCCGGAGTATTACAGAGAGGAACAAAAGTTCTCGGGTGAACACGCATACGGAATGGCGATGGAACATCTAGTCGCCTATCTACGTATAGGTCCCCGCGACAAGGACATCAACTATATCCTAGACAAAATCGAGGAAGGTTACGCAGACTGGAAACGAGACTGCGAAGACTTCAAAGAACGTGGTAATAACTTCGATTTACCATTTCACCTGTATATCACAATAGCCGTTCAAAAATAAGGAGAACGACAATGGCCCATTATGTATTCTATTTTTTAGATGGTGAAGCAGTTATCATCGAAGCAGACGACGGAGGCAAAGACGATGCCTCTATCGCTTTCAACAAACAGTTTAGTCGTGGTGCGTTGCAGGCAGTTGACTTTTATGAGCGATTCGATAATGCCGTAACCAAAGCTGACCTTAAGTATTCGTTTGATGACGGCGCGTGGCACAAAATCATCTGCTACGATACTGTTATGCACTTCAACCCGAATAAAGCAGAAGGCACGTTCCGTAATCTCTGGTCGTGGTTAGCTGGTTCGTTTACAAAAGGCGAAGGCTATTCTACTGTGCCTGTTGTAGTATTCGATGATAAGGGTTTTGATGATCAGGGACCTGCATCAGGCAAAGAAGTCAGTGTCCCTTACGGCGTTGATAAAGGCAGTGTGTTTGAAATGACAAACACTGACAACGAATTTGACAAAATCTGGAAGACGTTACCTCGCAAACGTACAAATGCCGACTACGTTGCAGAGTGTTCACGCATTTTAGGTCGCACTGATCAGGCACAGGCCACTGTTTATTTTCCTGCTGACCCGGATAGTCCTGACGAAGTTATGATTCAGGCTAACTGTGATTTTGTCCATAACCATGTTACGTTTTCAGTGTATCAAGGGGATTGTTAATGGAAGACGATTCAGTTAATGAAATCACTGTCCTGGAACTTGAAGAACAGATATTCCAGTTAGAAGGAATCGTGGTACGAATACGTGCTCCTTCAAAGTCAAAAGTTCTTGAGTATGGTTATACTCGCTGTGCTCCTGGCAATCAAAAAGTTTCGCTGTGGTTGAATACACGGGTTGCTCCTTGTTTACGCGGACTTGAGATTAGTGTAATTAGTGGTAGTTTCGGTTCGGTACTTGGCCAAACTACTTTATCTAACCTGCGTGATAGTTACGTTAGACGCTCTAAATAAGGAGACTGATATGCCTGTTGTAATGATTAAGCTTGTAGTTCCTGGTGCGACGGTTGAACGTGTGTTCAAGTTCAGTAACACGTTTCCTCCAAGTGCAGCCACTGCATTAAACGATGTGATGCCTGAAGACCCACACAAAGCCTCATCTAAGGCAGCAACAATCCTGTGTGATTTGATCGGTCGTAACCCACGTGACCCTCACCTTCACTACATGCTGTTGAGTGTCGATGAAGCGGTCCGTTCACATCAAGGCCGTGAGCAAGCCCATAAGATTCGCGCACTGGGTAAAGAGTCAACGCTGCCTTTTCACTTTAAGTTTTCTATAGAAAGCTTGGAGCGTGAAGATTAACGATCGGAGAGTTTATGGATACATACCAGCCGGCGAAAAGTCCAATCAACGGCGTTGTGCTTTTCGATATTGCATTAAAACATCTATCTGGTAACAACGTAGGAGCAACGGATGTTGACTTCCTGCGTAACTCAGATGCGATTGCTGAAATCCGTTTCATGCTGAAGGCCAGCGGCTGGAAACATGATGAAAACTATGTACGCCAAGTTATGCGTATTATGTATCACAAAGTCAAAGCACACCAGTTCTTGATAGAGCTGGAAAGTTCTTGATTGTGATTTACTCGTAGGCATTCGCAACAGTGCCTACTATGAAAATCATACGAGGAAATATCATGGGACAACATCTGAGAAAGCTGACAACAGATTCAGCTATTGAACTGGGACGTACTATCGGTGTCCCAGTAGAACTCAACGAAAAGTTTAGCGGCTGGTTAGGAAACAAGGTCCTTATGCGTACTCACCTCGATGCGCGAGGCGGAATCTATGTTAACGGCATTGATTACTTCCATGAACTCGCGCATGGGATTCGTTTGATGTCACTCGGATATAGCCATCGAATTATGTTAGAGAACTTCGGCTTTAAAAAGCTTGAGACATTTGACAAAGACCGTGCGATGCGCGTTATCCAGGAAGAATGTTTGGTAGTTGGAATACAAATCAAATTGGCTTCCCAACATGATGCCAAACTATCTATTCACAACGCTATAAAGATGCAAGCCCAATCAATCATTGATATAGTGGCTCGCGACGGTAAACGGTTGTCAAACGCACTTCCTCAGAAAAAGGTACCCGATGACCTTGTTAAACTAGGAACAGCCATAACTGATGACTGTCACCCGAATTCAATACTGCATGAAAAGCGATTGCAGTACAGGCGTGAGAACGAGACACATCTGGTTAGAACTGTTATGCGCCTTATCCGTTTGTATCTTGGTACGTACACTGACAAAGAAATCAGTACAGGCCTTGACCAATTAATCACATCAATTTCTAAATAGGTAAACTACCATGAAAGCAAAGAAAACCGAAATGTACCGCAACTTCACTGCAATCCTTCCAGTAACATGCAATGCCAATTGCGTGTTCTGTCCTGAAAAGGAAATGGAAAACAAAGCAACTAAGGCAGATTGGCTAGAAGGCTTAGTCAAGTCCATTTTTGAAAACAGAAAGCGTGTAGATCACGTATCTATCTCTGGCGGTGAACCCACACTGAACGTCAAGCTACTACAGCAAACAATTGACAACATTTTGAGTGAGACACACATTACCCGTGTCGGTCTGACTTCCAATGGTCAGTTTTTGGAATCAGCAAATAAAACGCTGAATGTACTGAATGCGTTGACAGACAAAACAACACTGGAGTGCAAACTGGATTTTATGAATATTTCCATGCACTCGTTTAATGCTGACCTGAATATGGAGATTATGGGTATCTCCTCTATGTTTGATTTGGATGCTCTGGTAAGATTCCGTAAGTTGTTAGGCCAATTGTCGTTCCACATCAACTTTGTGATCTGCAAACAAAACATCCGTAACATTCTGTGGGAAATGAAGCAAGCCAAACGCTTCATGGAAGCAAACCCGAATATCGACGTGGTGTTTCGTGTTGACTACAACATGAAAGCAGAATTTAAAAAGCTGCACACGTGGGCACAGGCAAGCAAATCAAAACGCCGTTCTATTGAAATGCCGGCGTTGATTACAATGTTCAACAGTGTATTTGGTACAGGCACGGAAGTCGATCCGACTACACAACTGATTGGATACTGCCCGTCATGCTTCACTATGATGTCAAAAGTAAGTGACTTAAACTTTGCTTACCTGAAAGCCAGTGCGTATGAGCCTAATGCTATTCTGGATAAACCCACTGAGTTGATTTATCACATGGACGGCGAACTGTATTACGATTGGTCACGCAAGCAGTATGCAGGTGATACGGAAGCGGTCGAAGACTTTGATGAAGATGAATTGTTAGACAACATTTTCGACGAAGACGATGAACTTCCTGAAAAGCCTTTGCCTACGAAAGGTAAAAAGAAGCCAGTAGAAAAGAAAAAGAAACACGCCAAAATACGTACCAGTTCAGACTCTGGCTCTGGCGGTCGCTGTGGTTATGGTGGAGGTCGCTGTGGATATTAATGTGTTTGTTGCGGGTGTAACTGAATATGAACGTGGCTGGGGAAATCGCCCTGACGGATATGTCATTGTAAAAACTCCAGACGATCTGAAAACACTGTTGAAGCCAAACGGTCACTTGTGTGGAGATTACGAAGAATTCTCCACAGTAGCTACGGACCTACGTGCAGCTAAACTGACCGAAGAAGGTGTAGCTGCGATGGAAGGCAAAGTGGCTCTGTGGGTAATGCAACACGATAAACGCAAGCTTATCGAATAGACGGAGACATATATGGATGTAATGTATTTCTTTTATAGCGCAGAACAGGACGCTGTAAAAAGACGTAACGCAAACAGAGAACGGCGGCAATTACCAATCAATCACGTTGTTGATTCTGAAGGTAAAATACACGAATTTACTATGCAGAGCCCTAAAAGGCATCCTGATGTAGGCTTCAAGGACCTTCAGTTTATATGTGAAGCAACCAAAAACAGTGTTATCCATAACGGTCGTCCTCAAGGCGAATGGGCTAAAGCACACTTACACAAACTTTAATATGGGACTATTGAAATGCAAAAATTCCAATGCTTTGCAAATATCCTGTACCCGAATATACTCGATCTGTATATCAAAGGTACAAAAGGTGCCAACGTCAAAGATATGGTACTTCCTAAATTCATAGGCAGAATCAGTATGATTCCGTCATCCAGTGAGAAAGACCGTTTCCAGTGTTCTTTACTTACTCCTCACTTTATGTTGAGTACGCTGCCTTGTAGCTCTATGTCTGTAGCAAGCTTGGAAGACTACGTGAAGTTGCTGGAGCAGGACTACGTGAATGTAGAGAACCTGCAGAAGTTGTTGGAAGAACAGGACTATCTGAAGTTCAAGCACTTCCACGTAGTTGGTGGCCGTAAGACTACAACAGATGCTTCCGTACCTGAGACAATTTACGTTGATTTTATTTCAGGTCGTCCTCACCTTGTCCATATAATCAGTAACAATAGCAGGTTCAGTCGTACTGACTTGCAAAAGATTACTACAACAAGCCGTGAGTATTTGGACGAATTCTTAAAACGGTATACGCCGGTTTATCAGTTCAAAGTAATCGAAACATTAACCAACAAAGTGGATGCAAAGCTTACTTTGTTCTTCACACCACGCTAATAAGGAAATATGATGGAAACTTTATCGATAGTAATAGGCTTTATCATGGGACTCAGCACGTTCGTAGCTGATATTATGCCGACGTGGCTGCTGGCAATCTTAGTGTTCGTGGCAGCCGCTTTGGCTTCGGCGTCTTACACTTCAATTTATCCAATTCATCGTAATGTGGATTATGTACATAAACCTATAAGCTTTTCTACACTGTTTTTTGCTGTAGTGCTTTATGTACTTGCTGATGCCTTGTTTTTGCAGTACGGCATTGACCTTGAACTAAGTTGGATGTCGGTTGCGTACATCTTAGCAGTAGGACTGTCGGCCTCATTCTTTACTTGGCTATATGTGAACTACAAACACGTTGTTACAGTCCGTGCTGTTATATTCCGTGGTACTCAGCGTGGTGCGTCAAACTTAAATGAGTTGACCTCGATGAATCTGATTTATGTCCAAAACATACTGGACACCTTTTGTGACTCTAAATTCAAAGAGTTTACGAAAATGAAAGACATCTATACGTGGGGTGCCTCAGGAAAGTTATGTAAGCTCCATCTAGATCATCGTAATCTGATTGAGAACAAGGTCTCTATTGATTCCTGCCCGGCTCCTACTGGACCTAAAGGCCAACGAGCTGAAACTCAAAGTATGTTTGCTACTCCTACAAGCCACTGGTATCCAAAGTATGACAGAAAAGACGAAGTTACTTCGTTGGAAGAAGCATGGCTTTACTGCCTGCATACAAACACAGTCCAAAAAGAACTGATTGATTTGTTACG